GTTAACTTTGTAGTGTACTGCGATTTCATAAGAGATGTGAGTACGTTAGTTGCAATCAATTTTATTAATTGAAAAAATTGATTAAAATTTACGAATAACAGTCGTAGGAGTTGATGTGTCTGTATTCAAGTCTAGTACTACATTGAAAGTATGTCTGGCGATACGATTGATATGTCTCGTGCCCTGTTGGCTCGAAAACGTCGGCAGCGTCCGCTATCACCATCTCAAAATCAACAACAGAAAACCAATTGTTCTGCGATCGACGTTGACTTTGTACCACCAAAAAGCAAGTTAATTGGATCGTACACTCCAAGGCGCAGTACCTCAATACGAATGATAATGAAGAAATATCGTGAACCCTTTGTTATGCCGTCAGCACTTGAACTGTACGAACAACGAAAGTTGGAAGCCGAACGTGAACTGAAGATACAAGAGGAGCGAATTAAGTTTGCCGATAGTTTGAATAAACAATACAAAACTTCCGATAAAATTAAGCAGCAATATCTCGAAGAATGTTTTCAGGAATCTATTCGGGAAGGTACGAAAGCAGTCCAGCGTTGTGCTTCGTGGCACTCTAGAATGATGGAAAACATCAAGAGATCGTACAGACGCGATGGATTTACATCCGAAGAGGTAGAAGCCATCTTAGATACTGAACATCCGGAACGTGGTCGACGTCTTCTTGACGGAATGTTGGAACGTGCTAAACATGGTTACTATAGAAATAAAAAGTACGGAATAAATAATGATGATTAATCGAAATTGTTGTTTGTATTCAGTCATAATTCCCAGATACATCGATCATTTGTGTAAAAAGTCGCCTTGCGGTGTACTCAAGTTATTTCTGGAATTGACGGTTGTACCCAGCAGATGTTTATGTATGTGTCATTAGGTTATAAATCATTAAGACATAAAATGAATAACGAGAAAAACAAAATCGAATGGGATGTGAGACATGGCGTGGCCCTTAGTCACCTTCGAAAGCGTAATGAATATTCGATACGTCAACCAGCGTTAAAAAACCCCAAAACTCTTGAAATGATTTGTACGCTTGCGTTGAGTAACGCTGACGTTCTACATGGAGAAATGCTTCGAACACTTCGACGTTCGCCACCATTGTTGCGCGAAAAACTTTTGTCTTCTATATCGACAATGCCGTTACGAGTAACGCTTGAGCCTGCACTACGAGAAAACCGACAACTCTTGAACAGCTTTGATAAAATTTGCTCACTAATGTCTCATCTGTACGTTGCATCGGAAAAGGACAGGTATTCGTTCAACTCTATACCGCAACGTTTCACGCTACCGTACGCAAAATCTGACGATCGACTTGTAATGCGTCTTCGATTTGTGGCAATCGTTCAGATGTGCAGTAATATCAATTACGCGACGTACGGCAATGCATTCGAGAACGATCCCGGCCTATGTTACACACTGAATAATATTTGTAAAAGGCAGAAACATTTACCGGATACCTTCGTAGAAAAATCAATATGCCATGCAATAAAGTGTGCGTACGGTTACAGAATGAGACGCAACGATAAAGTCCGCACACGTTCTTCTACTGTTGTATCTTGCCACTCCTGTGCATATGGGGGATATCCTAAGACTATGGTTGCCTTGTGTGGGCGCAAGTCTGACGATGCGAACCGTCAGACTTTATGTTTGGTATGCTGTGAATTTACATCTAGTTACGTTTACGAAATGATACCTACTAAACATGCAAATCCTCCGATGTAGTTATGCATGTGGTAACACATTTATGTAAATATTAATCGTACATGACTGATAGTGTGCTTAATGTGATGGGTCGACGTTGATTTTTGTACGAAATAAAATATAATCGGATTACTCACGTTTGAATTGTGAAACTTTCAGTGTATATATAATCATAGCAACACTTGCCAATGCATCATTAGCAATCGAAAATTACGACGCTACAAACATGTCATCTCTCAAAGTATTACCGGTATTGGTGGTGATTTTATTTATAAGTGCGAGTATGGTGACCGCGAGGGCGAACCTGGACGCATTCTGCGCCCATCACATAACAGGAGGCGACTGGCTGTTTTCAGATTTACAATTATGTCGTGTACTATGTACCCTTCAAAGAATACGCCCTCCATTGTACGATCGTTTTTGTGATCAAATTATGATGTGACTGAAATAAATTAATTGTATACAACTACTCTGTTTGTCTTTTCTTCATACCCTTCCATTAGAATACACTCCGTCGCTAGGATACCGTAATGACCTTACTCCATATTACGACAACAATGGTGTTAATCACGACACAAGTAGGTCGTTCGTTGACAAAGGGTGAAAATTGGACCCTTGAACTAGTGCTGTCTAACATAAAATAATGACGCAGCATCATAATGAAGAAGTGGAGAGTGTTGATCAGTCCATTTTGGCACATGTACGTCTCAATGTCGGTTGTAGATTGCTACGCAGCATTACGGACATGATAGCGGCGGGAGCGCCAATATCTAAGAGTTCAGCTGCAAAAGCACCGCATCAAATCGCGACAGTGAAACAATCGAAATTATTCAGTAAACGAGGCCGAAAGCGCAGGCGAACCGACGACAACTCGACAATTGCTAACGAAGATTCTAATTCGTGTAGCGATTCCGACGACGAAGATGATGATGATGATGACGACGACGACGATAATATTACCGCGACAACTCAAGTTACCAGCAATGTCCGTAGGTTACGCTTCACGTTTCGCAAAGAAACGCGTTGCCTAGAGATAACTAGCAATGAAAGCATCGACAAAGACGTAACCGCAACGGCTTGTTTCAACGATACAAGCGCATTTTCTGAATATTTTGTTAATTGGCATTGCGACTTGGTAGTAGGTGTACCGATGGACGCTTTCAGAAAAATGTTTAGCGGTATGACCGATTCCTGTGGTGGTGGTACTAAATCATTACCCGACCCGCTAGACATCTATGTACGATGTGATGACGGCGAGTTAACCTTACATCGCGATGTTGAGTTTGTAGCACGTAGACCTAGATCCATAACACTGCAAAATACAGTAACAAAATCGGGTTGTACGACGACATGCTTATTAGTATCAAATCGTTCACCACCGGACGTATCTAACATACATAAGCTTTTGCATATATCTCCGGTGGAACTTGTCAATATGTACGCAGAATTGGGCGGTGTAGAGAGTACGTTCGCTTTCGAGTTCAAAGAAGGTACAATGACGGTGGCTAATCACATGGGCTCCGCAACAAGAAAGTGGCGAGTGTTCGAATGTCCAAATACTGAAGAAGTACCTAATTTCCGCATGAAACTACGCTCCAGCATCATTCACAATATACAAAAACTGAAAGCGATTTCGCCAAGAGTTGTTTTGTGGAGAAGACAAACCGGAGGTTTAATCATAACGGCACCGTTGGTACATCCAGCAGTAGGTACGAATAGGACAAAAATAAAGAAGTATGATAAATCTCATAACAGCGAGGACGCCCAAACTGCTCCGGGTTTGTATGGTGAATTGGTGATTCAATTAGACGAAGTACCTTTGTAAGGATTGTTTAATGTAGTCCAAAATTGCCATTTCTATATTAATTATAAAATCTACGGTCGCTCACAGGCGACCGTAGATCGATTACTTTAATGTATACAGTTTCAGGATTTACTTTAATTAAAATTTTGAGTGACACCTTCTACAACACGAAATTGGACGACAAATTGTAGTAATTTTAGATTTGAACTGAATGCGAGATAATTACAATTCCGTAACGGTATTCAGCTCCGGCTGCTTCATGGCGGTGCAGATGTCCCGTATTTCCTGCCTGTCGTGAGCGTTTATTGAGAACCAATTAGAAAACAAGTCAGCGCCGGGATCGTCGGCAGATGGTATGTGTTTGCTAAGAAAGCAATCCAAATGGTACCACTTAATGGGTATCTTGGAATTGCACCAAAACATTAGAAAAACACAAACTCCCTGAGTGTACTTAAGAATATGCATATGGCACGCGTTACACTGTTTCGTCGTATTCATGATTTTAACGATAACATTTGAAGTATTAAACAACATCACAAGTCTTGTTTTTCTTGGCATTATACGGAGATTTATGTTGTCTTAATGTTTTCAACTAGATCCACACGATCCGTTAATACATACCCTTGGGTATATCTGGTGTCTTTACCACGTTTTACGTACGCGTCTATTTGCTGTATCGATCGGGAGCTTAGTATAAATGATGTAGTCTGGGGTTGAAGTCACCTCAGTCTTGTAAAAACTATCACGCTCACTGTGGCTCATGAGCATTGGCGTCATGACATTCAAGAATTACGTGTCCGTGTTCTGTGACAATGAGCGTATAGTCGACAATTATAGAGGCGATGGTGCACATCCAGTGTACGATGCCGTGTACGGTGTCGCATTCGATGATGAAATTACAAACCTCAACGATGTCTGCGTTCGCGTGAAGAGTTGCGATTCCAGAATATTTTACATTTTTTCAAATCAAATCGTACAGAACCTAACGTGCGCAGTGAAAGGTGGCAATCAGTACTTTAAGTTTACAGCAACGAAGAATCTGGAGGTTATCTTCTACGAATATAAATACCCTATAAGTGTGCATACTTTGCGAAAATCGCGATTGGACTACTACACGATTCACACGTCTACTGGTGATATTTGCAGAGCAAAATCTAAATTCCCGTACTTGTATTGTGTGGAAACAAATGGACTTTGTGAATTGGTGTCGGTGCTCGTATAAAATTGATTATATTCAAAGTATTTCTCTATTTCAAATAAGTTTAACAACTGCTTTACGATGCCACGCATACGAGCATCTCCCCGTATGGGTAAACATTGTCACAGTTGCGGATACTTCATGAAGCGAAGGGCTTTACAAAAGAACTCGACCTGTAACGATTGCAAAGAACAAATATATGCAAGAAGACCTCAGATTGCAAGTGAAGCGTTGCTGGTGACCAGGTGCGTGGAGTGTGATGCTCTAATGCTGAACATATTCAAGTTTTGCGAAATATGTGGATATAAATGTGCGAGTTGCGAACCGACAGACTTGAACAATCGTGAAGAAGAACATAAAGTTGGAGAAGAACATAACGTAGCTGGCGTATCACAAGCTGACGATTGTGAAATACCGAACGGACAGAAGAACGATGGTTTCGCAAGTGACGATGATATATTTAACAGCACCGACGCTAAGGTTGAAATAGAAACTTTGTTAAAACAAATAAACTCATGATTGAAATTATAATTGTCTTGTTATACCTCCCTGTACACAATACACTTTTATTGAGCGTTGTAAACATTACAAATAAAACAGTTTCTGCTGATACATACAAATAGTTTAATAACTAAAAATAATTACATGTGGTTAATCACTGGCGGGATCCTGATGTGGAACCCTTGGGTTTAGTACATGGTTTATTGCGTCACCACATTCCTTGAACGGACAGTTTTCATTAGGTATTAATCTTATCCAGCCGCTTGAGTTTTCACTTAGATCAGAGCAGTCTTCGTAAAGTCTTATTCGTAACAAGAACGCAGCTGGTCTATTTCTTTCGAACACACTCACAGAATAAAGCAATACGACGTCCCAAGTTACCATTCCATACCTATGTTTATTCAAATAATTGCGTACCATGTTCTCGTAACGCGTCCAAGTTCTAGTATACATTTCTTCATCAATGGGTACCAAGTTGTAGCCAGCATCGTGGGAGCCACCAATCGAGTACGGAAGCAGTGTGTGAAAGCCGTCGGTAGATGGCCGGGTGTTGCGCCGTGACGCCATATCCAACAGTTCAACACTACCGGTTGTTGGCTCAACAGTTTGCTTCGCACGAACGTGCCAGTAGCTAATGTTAGCAGATACGTAACATGGTAACTGATCAACTCCACCGTCGAATGCGGGCACCATCCTTGTTATTAAATGCTCTACAACCGATACAGGATATACGGGATCTTCGTTGTGTATTTTCTTATAGCCCCTCGATTCTCGATCGGCTGGAGACTGACGGTTCTCTATCATCTTGCTCATTATGTATTTTTGCGGTTGCTGCGTCGCACGCCATCCGAAATATTTTTTTGAAATACCCGTTACCAGAGATCGCAGCAAATAGTGACACGAATACTTGACTCTCAGGGCACTACCCGACAAGTATTTTGGAATTTCGTTGAAAATTATGTCGCACTCGTTACGATTCATACACACGGAATAGTATTTAGACATGGAAACTTGAGACCATCTTAAGTTTTCATTGTGTCGAGCTCGCATCGACACAATCCTTATGGTATAATCGATCGGACATCTCAATTGGCCCAGCCAATGTGGATCTGACGAATAATAGTCGATATCAATGGTTCTGCGTAGAGCGGTCGCAGTGTCCGATGTATAGAAACCGATGGATAGTATAACGAAAAAATTTACGCGACAAGCGATCATGTCTGCTACGAGCCGACTTCTTCACTGATTGAACTACGTGGAGGCACACATGATTCTTGCGAATGGCATTTTATTAAATACTGCCACTTTATCAGTTCTTAACTTGTATTGACCCAAAAGAGATAACGTGTCACCACCCATTAGTTGGATGACTCGTAGAGATCTGTCGAATAATGTTGCGGTGAGCGGTGAAAAATTCGACGTTACCGACTGTTCCAGCGCATTCGCGAGTTCAGGTTGCCGGTGAAACTTACAGAATGTAATAAGAATTTTCGTGTTACCCACTTTGTACAGATGAAATTGCTCGCCGAAGTGTAAAAACATTCTGCAAAAATACCAAATCCGACGTCGCGCTTCGTCGTTATCTTTAGTATCTAATGCCCAGAAGAGTGTGATCAGAAGAACGGTGTCGATCGCTACCACACCAGCAGAGACACATTTGCTCAACAGCGTATCCATATCGTCCGTGTGCCATTGCTTCGTACTATAAATCCGCTTAGCGTATGTTATTGCGTCCAACTTGCGACATGCTACGTTGAAACCGGGTACCGTTTCATAACGACGCGAGGAACGCAAAGCAAACAAGCGTCCAACGCTCAATCTGCTACTATAATTGTTCGATAACAGTTGCTTTGTGACATAATACCATTCCCTGGGGTTACTTTTTCGACACACAATTGAACCCTCTTCGATGTCGGTGTCCAGCTGGTAACGGCATAATCCTTCGCGTCTGATCGTATCCAATTCCAGAACTCTGTCGATAGGTCCTTCGAAGTAACTTCGCATTTCAATCATAATTATGCCCAGGCTGTAAAAATCGCTAAACCTGTGACACAAACCATTGAGTTGTTCCGTATCGGCATACAAAGGACTGGAATCGTAGATGAGTTCTCGCCCACCACATAACGCCGATTTTCGCCGATGATCACAAGCTTTTCCGAAACCTATTACGAACAACTTCGTCTCTTCCGCATTGACCATAACATTAGTTGGCCGCACATCGTGATGCGTTATTTGCTGGTCGTACATATACACGATTGCATCGGCGAGTTGCGATGCGAGTCTAACACACACGTCGTACTGTCGACCGCTCACCGTACTCTCGAGCCACCTTTCCAACGTATCTCCGTATACTTCCGGCGTCTGCATATACATATACGTCGTACGCGGTGCTAAGGTTTCTATCCATGAGGTGATGAATCGTAGTATATTCGTATGATTTAGTTGAGCGACGGTGCTTATCTCGTGCGCCGCTCTACGATACGAACTAGGAGTGTTCACTAGGTATTCCGTGATAAAACATCGAGACATGGTTGCTCTCTGTCGTCCCGAGTAGACAATTTTCGCGTTTTCGGTGTACACTTGTACGACTTTTAAACTATCATAATCGTTTTCGAACACCATGATGATGTGATTATCGTCACACTATGGTTAACAGTAAACGTGCCCGTCTCCGACGAAGTTCAGTGTCGAACTCACATTCAAGTCATTGCTTTATCAGCTATGGGTGCGAGAGGTTCGTCGTTGTCGGTGATATCGGTGTGGTACTGTAACGACCGATCACAGGTCTTGAATACAAACAAATACCCGTTTCAACGTAATGTCGCACATCATAGTGCTAAATACACGTATTACATTGTATTCTGTTCGGAATCGGAGCGGTCGGCGTCCCACCGACCGCTCTCTTATAATGTACTACTAGGGAGTAGCGTACACACAATCGACTTTATTAATAATTTTCCCGAACACTGGGTACGTTGCTTATGGTCGTTGAGCGGAGTTGCGGTTCGAATCGATTTCATGAAATTATGCGTTATTGAAGCATTGCGACTGGGCCTACACAGAGCTTGGATTAAATCCAAAGGCAATAGATTCATAATTATGGATATGGACTGCGAAATATTAAACGTGTCTCCACACTCACATGTGGTACTAGGTGATGGTAAAATCAAACGATCTTTATTCATAGAACCATACTTTGATGACAAAGTCTTGTGTGTGACCACTCGTAGAGGATTCAAGAATTATATCAGAAATTACGCCACCGTCGTAGATACATCTCGCGCGAAGCGTTGGCCCCTACCTGTATTCGACGTACACGACATCGTAAAACGTGTAGCCGCAGAACCAGAGTTCGTTCAGCGAACAAAATTACTAACCATATACGTAAAATACGTTACTCACGGTTATAGGTCATTCGAAAATTTTGTCTTCCCCGACAGGCTTTGCGAACTCAATTACGTACACACGGTCGAATTGGACTACGAGCTTGGACTCAGTTGGTGTTCGTCGGTAACGAAAGATGAGGAGTTTTTCTCCAAAAACTCTGATAGGCCAGTATACTTTCGAGATATAGTCGGTCTGTGGGTGTCGGTAGCTAGTGCCGATGTGCACGAAGTTACTAGACGATTACGAAGACTGTCGTCTAGATTTGACGTGGTGCGTTACTCAACGTCGACTTCTTGCAACCCATTCAACTTGAGTAACATGAATTTAATGGGACCTCTAAAAATATACTCGGATATTATTGACGAATCGACTAGTCGTCTTCTTATTACAGATGCATACGTTTCGCGACAGATTGGGCAAGTGTAATGTTTTTCGGACCACAACTTCAGACAGTTACTGCAAAACGTGTGTCGACAACTGTCAGGATGAGCGTACGTTCGCTCTGTACTCCGTCTAATGTTTTGCAGACATATAGCACATCTCGTGTTCCGCATGGGTGCCATGGCTACACACGGCGATTTCACTATTAGTCGTGCGATCTGTAATGCGTCAAATAGTATTCTACCTGATTTATCCACACCGACTTGAAGATATCGAAAACCATTGCGTCTATCTACAAAAGTGCGCGTTTGTAGAAGATTAGTACGAGCGGTGACCAGTTCTTCGTTATTATTAAAATATGTAATAATACACGACCACTTCTTAGGAAATATTCTCGTTACTATACAAACGTTATCCATTACCGAAACGGGCACTGAGACTGGTCAGAATTCCAAGTCGTAGAAACAAGTTCTTCAACTTCTTGTACTTACATCGTAATGCCTCTGGAGTGTAGTTGACAAAGAAAATTAATTTCGTCTCCCATCCTCGAAATAGCGAGGCTACTTAGAATTCTTGTAGTGTCGCCTTTGTAAGAAAACGCAAACTTTTTAATTACGAGGAGTTTGAATTTGATCGTATTCAGTATCATTTACGTATAATTGCATGTGCGAGTGAGAAAATGAGCTACGCAAATTATGTAACTGTTTACACTGATGGTGCCCGTATCATCGATAACTGCAAAGTTATACGTAACGATGTATCCTTTGGACTGTATTTCCCCAGCGAAAAGTACAGCGGCCGAGCTATGAGCGTACGAGTGCGAAGTTGTGAAGACCGGATACATTACATGTACTCGACTGCACCGATATCGGACCTAAATGTGCGTTGGGTCGAGAGATGTGTAGTCGAACGCGAACACATTTGCGATATACGCGAGGAACATTACGATTACACCACAAATGAACTCGAAACTCCATCAGTTCCCAACTCTGTCGGCAATACGCTCGAAAGTACTACATTTATTGGCGGCCGTCCACCCGAAGATAACGACGATTTCGATGCTGTGTACGATCAGCAGTTTGAGTTTAGCGCTCACGTCGGTCTACGAGTGTCATTTCACGAAGCGAGATGCGTGAATCCCATCGATGATATGCTGCTACTAACGGACATCAACTGTAGATTCGAAATGAACGTGGATGACGGTACCTGCTACTACCGCGAGAGTGTTTTTCCGTTTATGTATACGATACATTACGAATGCTCGTTGACATTACACAACTTGGTAAAATGTCGACGGAGAATGTATGAAGAACAAACATTTCGAATATCTAACAGTCTAATCGAAATATTTTCAGGCTACGAATATAGCACAGACAAATTGAGATTCATTGACGACGAAATACAACGATTACGCTCAATCAAGAAAACTATTTCTTTTCTGGATGGCGTCGACATAATTATGGAGGCTATTGCAAAAAAACGTTACCCCCAGTTGATGAGACCTAATTACATACATTTCAATATGTACGATGAGGAAAACATGCCTATGTAAGAAAATTATATTTATTTCAATAAAAAGCAATAGAATATGTGGTAAATGTTTTATTTTCGTTACGAGTCTCCTTCATCGTCGGTTTTAATCACATTCATATTTTCTATGTTACACAACGTATCACTGATCAACTTCATTTCTTTGTTGCCGAGTCTGTAGAAATCACCCTTGATTCGATACGATTTTAAAACGTCACTCAACAGAGATCCTGCTTCGACACAATAATCACCCACGTTGTACGACTTGACGCAATGTAATTCGTCATAGGCGTGTGCTTTGTTCAAAGTGGACAATGAATGATCGGGATCGAATGACACATCGATTAGATAAATGTTATTTCTTGAATATTCATTGTTCGTGGACACACGTACCCGTCCCTTAACCTCCTAAGACCCGGGCTCTATTGCGGCGCATTGGAAAATGGACCGTACGGAGTGCGGGTCTGTGTCGGTGGCTACGCCCGAGTCACAGCTCGGGCTCGGCCTGCAGATGGCGGACCTTTGGTAATTAACTAAAATATTTTTGGCGGCGTTGTAGTCCCTCTCGACGTCAGCGTTGCAGTCTGGACAGACGCCGCGACGAAGTCGATGGTTCATCCGCAGTCGGGTGTACGTTCCGTTTCGCAGCTCGTTGCAGTCGGAACACGCTTTGCTGGTGTACGATTCGTCGATGAGTCGCACTCTGATGTTGCGTTTCGCTCTCAATCGACGCAACAGATCGGTATGTTTGAACTTGCGGCCACTGTAGCAGGCCACGTTGACAAAGTTGACGCCCGCTCCGTACAGCACCAACACTCGATCCGATGGTGCATCACTGAGAAACGTTTCTCTAACTATACGCTCGTTCGTGCGAGCCGTCATCATGTACTTGTTGAACGACAATCTAGTCAGTTTGCGCGTTCGTTCGAACGGACGTTGGCGCGCATCGAACCACTTTAGCCGGAAATCTGTGTACAGCTTAACTTGCTCGCCGTTGCGACACGTGATTTGCACTCCTCTGTCTAACTCGACGCGTTGTCTATCGGCGGCTTCGTCAAGTTCGACGCGTCTCAATTTGCGCGATCTGTATCGATCGCGCTTCCATTCCAAAGTGTGCGAGCGCACCCATCTCTTGGTGATGCGTTTGAACCCGGCGCGAGAGTCGCACGCCGCCACCGGTACTCGACTGCCGGGATCCACCGCTACGATGCGGTCTTCGAAGAAAGCGTCGATTGTATACGATTTGGGTAGAGCTGCCTTTCTACGGATGGGCATTATCTTCGGTCGATTCATCGATATCGACACGGCCACGCCGTCCGTTTGAATGCAGCAGCCAAACTTCTTCATGTCAACTACACACGTGTCGAGGTATGGCTTCGTTGCCGAATCGGTGGTAGATAGTTAGCACACGATTTCGAGCTACGACGAGAGTGACCTTCGCCGCCGCACGACTTGCACGACAACGGCATAGTGACAATATGACGAATTAGCGATCGCAACGCTCGTTTTTATACTCCACCGATAAGAGATGACGTGACGTAACAACTAATTTTGCTTGCATGATATGTACTATATATGGGACATTGGGTCTTAGGAGGTTAATACTTCATCGCTGTAGTTTATAGATACTCCTGAGACACGGTCGAACCGTATCGAAGGGATGGCGTGTCTACAAATAAAATTTGCATATTTACAACCACGTCTTTCTTGCAGAAACATTGTCAAAGTGATGAGTCCGATATCATCAACGAAGAGAGTGCTAGGCGTCGGTGCTTCGTTGGATGAGCTGCCGCAGTCTAACTCCGTGTCTAGTTTCTTTTTCAATCTCCACCATGACATCTTGCAATCTTTAGGTATGCACGAGTGAGCTTTGGTTATATTGTCGAAACCGAGTAACACACTAAAATCTCTTAGCTTCAAGTACACATCGCCGTCAGTCGTTCTCAGAGCGGTACACTCGAAGTCAAAGTACTCCCCGTCCGAATCTTGCATGTTTTCAAAGCGATATCGTTTAAACACCGTGTCCATTGTGTAAGCTATGAACGTGATGTCGGTCGACTAGCTACTGCTGATCGTGCCAAGACTTGCACATGTTTAATATCATATTTAGGCACGTATCATCGAGCGTATAAAAATTACGATTGAATCGACGTTCGGCCAACAAAGTCGTTATTGATTCACACAAATCATGGTATCCTTTTGCAGAGTGTACGATTTTTACGTAAAAGTCGTACGGTGAACAATGGTTCATATTCGTCAGGGTGTGTTGGATGTCTGTTGTACAACCTATGCAGTAGATGTTTTCCGCTTCGTATTTGCTGGTTGTAATTACGTAAACGCGACCTTCACGTCTATGTTTAAACTGAATGTCGGCGTTACTGTAACGTCGCCATGTTTCAAAATCGCGCAGAGGATCCAATCCGTGTGAGGGTAAGAAATGACTGGCTAGATATCGGCGGAAGTCGTTGGCAAATTTTGACGCTGCGTTCAATGTTAGCTCGTGTAGTCCCGCTCGATTTGTGAACAAAGCGTTTACTTGCACTTGACTTTTAGCATTATTCGAGACACTGTAACATTCGAGTAGCACACTTTCACGTCTATCCCTGGGAGCTACGAACAAATCGACAGCCATATTACAATCGTCGTATTCCAGAGCATCGACGAGTGGTTGGACATGATACCATAGACCGTCGTTTAGTTTAGCGGTCAGTACTTCGATGACGCCGCCTCCGAATTCTAGCTCGTCCAAAGACATAATTGATGTTTCTCTGAATGTGGCACTCCTTTTAGTATTTTTTCCGCACGATACGATCAATTCTCGCTTTGGTAAGACTTTGACTAATTGACGAACGTGTAGGATTACAGAGCGGAGCTTCAACGGCGACACGAGCAGAATCAAGATGACATCCAGATTGAAAATTAAGTTTTTTTGTTGCGTAACTTTGTTTACAATCTTCCTAAGTTTGTGATGTGCCATTCGAAATACCACGTACACACAACGCCCTCTCGTCGTGTGAAGCAACGATATCGAACAGTTCAAACTCTACCTGATATGAGTTTGTTACTGCGGAAGTTTAGATATAATTATTATTTGTCGGTCGGCCGACGTCGTAGTACGTCCATCAAACGGTCGTCTCCTACTCACAAAATAATAACAGTATGTCGTCCGGTTTTAAATTCAACTACAAAATGAGTGATAGCAGAATTCTCATAGTGATCAACCAGAGATGTCTTGCACTACCATCGATGATGTCGGCCGACGGTACCTGCTGCAACGGAGACGAAAATCGCCTAATCGATACTTTTTCGAAATTGGGTTTTAAAGACTTTGTGTACCGCAACATGACGACGGCCGATCTTCAGGATATCGTGACGCTCCTCACTAGACACAATCACAAGACGTACTCTTGTGTCGTGGTTGTAATACTCACCGATGGAGCGGCCGTGGGTGATATAAAAACAGCCGATGGTAGCTATAAATTGAAAGATTTCATGACCCTATTTGATGTCGACGAATTACGAGACAAGCCAAAGATGTTTGTGGTGCAAACGAATCGCGGAGCTAAAATACGACGAAACCATTGCAAGCATGCGTCGTGCCAGTGCCTCATGTATCCTTCGAGCGAACGCGGGGGTTTCAGAAGAATCTACTCTGTGATCGGATGGTTGTGTAAAGTATTCGGACATTCATCGTCACCACAGATCGCGAGTCAACAACTCGCATGTCTGAACTACACTCTGCCAGTACGGGAAACTATCGTAATCTACTCCTACGTCGACGCGTTTGTTCTGTACGGCGATACTGATGTTGGTTCGCCTGTGATATACGAATTGTGTCAAGCTCTCGATAAATTTGGCAAGTCCTGCAATATTTTGACGGCCATAACTATGATGCAGCACAAAGTAGCTAAACACGTACCAGCGGCTCTACCAGTCGTGCACATGAATTGTACACGACTTATGCACTATGGCGACGCACCTAACGACGTTACGCCATCCAAAACGACGATTACTACTATGATCGACGAATGTTCGGTCATATTGGAAGAAGAAGGAGAACTGTCCGAAGATGATGATGAAGAACGTGGTGCCGATAAATGAATGATATTTAGTAATAAAAGTTCCGGTCGCAAATTGCGACCGGAAACAGTGAGTTGTTTGAGTCTTTTTCTCATCAAAACTAGATCAATTTATCAAGCCAAAACCATCTGTACACCAAATACGCGGTATCTGTAACGTAGCGTTTCCATACGTTACGCAATAATCCCGTCGACTTTTTCTCGGCGACAACCTTTACCTCTGAGTCCTCGGTCATATTCTATTTATTTATTTATCTACCACGCACAAAAAACTCTAAAAATGTTTTGTTTTCGTAACACTGCTTCCGAGTATTCCGTATCAAATACACAATTCACGAATGATCGCTCCAAAAAATACGACACCTACGAATTATCCCCGTCTATTTTTAATGAGCACCCGCACCGACGTATCTCTACATTTCCCAAAGCAATCATAAATGGATGAACAGAATATAACCGATAAAGCTGATCGAGATGTCTCGTTAAGATACATGGAAACACCACCTTCACGTTACCGCGTGCGTAATTGGATTGCTTTTAGCTATTTGAAATGGTATCGGTCTAAGTGCCAGGAAGGGAAATGAAACAACAAAAACAGATGTGAAATATAGTGGCTCATTTATTATCACTCTTCAATGTGGTAATCGATTAGACGGGCATATTCAAACACACAACATATAAGATCGTCCATAGGTGTTTCCGCTGTCGGTTCCGTTGATTTTCCGTTGTCCTCAGCTAATAGTGTCGGAGTTGTTGTCAGGTTCAGTGGGTTGTTTGCAAAGTGGTGCTCTATTACATCGTTGGCCGTTGTAAGAATTTTATACAACGCATCCTTGACTTCTACTAGTTCCACCTGAAGGCTCTTGACGCGTTGCTGCAAATCCTGTACGGTTAATTGTGCGTTGCCAGACATTTTCACTTCCAAGTAAAGACAGACTAATTAAGCTGTGATGTTCGTCGGCCCGAGTGAAATTAACGACTAATCGGCGGACCCAATTAACGAGACTGAGAAATTGCTGTATCTAATGATTTTACGAATCGTTCGTCGTCATCGGCGATATCGTTATCGGTCTCTCTGGACTTGGTGGCCGCGAACACGATACACTCTCTCACCACTTGATAAGTTTCTTTATCGCAAAATTTGTAGAAATCGCCGTGTTTCGTGTGATAACTTGCGAAGCGTTCGCGAATAGTGCGCTCTACAATTGTCGCACTCTCGACGTCACACGTTCCCAACTCACAAAGTACATCGTAATACATCAGGTCGTAAGCTCGGCAACGATTTATGGCTTCGATACGCGACAGAGGGTTCCTAGTAGTGCCAATTTTGTACAAGTACTTGTTACGGTAGTCCGGACTCGTAGCTACATATACATACTGTTTGCAAACGTGTTTGTTACACGTATCCGTAGACGGTACCATCATCGGTGGTATGATGTCCCGATACGAACACGAAGTTTTCACACCGTCGTACTTATCGAACAGCAGTACACATCTAATGCATTGATTTAATGTTACGGATAACGTTGTGGTGTTCATCTCGGTCGACGTCAGCTCCATGGCAGCCTTCATGTTAAGCACCAAATTTTTGCTATCACACCAAGTACGCGGCCAGTTTATCAGGCAGCCCTGTGATTTTTCGCACATGATACGAAACTCTATGAGCGGCATGTAGTCGTTTGTGTGGACGCGAGCTCGCACATCAAACGATTCGTTGTGTGTCAACTCTTCGCTGATGAAATACTTTTCGGCTTTTTTCACCGACATACCACGTTCAGCGTCATCAGAGGAATCGAAACTTTGCGGCGGATCTACAATCACTATGTTTAGTATGTACGGCTTGCGTTTCTTACAATACTCGAAAGCATGTTGAACTATTCTGATATCACTACCGGGTGACACGTTGAACACCATTATTGGTAGTGTCTCAGTGTGATTATGACTAACTTTAATAACAACTCGTTGTGGCATTTTATACCGCTCGTGTTGGTGCACTTGTCTGCCATGATACGTGACAGTTCGATTAGTTATCAAAACATTCGCGTAGTTCAATTAACGAGTGACTTGGTAAACGGTTCGGATCCATTTAAAAATAGTTGCACCACGTCCAAGTCGCCGGTGGCGATGCCCGGCAACACCCGCTGTCCTAATTCGCTGGAAGACGTGGATAAGTTTCTCTCGAAATGTGTCACAGCCATACCCAGACGTGTACGTAAAGTTTCGTTCTGCCGCGAAAGAGCTTCTATTCGTTGCTGGCACTTTGAATGGCCGTGCACGTGGCCGAGTCTGGCAATCTCGGATGCATGTTCGAGCTTCATATTATCTATACGGTAATCGACGTATTGCCAGGCGAAATGCAACTCATCATCGTGTCTCCTCAGGAGCTGCGCAATTGTACTCTGGTAGCTGGCAACTTCGTCGTATAAACTGGATATTTCGCTGTTTAATTTTGATATAGAGTCGATTTGGTACTGTATATGATTTCGCGCCTGTAATAATTTCAACTGCAAGTCACTGATAGTGGTCGTTTCGCTAGCTGGTGTTCTCTCTAAGGTATTTTGATCAGACATTTTATTGAGTACATTCACGGCGCTCGACGTCACTCAAATCATCTGCGTTCAGAGTACGCATCTCGCCCCATTTAGAAGCTACGCGTTCGATGTGACCATCTGCACGTTTCACAAAGTAATGGTACACGGCCAACCCGCAATCCGGACACCTTTTGTCAATATCAATCCAAGCGTCGAAACAGCTGGCGCAAAATGAGTGTCTACAGTTTTCCGCTTCGTACACGACAGGGATGTGATGTTCGTCGTTCGCTATCAACGAAAGAGTACATCTACTGAAGCGATTCTCGATGGTGTAGCACGGATCGTCGACCAAATGTACATCGATACGACCCAGTATTCGCGATGTTATTTGATTCAGGTTCACGTGCATTTTTCCACTGAGTTTGTCGTAAATAACGTCCACAGCACCGATTGGTGACGGTGAATTTTTAAAGAATATATACCTATTCGTTTCGGTTCGTATAGCTGGTTGTGCTCGCCACATCACTAACAATTTAAGCAATTACCCTCGTAGTCGACACACTGACAATGGTCTCGCCGACTATTACACACGCCGCTGTACACGTCCACGAAAAACGCCCACCAAGATCTGGTGGCCTGCTGAATACACCACAAGTAGCACTGATCGTCAGTACAGATCTTATTGGCCAAGGACACTGAGAGTCCAACTATGAACAGGGCGATGACGAACGGGTCGTACATGTCGTTACGAAGACGACCGCTTACTGCCAATTATTTCATTGAATTAGCTAATTTAGGTATCGAAAAAATAACAAGACCATTTAATTTTATAAACTATTATAATTACTTATCAAACTCCGGTAACAAACAACCCTCTTAGTGGCAGGGCTTACGATTTATTGCGACGCCACCCACGCATCATCGCGTCTCATAATACAATACACGACGCAATAACCTTATTCATAGTCCACGAGGCCCGTAATATCTTCGATCTGATATGGGTGCATTTCCATTACGAAATCTGCGTCCTCGACCGTAGACTCTGACACGTCAACGATCGATTCTGATGGCGGTAGTATGTTCCCATTGTCGTCGCTCAATACCACGTACTTCGATTGACCACCGGACGCATCGTTCAGAATTACGGTGTTAATTGCGATCGTATCGTCGGAATCGTCAAACTTTAACACTTTCAATAGGCTCTTTGCGTGCATCACTATATGTTCGTATAGAAACATTTCATGTTCCACCACCGATAACAGGAATAACTTCAAACGTTGATCGAATCGATGCAGCAGCGTGTCGACCCACGGTTTAGAATTGAAATCTATTCCGGCAACGCGATCCAAGTCGTATTCAGCATCATCACCAACCAAGTCCTCGTACATGAGATCAAGAGCGATTTGCATGTTTTCGCCTAGAAAATCCTCGAAGCAAATTTTGTACGACCGAATATCTTCTTCTATTAGAAATTTATTAACGTTTAAAATATTACGAGCCAACAACGCGTCCATTATGTGCAATTATTGATTACGGTATGACCATTTTTGTGGTAATGTCTTAAATACCACGATTAACCATGAACACTTCACAGCGTACCCTCGTTCATTTCGAGTGGACGGCGAGTACGACCACCAGTGTTCTCTCCACCGTAACAATCTTGGAACTAGATATGGACTTGACCACTGTATTTTACATATTGCCCCACCCTAGGGGTCTACCGTATGAAGAAGTACGACATCTGATAGAGTACACTTTGGAACAGAGTCATCGGATATTCGTTTCCAAGGATTCGGAGGCAGTATTCGCAGCGCTATTCGGTCGACATACTAACCGCATCGTATCTGTGGATCTAGATGCAAAAAGTACCAATAGTAGAACCAACAACATCGACCAAATGCAGACAGTTTCGGATAAGATGGATGCTCTGCGCAAACACGTTGTGCGTCGATTACACCTATAATTACTTTTCAATAACGTCGCTTGCTCATGAATATATATTCACGTTCGAGTACCGTCGCGGTTCGAGCGGGAGCTTCTGCAAATTACCACCATTTGAGTGTGATCATTACGCACAGACAGGCGTATCCGTGGCATACTACCTTCCCGTCACAGGACAGCCACGAAAGAGTCCTAGTGGTGATCGGTCATGGATCGAGTGTACACGCTTGACTCCGCCATAGAAGCAACGTTTAAACGTTACGTATCGATGTTTGACACGTCAAGTTACAAACAACAGTGTGAAGAATACTTCTGTCTCAGCGATAAACGTGTCATCGTTTCTGAAGTAGTTGAACGTCTACAATCGTCACTGTTGGCGTTGGTGGAACGTATCAAACCCCCTCGCCTGTTGATGACCGCCGAGGATCAGTTGCACGCGGTGCAAGTCGCGTGTCTCATGCTTCGGGCGTGCGCCAGTGAATGTTTCGACACGCCAAGCGATACGTTTACGACGTCGGAATGGGCGCTCGCGCAGCTGGCGTTGAACGACATGAGAGGTACGTTTCAAATAAACGCGATCAAACGACTCAGACCGAATGGAACGTTGGCGCCGTACACCGATCACCGTGTAATTCAAGACGAATACGATTGCATCATAGACTTTGTATTAACGCGAGTGGTCAATCCTCAGCTGCCCTACGACGAACGATATGATTTGGTAATAGACATAGACAAAGGCAAAACGTACGCGTATAACGGTCTCGATACAGAATTGCCGGTAACCGAACAGTTAGAATTCGGTCGGAACTACAGGTTCGGTTCGATAGCTTTACTCGCAGACGGATACAGCTATCGGCTACCTCTCGACGATTGTGCAAAACACCACGTGTGGTGGTGCCTAGATTTGTGTTTAAAACTGTTTCAAGACACGAACTTGTTCGACATCGTCGGCGCTCTCGGACTCCCTCTCACCGCATCAGCCACAGCTGTTTTGAATCGGTATGTGACTCGCATCGAACAGTACTGGACGCAGCTGAGCCGTTACGCCGATCCCGCTCTGTTTGTGATGGACTCGTACTCGTTATATATGAAGTGATTATGCAAATTTTGAGAATGTTTTTTGAGAAGAAGTGTGGCTCTTTGAAAATAATGTGACTGTATTAGCAATTCTAAATTACATTTACACAGTAAGCCTCTCAGTCGCGGCCCGAAGACCTAAATAAATTTAACATAATTTAATTTTACAAGTGTTTGTTCTTATTACCTCTCTCCATTTAGAATGTAAATTCTTCAAATGTATTTCGCAAAAATCATACCATAGGCGTAACAGGATTACGTCTACCTGCCTACACTTGAATAAATTGAACGTAAAAATAAAACAACGACCATGTACGACGACTCTATTTATTCGTAATGTTATTACCAGTACTAGTGCTATTGCTCGTTGCCTTATTTACAATTATTGCGACTTGGCGCGAAGAAACCGTCGACTCGATGGCACTCAAAAGATCCTCACGAGTCAGATCTTCGTGAAGCGTGATGCGATTATGGCGCGCTTTGAACTTCTCCTTCGGAAGACGCTCCTTCACCTTATTCAGTACGTTCATCGAATTGGGTACGTAGTCGCTCTTGAACACGATATCCTTCTCGTCAACGCTAAGACGATCGAGACTGCGTTTCAAGCTGCGTTTCTGCGGTCGCAGGAACGCGTACTGATCACCGCCCATGGAGCACACCGCCAACGAGTGCAACAGCTGCGGGTCGCTGGGCTTGGCGATGACGTCCTGCGCGATGTCGGCCATGCGGTTGGCGAGCTCGGCCGTTTCTTTTCGAGCCGCCTCGCAATCCTTACGAGCAGACTCGCAATCTCGACGCGCCGATATCATTTCCGTCGCAAAAGATACCAATGCCTTGTTTGCGTCACACAAATGCACGTTCGCCTTGACCAATTCATCGTTTGAACTCTTGAGCGATAGCGTGAGATCGTCGATCTTGCGATCTTTATCCACTATGGCAGTCTTCAGGTGCTCAAGATCCTTCATCCAAGGAGCATCGACGCCTTCGTTGGTCGCCACGTGCACGGCGTTCATCCCATGCGCGATGTCCGCGGGCGCATCTCTCGCCATGTTGTACTCACCCTCCTGACACAGCGATGGTAGTAAGTCGTTGTTGTTCCACGCCTGGAAACGCTTAGCCCCAGGCATGTCGCTAGCGTTGATGAGCTCGAACACGCCCGCCCGGTTGATAAACTTCGTTTTCGCTTGTATGTTACGCGGTAGTGACGTCACACAGTCGGTCGATGCGCTTCGCTTCGACTTGATTTCGTCGAAACTTTTTTGATTTTTAACCGTCACAAACTTGGAAATTGCAATATGTGGTACGCTATAATTTAATGCTTCGGCGAATGGATTAGCTACCATCCATTTCTCACCGCCAACATCGACGGTATATGTCTCCACGTCTTTATCACCGAACTGAACTTTAGTTAGAGACATTTTTAAGAAATTATTACTTTAGCGGGTGTCTGCAACGAGGCCCGAATTTGTTCTGAGCTTATTGCCGCAACACCGATCAGCAAGTAAATAATAAAAATAAAACAAAAAATAAACGATGGAATATTTTTATTGTGCAGGCAAATTATCACAAATCAACGGTAAGAGTGCGAGATCCTCAGCGGTGAGTTTGAAAAACTCGCGTTTGATGCGAGACTCGTGAAAGTGGCGATGCAGTTTCTGCTCGAGTTCGCGGGGATTTGCCGTTTCGCGCACAAACACAGCCTTGAAGTCTAGCGGAGAAGCAACGTTGAGTTCGCTGATTCTTGCGTCGAGATCGAAAGTGAATCCGATTTTAAATGCGTCGATCATCTGTAGCAGCCTGTTGGTGACTACGTACACGACCCCATCGCCTTTGCACGTTTGGTCGACCATCGACTGGAGTAAGACCATGTTGGAAGGGTTCGCTCGCCACTCGTTGAACTCGGCGATGGCATCTGTTTCGCTATCGATATTCAATTTCACCGACGACAACCAGTAACGGAACTGTCGCGCGTACTCCATCTGTGAGTTCATCAGCAGTTCTATCACTCCACCATTGTTGATGAACTTTGTTTTCGCTTGAATGTTGCGAGGGAGTGACGTCACAGTCTTCGTCACCTCTGGCGATTTGATGTCTTCGTAATTTTTCTGATTTCCGATAGACACTTTATCGAAAATAGCTTTATTTGCTCGACTGTATTGTAAGGCCTCCGCAAATGGATTGGCCACCATCCATTTTTCACCATCGAAATCGACGGTGAACGTATCTACTTCTTTATCGCCAAATTTAACTTTAGTTCGGGGGTGTCGACTGAATTAGCAGTAGCATATTCACAGATATTTATAGTTGTCAAGCGGTAAATGACCCTTGGACTCTAGATTAGAAATGAAACCAAAACATGATTATGGAAAATTTTATTATTCATACAAGAAGTTGCACACTTACTACACAAAAAGTAAAACACTCAACCCCACGTCGTGGGATCTTTTACATCAATAAGTCGAGTGGGGTTAGGTACGCCGCTGATTTTCTTGAAACTCTCCACGGCGTCCGCGTCTCCACCCAAGCAGCCACCGTCGCAATTGCAACCCACGGCGTTGCAGCGGCCGACACCGCAATAGAACAGGCCGTGTGGTTTACCGTCGTTACACACCTTCGTTTCGCAACCGTCAGGCATGGCGTTGAATCCGGCTCCGTTGGAGTTTATGAAGAATCTTTTGTCGTAGTTGCCGCAGTCCTGTGTGTCGCTGCTCCACACGAGGTGAGTACGCGGACAGCACACGGCATCACATACAGTTCCGAAGGTGATGTACGCCAGTGCACAGATTATAACGACACCGTGAAGAGTGGACATGTTGCCTGTTTAACGACCGGTGGTGTTGTGATGAAGCGGTGGTGAGATTCAAAACCGGAATGACATTAGATAACCTCCGAGATAATAATGAAAAAAACACCAATTACTGTTATCGTTGTTGCTGAGGGTGGGTTAGCAACACTTCTCGTACTTCAAGTAGTTCGCCGGTCACTTCGTGTAGCCTGCCATTCGGACGCACGCGTACATTTTCTTCGGTGGTGAGTGCGCGTACGACGTTCATGCTGTCGACGATCGTCTTTGGTGCTTCGGTGCGCATGTCGTAATGACCGTTCTGACACAATTTCGGCAGTAGATCGGAGAACACCCATCGCTGGAAATTACGCGCTCGGGGCATTCGAGACGACATGATCAGCTCGAACATGCCGGCTCTGTTTATGAATTTCGTTCGAGCGCGAATAACGCGACTGTGGAGATGTGCGTTGATTTCTATGTATTTCCTTTGGTTCTTCGACGAGACGTGGCGTAACACTGCATCTGAAGGGTTAACGTACTCTAGAGCTCTAGCGAAGGGGTTAGCCTGTAGCCACGTCTCTCCGTCACGTTCGTCCGTAACGCTCAAAACTTCCAACACCCTGTCGGCGTACGTTACTGTGCGAAGAGCCATTGCTAACTAACTGTTATCAGTAATTGAACGTTATTCATATTCATACAGTTTTTGGCGTAGTTGCGACGAGCACGCCCGTCGCAACATAATTTTGTCCATAATCACAACAAATTATGGACAAAATTCATCTTCAACAGTTACCAGTTGAGCTGAGGCGTAGAATCTTCCATCAGCAAGTTCGCTGTGATGCATCGGTTCCCGTATAGGATTTGAATTAAACACAAATTTTACGCCTTCGAGGTCGTGAAGTACATGTATTTGATAAATAATTACGCAAATACGTGCAGAAATACGTAAACATTTGTTAACTTTTTAGCAGGCGCTTTGAACGAATAAAAATAATCTATTACATCGTAACGTGATTTGCTCGATTCGTCGTTTGGCGAATCGAGCGTGAGTTCTTCAACTTGAACAAAGAGATCGTAACCTCGTTATCGCAAATTTGCAACGAGCTGTGTTAATAAACGATCAATCACCGTTTCATTTCCATAAATCTTTGTACAATATTGTCGCGAGGAGGCCGACCAATCACGGCGTCTCCCTCTAAAAACGGTTAGTGACGCACGCGCACGTCAGCTATAAAAGGGCCTGTGATAGATAATGACTTAATCAGATCTCGTGACGGCGAGATCTACTTACAAGCTAGATACCCTAAAATACAATTAAATTAACCAAAATGGCCGTGGCTCAATTCGGTTTCGTGGATGGCCCCATAGAAGTCTTCACCGTCAATTACAATGGTGAAGATTGGTTCTTGGCGAATACTTTCGCTGAAGCTCTGGGATATAATAATCCATACAAGGGTGTGAGGGACCACGTCAGCCCAAAGAACGTCACTGAATATAAAGAATTTCGGTCCGACCGCAGCGGTCGGACCGAGTCATCGCCGCTACCACGCAACGTACAACCGAAAAGCAAGTTTATCAATCGTGCCGGCGTACTTCAACTGATAACGGGTAGCGACATGCCGGCAGCCAAGGCCTTTCAGACGTGGAATCACAACGAATTGTTGCCGAAACTGTGTCAGGACGGCGAGTACAAAATGGCACGAGACGCTCCGACCAACATCCAAATCGGAATGAGAGCGGTACACGCGGCCACCAACAAGGGAGCGCGGGCGCCGTGGTTTCGAGAACCGTGCGGCGATAACGTTGCGCAATTCGACCGACAGTTTGCCGCCGCGCAGACTGAAAACTACGAACTGAAACTCGAACTGACCAAGACCGTAGCGAAATACGATGCGCGCATCGCCGAACTGCAGTTGGCGAACGAACGCCAGGTCTCTGCGATGCGGGACGAACACCAGCGGCAGGTATCCGAGATGCGAGACGAACACCAGCGGCAGATTTCGGCGCTCAAGGAGCACGAATTTCGTATCAAGATGGCTGTGCGCGACGTGATGTACGCATCGAACGATACCACCGGTCAGATGTTGGCCAACGCGATGCTCGCCGACGAAAATATTCGAATTAACGAGGACATGTACGCACGTTTGCAGAGCGTTCGACACCGCGTCGTGCCGGCGCTCGACGAAAGACCCGATAAGGCGGAAATGTTGGTGGGTTACGTGCGGGGCGGTGGTCGCGACGGTGCGCCATTCGAGTTCAAAATGATGCGCTGTCAACGCTTTCGACTCGATCTCTGCGACAAATTGCAGAAGCGCTACGATACCGTCGGACGACCGCCGCCCGCATCGTACGAATGGCTACGAACGTACCGTAAATTCTTCGAAGTGGAGTGCGCGAACGCCGTGACGTTGTGGAATAAAGTACGCGCGGACAATCCACATTTTTTCTACGGAGTGCCCTACACGAACGCGTCGTGTACCGATATGGTCGTGCTAACGGAGACGCAGCTTCGCGAAGCGTACCGGCGAGACGCGTTGAATGTTTCATCGATGACGTGCGACGAGTTCGAAGCTCTCGAATTGCACGACGAGAACGAGGCGGTTAGGCGTTGTCTGGTACGACCGGACGAGGCGATCGAACGTTTCCATCGCATGGTCAAACGTGTATTGGTGAGCACGTACAAGGAGACGGTGTGCGAGCGACCGGTGACACGCGACGATGCCACGAATCGTTATACGTTCGAGCAATTCCTCGAGTACATGAACATGGGCGACAAACTGTATCTGCAGCACGGCGACAAACGCATCAGTTGGTACTTGAATTCGTCTGTTAACCGATTCCTATCTAATTTCAAATAATAAAGTTTTTGTGTACGATTTTATTTGTTTCATTTTGTGACACCCCCCTCTTTGTGATATTCGAGCAACTAACGCGTGTAACAGGAAAGGACAAAAGACAACGAAAATACAATCAACCAAACTCGAGTCGTTGATCACCCACTCCAAGCCAGATCATGACATATTGGCCATCTCGTGTTTCAAAATACATAAGTCTGTTTGAAATAACATCCGCTAGCTGACGAATAAACGACAGGATAATTGAATATGGATTTTTGTACTATATCAACAGTGGTGTTGTTGTTATTAGAAGCATATTCGATGAAAAAATCATAAAAATATCTATTACATTGTAAAGCTACCGGAAAGTGTGTGCTGAAACGTGGTTCGCTCGTTTCGAACGCTGATTTTTCCGGATGAAACGACACACCGAATAATGGATAGACTCGATGCTCTACGGTTGCAGCATGTTTTATACCATCGTCGTCGAAAGTGTACGAAGAAACGTGCCATGTCCTCTTCATGTTTACGTCGTTTATTACTTTCTCGGTAATGCAATGCGTATTGGCCTGAATGGCCAATGGTGTAGTTTCGAAGCTTTCGACGCATTTACGACTATGTTCGTAAGCATTTTTAAAAAGCCTTCCATTCTCGTAGTCGTGTGTGAAGCGCAACGGTTCATTTTGATGGGCACTACATGCGCTATTCGTTCGTATCGTTTCCCCGAATTCGTCGTACAACAGAGCACCCATACCGAGGCAAACCCCTAAGATAGGTAGTGATATATTGTGGCGATCGTACAACGTTTTCGACGCTCGCACTAGAAATTTAACGGCTTTTTCGTATTCTTCATCGAGTATCTTCCCGCCCGGTAACAAAATTCCATTGACCGTTCTGGCAATGTCGCGATAATATTCCTCGTCACGTATCGACGACAGCACGGGAATCACTTGAGCGCCGGACGCTTCGATTGCTTTGACGTACGACGCCACTATATAATTTTTCGATTCGTCGTGTCCACTGCACTGTGTTAGGTTCGTGTGACATCGTTGTGCGAGTATACCGATTACTATGGACTTTGATGATACAAATGGATACATTCGACTCGCTACAAACAACAAGAGTGTCAAAACGTTGAGCATGTTTTTTTTACTTATTCGATTCGAGCGACAAACAAAGCGCGTGTAAATAAGAAAAAGACAATGACTACACAACCAACCACAATCGAGAGCGCCAACGATAAGCTGACGATATGTGAAGTTTTACAGACGGCCGCGCAGAACGACGACACATTTAGCGTGGCCGACGTGCTCACCATGCCGGTAGACAGTCTGGTACGAGTCGTGGCGTCTTGCGATCATACCGATAGCGAAATGGCACAGTTCTTTACACTCACACCGCGTGAGAAATTGTTGAAACGCATCTTGTACTCGGGCGTGTGGGGAGCATTGGACGGAGCCGCAACAGGTGCACTAGTGGGTCCGACACTCATGGTTTCGGGCGGTTGGCTCATAGGCTCTCTGGGTGATTTGTTCGGTTTCGTGGTGGGTTTATGTTATGGCTCAGCGGCCGGCACTGTATTGGGACTGCTGAGCGCCGATTGGCAAACGGTCGCCCGCAACATTTGGACGTATCGTAACACCACCTCATCATCGTACGTTTCTCCGGCATCCGTTGAGGAAATGGAGAGGGAAACTTTTGATGTAAGCACTACATAAAAACGAAACAACACGACATGAACGACCACATCACCATTTACACCACGGACGGAAGCTGTGTAACCGTGCTAATCGACACCGAGAAAAAGCGTGATCAGATTACGCAGTGGTTGCGAGACTTGCCCGACTCGGTGACCGTTTCGATGGATGTACGCGGCATAAACGATCTAAGCGACGCCCAGTTGGCATACAAAGTTATAAAAAATCCTCCTCTCAAACTTTGGTCCCGTTTACGAAGCGCCGCCTGGGGAGTGTCGGAGGGCAGCGTTACGGGCATGATAGCCGCCAGTAACTCGTCCGGTGGCGGTCAATGGATATTCGGCACCGTCAGTCAGGTGATCGGTTCTACTTTGGGTTTGTTTCTGGGAGGAGCCATTTTTGGTACGCTCGGTTTCATGTCCGATTTGAAGACGATACGCACACTGTTGTTACATTATCGCATGTCGTTCAATAAGAACAAACGTAACAGATTCCCAGGCAGCACGGTGAGTGCGCCTAGACTATCCTTAAATCCCATACCCTTTGTAAATTTCCGTTGAGCAAAAAAGCGTGTTAGTAACGATGGTTTACAACCGCACTCCATACTAACAAATGAACGGCAAAATCCCGTCGCTCTATGAGACCGTTACACGTAGCTCCATCTCTGTCGTAACTAATGGAACGTAGAAATTCCAAGTGAAAACGAAGGAGTCCCACCGAGCATTGGGACTCGATCGGTTAGCTCCATCTCTGTCGTAACTAATGGAACGTAGAAATTCCAAATGAAAACGAATGACCACGCTCATGGTGTTCACATATAACGCATCTCAAATGCCGGCGGTGAAACAAGCAAAATAAAATCTCAGCGAGTTTATAAATTTGTTGTAACTCGAATGACCAAAGTGTGTCGACGCTCATCTACACATACAATGTAATAACTAACACTTTTAATCGTTACATATAACGCATTCTTGTGCGTGTGTCAAAGCTGAGTTACAACACTCAACACCACTATAGCGTTTCAACGTGTTCAGTAATCTGTGGGAAATGAAACAGCGCAGATGGTATGAAATCATTTATTATTCAAGCAACGTCAAAGCATCAGTTTGCCTACCGCCCCGCTTCGTTCCTCGGCGCACTGGGTGACGGCGCGACCGAACGCGACGACGCCGTCTGTGATGTTCAGCATGTACTCGCGATACTTGCGACTCGCCTCCGCTATCTGTTCGTACGAGAACGTTGTGGAATTGCGACTCAAGCGCGGCTCCGCGAACGACGCCTCCGCGCGCACCTCGTCCAGCTGCTCGCGTACTATGGAACGCATCGCGGCGGGCGCGTCCTCGGGCGCGGTGAGACAAGCGACGACCGCATGCTCCGCGTCGCGCAACTCCATCGCCGTGAACTCCTCTATCTTGATTGCGTCCTTCTTGAGGTTCTGCGCGCACATGGCGCGATCGCGAGCGTAGTTAGAGCGGATCTCGTCGGCGTTCAACACTTTGTAGATCGTTTTCGCGGTGTTCTCCTCGCTGAGACCGTAGAAAAAGTTGAGGTACGTGGTGCGCAGCTTGTTCCACACGGTCACCGCGTTCGGACACACCACCTGATAATATTTCGTGGCACCCGTCAGCCAGCTGTACACGGCAGGTGGTGGCCTGCCTTGCGTGTGATAACGCTCCATCAGGCGGTCGCACAGTTCCAGCTCGGCGCGCTGGATGCGCCGCACGCGCAACATCATCCGCCCTCGCTCCCACCAGTAGTACACCACGAGCAGCTCGTCCTTATCCGGCCGGTCGTCGAGCACCGGCACGATGCGGTGGCGCAGTCCGTACATCTGGTCGCGCACCGCGTCACTCTGATGCACCGCCGCGTCCGCGTACATCGCGTTCGCCAAGAACTGCGCGCCCAGACCGTCGTTGGAGCGCGTCATGTCCGAGATCACGCCGCGCATCCGTTCCACGCGTCCCTCGTATTCCGCGATCGTGCGGCGCTCGCACTGGCCCGCGATGTCGCGCATCGCCATCATCCGCTGCTCGTACACCGCTATCGTGCGCTGTAGTTCGGCCACGCGCGCTTCGTACTTCGTTACTGCCGTTTGGTTTTGCAGTTGCAGATCGGCAATGCGCGCGTCATACTTCGTTACGGTTAGTTTGAAGTCCGATAACTCCAACTTTGCGCGCATCGCTTCCATCTGCGCGTCAGCCAGTTGCTTATCGTACGCAGCGACGGCGTCACTCGACACTCCATACCGTCCGGTGCGTCGAATGCTGGGCAGCACCTCTTCGAACAGCCACTCTTGAAAATCTTCGGCTTCTTGTAATTTAGAACGCACCACGAGTGCGTACACACCAGCCTCAGTTAAGAAAACACTGTTAGGTTGCCAGTTATGCGGTAACTCAAGGGGGCCGTGAAACACGGCGTCCTTTATTTCATTCCAATTTTTACGCCATTTGGCTTTAACGTGACGATTTATAGCATCGCGTGTTCGAGTGTATCCCAAAAAGTCAGCAACGTTTGCAGCCAAGAACAAAAAAGTTGGTTCTTTGTCATTTTTTGGTATTTCTATTAGCCATATCTCGCACAATTTCTTCCCAAATTTATATACTTTTTTGGTCAAAGAAGCCATTATAACAATTGAAATGTAAAATTTCAATCGTCGTCTTAGTTCGTAAGTAGATCTCGCCACCACGAGATCTAAAAATACTCTAACACCTACCGCATCCGATCAACGAAGGAACATCGGTTCGATCAGATAAGGGATTGACCTTTACACCCAAAGCACGTGACTTTGGTTAACTTCAGTATTAGGTAGTTGGCACTAGATGGACAGTTGCGAGTAGGAATTAATCAACTTGTTTAGTACACGACGAGCAGGTCCGGCCGTTACTTTTTGCTTGTACGTTATGTACTTAACCTCCTAAGTATCGTTTCTAAGTGCCAATTCGGTGGTTTCACATGATGGGACCGTCGCGGTCCCATCTTATAACGTACCGTTTGTAAACCTGCCGTAGCTCGACTGACCAAAGTGTGTCGACGCTCATCTACACATATAATGTGATATCTAACACTTTTTAATCGTTAAAGATAACGCATTAAAACGTTATCGCGTACGCCTGAGTACAATCGGAGCTGGTTAAATAGCTAGTGACAATTGTACATAACTCAATCCGCGGTCGTCTCTCGAACAATGAGCACTAAGGCACCAATCGTAGTGTTGATGATGGTAATCGTGGCGATGACATCTATCATCCAGTGTACGCCACGATATTGGCGCAGCGTGGAGTACGAGTCGAAAGAAACTCGTATTCGCCGTGGTGTCAACTCTAACAACGGATGTAACTACATCAAGTTGATGCGCGACCAGTGCGAGAGCAATTGCAACTACTACTGTAGCGTGCAGGATTGCTATTACGAGTGCAGCGGAAACTGGTGCCACTGTACCGACAATTTGCGCCGAATCGGTTAAAATCTACGTAAGCGCTGACAGTACCGAAATCAGCGCAGATGGTGGTGTCATCCAGGTGAATCGAACATAAACTTTTTCGCAGGCGCCGCGCCACCACCGGCGATCGTTTTAACCAATAAATTTTTGTACATGACAACGATTGTTTTGTTTCATTTGATGACGTCTCGAGTATGGAACTGACCAATTAGTAATCGACGCGCCATTTATCAGAGCTCTCATCGGTTGAGGTTTAAAGGTCATTCGTTATCTGCAGCGACCGAGGCTACAAAAGGGCGCGCGTACGCAAATAATAAGTTAATCAGATCTCGCCGCCACGAAATCTAGTTTCTAAGCTACTCACTACTTATTACTATGGCCGCTCTGACCAAGCGTTCATACTCGATGGGTACAAAGTCGTGCGACGTGTGGATCGTGGAGATACCACGCGCGAACAAAGAGCCATTGATGATGGTGTCGGCTCATGGTATTGGCGAGTTATTAGGGTATAAACAACCCGCTCACGCTGTAAGAAACCACGTGAAACCAAAATATCGCAAGACTTGGGAAGAAATCAAGCAGTGTATGTTACATTCACCTCTTAAACTTCCTATAAACTGGCAATCAAATACGGTGTTTATAGCCGAGCCCGGAATATACGCACTGTGCAACAAATCTAATCTACCCGAATCGGAAACATTCCAAGACTGGATATGTGACGAGGTACTGCCCGAGATGCGGAGGGCCGGACGCTTGATTGACGAATATACACACTATGCAGCCGATCATCGACACGACATCGATCAAAACACCGTTGCTTTCATGTACGTCGCATCAACGCAGCTGTACAGGTCGAAAGGAATCTACAAAATATGATCGACTAAACAGCCGGAAATTAGACTGACCTCTCTGAACACTTCGCACCTTCCGGATGATCGTCTCACTTACGACGCCATGTACGAAATGAAGCGAGGCGATCTACGCTTAGAAGTAGAGGCGGCTGTACACAAAGCCCTCGCGCAATACAGAGTTTCCGCTGATTGTGAGTTTTTTCGACTGGACGGCGTAGACTATCCGTCCGTAATCCAGGATACTATCAGAGAGTACGACTCGCAGCCATACTCCACATCGAAATGCGGCCGTATTGTATCCATCCTAGAAAACCTAAGTGGTAGTTAATTCTTTGCGCATAGCAACTGAGCGTGGCGTCTCCCGCGGAAACTCTCGATGACGCACGGACACCGAGAGTACAAAAGGGCGCGCGTGCGCAACTAATAAGTTAATCAGATCTCGCCGCCACGAGATCTAGTTTATAAGCTAGTTCTTAAAAAGTAATTACTCAATACTTATTACTATGGCCGCTTTGACCAAGCGTTCGTACTCGATGGGTACAAAGTCATGTGACGTGTGGATCGTAGAAATACCACGCGAAGACAACGAACCATTGATGATGGTGTCGGCTCATGGAGTTGCCGAGTTATTAGGGTATAAATGCCCTAAAAATGCCGTCGCCAAACACGTCAGAGTAAAGCATCGCAAGACTTGGGAAGAAATCAAGGGGGCATCAAAACGGTGCCCCCTTGATGTTCCTTCAAATTGGCAACCAAACACCGTGTTTATCACCGAGCCGGGAATATACGCGCTGTGCGACAGATCCAGGCTGCCGGAAGCCGAACAATTCCAAGATTGGATCTACGAAGAAGTGCTGCCGTCCATCCGCAAAACCGGCGGCTACAACGTTCGAGATCGAAATGGCACGTCGGTCGCCGAATACGATAAGAAGCTAGCGGACGCGCAAATGGAGTTGATGAAGTTGCAACTGATCGTATGATGCTATTGTTTTCCTTTTAATTTTGTAGCGCTTGCAACGTGCCGACCAATTAGGGTGTATTGAACGAAAACCCTCCATGACGCGCGCTCGCCGCTGTCTATAAAAGGGCGCGCTCACCGATAATGAGTTAATCAGATCTCGCTGCCACGAGATCTACTTACGAGCTAAGTTTCTACAGTAATTAATTTTAAAATATAAATCAATAATTATTCAACATGCCAGCTCTAAACAAACGTTCGTACTCGATTGGCACTAAATCGTGCGACGTGTGGATTGTGGAGATACCACGCGAGAACAAAGAACCATTGGTAATGGTGTCGGCTCATGGTATTGCAGAGTTATTGGGCTATAAACAACCAGATAAGGCGGTGAGGAACCATATCTCCATGAAGCATAAACAAAATTGGAGTCAAATCAAGACCCGGCTCTCGGAGCCGGGTCTTGAAATTCCACCGAATTGGCACCCACACACCGTGTTCATTACGGAACCAGCAATATACAAGTTGTGTACTAAGTCAACACTACCAGAAGCCGAAGAATTTCAAGACTGGATCTACGAGAAAGTGCTGCCGTCCATCCGCAAAACCGGCGGCTACAACGTTCGAGATCGAAATGGCACGTCGGTCGCCGAGTACGATAAGAAGCTAGCGGACGGGCAAATGGAGTTGATGAAGGCGCAATTGCTTGTTGCTAACCTACAAACACAACTTTCAAATCACGGCGCCGAAATTACCCAGACCGTTGCGAAGTATGATGGTCGAATTGCAGAGCTACAATTAGAGAACGAGAAGGTTATGTCAGCGCTCAAATCTGAACACCAAAGGGAGATTGCCGTGCTGAAGGAGCACGAATTCAAGCTGCATCTGGCGCTTCGCGACATGATCGGCAACGCGAACAACGCCACCGCTCAATTCTTTGCGAACGCTCTGCTCGCGGACGACAACATCGCCGAGAACGAACAGCTGCGCACCAAGCTGGGCAACGTGCGCGACCGCGTCTCGCCCGATCTGCCCAATCGACCCGATAAGCAAGAAGTGCTGATGCTGAACGAATACGAGAACGCCGCTCTGCAGACGGTGATTCGATCGACGCGTACGCAGCGCAAAGAAATCGAAAATCTGGAGAAAATACGTGAACGGTACGCACTGTTGCCGGCCGGAACGCCACCTCCGTCGAAACGCTATCGGTGGGTGGCGAAGGCGCGCAAGGTTTTCGAGTTCGAGTGTGCCAACGCAGTCACCGTATGGAACCGGGTGCGCGCAGATAACCCGCACCTCTTCTACGGACTACCGTATGTCAACAACTGCAAAACGGAGATGGTACCGTTGACCGAGCCGCAGCTTCGAGCCAAGTACGCCGATGACGTACGCATGTGCGAGCGCAACCTCAAAAGCTGCGCGCACTCTATAGCAGAGTTTGAGGCGCTCGGCTTGCTGGACGCGGAAGACTGCGTGCGCCGGTGTCTCGTCGATCCCACAAAGTCGAGTAGCCTCATCAAAGAAGCCGTCGAACGCGTGGTGCGCAATCTGGAGCGGGAGACTGAGGTGGCGAGTGAGCCGGTGCGTCGAGAAAACGCATCCGAGCGCTACACGGCGGAGCAGCTGCGCAACTGCGTTCAAAACTACGGCAACTACTGTATAAACAACGTATTTAACATTAACTTTTTTGCAGGCGCTGCGCCTGCAACGGCGATCGCTTTGAACCAATAAATTTTTGTACATGACAATGATCGTTTTGTTTCATTTGATGACATCTCGAGTATGGAATTGACCAATTAATAATCTTCTTTGCGCATAGCAACTGAGCGTGGCGTCTCCCGCGGAAACTCTCGATGACGCACGGATACTGAGAGTACAAAAGGGCGCGCGTGCGCAACTAATAAGTTAATCAGATCTCGCCGCCACGAGATCTAGTTTATAAGCTAATATATTTTTACCAATTACTACATTTTATAATCATGTCAATTGTTAAAAGAACTTACTCCATTAATGGAGACAAATCATTGGAAGTGCACATCTTTATATGCTCGGACAATACTCTGCTCTTTAAAGCAAAAGATGCAGCCGAAGCTGCAGGATTCAAAGATACTGATGATGCTATAAGAAATCACGTTGACGATGAAGATAAAGTCGCATGGTGTAAGGTCCCGGCGCGGCGCCGGGACCTTGTTACTCTTTCAAATTGGCAGCCGAAGACTATATTCATCAACGAGTCGGGGCTGTATTCGTTGATGTTGGCTACTAAAAAGCCGGAAGCTAGGGTCTTCAAGAGATGGGTCACTAGCGAAGTACTCCCATCCATTCGCAAAACTGGTAGCTACAACATTCGCGATAGAAATGGCACATCGCTCGCCGAGTACGATAAAAAGCTTGCGGACGCGCAGAACGAGCTAACTAAAGCACAACTGGCCGTGGCGAATTTGGAGACTCGAGTGGCAAAATATGACGGACGTATTGCGGAGCTTCAACTTGAACACCAAAAGGAGATCGCCGTGCTGAAAGAGCACGAGTTCAAGCTGCATTTGGCTCTGCGCGACATGCTTAGCAACGCAAATAACGCAACCGCCCAGTTCTTTGCGAACGCATTGCTCGCGGACGACAACATTGCAGAGAACGTCGAACTTCGCACCAAGTTGGTTAATATGCGAGATCGCGTGTCTCCGGCGTTACCCAATCGACCGGATAAACGTGAATTGGTGTCGGGGTACGAGTATGTCAACGCGGCAAATAGATCTGTGATGCGAGTGAGCCGCAACCAACGCAAAGAGATGGACAATCTAGACAACATTCGTAAAAGATACGCTCTTTTACCGCCCGGAACGCCGCCGCCGTCTAAGCGCTACCGCTGGTTGGCAAAAGCGCGCAAGGTGTTCGAGTACGAGTGCGCCAATGCCGTGACACTGTGGAATAAAGTACGCGAGGACAATCCGTATCTGTTCTACGGATTTCCATATGTGAACACCTGCAAAACGGAAATGGTACCGCTGACCGAGTCGGAGCTGCGGAAGAAGTATGCAGATGACGTGCGAATGTGTGAACGCGGTCTCAAGAGTTGTGCATTCGCAATCGCCGAGTTCGAAGCGCTTGACTTGTTGGACGCGGACGACTGTGTACGCAAATGTCTCGTCGACCCCACAAAGTCGAGTAGCCTCATCAAAGAAGCCGTCGAACGCGTGGTGCGCAATCTGGAGCGGGAGACTGAGGTGGTGAGCGAGCCGGTGCGTCGAGAAAACGCATCCGAGCGCTACACGGCGGAGCAGCTGCGCAACTGCGTTCAAAACTACGGCAACTACTGTATAAACAACGTATTTAACATTAACTTTTTTGCAGGCGCTGCGCCGGCCGCCATCTTGCAATAAATTATATTTTATTACTTTGTTTGTCAAGACAATAACCTTTAACACTAAAGATAACTCAAAATAAAACAAGGAAGTACTCGATATAAATTTGTTTTATTACCCAACAATAAATCTAACATACAGCGGCATATTTTTTGTCAAAATGCATCTCACAAAACAGTCTAAGCATTTCTAGGGTATCACTATTTCTTAACTTAAACGTTGACTTGTTTATATGCATCCTAATGACTGGTTTTAATGCCCTCACAAACAGTTTTGAGAACATGGAGCCCGACAGAGAATAGACTTCATACAACGTCAAGTGTCGTTTTTTGGTTAGTAACAGCCTACGTTGACGATTGATGTACTCGATACATCCTTGGCGCACCGTAACGGCGTCACCTTCGAACACGACGATGGTAGCGCCGAAGAACTTGTTGCGCCTTTTGCTCAACAGTGACATGGCATTGCCGAGACTGACCGTGTCCAGAGTGGCGTACTCGGGTCGATCTCTGAAGACGGTGTTACTGATGCTGTGTTCCTGGAAGTACCATGTCTCGGCGATCGTCGCTTCTCCGCTGGGTAACGTTGTCACGATGGATGCCGAACCCCTGCCCGACATTTGTGTAACACTGAACAGTTTATCGAACATCGCCCACAACTCGCGTCTTGTAATTTTCTTTTTTCGCTCCGGCACGCTACAAGTCTGCGGGGTCGTGACATTCGGTTCGACTTTAACACGACACTCATTTGTGCATTGTTGTGCAGGAGGATTGTCTTCGTAGTCGCTGTCGACTTCGATGGTTTCCGGCAGCGGTGTCACGTCTACCAGGTCTTCGTCGTCGCTGATGTACCCGCTGGTCGCAGATGACTGCATTATCTGTAAAATAGGAGTAAATTTAATATACGCAAATTTCTTCTTAACTAACTCAAACAAAATTAGAAGGTAGCGTGTACTTACCGGAGACATGGCCGTATGTGTACGTGAACAGTCCCTTTTGTTTCCTGTGCTAACACACATTTGATGAGACTTTTGAGGTAAACATCAAACTTTTGTAATCAATTTTTGTTACGTAACTGTGACACTGGCACAATTATGCTAATACACTCTAGCTTTGATGGCAGCCTAACGTAAGAAGTTGTAATTAGTTTGATGAAATCACACCGCCGGGTGATTATAATAACTTTTTGCGTGCCAGTTTCGTGCATACACGAAACTGGCTTAACACACACAAAGTACAGTATAATTTAGCAGAGTGTCAGACGTTTCAACGTGATTCTATCTTTGGGATCGGCCGCGTTCAAGTGGAAATAAACTCCTGCATATTCGCTATCCACGTCATCGGTACATTCGAGCACCGTCCAGGAGCTGGTCTCGTTACGCCAAACGTGAAGTATTAGCGTGGGTGATGTGCGTTCCCTCTCGCGTACATCAGCATCGTCACCGTTACCGTACAGCGCGTCGAACATATCGAACGAAATCTCTTTGAACGTGTTGCTGCGCATCGCATTGCTTAGTCGTTCCAATTCGTCGTCATCCACGCGGCGTGATAAGTAGTGTTTGTCGACAGAATACTGAACTATTACGGTGTTCGTGTCGTCGTGCTTAAGCGAAAGCGGCGGTCTGAAGAGGCTTACGGTTTTGGGTCGAGGCTTCAGAATGAACTTATCGATACTGGTCACTATACTGAACGGACTCTCGTCCGACGTGAAATCTGTTTCGTAGCGCAACAGCTCTGTAATGTACCTGGACTTTCGAATTTCGCTAGTTTCGTACGCACTCATTCGCCGCAAAAGCAACGACGCATTGTATACTAAGCGTCGTGCCGTATCCACGGAATCCGTCAAGACCCTATCCTGCTCCACTATGAGAAGGTTCATGTAGCTGGCGCGATCGACGACACCGGCCTCGAACAGTGAGTTTATTGTGTCGTGTAGCAGGTTGAACCGCCGTTCGTCAACCGTGAACAATTCGGACATGAGCGTTCCTTTCTTGAGTATGGTGTACGCAGTGAGGTGTAGGAGTACACGCGTGAGTTTGCTCAGATACCATGTGTACGTGCATTTTGCAGAGTGTTCTGGGTTTAACAATTCGCGCCGGTTCATGTTGTCGTGAAACGAAAACATGCTGTGGTGATGGTTGTCTATGGGTAAACTGGGCAGTGGTTCTACAGATCTAATTGTCTCCAGTTGCACGCCGTCCATACCTATGAGTCGACCCACGCCGTCTATAGTTTGAGATCGAGGAGCAGTCTTGTCGGAGTTAGCTACTGCCAAATCCCGCCAATGTGTAGATAGTTGCTTACCCTGAGACACGTAATAGATGGCGCGTAACGCATTTGCAGTGTCTATGTCTAGTTCTTCCTCGGTAGCGTCGTCAACATCGAAATAGACAAACGAGTAAACGGCCCGCATCGGTCGCGGCAACATCGCCTGATAGGTTTTTCGTATGGTGTCTGTTATGTACCAATGATTTTCAAAAAGTACGTACTCGACGTGGGGATGAGCCAACGTCGTTATTTCGGTGCCGCTGTGAACGTACAGAACCACGGACCTTTCGTGAATTTTCATGTCGTGGTAATCGGCTCCCGCGTAATGGTACGGTATGGACAGCACATCTTCGTTGTCGTTCCATGCTTGGGTGTAGTCGTCGTAGAACTTCAAACGCACGCGCTGCGATTCAGTTTTCGCGATCGACCTTACCGGTTTCACGGTACTACCGCGAACGTACAGGAACACATTGGTATCGAAATGGTACTGTAACAACTTTACTAGGCGTAACGGGTCAAAATATGAGGTGTTATCCTTGAGCCACGAGAGACGTTCGCCGGAGCTCATGTCGAACAACTCTTGACCGGCACAGGTGATGTATTCCATCATTTTGCTGCGCTCGCGCTCTAATTGTTCAGCTCCGATCACAAGCGACCTAGGGTCGGACGTGGACGATTGTAAGCAGTGTACGGCACGCATTACCGCTTCGATGGCTGCATTCGGACCAACTTGGACGGCCCCACGAACGGCAGTGGCGCCCTGCACGACATTTTCTTTGGGATAAAACGTGGCACTGTTGGTATCGGTGCTTCTGCAGTATCGCTGTACAGCCAGCATCGCCTCGACATTACCGGGACATTTACCGAAAGCCGTCAGAGGTAACACTCGCTGAGTATTATAGAATGTCTGCGAGCGAACCTCGGGTGCCAGCGAATCGTTATCACACGCATCTGTGTTCACGTTACGCTTAACTCTGTAGCAGCACGGTAGAAATGGATGCTCGTCAGAGTTACCGGCTAGCCTGTTCGCGGCCAATCCCGGATACGGTGCATCATCGTGATTACAGTAAAGATAGACGTCAGGTCTACCTCTACCGGGATTGAAAGTCATATGTTCCTTACCATCGGGCACCAGATCCACGCTTGCAACAACCGTCGGTAACTTTGCACACTGCCGAGCGTAATTGTTCACGTTGATTATGGACCTGACATCGACGTGATCCCCGTCGCGCTGTGCTTGGATGCGACGACGCACCTGTCGATGCTGGCCCGCCAACTGGCCGGGTGTGCGTTTGACACGCTTGGAATCGCGAAGCACACGCACGTTGATGTTCAGCAGTTCGTCCGTATGAAGATTTTCCGTGTAGAACTTGAGTATGTCGAGCTCCTCGCTCTTGTACTGTATCATGTGCGAGGTTATATCGTTGGCGATACCGTATAACACGTTTGTGTTCGGCGCATCATATATGCGAATCCGCGAATAAGGTGCAACTCGTGCCACGTCACGTCGCGTGCTTTCGACTGTCACGCTGAATCTTACGGTGTAATTATTGTACTCGTATATAAATCGCGGACTGGATATTGTGAAGCGTCGCCATTCCTTGGCGTGTCTCATGAGGTGTGTCTCGTCGATAAAGATGCACGTGGCCTTGTTGGTGCACTTCATGAGTGTGAAATGTTGCAAGTACTCGGTGACGAACGTTATGTCGTTCAGTACGAACGACGCTGTGTAAGTAACGCCACCACCGGCGTCGCTGACCTCGATACCGTCACCGCCCAGTCCCATCGCAGTGGTGATACTTCTGGGTACGTCCACGGTCGGAGCGTTATTGCTGAGCACGCTGATCGTATAACCCACACCCGGTGCCGGGTACACATGAGCAATGTCATAAGTCATACCCGGCGAATATATCCCGCGGCGCACCATAAACAGGGCAATGTGATTACGTTCTCGATTGTTAACTTTGGTACCGGTGCGTCGTGACATGGCAGACAACGCCGTATCGGCAGTGGGCGGGTGACGCGCATCGTACTTTAGCCACTCACCGTACTTTGCGAACACGACCAGGTCCTCGGACATGACCAGATCGTTGAACAGTATCACGGTGGGTCGTTCATCCGGCTCTGGCACGTACACAGTATATTTGCCGCGGATTGCTTCCACGTCCATGTTCGCCATTGTGGGGGCGGTGGTGTTCGACCAGTTACTGTACATGGTCACGTACATGGGAACGAGCCTCTTGTTCGCGGCAATGTTGCGAGAGTGCTCTATACATCTGTCTCGAAAGCTCCTCACTACTTCTCTGTAGTATTCGGGACCGTGTATATCGTTGCCGGTAACGTCCTGTGTGATGATGGCGTCCAGCAGGACACACGTTTGTGCATCAACATCGTCGTTCACTTCGCGATTAGAAGTGTATGCGTCGATTATGCAGTGTTCTACGAATTTAGTGTTACTCTCGGGGTCTCGATCGATCCACGACTTTACCATTTGAACGGCATCACTCAGAGACCTGGGGCCGTCGGCGTTCGACGGTGACACCATATCTCTGATATACATGTACATATCGACGGCCGAGTGTACGCCACTCCTGGGTGCATCGTCACTGACGGGAGACACGAACTCTGGAAACCACACCATTCTCGTGGTTGTGTTCAGTCGGTCGGCGATGATCATATAAATCACTTGTGGTGTATAGCTGTCGTATATGGTAAACGTTATACCGTTGACGTTTAGGACGCTGGTATTCATTTGTTATGGTACGATCGCGCTTCGATTAACTTGTTTGCGATCTACCTATAATAAACATGAAATCTCGCAGCATCATGCACAACAATATCGTCATTACGATGACAATAGTATTTTTGGCTATTCGAACACCGCCCACCAAAGCAGACGAAGTAATGGACAAACTAGTACAAATCGACAACACCGTAAAAGAGACCTGTGCGTTGACCACCGTGACCGCATCGTTGGCAACGATCAGCGAAAGCCTCGGCAACGACGAGGCTCTGTTGAAACGGGTCGTTGTCGATCCGTTGGACACCAAAGTAGAGAAAGCATTGCAGTATCAGACTCAACTGGAAGGCCTACTGGGCAGGGTTGTGGTGGTGCCCGTTCAGGACAAAATAACCGAGGTCGGTGGAGGTGTGGAAGCGATCAAATCATCGTTAACTAGCGTAGTTTTCACACCTTTATCGGAGAAACTCGACGCCATAAAATCCGACATCAACGGCAAGTGTCAACCGTGCCGCTGTAAACCCGGAGAAGTCATGGATGATAAATCGTCTACGACGGAAGAGCGTGTCGCTTTCGGTCTCACACGTACGGAATGGATATCGCTATCACTGCAAAGCATTAACTTGGGCTTCACTGTTAGTATGTTCGGAGTGATCATGCATATGATGATCCGATATTGACTAGACACCAGTGCGGTATGTCACGTATGTCTCTAGGCAAACCACCGATAATACCATCAGGCGCTCAACGGGCGCCTGATGACACTAATCGCTTCTCCTCGTTATCGTCGAATATCACTTGTAAGCGACCCAAATCGACTAGACACTTGTCGATGAAATTCGGTATCTCGTCGATGGGTATGGTGTACGGTACGTCAATTAAATCGATATTTCTACCGCGACAGATCTCGTGTTTGACGACGTCACGCGCAATTTGAGTGGTCAAATCGTTGGGGCAATTGTGAAACCGCGGTACGTACTCGTAATGTTGCCTACCATTATACTCGACCGCCAACCTCAGATCTTCGTTGTAACAGTCGAGTTCGAGCTTCGCCTTGGTATTGGGATTTATGAGCCAGTCCGGTCGCACCTTAGCGAACGGTACCCTGAACCTTCGTTCTAGATGTGCGCGACACGCAATTTCACCCTTACTTTCCCCACCTTGCCGAGCGAAGACCGGTGACGGTGGTGTCGTTGGATCCAACAATGCATCGTCTGCCGATTTACCGTACTCGGCGAGAGTATTAACGCCCTGGCGCAACGGTTGCCAAGTGCCCGAGTAACCGTTCATTCTCCGCCAAAGCGCCAGTATTATCACCAGAGCGGCAATTATCATCACACTCCATCGGTCCGTGAATACGGAATATGTGTCGTTTGTAGCTCTCTTCCAGGCCAACCATCCACCCACGAGAGCGACGATAACGAATAATATATGTTTAATTTCCATTTACCTTGTCGTTATCGGTCGACCTTTGAGCCGATTTCAACTGCTTAACGTTTAGAACGGCGCTGTGTACACACTCAGTTCGAAACGTTCAGCGCGTCAACATGGACGATCTGCTGCGCATTGTTATTGCTTTGCTTATAACGTTCAGTGTCGCGGAGAGTTCGAGAAAATTTTGTGGACCGAGAACCATACATTGGGTAGATTATACGTGTCCCGGTGTTGATACTCATCGAAATGTATCATCCTCGAATATGATCATCATCACAACGGAGAAACAACGAAACCTGCTCGCCGTTAAAAACAAATACCTGTGCACCACTTATACCTGCGCCGATGGATTACCGCCGGTGTCCCTTGGTTTCCACTGCAACGGTGAAGGAGAGACGTGTCGAGGTTTCGACAACTTTACGAACATAAATGAAAACTTTTACAAATATAGCCGTGTTGCGAACACGGCTATACTGACAACTATAGAAGATGTGCAAAAATGGTTGGATGTACAGCTGAAAGAAACGTAGACTGGTTTCGTTAATTGTATGTGTTTATTATTCTATATAACCTATCTACCTCATTAAGTTTCCTTGTTAATGTGCTAAATAAAACTCATGTTTGTGTGTGGGTGTCTTTGTATAAACGGGGCTTGAAAATAAAACCAATTGTTATTCATATTTCACGTAATTTTATTTGTACATTTGTTCCCTGTTACAGACCGAATTAAAACATATATCACAATATTCAATAGTCGGTATGTTTCTAAATATAGGAGTATATTGCAAAAACCTGACATCAACCGCGAGGCTTTTTGATATGCACAAGAACGCCAGAGTAATCTCGACGAAGGAGCAAGGTGTATTTACAGCAAAAAACAACAACAACTGCTGTCGTATATGTATTAACGAAGACGCCGCCTGACCACGTATATCACATATTTGAGAATAGTTTGGTGCGGGCATTCGAAGAACGACCCGGTCGTTCTTTAATTGTATGAATGATGTGTAATTACCGAAAGTTAGCGTCACTTTTAAACTTGCCACTATCCGTTTTGACTGCGGTCCGTTCGAGTCACGATTGTTTCTCAATATGCAGTATTCATCACTGTTCTTCATGATCACCTTGTCCAATACTTTCCCGTAATAATGGTGCGTATCGTAAGCACAACCCAAACATGGTGGTTGTAAGTTAAATTCCGATGGTCGTCGACTTTTATGTCCGTTTTCATCGTCGTTAGACGATCCGGCAGTTACCTCACATTTACTCACTACCGAATAGTACCAATTACTATGGTGCATATTTCTTGGACAGAAATATCCTCCGTTAACAATTTTCAATCGCTTGAAAACCTAATGCTAAACACCGCAACTACCCGTCACAGACAGTCGTTATCACACATTTGCCGTGTCCTTTTAACCCGGCACTCACACGTACACTCACACCGATGCAACCAAGCGTAATACGATAGTCACACTCGGGCGCAGACGGTTACGTATAAAAGTGACTATTATTATAAATGCCCACTAAATAATGATGAACATAAATTATTCCGATAAGCTCGCGTGGGTGGATTCGATCGCTCGACGTCAGCGTCGAGCGATTAATCGTACTTCTTAGTATACTGACAAATTAGCTTAATAATAGTTTCTTCCACCTGTGCGCTGCTACCCTGCGTTAATGAGTACGCATAATCGTTTGTTATGACGGAATTCTTACTACCGAGTTTATGCTTTATGCAGGACATTACTGTATTCCATGGCATTATTAATCGTCTGGGTTCCAACAGAATTCTCGTGGATGCTTGTTTCGTTTTCGTCTCAGAACTAGTTATTTTGTAGTAAGTTTCGAAAACCCCGCCGGTCACAAAACTCAAGTAGGGTCCGTTAATGTCCCAACATTTAACGACCATAACGAACGCTTCCACACCTCCCGTCGTGGCGACATTGCTCGACCCGGCGGTGTATTGGTCTCGCACCGGCCGTTCCCATCGGGGACTTGGTAGTATTTCGTCGTACTCATTGAACGAGCTGTCAGCGTGTGGTGGTGGCGGTAATGTGTTGGCGTCTGTCATCGTGCACGATGAAGATGTAGATAAGTTTGATTCACAAGTCGAACTCATAGGGGTCACACACGGCACTGGGATCCTACGAGGAACCATATAACCACCATCACAATCCGCTCTTCTCACTTCATTTTTCCGATCGTCAGTTCTGCTGCGCAACATTCTTGCCATGTACGATTTCGAATTAAGACTGTTGATTTTATTACGAAGTAACAACCCTAGAGTCATTGTTGAGCGTAACAATGGATATGTTCAGTCGCGGTCAATTGATGTACCTCGAATGTTTGTAAATTACTCTGGCATTTGTTTTTATATCGTAGCTGTGTACGTAAAAATTGATAAACAACGCCAAGAATACGATTATGTTGACCGTGGACGCAACGGTGTACGCTAATAATGCTGGATTCCTTTGACAAGTTATCATGAACGAGTTTACTGCTATCATTACGACAAACTGTGTCATCTGAGACACGGTTATCGATCTCTTCAGGCGGAAGTCGGCGGTGTACCCCAATGATGTGATCAAATAATAGCTGTATAGTATTACATGAATGGCACTGTTCAAAGATGCTAAATATAAATTTTGGTAAGCCGGCACGTGCTTCAACGATAACCAAGTCATGATCACCATGCTGGTGTGATGGTACACATGTAGTACAGATACGTGACGATCCTTCTTCAGAAGCACAAAGAACACAGTATCTACGAGATCGATCAACTTTAGTATGTAATAGTACCAGCCCAGAGTTGCAAGTTTTACAAAATACTGGGTCGTGTCGTGTGGAGATTTGCAGACATTGGTCCAAGTGAAGGCCAACATTCGGAAGTCGTTCAGAGCCGCTACTAACAACGCCAAATTTAATAATATTTGTACGGCGTTATATACCACCACCAATGGCTTTAGAAATAGCATCGGCCGTCTATGTGTCATCAGGTACGGTCTGACAAAGAATATCAGAGCCATGTATAGTAGTAGGGCCACTGACATGCATTTGAAGTCCGTAAGTGGTAGGGAATTGACGAACTTGTGGTGAAATTCGTGGTCTAACGTCAGTGTATCCACAGACAGAGACATAATATATCGATAGTTTTTAATATTCCATCACGTACGTTCAACAGCTGTTGTACTCAAATAAATCATGTGCTGTAACTGTCGACGCACAATCATGGTGCGCAAACATACAACTAATTGTCGTAAACTCTTCAATACCTTCGTGAACAAAACTAAGCTTATGCGCACGAACAAAACCTTATCCATGTTCAAACCAGACACGCCCACGGGGCGCAACACGTCCACACCGCAAAGTGGCGATGAAAATGATACATCTTCCTCCTCGGACGAGGAGGGTTTCGAATTCAATCTCCCCTCAGAACTACTCAGGCGTCGTAACGCCGCGGTCGTCAGTTTCTATAGAATAGCTTAACGTGACCAACGATATAACCATGACACTTTACGATGTCACCGAGAGCGTCCGCATGTGTCTGTACGACATGAGCGACACGAGACGTTTATGCGACAACGTCAACAGCTTGTTGACTTCGTTTCCCGGAGAACATCGGTTAGTTATCTCAAGAGACGGTACCAAGTTCTACGGCACCTTGCATACTTTGCATTTGCTGGTTTCGAGGTGCATCTGCAGTCGCGAACTGAAAGAAGCCGCTTACGCTCGATGCTCGACCACCGTTTTATCTTTTTGCAATACTTATAATGACGAGGAAAAGAGATGTATTGAAAACCTATGCTCACGTTTCGTCGGCGAGGATAACAATCATCGTAGAACTTTCGAAGAAGTGGGTGGTCATAATTTAGACATGATTGTACTCAGCTGTATGTACAGTACTTTTTTGTTCAGCACTTGGTATGCCGTAGATCACGTATTCAATCGAGCCGCGATCCACAGTCATCTGGCGGCTACCTGTCGGAATATGTTCGGACCCGTGATTGTAACGCATTGCGTTGTTTCGAATGAGAGTCTCATTGAAGATTTGCTGTCGTGGGCGCGCAGACGTGCATTAGAATTCCGCTCACAGTTACGAGCTCGTCGACGTCTTCTACTCCTAGACATTGAACAAGACGAATACGATTCTGCATATTCAGATAACTACGAAGAAGAAAACGAGGACGAAAAATAACGGTATCACGAGAAAAATCATTGTTTTACTAACATGAAAAACGATACAAAAGATTCTCTGTACAATTCTTTGCGACAACACTATCTCAGTGTTCGAAATCGTTTTCGAGAACTGTGTATCGACAGTTCAGTTAGCCGAGACGACATAGTATCTGCTACCATCTCAATTATGTTTTCCGATCGTGGATATGTCAATTTGGACGGTACCGATCCGTTTGAGGTTCCATTCGTCAGTTGGCCGAGCGAACTGTTGAGTACTGCCAGTGCTGGGTGTACGGACAGAGATCGCATTTTAGTGCGCTTCGTGAGCAGTAAAAATGAGGCCGTTCAAGTGACCAAAGAGCTTATTGACGACCCAAGACTACACTCCCTGTTCCTCATCATGGCACCCGGAACAATGGACGACTGTGTCAAGCTTCGCCATGAACTGGACCACTTATCCGAGCGTAGGGCGGAGGTCTGGCATTATAATGAGCTATCATTTCCCGCAATATATCACGATCACCAGCCACTATTTGTGCATAGTGTGGTATTACCACAGGGACCCAGCTTGAATTTACCCAAGATCTGTCGAAACGATGTGGTGGTTAGATATTTTAGACTGAGCACACCTAACGTTATTGCGGCGATAGACCACGCTACTGGTAAGCGTGAGTTGAGATCCCTCGCTTGAGTTGCTCACGTGCGATATATAAAGCTGACAGTCATGGACTCGTATAAAATGGCACACATAGCCGTGGAAGTGAGCGCTGCTTGCGCTCTCGCAATGTACACCAAAAAGTCGGTGGCCAGATTAGACAAACAAATGGTTGACATTATGACTGAGCTGAAAAACCTTCGGAAGGAAATACGTCTGCTGAAACACCAGTTTGCTCGTAACTCGTGGACAACGGTCCCGACTGCCGGAGTCTTAGAAGATTTGGAATCTGTCATAACCGATAACTACAACTCCCCAGGACTGCGTGAAGTACCAACAACTGTTTCGGAAGATCGTAACGAACTATCCACGCTACATCGAATCAATTCGAACTGCACAAAGAACCCGTTGCGGTCTAATTTAAAGAACAACAAAAAGACGGCTGCTATAAGCGTAACGCGGCTCATGGCTGGTAGCGCTGCACCCAGTTACGAATGCGCGCCACCCTCGGCTACGACATCGTCTTTAATGGTACCTCTGACACCATTGGATGATCCGGTTGCGGATATTGCAAGATTTGCAGTACCATCCGGTAAATCAAAGAATAATAAAAGGAAACGAGCTACTACGAGTTCGGAACGAACACCTTAGAATATATAAATTTTTGTCGTCACTGTCGATGCCTCATCGACAGTGGTGGAAATAAAACGATTTAATAAATTTATTGGGTTTTTATTAAACACTCGAAACTAGTCTTAAGACGTTAAAGTGCGTTATTGCTGAATATTCATGTTCCAGGGCATCCAAGTCGTCGCAATTGAGCGTCACCTCGTCACAGTCACCCACGTAACGCCGCAGTTTTGAATATTCAACAAGGGGACGTGTGTCTGTAACATTTTGCAGTTGGCGTTGGCTGCCTAAATTACTTTCGTCGCTGTGGTCCTGGTTTCCCATGCGAAGAAGAGTCGGAAAATGTTGATTGATGGACCGAGCTTCCAAGCAACTCGGCGTGTCTACGTTCCCACATCTCATTTGTCTGGCGTGATCACTAGGACACATTCTACCACCGTGATTATTCGAGTGTCTGTTCGAGCCTCGACCGCGACCTCTACGTGCATTTGGTCTATGATTCCATCTCTTTGTTGGTTGGTGTTGATTTTTGCCGTTTTCGGAATTCATATTGGATGTTATTTTACTTTTTTAATAGCTCCGTTTAGTATGAATAAATATAAGCGCGATGTTGTACGGCAATTCCAAGACCGACGTAAACGCAACAAACAAATCAACCGGCACAACCGTAGGCTACACCGGTACTACTTCGAATGCGGCCATAAAAGACGTAGACGGAGTTGCAAGCAACGGAGGTGGTAGCGTCGGTGGTACGGGTCTCGGTGGACCGTTAGGTGGTACGTCAGGAGTTAACACGTCAAACCTCAGAATGAAAACGCTCGACAGACCGACTGACAATGCAATTATGCAAAGAGCTCTGTCTCATCCCGACTGGCTCACTATTGGATCGTTCATTAAAGAAACAAATTATCCAATACCGTACTTCCAGTACAATCTCGTGTTGTCCCAACGCAACTCAGACAAAGACGTCACGATACCAAAGACTGCCACGCACTTGCTCGGCTACAAGAACAAAAAGCAGTTATGTAATGCAATTAAAGCACTCAAATTGGCACGGGGTAGCGTTTCGAAGAGCGGTGATGAGATGACTCTGAGTCGAGAGGTCGCCAAAGAGTTGTTCTACCATAGCGAAGCTGGGCGTTACTTTTTCAAGGAGAATTTTGTAAACCTCGTGGAATTGTGGTGTAAGTATACATACATGTATGTCAACAAACGATGTTACATGGATGGTGAAACCGTTGAAGTATAAATTACAGCCTTATTAAACTGCCGTCGGCTTCGACGGCAGACTTTACATCTCATTAACACGCGCATGTACTACAAGTAGCTTACCGAAGTATTACACGCGTAAGTCGACATCATATAATTATGATTAATTATGTTCAATGTTTACACAATCAGCACAAATAAAATGAGATACACACCGTACATGTTATTATTGATCATCGTGACCTTTGTTACAAAGTGTAATGGTTGGGCTCAAAATGGGCATCGAGTGTGCGCAGCTGTTGCCCGTGCTCACATAGCACCGGCGTTGCTGGATCACATCGAAAGCAATCTGCTCAAGGCGACACTCGACGAAGTGAGCAACGATCCCGACGACATTGACGTTGAAAGGAGGCACTTGCATTGGGTGAATTATGTCGACAAACCTAGTGATGGAGCGCAAAATGTGTCTTCGTATTTAACGTCCGATTGTCGAATTGACAATAGAGAATGTATCGTATCGGCAGTACACTACATTTGCGATCTTCATCAACCGTTACACGTAATTCCTACGACGTATGCGAATCAAAGCTTTGCCCGAATATTATGGTTCCACGGTTTCAATTATACCCTACATCAGGTTTGGGACGAACTTCCAGAGCAGTTGCATTTGTCTTACGAGTCGCATGCAAAATGGCTGGTTAAACACCACATTAGCCCGGAAATGTACGTGACTATGGTGAAACAGACGACAGTCGATAAGTGGATCGACACTAGGGCGGCGGCTTACGAAACAGCACGCAAACTAAACGAAAAATTAGTAAAATGTCACACCGAAAACAACAGTGAGCGGGGACGATACATCTGTAATTTGAAATTTGTTTTCAGCGCCAGGTCGACGGTAGACAGCAGCCTAGCCAGTGGTGGTGTACGGTTAGCAGGCTACTTAAAACAGTCGTTTAAAAATAAATTCGACGCTAAAATCTTGTCGTTGACACGGGCGTAGACAATATAATAAAAAATACTGCTCATCGATGATGAGCAGTACTGGCGAAATAAACATCAGAATGGGTAACTTTCACTCGAACGCCGACCATTTCCATCCCAGCGGAGCTGTGACAAAGAGGCTTTTGTGCGTCGTCTCGCTCTGTAAAGACGCCCTTGGACGAACACTGACAGAACTTGAGAAGTCCAACGTGTCGTTGCCGCGCGTCGTATTAGACAGACCTCAGAATATTGCAGACGTAGAGCGCACGATAAACGAGTGCGATGCTATCGTGTTCGTAGATCATGAAGAAACGTTAAACTGTTGCAAATACGACGATAATACACTGACTAACAGCACCATACTAGGTGCTCTCATGGGCGAATTCAGATCTTCCAAGTCGACATTGGGTGTTAATTTTATACGTACGGCAGGCTTTGATAAACACCAATTGAAACGTTTTCTAGAAAGAGCTGGCAAACGTAACGGCACCATCGAAATGGGAAGACGTCACTAATCACAAGTCCTGTATTTAAATATCATAGCCATTGTGTCTTTGTAGGTCTGCCCCACGTTTACAGATAGATCGACACCTGTACGTTTGAAAGCGTCGAATATCTTTCTACCATTCCTATTGACACCTTTGACGGATGATGTCATACAAGCTCTTACGTCACTTTGCACAGATTTGATTGTAGTGCATACGTTCACACAGTTGTTTTTAAGGGTTAACAAGGCATTTTTAGCTGATAAAATTACATCTCCGAGACCATTGGACATTGCCTTTGCCACGGCTACCGAGTATTTCACCTGTGCAGGCATCATCGGATCGACCGTTGTGGACACCTTATCTATAACACCGCCGGAAACTTTCTTCCCTTTGTCAATAGTACCTCGGATACTTCTGCGCAGGAACCCTCCACGACCGTTACCATCGCTGATTTTAGCAGTAACGATCTCGGCACTCACTTCCTCGTCTTCGCTACGTACGGTCATAATACTTTATTAAGGCGAGTACGTGAAAGCTTGCGCATAATATGATGTCGATATTGAGTACGTCAAGTAGCGCAACGCCGATCCAGCGTTTTGTCGACACGCATGTCACGCCGACATCATGTAACGGTGACTCGAACCAAACGAAGGTACTTCGCACGAAAATCTTCTACATACGCACTTTTGAGGAGTTCAGGAACGCATACGACCTGTGGTACGGTCATGAGAACAGTGGTACGCACACCGTCGAGGACATGATGAGCAGTTGCGAGTGGTACGTGAAATTATACAAAAAACTAGCTTACGCATGCGTGCGAGATAATACACTCGACGGTATTTTCTTCATCGACGAGTGTCATTACAACAATTGGTGGACAGTTCCGTCGGTGATGGATGCTATCACGGGTGAAACGATTAACTACGGAGACAGTAGGTACGAAGATACAGTTTGTCGCATGATGAACAAAATGACCGATGACAGTAACAGACTTAACCGCACCAGGTACAGGAGTGGCCAGCGACTCGCAAAACCGCAGTCGTGGTTCGCGAACGGACACATATTGAGAATGGACGATGACGCAAACAATTTAGGCGACGCTTATTTCGTGCCCCATGTTAAACAACCCTGTGGTCTGATCAGCACCACCACTTCGTCGAGTTCCACGTCGAGAATCAATTGTGCACCCGGGCGTACCGATCACGCAGTAACCGAATGGCTCGTTGAAATGCTTCAAGAAGTGTGCGTAACCAGACGCGTGGCGGACGTAGATTTTCTCGTTAACTATCGCGATCATCCCATCTGTGTCGACGCAAACGAACCGGGGAGATTTGCATACGATGCAAATTTTCGAGTCACCCACGATCGCCGAAACTGTACCCCACCTTTGAGACTCGTGGAACCGTTGAGCGTGTGCAGTGGAGTAGGATTCAGAGATCGTCCCATCCCCAATCAAGATGACTGGGAACGATTGAGGAACAGTGCAGTTGGAAGTCAGCAGATTCGTACCATACCGTGGCATATGAAGAAACCAGTTGCGGTGTTCAGAGGATCTTCTACAGGGGCGGGAATTTGCGGCGAAGCATCTTCACCGTTCGTGAACAGGCGAATGCATTTGGCGAGGATGTCCGTCGAAAATCCCAGCATGATCGACGCAGGCATAACAAAGTGGAACCTCAGACCTCGAGTTCACAACTCCACTCTAATGTATCCGTGTGTGGACCACGAACCACCACTCAAACAATCGATGACTTACGACGAGCAGAGTACGTTCAAGTATATCATTCATATGGACGGTCATGTAGCTGCGTTCCGCCTTGCCGCGGAGATGTTCACAGATTCGCTCATATTGAAATGTGACTCTAAGTGGAGTACGTGGTTCGAACACATGTTGAAACCGATGGTACACTACGTGCCGATCAAGGAAGACCTGAGCGATTTGTTAGACAAAATTAGATGGTGTCGCGATAACGACGCCGCGTGTGAGAAAATCGCTGCACAAGCGCGAGAATTCGCAGTGTGGAACCTATGTCGACGAAGCTTAATGAATCATTTGGCGCACTTGATCAACGGGTGTACGCTAATGCACGATGGTTCGGTGTACGAAACCGCGTCGGCCGTTTGCGATACCAAATCCATACACGCGACAGTGCTGTTAAAACGCAACGAAGCGATGTTGCTTAAATACAGGCGTTTAGTTTCTACCACGCCCGATTCGCGTAGCTTGCACAGATTATACCGATACCCTTTGCGTTATAGTGCGGCCACGAGCGAGGCGTACAGTATGCGTGCAATAGACACGTTCATGTACGGTTACTCTCCGGTGACTATCGACAAACACCCAGCCGTACTATGCCTACAGAGAGTGACGAATAACGTGAGCATCGTGGCTTGCGCTGACGGTCTAAGGTTTGCCGTAAAAACACACACGGTCAGCGGCGAAAGAACAGCTGATGTTTCAAGCATATTGCGAGGCGCCGCCGTTGCAGTGTCTAACATCAACATATTGAGCAGAGAGTTACCCTTGTTTCCGTACACTATTGGCGTTATGTACAGGGGCGTCGATGGTGGAAATACGTTCAAGATTGAAGTGTACACGGAGTATATCAAATGTGGCACCTCATTTTATGAATTTATATCCGGTCTGGACAGTGTTCGCCCTAGCACTTCGAACAGAACAGTCGTACAGAATAGCGATAGAGGACTCTTTGATTTAGTAATAGACGTTTGTACCCAAGTGTACGTCGGCTTGCGAGTAGCTGACGAACGTCATGGCTTCAGACATAACGGCCTCTCTGATTTGAGCAACATTCTTGTGCGACGTCTAGAGGAACCGACAATTTTTACAGTTCACACTCGCGTCTTTGGCTCGTTGGCCTTTAACACCACCACGGTTGCAACTATATTGAATTACGATCGCGCCGACTGTAGTAGCGCTCGTGTGGGAAGTAAAAACATATCATACGACTGGGGCAGTTTTTTGGAAGCTGTTGTGAGCAGGTGCGCCGAGTGTCTAACCGTTGAGAATGGTCGTAGTATTACACGAATAGATATTGAGAACGGGGTTAAAACTCGCATACTGAGTCTGATCGAAGCTGCGGGAGGACTAGATAACAACCAGTACGACGCGTTACCGGCGGAAATGTTAATCGGAGGCGACCCGATCACAACTATCGACAACTACGCCACAAGTTTACATGCCAACGGTGTACCGTGGATGGATGCCACATTCGAGCAGAACAGTATCATTGGCTTGAGGCGTACGTGTGAAATGTTCCTATCGTTGAGCGCTGTCATTAAAATGGCACACGAATGTGAAGCACCGGACAGGATCACCATAACTCTTTTGGCCATTTACAACCAGTACAAGAAAGAGTCTAAGGTTTTGAAATTTCCGTTTAGGAATTTGGCCGGCATGGACGCTCACACATACGCCGCACTGGCTCACTGTCTCGGAACTCCTCCATTGATGCGAATCGTGGGACTGGACCAATCGTCGTGTTAAACGCGACGATTGTATTAGAAACTATAGCAATATATTAATCATGCCTTCAGTCTTGCTGCTCATTTAGGTGCTAATAGACCGCGTGAGGTTTCACTTATCAGAAGTCCTCTCGGTCCTGTAGTTGTAGTTGTCTAACAAATACTTTGGATTGTACTGTTTGTGGTAGTTCCACCGCCTGGCGGCCTCTTTCATTATATCTCTGCACGATATGTTGGGAAATTCTTTGGTCAATACCGGCACTTGATCCTTGTAGAATAGATTGTATGCAGTTGGCTGAATGGGGCGCTTCCTTCTGTTCTTGATGCGCATAGTTCGCTTCAGGATCATATTCAAAGCGCGCTGTTTCGAGAGCGATAGCCACTCGTTGATGTGTTCGGAGTCTGAGAACACCGATGTGACCAATGAATTTATTTGATGAACACCGTCGAGTGCGGTCATTGTGTTGTTGGAATTAGATTTTGCAATCATGATACTCTTTTACTGTAATAGATGCGAAAATTTAAAAATTCTGTAGTAGAAGTAGTAAAAAAGTCAATGTGATAGTATGATCGTATATTATGTAGTTGTTTGTGATCGTATTCCTATCCTAGTTCCTAATATTATGTATCAAAAGACTAAACTGTGTAAAATGTACTACCTCTGTTGTTGTGATTGTTTAAATAATATATTTTATATTTTTGTGTAACTAATAAAGAAAACTTTACGTACTATATTCCGTGTTTTTTTCGTTACCCCATTCACGCAAACATACTCCAATCTACCGATGATAAATAGAAGAAGTTATGACTAATATTGCAACGGCTCCCGTTATGACGACCGGAGATTTGCTGCCGATGTTCGTGGGTAGAGATAGTATTCTACAGCCGGACACTTTGGCAAAAAGTGTAACATCATTCGCCGCGTTTACCGATAACGATCACGAACCCCCACCAAAAGTCGCGACGTATCCACCGCCGACATCGAACGATGAATCGGCCAGTCACGAGCGTCGAATAGTTCTGGAGAAGCTCCGCCAATACTTGTGCGAAGAAATCGAAATTAGGCGCCGCCTGTACAAACGCAACGACACCGTACTATCGGTTTTAACTTGGTTGGGCATTTTCATGGCCCTCGCCTATGCTCTATGTCACACCCTGCTAGCGAGCAGTGTCATCTTGAGTAGTATAAGTCTGGTGGTGACCACTAGTCTTGCAACTATGTGGAAAATAAGTAATATACTATCACCAAAAGGGAGGTGCCATTTTCAAATTTACTCCTTAAGTGTCATGGTGAACGACAAGTTTAACAGCAAACTGTCACGCTTTTTCGAAGATAAAATCATAACTCACGAGGAGTACGTTAATCTCGAAGCGGATTTCGAATCATACAAAAAGACTAGAGCTCTAATTCGCAACTCGAAACTTAATACGCCGTCCGCAACGATGATGATGGACGTCATGTAATCAAAACATTCGACGGCATCGCCGACTATTAGTCGGCGATGTCATACCTCGGTAATATTGTTATGGTACTTCGTTACATCTTTTTAGGGTGTCACATTTAGAACACATCTTCTGAATGTTATTCTTGACAAATCTATACCCGAAATGATACATAACAAACATCAGCTCGCTTCCGGCAAATACCCCATCGCCACACGTCGGTTCTATCGGTACAATTACAAAGTGGCATCGCTTATCGTCGTAATATTTCCTGGAAGCAGTTCCGAAGGCTGTATTGGACGAGCACAGACACACCGCTTCGCAGTCGGGCCACATTTGAAGTGCGATATGCACCGGAAAGTTATCACTATAGTAGCCATCCATCACAAATCTACTACCCAGTCGCATGGGTGATGCCAGCGAGCAGGATGCACTGACGGCGGTGGTGATACTCAATTCGGGTGTGGTCGACGACGACATGATATACGGCTCGAAACTTAACATCTCCGTTGCGACTATGGTAAGGTTTCGTCCCGTTCTCTCATAGAATTGCGCGAACGTCGTGTCGCGGCTGTGTCCTAGCTCCTCTAAAAAATCCCCAAACTCTTCTATAAACTTGGTTACGCCGAATAATGCTAACATGTTAAATAGCGTCATTACCGACGCACCCACCGTGACTCTGTGAGGGTTAACGAGTTTAGTCACGGAACGCTTCAACTTAGATTCTAGGGCGTCGCTACAGACTCCTAATCGTTTGCGTTGCCTTACGATACGCTTTAGCACACTAAGTGGTGTCGCACCAGCGCAGAATAGCGCACATAACGCCGCTCCGCAACTAGTTCCGGCGTAGTTCTGAACGTCCCGTAGATCCATCGCATCAACGGCGCCAACGAAATACAACGCTTTGAAACCACCTCCGCTTATTACCAGCGTCTTGCAGTTTTTAAAGTTGAAGTCGCCGCTTATTACGTCTTTGTACTTATTTCGCATTATAACTCTACGATCCATATCCTAGTTGTTTTGTGTCGTCGTACAATCACGGTTGTATATATTTACAAGAGGCCATGACGGCATCAAGCAGTTGTTCCCAAGAAGTCGACTAGCGAATTTGATTGTCACCAAAGTTTATATGTACTAATAAGGGCATACAAATCATTAAAATCATGTCGAATCTGAAGCGCACAGCACCGAGCATTAAGCGTTCCCTTAAACGGATCAAACAGCACGACTACGATTACAAGTGTAAATATTACCAAGAAGCGCACTTGTATCACGTTAAATTTAGAGAAATGTATCGCGAGTTACCAGTATGGGAGATTGGCCTGCACAATTTTGCTAAATGCGCAGGCCGCTTAAACGATGTCGTGACGACATTATCGAAGATCATCACAAGATTGGATTGGTGTCACACGAAGATGTATAATCGAGATCATCACGAAGTACTTCGCGTCCTCATCGGTCTGGTGTTGAAAGCATCTTCGGCTACATCATGCGGCTTCATATCACGCGACGACTACAGTGCATGGTTAATGGTGGAATTGTTCATTGAAAACACTTGGCGAGGGTATGCGTGTATATCGAATAAAAAATTTGCAAACTACGAGACAAAACATCGTTTTCACGAAGATATATCGCCGTACGGCGTTGACGGCGATGACGGAGACTACGACGCATCGTTGGAACACAGCACCGTTCGAATCTTCAGTAGCGACGACTTTAGAGTGGTAGTCGATATAGACATAAAACGCGGAGTGACAATGATCGGTACGATCAACACGACATCCGTGTTGAAAGACGATAAGACTGACACGGTGGCGCTAAAGCTACCGGTATGTGGTAACGTGATGCATTTTGTGAACGAACATTTGAACATGATGGCTACGGCGCTATGTCATAAATATCCCAGAGACATCGTAAGGGATTTCTTGCCAAACGATTACGACGGTGATGAAGACGATTTTGATAGCTTAGTAGAGTGTTATAAAATATTTGTACATTCTTTACAAGGGTATTGTGAACGCACCAAGAAGTTTAGTATAAGTTTTATATGAGTAATAAATATATTGAACACTGTAATCCATTTTATTTATCAGATTTTTAAGGTCAAAGGTTAAGGATTTATAAAGCGACTTAGTAATTATAACGTATTATTCGACCATTTGTTTTATTTCATAACACACGCATCGATCCCTTGCAAAATGTCTCTTATGAAAAAAACTTGTAACATTGGCGGAGTCACCGTAGAAGTTTGGATTGTGGAAGTTGAAAAGGACAAGTTTATGTATGGTGGACATGGTATTGCCGAGTTTTTGGTTTATACTAAACCACGCAACGCTTTACAACAGCACGTAAAACCACGATGGAAAACAAATTGGCAAAACATTAAGGAGGCCCTAAAACAAGGCCCCCTTGTAACATCACGAGATGACGCTCAAATTCCACCAAATTGGCAGCCCAATACAGTTTTTATAAGCGAGGCGGGAGTGTACGCTCTGATTTTCAAATCAACGCTGCCTGCTGCTGAGGATTTTCAGAGTTGGTTGTTCGAGGAGGTGTTACCTCAATTGACGAAGACCGGAAAGTATTCTATTCAAAACGATCATCAACCAACATCAACTGAAGTTGCAAAATATGACAAAAAGTGGCAAATGCGCAGATGGAAGCCATAAAATTAAAACTAGAACTGTCTGAAGCCCATACTACGATAGCTAAATGTGATACAACCATTATTGAAGACTATAATTTTTATATTACGATAACGATTACGATGGTAATGAGGATGACTTCGATAGCTTAGTAGAGTATCTTAAAATATTTGTACATTCGTTACAATGGTATTGTGACCGTACCAGAAAGTTTGGTATACAATTCGTATGATTAATAAAACTATTACGCCTATGATGCGTTTCATTTATCAGATTTTTAAGGTCAAAGGTTAAGTATTTATGAAGCGGTAAATAGTGCAAAAAGTGTCATTGTGCAAAACAATATCGCTTACAAAACATCTTATTTCGAATAATACGATTTTTTTAAAAGATAATGTCTTTGAAACGATTTGAATTTCCAATGAGTTGTAGCGCTGGTAAATTCAACTTTGAGTGCTGGGGTGTCGTATTACCCCCCGATGGAGTGGCAGTCAAGCTGAAAGAATTGGCAGTATTTTTGGGCTACGAAGATGTTAAAAAATCATATAAATTAATACCGGATGAATGGAAAATTACTTGGAGAAATCTTGAAGTTAAGTTGGGGCCATCGAGGCCCCAACTATTGACGTCATCGGAGATACCTTCAAATTGGCATCCCGAGACGTTGTTTGTGCTTGAACCCGGAGTATACATCTTATTGGCTCGTTCTAACAAGCCCATGGCAAAGCAGATGATGAGATTCGTGTACGAGACTATTTTACCAACTATCCGCAGGACCGGGAAATTTGACATTAAAAATCATAACGGTGACAAATCTGTGGAGCTTTACGACAGTAATGTTGCTGAAATGAAAGTTAAACTACTGGAGGAGCGTTTAGAGCATCAATCAATTGTGGCTAAGTATGACACACGAGTTGCTGAGTTAAATCAAACTATAGCTAATAATAACACTACTGTTTCTGAATTACAACGCAACTACGAACACCAAATTGCAGAGTACAAGGAGCGCGAATACAAGATGCAGCTACAGATGAAAGATATGGCGAACGCAGCAAACTCCGTAATATATATCTCTTAAAGGGTTAAAGGTTACGAGTTTCTAAAACAAGGTCGTAATTAAAAATTATCATTCAACTTAGTGTATTATTTCATAACGCACGTATTGAGTCTCTGCAAAATGTCTCTCGTAAAAAAATCGTGCAACATTGGAGGAGTCACCGTAGAAGTTTGGATTGTGGAAGTTGAAAAGGACAAGTTTATGTATGGCGGACATGGTATTGCCGAGTTTTTGGGTTACACTAATCCAAGAAAAGCGGTAAGAGATCATGTAAAACTAAAATGGCGCCAAAATTGGGAAGAAATTTCAAGAGGAACGAATCGTTCCTCTTGTGCGACGTCATGTGAACAAACAGTAAACTGGCACCCACACACAGTGTTTATCAGTGAAGCGGGTGTTTACGCACTGATAATGAGATCAAAGCTTCCTGCAGCCGAGGAGTTTCAGCGTTGGCTATTTGAAGAGGTGCTTCCAGAATTGAGAAGAAGCGGCAAGTACTCTCTTCAAAACAATCAACAAACGACATCAAATGAAATTGCAAATTATGATAAGAAATTGGCAGATGCGCATATGGAAGCCATGAAATTAAAACTAGAACTATCTGAAGCCCATACTACGATAGCTAAATGTGATACAACCATCGCAAATTTCAACACTACAATATCGGAAATGAAGCGCAACTACGAACAACAAATGTCCGAGTACAAGGAGCGCGAATACAAGATGCAGCTACAGATGAAAGATATGGCAAACGCAGCCAACATGACCATGACTCAGTTCGCCGTCAACGCTTTGTTGGCCAAAGACAACATCGAAGAAAACCAGCAGATGCGTCAGACTTTAACCAATGTGAGTGGTAGAGTGGTGCCCGAGATGAAGGAGCAACCGCACAAAGAGGAGTACATCACGGGCTACGAGCGTATGGTGAATGGCAAGCGTCGCATTCGCATGTGTCGCAGCCAGTTGCACGAGATCGAGCAGCAGGACAAGGCGTTCCAGCGGTACCGCGAGTCGCCCGAGAACAAACGTTCCAAAGTGTGCAATTCAAAGAGGTACGCTTGGCTGCGAGACTCGGAAAAGTTTCTGCAGTTAAAGTGCCCCAATCCTGTGATGGTTTGGTTGAAGGTGCGCACCGATCGACCGCATGTGTTTTACGGTTTACGCTACACCAATAAATTGAAGACGGAAATGGAGGTGTTGGACGAACAGGAGTTACGTGCCAAGTACCGAGCAGACACAGAAATGAGCAAACGTAACAAGAACATTCACTCCAAGCTGATTGAAGAATTCCAATCACTAAAGTTGGTCGATGAAGACGATTGCGTTTTGAGATGTCTCACTCCAAGCGTGGAAGCAAAGGAACGTATCAACGCTATCGTGGAGGGTATCGTAAGTGACATGACGAAGGAACTGGCACCGGCCACTCCGCAACGTAGCCACGCTAACGCCGGAGACACTTATACTGCAGAACAATTGGTTAACACTATGAACAACTGTCAGAACTATTTCGTGAAAAATGTATTCAACATTAACTACTTTGCCGGGGCACCGGCGCTGGAAAATAGCTGAATAACAACAAAGTTATTTATTCAAGAATATGTTTTTATTGTAATAAATTTTTCGTACATAACTATACATGATTTATTTCACCACCTAAAGCCGCTGCATTTTCAGCACATACCGTTACGAGTTCGAGATTTATGTTTGTTAACTGTTCCTGCATGTTGTACATTCTTCGCATGCATTCTTCGTAGAGACGTTTGTAAACATCACCCATACATGAAGGCGTTCCGCAAACGGTACCGTCGGTCACCAGTCGCTTCATAGCGGCGTACACGCCAAGTGTTCGTTTGGAACACATTACTTGTTCTTCTTTAATCGGCTCGGTCAGAAGCAATCCGTCGCACGATCGTACGCGACTCAAAGCCACGTAAAGTTGGCCGGCGCAAAATATTTCACTCGGATTCACTACTAAGCGGTCGTAAGTGGAACCCTGAACTTTATGTATAGTCACAGACCAACCGTACGTTAGCGGATAGCCAACTATGCATTGCCTGGTCGATCTCGAGGCGAAGTCACTCGCTACCGTGTAACGATACGACTGCGGTTGTACAACGATCACCGTATTGTCTTTCACCATTTTCACCGTAATCGAAATCACATCACCGGTACCGTTGAACGTGTCGCACTGTATCGACACTACTTTACAGATGTCACCGTTACACCAAGGTCCTCCCGATAGTCCGTTTGCTGTAAACATGAGAGTCGCGCCCGGGAAAACGGACAATTCTTTCGGTACAATGCGTTCGACTTCATATCGTGTGTAGTAATCCTTGTCGGAATCACTGGCACAATCCATACTAGATTCGTGTCGTCTCACCGTGCGATATGCGTTCTTCAAATCGTTTACGCTCACGAGACGTTTCGCGATGGTCAGATTGTTTCGTTCCGCGAATATGTTCTTCGCAACCACCACGGTAGTGTTGTTGTCCAACAGCTCTTTGTCGACTTCAGATGACGTCTTCACACACTTTTCGTTAATTGCGTTCACAACGGTTTTGTCACCTATCCGAAGTCGACTCATTAAATTATCATACTGCTTGTCGTTACCGTGTCGCACGCTCGTAGTTAGCGCTACGAGTTTAAAGTACTTCCACGACTGGGCCATGTACACTTCTCGGTCTTGTACCGGCGAAAGTTGCAGTAAATCACCGAAACCAACAACGAATACGCCACCGAACGGTGCTCGACAATCGCGCAACGTTGTTAGTTTTTGTTCGATGGTATCCAAAAGCGTGTCGCTAAGCATTGAAACTTCGTCCACGATGAGCACTTCGTATGGGAACATGTCTATGTCGCACACAAACGATCCCGAATCTCCGGATCTGATTCTTCGAATCTTAAATGTCGAGTGTAACGTTTTACCGGACACGAGTTGTGCGGCTACCGCCTGGGTGGCCGTAACGGCTACTCGTACACCGTGGCTTTCAAAGTACTTGCGCAGTTGATGAAGCAGAAAACTCTTTCCCGTACCACCACCGCCGCTCACAAAAATGGGACATCGCTGCACGTCGACAACGTTACGCTTAAATGTGGTTATTATTCCCTCGTATGCCGATTTCTGACTGTCGGTCCAAGTCGAGTTGTCTACACTCATTTTTGCGGCGGTGTTCACTTTGTAGCAAATTACTGACACACACAGTTTCACTTGTTTTGAGTAGCATCAATTTTTTCAAGCTCCGATGAGGACTAATAAAGAGAATGTTCAACAAGTGGGCTAGGAAGAAACAAACGTCCTCGTCGCAGCAGCGTCCGAACGACCTCCTGTACCCACTCAGTTATGGAGCCGTGGACGAGACTGTGGTTTTAAAGAGCGTAGAGTCACTAAAATATGCAGATATACCCGTCTGGGAACAGGGTGTCGAAGACGAACCGACCTCGGAAACAAACGATACGTTGAATTGCGACGTTATAAGCGATCAGCCACGCGTGGTGGGCGTTACGTACAAACAAACTACAACATCCCGCTCACCGTCAAAGTGTTCTCCGTACTCGACGGCGTCGTCATGCCATCCGTCTGAAAGTACGGACACTGACGGCTCTTCGTCGGCATGTTACGTCGTTAACGAAGAGGAAGACGAGGATAACCGCGAGTCATCGGCGGCCGCATCCGTGGACGACTTGACATGTACGAATGCGAATATCGAACGTTCTGCGACAAATACTGACTTAAAACACAGTTGTACCGATATAGTAAATGTTTTTAATGAGAAGGAGTTGGAGATTGGTATCGATGAGCGGTCGCGCAGCAGTTTGTTTGCGGAATCTGACTATGGGTCGCAAGAACAGTCGGAGACGACGCATCTTGAACAATGTGGCAATGAGAATAGTGCTTCGAACGAGCACTGCGACGGTGGATCTGCTGATAAAGGGAGTGCGGAGGATAACGTTACTGTAAGCGTGTCGCTCAGCATCGGCGGACTTGCTTTCCGGAGATTAATTGCTGCCGTCGGTGGTATAGTGATAGCGCTGGGAGTATTATTAAAACGTCAAATTCAATATCGATAGTGCTAATTACACGGTGACGACACAATGACTACGTACCTTGACGAAGACGAACGGGTGCTGTTCGATATGTTACAGAGTTTGGTGTTTCTCGTGTACTTTGTCGCCAATTTCCTGGTGGCGATAGCATACTTGACGGGAGACGTTTATTTCGACCCTAAACTGGACTACTTCTTGCACAGATTCAGTGCACCGGGTCGAATTAGTCTGCCCGTTTGTGTGATGCTTATGATTCTAGGATCGCCCATAGTGTGCATATATGTCATAAGAATTTTATGGCAAATGATCATAGAACCATGTCCGATGGGAATAGGCTGCGATCGTACCGAGTGCCCAGTGTGTTTACGTGTGAGATCAAAGTTTTTACAATCCGTGTGTTTGATGTGTGATCACTATATATGTAGAACTTGCATTCAAATGTTGTGCTACACACAACCGTCGACAGCTTGTTGTCCACTTTGTCGTGAATTAATATACAGAAGAGAATGTAGTGTGGACTCAAATATTATTATATTGTAGTTGTGACAGTGAAATAAATAAAAAACTTTGTTAAACAAGTACATGGTTTTATTACATTCTGAAGTTCTTTTGGTACGTTTACATGATGAGATCAAACACGCCGAGATGAAGCATCGCGTAGTCGCGATGCTTCGCACAACTTATACGCAGCCACCACGTCACTTGTTTTATAGGGTGAAGCTGCTCTACGGTAGAAACATCGCCACGTCGAGATCACGCATTGTTCATTGGTACGAATCCAATGAGACCCGAACTGTTGTGTCTGTACTCTCTCCAATTGATGACCTCAAGTGTCCACTTCTTAACGTCGTCCATGCAAGCACCGCGCGTTCTGCGGCGGTCGTTTACCATCGTGCATAATTTTTCGTAGCTCAGCAAATCGTTGTTTTCGATGTCGTACGTAAATTTGCATTCAAGCAGTTCGAATATTGGGTTCTGTTTCATTTTATGATGCTTCAACAGCTCTCGGACCCTCTCGGGCATGCGGAGACCCTGACTCACATCGGACCCTGAAATTCGATTCCGACTAGCGCGCTCGTTGTCGATGTAAATTTTTAATAATAACGATGCAAAACCTTCCAAATGCTTGTCTGCAATCACCGTACTATCGATGTCGGTACGACTGAGTTGAACGTGTTTTCTGTCAACGCCGTGCGGTAGAAATCCGTCAAGTTCCGTAGTGAAATACGAATCAAAAGGAATTATGTGAAAACGTTTCCACGCGGCTTCGTCTGGTTCACGCAACGACGGCAAATCGTTACATACAATTATGGGAATGAACTGGGCTTTGATCGGCTCCATCTCTGCAGATTTCATATACAGATCTCTGGCCATGAAGGTATCGTTACCGGATAGCAATTTAGCCTGTCCAACGTTAATGTCATCGGAGCCAGCGATCTCGTCCGTCACCGCCAGACGTACACCCTGCAGTTTACACATGTCGGGATTCACACTACCCACGTCCATTTTGTTGCTAATCAGTACCGATTTCGATAGTTTCACGAGCAGAGGTCCCAACAGACACTCAAACATGCGTATGAGAACGGATTTTCCGTTGTTACCCACACCGGTCCAGACCATGTATTGCTTGAAAATGTTTGAACCTCTGAATATCTGCGCCACGGAAAGCAGAAAATACTCTTTCACTTCTGGATCCGGGAAGAGACTTGTGAAAAAGTCGTTGACAAACTTTCGCACTTCGTCCGTTAATTCGTCATACGGTACATAGTTGCAATTCAGGCAACGGCTAATCATATCCTCGGGCGTGCCTTTACGCAATGTCAGCGTATCGCGACAAAACACCATGTCTTTAAATGCTATTATGTTATCGTTATCATCCATTTTCGTGGATTTGTATGCTCCAGCATCGTGAGTGTTTAAAGCTCTAACCTGAGTGATTACACCGCTCTGAGGTGCGCTGTTCTTGCATTTCCTACGGACCGACAGGAACTTACGTTTGGCAACGGTCACCACGCTCGGACCCCGTCCACCGTTGGAATCTTCGTCGCCATAAGGCACAGCGCCCATACCGGATTCGGCAAGCCTTTCGAGGTACTCCGAGACCTGTTCTTCTAACTTATCGTACCAAATGGGCAACTCCCTGCGTATCAATGCTTCATCGTTTCGTACGGGTTTCCAAATGTTACCGTTGAATTGATACATCACTTTACCGACCATCGTAACGCATCTACCCCAATCACGTACGAACATGCTCGCAATATCGAAGTCGGTATCGTCCATTTGCGTGAGTTCGTTATCGCTAATTTGAACTCCCGGTGGCAAGTCACCATCGCCGCCGCCACCGATACCCGGTAGTCTTTGCGAATTAGACGAGTTGAGTCGATTGTGGAGATAGTCATCGTATTCATCGTCGTCATCGTATTCATCCGAGTCAGATTCGTCGTAGTCGTCGTTTCGGTACCTCCTTCGAACGGCAGAGGCTTTTGCGACGACACCACTGTTATCAGCCGTAGTGATATCGGTCTGTCGTTTGCGAGCAATTGAAGTTTTGCGCGACACCGCCGTCGGCTCAGCAGATCGAGTAGTCGCTTTCACCGCCGCCTTTGCTTTTCTTCGTATACGCGCCAACTCTTTGCGATGCGATTCCGCAAGTATACGATAAGCGTCCGCGTTGTCTGACTTGGCATCGTAAAATATGGAAGCATATGTGACTCGACGACCGCTTGGTGTATTTGCAGAATCGCGCAGCCACATGCTACGGATTTCTTCCGGATCGCATTGCTTCCAACGCATGCTGAAATTCTGAAAGCATTCGAAAGCTTCGTCGGATTTCATGTATCCCTTCTGCACGGTATCCTTGAGAGCCCAAAATACTCGCATCCAAGTATTACGCTCGGCCGAGCGTTGCTCGGATAATAGTCGGACGCAACTCTTAATGTGTCGACTGAATTGTTCGGCTTCTTCAGAGTTGAGCGGCTCAGTACATACTACGGATGGCGGTACGCCCGCCGGACCGTTCACAGTGGCCGCCACGGGCGTAACGACCGCGGGGATGGTGGACGGTCTGTAGAATCGTTTAGAGTTTATGATCGACATTCTTACGCTCAAATAGTAGGTCCAAGTAGTTATCCATGTGATTTCACAATCACGTGTCTGCCAGGTGGCGGACATTTCGGCTTCGGGCGTCATGAATAAATCCCTGAAGCGTTCCGTGGCGACCGGATCTCGAATTCTGGAGAGAACTTGTAACGGTGAAACGGGTTCGGGGGCTCCTGTATTGTCACAAAAGTACGCACCGCTAAGTTTGTAAGATCGTGAAGTGCCATCCTTACTGCTACCGTACATAAGCCACGGCTTACCACCACACGGATCGACACAACTAGAAATCGGCACACCACACACGAATAGTTTATCTTTCAGTATACCAGCAACAGTTTCGGTTATGGCGGCGGCGGTGCTCCTGTCGCACCAAAGATCCGGACAGTGGAGATGAAAACCGTGCTTAACGTTCTGATCGCTAATACGCGGAGGCTTTTCCAGAGTGAGAATAGTGAAACACACACCATTATCTTCGGTAGAGACATTCTGACGAACTGCATTACATACGACACCCACAACACCGGCTAGTTCCCTCGCCGTGTACAATGGTTTCACCGGCACGGGGGTGGCCGTCACCGGAGCTTTGATGTCAAAATCAAAACGCAGCGGAGATCGCTCGGTTGGTATTTCAGCTATATTAGCGATCCCATCCACTGCAGCCAATGCATAATGCGACAAGAACGTATACTGTTGCACATGATCTAGTGAGTATTTACCAGATTGTATGCAAACTTCTCCATCAGGTCGCGGAAGCGCAACGACGTTAGTTGTATTATCACAGGTGGATGCCTTCAGGGATTTCTTTAGAGACATGACGTTTTAGAGATCACAGACAAATATAACACTCATTCAATGGCACACTCTAAATTTTCGCATACATAAAGACTAATGATCAATTTCTAAAAGGCTTCAGTCACAATCGGCTCCAGGTTAGGTATTACAAAGAAATATGGTCATGGACCTGTCGGTAAATATTAGTCCTTACTACTGAACGGATTGTTATGAAATGATAGACTTTGTGCTTCTCTCCCGCTTTTATTGGTAGCATATAATACAAAAATCAATTACACTACAGACGAACGACATGGTCGAACATCCCATCGTCACATTGGTGGACGGTAACAATCATGGGCTGCTTGGTCGTGTTTAAAACGCTTTTCACTACATCTAGGGAACACTTTGCCGAATCGGCATCTAAGTTCGAGAAACATTCGTCCAAACACAAGGGTGCCTGTTTCGAACACACGCGGAACATTGCCACTTTCAGAGCGAGATTCACTCTGGCCGCTTCACCGGTGCTCAACGATTCGAATTTGCAATCGTTTCCGTTCACAGTGACGCCCAGTAACATTTTACCATCTTTCGACGTTGTACACTCCGTCACGTAGGCCGATATGTAGCCGTCTTGGAACATCTCCGCGAGCATCGTTGCCATCAACGCGTTCACAGTATTTACGGTCTGGCGTACCGAAGTCAGCTTAGCGTCGTTAATGAGGGCGAGTAGTGCCGAAACACCTTGCAAATTGAATGTAACCGAACGCATTTTGTACTGTAGTCTGTTCAATTCGTTGTGTATACGTTCGCGGCTCGCCATGTGACTTTTGTACGCATTCATAGCGACCTCGTTCATGTCCCAATCGTGTATCTCGTTGGCGACAACCGTTGCGCGTTCCATTTCCAAGACTGAGCTTTTGTAGCGCTTCTCCTGTTCCGACGCGACTTCCATAACGCGAACAATCTCATCGTCCAGTTGCCGTATATCATTCGATAAGTCTTCTATGCGCCTGGTTGTAGAATCTATGTTGCTCAGTATGTTCTGACGTTCTTCCAATATGGCCAATTCGGTAAGCAGCGTGGAATGCTTTACATTCAAACTGTCCAAGCGCGCCTGCTCAGACGCACACTGCGAGTAAACTTCGTCGCGCTTCCTCAGGTACGCCTTGAGGCGACAGCTGCTCTCTCTCAACGTGTCGTCTGACGATCGTATCGTCTCGCGCGCGGCATAAACGCGTCTCATTATATTGGGGTCGGGTAGTTGATGTAGAGCGTGATTAGCCACAGCCAACTCGATGTAAGATGCGTCTCGTCTACATAGAGCTGCGTAAGCGGTGATCAGTAAGCGAATCGTATCGATCCTTTCGCGTTCCTCGATCAAGGCGCTAGTTATCGACGCAAATTCAATGTCTAATTTATCGTATCGCTCGTACGCCTCGTGTAGTTCGACCACTAAATTGTCGTTGTTCGCATCACCGTTCACGACTCTTTTCAACACCGTTACTGTATCGTGAATTAAGGACGTTGTCAATTCCAACTTTGGAGCCCTTACATCCTGGCAACTGATTTCATCGACCGTTTGATCGACGCACATCTGAGCGGCATTTCTGAGACAATCTTCAGCTAGTTGCTTTATGGTATCTCTATCGTATTTGACATGCGGCAGGTTGGCACATGTGAAGTTCTGCTTAGCGGTGTCTAATTGTGTCTTGGCACTGTGTAAGGACGCTTTAACGTATTGCAGTCTACCACGCAATCCTTTTTCGCTGTCTTCGTACTCCTTCAGTGCGCACTCGTAGTTACTGTAATTGAAATGCCCATCGTAGTCACCGTTGGGCATTCGTACGTTCTTCAGACATTCGTTGGGTATCTGAGACAACTGACGATCGCATTGAGCGATCGTGGATTTAAGATTTGAAATAGCGGAACGCAGTTTAGTGATTTGCTCTTCCGTGTAATTAATATCACATTCGTTGTACGAGTCATCGCATGACTGCGAACCGTGGATGCGATCGGGCCGTATGCCCAAATTGTACAAATCGTCACGGGCCATCGTACGTTTATGCGTAGCAACATCGATTTGTTGCCTCAGGCTTGCGATATTCGTCCACGCGTTCTCGATTGCATTCAAGTGATCGTTCAGCTTGGATTTTGACTCGGAGTGATCTGTCTCTAAACTGCCAAGTTCCTGTGTTAATTCCGTTAAAAGTTGCTCCGAGACATGTTCAGCAGTACCCGTTATTTGCATAAGAGTCGTTCTCTCTTCATCTCGAATAGTGGTGGCGGAACGTAGCTCTTGTTGTAGAGCACACTTTTTAAAGTTCATCAGCGATAACCCATCGCGAGTGCTGCGATACAAATCCTCGAGTTTCTTAGTATGTGCCGACACAGTTCGTACGTCGATCGCGACCGGTCTGGGAGTTGTGTTCTCTCGTGACGGTCGCGGTACATCGGGTAGTTGTTTCAGTATTTTATCGTAGCCTTCGATCTCCCCGCCGAGTCGCTGTAGTTCGGCTCTCTGTATCTTGCCGTAGTCTCGCACACCCTTCACGTACACATCGTACTCATCGCAGCCGCTCATTTTGGAGATGACATCTCTCAGTGGGTCCGATAGTTTGAACCCAAAAATTCGGCGTAGCACCTGCTCACATTCTTGCTCTTGCAGATGAGTGCCCGTTTCGATGAATGTGCACGATACGGTGTTGGGTCGTCTGGTGCGTTTCACTCGAATGCCGGCATGTTCCAGAGTCACCGAAGTCGTTTTAGTCTTTGGGTTTTCGTAGTTGCCTGCGGCGGTGTGACACGTAGAATTGTATAGAACAAACTCGATAGCGTCCAGTATGGTTGTCTTACCAGTGCCGGACGGTGCCGACAAAAGAGTGACCCCAGTGTCGGCAAAATTTATTTCGGTGCGCGTTCCGAAAATTCGAAAATTTTCTAGGACGAGCTTCATTTCGCTGCCGCTGATACTAACGTACTGAGCGATTCGAGCGATAGACGACTCGTCTTATTACATCCAGCTCTTATCGGAATTGATTGGTAAACATAATTCGCGCATTAATTAGCGAGCAACACCGTATAAGTTGACACTCGCACAATGAATATACTCAGTGAAGAAGTGCAGGCGGCGAAGCGTCGAGCGTACTGGGAATCGGACGTATCATATCCCACCAAGAAAACTCGTATCGTACTGGAAAACAACAGGACTGACATAGTAAACATGAGCTGCGTATCTTCGAAGAAATCTCGCGTGCGCACCACTGGCTATCAGCAACTATATGCTGAACTAAAGTTCTACAAGAAGACGCTACAGTTTCACGCGTCTCTAGTTTGTGACTCGGCGCAGGGAAGATGTGGTTTCATGAAGCGGCTCTCAAGACCACCCGGCATCGATAGTGACCCGAACAAGAACTCTCACGGCGACAGCGCTTACGATTCATCGTATGGCAGTTCGGAAGCACAGCTATCGCAAGCCGCACATCATATGTATCCGAACGCACGCGACGTTATCACTAGAACCAACGGTGACACGGCGTTCTTTAAGTTTAGTGTGAAAAGCGAAACACACACGATGGGGTTTTACGAGTGGCTCGTTTCGAAATCTATGATGTTGCGATGTTCGTTTATACCTAATTTTATGAGGCCGTACACGTACACGAAAAATACACTGGTCATAAATCACTTTCGAGACTCAGACGACGACCCCGCCAGCGGTAGCTCCGATGAGAACGGATCCGGCGAATGTGGTGGCGATTATGTGGACGAGAGTTCTCTGCGTTCGTGCAGATACCCCGGCCCGGGTAGAAAGTTACGAATTAAACGTAAAAGAATCGATATAAATCGCGATGACGACGATTATCTAGTTACAGACATTAATCCATTCGAGGTGAACACGGAGAACGCACGAGCTTCAGATAGTGACATTACGGTGAGCGACGTGGGTGTGTTCGAGGTGATCGACGGTGTTAGCTTACGATCCGCAAAACTTACAGAAAATGAACTGAGCTCTGTTACGTACCAACTGTGCATGGCGCTTCTGATGGCGCAAGAAGTCAACGGATTCGTACACAACGACCTACACTGGAAGAATGTGTTGCTGACTAAGTGCGATCCTAATCTACACATATCTTACGTATATCGTCGCATGGACGGTACCAGGAGCATATTTAAACGCACCATACCGACACACGGATACATACCGGTTATAATCGACTACGGATTTGCATATTGTAACGAACTTGCTCACGAACAACACAATCCAGAGGTGTTGTACGCCGATCATATCGGCTATGTGACTTACGAAACCGACAAAGTAGTCGATATACTGCGAACCCTGCTGGAGTACAACAGCCTCTGCAGACTTCCCGCGGATCTCATGTGTCGCATAAAATCGTGTATAAAGCAGAACGGAAGAATTAGAGTGGGCGAAAACAGCGCTTGGCATAATTTTGAAACCAGATTAACCAGGCTCATGCAGAGTTGCGGCGTTTACAACTTTCGCCGCAGGGGTTACCTTCTGGCCGCCATTAAGAGGTGTATCAGACTACCTCTCGACTCGAAAAATGTCAAACTAATACGAGACGACCCCAGTTTAAATTACGAACTCAGCGGATGCGTGAGCTCCCTCGTGATGGCTCTGAAGCACGTCGATTGTCCGACTATAGCTACGTTCGTAGGCTTCATCCGAGACTGTTCGGACACGGTGCGCGTACGTGATCCTCGCACAGCTTCGCACATTCTCCGTCAGCGATATGCACACATGGTGACACCGGGTTATGATGTTGACTTGGCAATCTACAGTGTATGTGTGGCTTTCAATAACGTTAACTACCACAGCACCAGAGATCTGGAAGCCAACGCGAGTCTACTGCGTACACGTCGACAAGCTCTATGGAAACGCATCGGTACCGGTGAAGATCTATTCATGGCTGCGGAAAGTTCACTGTTTAAATCGTGCACGTCCCAGGGTCGATCTACCAGGATTAATGATCCGGTGCTCGTCATAGACTCCGCTAGAAGACAGAACAGATTCAGTGCCATAAAGCCCTTCACTAAAAATTTTCAATGACCGTACATGTAACGACAGTGAATCTGTCCCATTAAATACGGTCGTATGTATACGACCGTACTTTGGCTACGCTCTCTTTGTATAATGTATATTTGTTGATAAAATTATTAAATTTGTTTGATTTTATGATGAAATGTATTTTTATGGACTAATTGCCACCACCAATTAATCTGGTCTCAAGATAACCTTACGATCTCAATTAGTTGAGTATTCTAAAGGTTATCTTCGAGTGTCAGGTTTTTATCGTAACATACTACTTCTACTACATTGCCAATAGTTAAACTACTTTTATTTACGAGAGTCTGCTCGCCGTACTAGCGGTAGTGTGTCTCACTAAGGTAGCGCTTCGTTCTGTTACCCGATCATAAATATCGATACACACGCTCAGCATACATCACAGACACGACTGGTACCTGACGTTGTTATTTATATATGCAGTGGGGTTGTTCAACGGTTAATATAAAATGCAAAATCATAATAGTTGTAATAGACCGCGTTTATTTACAAAAATATACACTCTGAGAGTACATCGATATATTTCGATTCAGTTGACGATGTCGGTGAGCATCGGAAAGTGCAGCTCGGCGAGTCACAGTGACAGTACCTTGCCATTTCAAAAACATCTTCTCTTTCGTGATAGTAGCCCCAGCGAGAAAAGTGTCTGAGTAGTAATCCACATTCGGACGCATTCGTCCAGGGCTCGGAAAACATCAAATCTTTTACCGCACCGCTGTTTGAAGAACCGCTATGATGGTACCAACCCTTTACCAATTCCAATATACCGTTTGACGTGATAAATGTAGATGCAGGCCGAACCTCTAGGTCGTGGGGTTCGAAGCGAACGTGATCACGCAGCGAGGAGTATGTTGTTAGGTCGTCGACAGGTATGAATCGGTGCAAGGTTTCATCGCTCCAATGTTCGTAGAGAACATCGGCAAAGAAATCAGCGTGGTAAAATATACATGCTTCTTCGTCGACAATAGTGAAGACTCTCGAAGGTATGTTCGTAAATACAACTGACATGTACGACATTATCTTAGAAATAATTAAAGTCAAGATATATATTAAAAATCAAACTTTAATGATGATTACACTCACTTATATACTAATAATTACAACGGTTTAATGGAAGATGCAGCACTGCTTATGGTAAATGTAACATTGAAAGTGCCAACTATACGATCGCGACTACACTCGATATTCTCGTAATGCCTTGACGACTTCTGGCCGGTTTCAAAAAAGACCGCCTTATCGAGATCATCATGTAGACCGTCCACTTCATCGTACGATTCCGAGCGCGCACTGTCTGCCACTAGACGTGTCGTTCGCTTTGGTACGTATGCGTCGTAGATAGTAATCTTGATTAAAGGCTGTTGCTCTTCAAGTCGTGTCAACACGTCACCGGTTGGATTGTTTCTACGCACGACGTTTGCCATAGAATCGACAAATAGTAGATTTGGTATCTTCTGGTTTTTGTCAAAGAATCCGTCGAACGTAACGCCGCGTCGTCTGTTCATAGCGACCAGGGAGCACTCCATCTTGCCGCATGCGAAGTCGACAATCATCGGTCTTGTATCTGTACTATTTGCGCGTACTTTAATCGAAACCGAGACTGGTACATCGGCACTCGATGCTGGCACTTCAACGTGTAAATTGGAACTAAGTTTTACGTAGTCTTCACATCTAGATATTAAACTTAACGGACCGGTGACACCACCGTGAGCTTCGAAAATAAAACGAATATCCTCCATCTTCACTCTGGAACGGTTGACGATAGTATGACCTACGACCGATTGTATTGCCCCGTTTTATACGATTCGTCGCTCTTCGGTCACATCCTCTGGGTAAGTGGTGTGACGAATAACGCCGGGTGTATGGACGACATCATTGTGATCTTGATCAATGCGCATCAGGAGGCGACCGTATTGGTTTTGTGGTACTCTATACATGTAATCGAACGAGTCTACTCGAGTACACATATTACTGCGATCACTTGTAAACATACATTCGTATTTGATGTATGTCAGGCCGAATTCATCGCTGACACATGAGCTAGGTTCCTCCGTAAATACCACGGTTAGTCCTAGTACGGCGTGCAATTTGAAGTGTTGTTCCCTACCGCTGGCGACCGAAGTGCAACTTATTCCACCCGGAACAATCCTATTGGTGTACACGTAGTTTACCCGCCCATCTTCACATTTTACTCTAATATCCACGGCCCTACCAACGACACCGTCGAAACCGCTGTCAAAATGCACACCGATCACGTCACCAACATCCAAGGGGTTCACGTCCGACTTCTTCGGCGAGTAGTTGTCCACGAGCGGCGAACCGTCGTAATCGAAAACTGATACTCTGGCATTACTAACCATGATGTACTCAACTCACTCGATGGAGCTCCGATGTACAATGAGAAGACGTCAGCGAGTCATGATAATAATAATTATACATAAATATATTGCGTAAACGTATGTGAGTGTAATGCCTATCGACGTCGCGCCAAACATGAGTAATCATATTAATATTTAACGCGACGTCGTTGCGAAACATCGCCGGGTGATCACGGAAACCTAGCACAGAACAACACGGCGTAGCTGTCTCTGGTGCAATTTTTTTTCACGATTTGCTCGGCCCGCGCCTTCACCTCCGGTAACACTTTTGTGTAAACATATGTTGAAAATCTTCTAGCGACGACTCGATTCGAGCGCCCCATTAGGAAGTGAAATCCCAATTCGTTTACGAATTTAGTGGTCTTCTTCCACCGCGGTCGAACGATGGTCGCTTCATCTATGCTGATGTTGTGATAGGTTTCCGTTAAACGCTCCCATGTGTACGCCCAATCTCCGGGAACGAAATTCATGAGAACGCCCGGTCGGCGATATCCGCTCTGTGCGAGGAATTCACTTGTCTTTAGGAACAGATCACCTTTCGACGTGACTATGCACCAACATTCGAAATTGTAAGCTTCTTCATCAGATTCCAGTGGTGTGACCGAGAAAAGACTAGAGTAGCTCATTTTGCGTTTTAAACCGTTCATGGTACACACTCACTTTACACGATGCTATAGAAACGACTGTCGCTCGAAACGAACACAAAAGACTTTTAATGTCCAGTTCGTTATTAATATTCGTGTGACCAGTCCCATTACAGGCATAACGTTCACTCGTAAATCTTAGTTGTACCATGTAGTTTTGAATTTACACTTTAGATAGTTGTATTCGATGTGGTTAACGTTTCGCATGCAAATTTGTACGAATAGGTCAAGGAAAACGTCGACATTCACGATATATACCACGGATATTTATTCTAATGTTTTCATCATGTTGAAAACTCACTCCCATCCCGATAACACATGTGACCTATGGTTACGAAACCGGTGTTTCAGTCAAGTGGGGATAGTGTTGTGGTACGTTATATAGCTCAGAAACGTTCCAGTCGCCCGTTACAACATATCATGGATCGGTACGCAAAGTATTACGTTAAGTCGCGCCAAGTCATACCATACGGTGCTCAGAACTGGAGTGCCCAAACGTTGCCTCATATACATCGACCATTAGCTGCAGAGTGGGCCGAGGCTAAATCCTACCAGAGTTATAGGCTGGTGTTTTTTGAAAATTTCATCAACAACTTTCTGGCTAACCAGTCCGGTGACGAAGATAGAGATATATTGATGTTGTGCACGGAAATAATATGGGGCAGCATGATCGAAGCTTGCGGTACCGCAACTTGCGATGAGTACACCGCATGGTTGCTCGGAGAGCTCACGCTCAACGGTGAGCACGGCTCGTATGCCATACTCTGCGCCATGTCAAGACACTCCAAACGGCGTGGATGCGGACACAAGAGCATTCTAAAAATGGATTGCACTGATCGCATCGTACTGGATGCGATGTACGGTGAAACATTGTACGGGCGTGAAAAAGTTCGTCAAGTGAATTCACAAATAATCTTCGGAGACTCAACCAACGCTTCCGTCGACTATTCCGTAGACTTGGATACGGTGAGATCGTTACCGCTTAACACAAACGATGAACTGAAACTACATGCGAGTCTGAAGTACTATCGCGATTACTTTAGAGATCACATGCGAGACTTGATAACACAAAACATGCCCGTTGGTGGTGTTGCCGACGCTACCGACATTGAAATTTGTTGTAATATGTTTATTAGTATTTTAAGTAATAAAATTAAATTTAATTGACTTCCTGTGTACGAGTTTCATTTGTTGATCATACGGTCGCGAAACATCGCGACCGTAATAAACTGCCGTTACTCATCGTATTACGAACTAACGATACACTCATATGTATCGTAATACGTCATCACTACCCAAACAAATCGGTGGTTTTCCGACTTGCTTTATGTCGAGAAGTCTGAGATCTCCGTTCACTTTCAGACCCAGGTGTTTCATTGTCACGTTCATACCGTGAAAGTTACCAGTTGGACCAACAAAACTGTCCAACTTCACATAAACTCCGTCGGAGTCGGTGTAAGCGTAGCGACGATCGTGTACCACATCCTCCTTGGGAATGACGAGGGTGTGTAATTGTCCGTTGAGTCTGTACGATAGTCTGTACGTAGCCGTTTCAGAGTGGTAGAGCGCCGTCGGTAAGTCGGCAGTTGCGAATGCCGCGACAATGCTTTTGAGATACTCGTAATAGTACAGACATATCTGTTCCATGTCCAGATACATTAGTCCGGCGTAATATACGAGCGTCATTCTATCGAACTGCATCAAAATACAAATGCTTATCGCAGTTAATGCGTATGTGAGGTAACAGGCACACTGAAAAATGTCAAAGTACATGGTGGTTGTGTACTCGTTGTATATTTTATGTTGCGACTCATGTGCTCAACTACGTATATCTATCGTGTAGGTCTCTCTGTAGTTGCTTAAGACCAGTATCTGTGGGAGCATCGGCGTCCTGCGCATGATACGCAACCACCGGTATGCACCTGTGTGGTTGCGTGATGTAAACGTCGGGCAAATCGTCGATTATGATCGCGTCGTCGCGTTCTATGATAACGTCGGCTCCCCACAAATCCCAGAGTGCGTTGAGGTTTTTCACACCGCCCACTTCTTCGCCGGCGGTTCGTGTCTCATCGCTGCTGAGGAACATTTCGAGTCGTCTATTTGGATGTTTACGCAAAATCAACTCGGCAGTTATCACTGCGGCGTAGTCTTTGCTCGCCGCCGTCCAAACACCAACGCGAAAGTTTTCAAAGAGATAACTTAGAAACTCGTCGAGATGTGGTCGTTTATACACTTCGTAATCGGAAAATATTACGGCCGGTACGAACCCGTTGACGTTTCGAGCCATCTCGCTCTCGGCCGAATCGAGACGGAGCGAACATATGAGCGTGTTATCTAGGTCGAGGAAAACAGTGGGCTTGGAACGGATCGCGGGCTCTGGTTTCGCAAACATATTTTACAAATGTCCAACGAGCACAGTATAAAACATGATAGGAATACTCGTGTTGATTGCCTTATACGTAATTCGCAGTGTTGTCATTGTAATAGACTATGTGTTGATCTGATCGTAAGCGCACTGCGCCGCGATTTTCTTCTTGTCAGCACGATCTCGGGCCGCCATTCTATACTCCAAACAGCCGAAACGGAATTTTGGCGTCTCATTGGGCGGCGGTGCCATAGCCCAGTATATATTATTATACCAAGATCCTTTGCCGCCTTGATAGTCAATATACAAACATCGGTGATCTACCGATGTTACTTGAGAAAAAACTTGGTAGAACGTTTCCTTGTTAGGAAAATCATCGGCAAACTCCCACAGTCGCTTCCGTACATCATGGTTACCCGTGCCAAATAAAAAAATACCGTCGAGACACGTGCGCAGAGTGAGAGGAAGGTCTTTAGGATATTGTACGCCTACCATATATAACATTTTGTAGTGGCGACCGTTTTTAAATAGATCTTCCTGGATTTTAGTCGTAAAGTTTTTCTTGTTAGTTGAACAATCGTCTATTACGAGTAGAGCCCATGGATTGGCGCAACGTTTCTTCGCCTCCAACTGACGCTGTTTGAAATTTTCCAAAGCCATCTGATCACAATCGTTATAAATATATGTATCGGGTACTACTTCCGAATAAAATCCGTTGCTACCCTCAGTGCCGCTCATCACCACTGCCACCGGTATCATTTTACGTTTGGTGTACATTATGTAGCGCATCATTACCGACTTTCCCGTACCGGGTTTACCAACAAAAGCAATCTTACTACCGCCTTTGTTGCGATCCATGTACGAATCCTCTCGAGGTGATATCAAATTGGGATGAAATTGCGGAATAATAAGTGAGTCATCTATCATCCTGCCCGGTTCGGGCAATGGACTACACTCAATGCGTATAGGCGACGATGCAGCCTCGGACGGTGAACTACCGACTACGGGTGTTGTGACTTTTGTGCACGAATATTCAGTAACGGGTTCGGCGTTATCGACATTCGCAACAATCGGTTCTTGTGTTGATACCTGCCTCGTTGCCGAAGGCGTATTCAGCAACGTGTAATGTTCGCGAGCCTCGGGTGTGGGACTCCTTTCTACACGATATAGGGAGGATACATCAATGAAAGACATTATATTTCTCGATTTATAGGTGTGACTTTATTATTCAACGTAAAAACAAAACAAACTGGCAACGGTCGATATCGATACCGACCGTTAAGTTTCAGCAGGGATATACACGTACACTGTTACTATTACGACTGTTTATCTTCGGTGCGCATCTCTTCGTCGCTCTCTTCGAGGTAAACGAGCCGCGAAGATGCAGCGACGCTTTTTCTCCTCCCTCCAACACCCAGGGCTCGTGACTTCGCAGATGGACTGTTGGTAGTCTCTCGCGACTTGATCCCGCACTCGATCGCCAACGCTTTCAATTCCTCCTCGGTTGCCGTGATGAGTTTCAACGAGGTGCCTACCATTGTGAAGGCTCCGTGAATATTGAAACATTGCCTTGTTTGTTGACCCTTGTTGATGTTTGGTTTCTTTTTGGGATCTTCAGCTAACATTTTTGCGGTAGCTTCCTCATATTGTTTCTCCAGTATAGGGGTACATATATCTCTGTTGCGTTTTAAAATGGCATCCTTTATCATCTTCTTCGTTTTATCAGGATTATCTTCGTTGGTGGGTATGGAGCAGACTTTGGTATACGACGCCAGATCCTCTTGCAATTGTGGAGTTTTTCTGAACAATCGATATTTAGTCGGATCTGAGTTGAGTCGGAATAGCATAAGTTTCTGGGGACCCGGAGTTAAATCGCACTTTATTGCCTCGGAATTGCATTTACCGACGAGCTGTACGGTGTTAACGCTCAACGGAACGTTGGTTGTAGTCGTCGCGTGCGGTGCCACTGTGGGGCATTCAACGTTCACGTTTTCCACTGTCGAAGCGGCCGATGAACTAGCAACGGCGGCAGCGTTGATGGGACTTATTACAACCGGCGTTGACTGATGTATCGGTAAACCTCCTGATAAGTTGGAGATCGTGTTGTTCGCCTGTGTCAGCATGTAATTTTGAAATTCAACTTTAGTCTGCAATACTAAATTCTCGATGCCAGCCACTCGCAAATTAAACGCGTTAATAACGTTCTCCACGCTTTCCAAACGCGTTATAATATCACTAATGTCACAATCATCGGCGCGTCTAGCTAATTTAGAGGGCACCTCGTCGTCGAACATCACTCGGTTTGCAACGGTTACGGTTTTGCGTCGTTTGTTTACGCGCGAAGCGAGAGGATTCGTTGTGGTCTTGTGTTGTACCGGCGCCGAATCATCGACGACGCTCTTCTTTTGAAGTACTAGACTTGCGCGATCGCCGTCCGATGTCACGACTGCGACGGCGTCGTCTTCCTCAACTGGATTTTCGAGTACGACTTCGTTACCATCGTCACCGCTGCGCCCGCGTACATCTGTTGAGTGACTAGGCGGAGTAACGGGAGAGTGCTGTTTCCTCTTCCCGTCGCAACCGCTTGAGGTGTTATTGTTAAAAGTCACATACGACGACAGAGCATCTGTTACCGCCGACGAAATGGCGTTATTCCTATCGTCGTGTGGCGATTTTACTTGGCCCGCTATCGTACCGATTAACGGTGTAGCACCGAACAAGCCGGCGGTCGCGGTTGCGGTCTTGGCAAATTCATCCAAGCTTTGAATCGTCGAATTCGATTCGTTCTCCGTTACGTTGTTAGTGTAGCGGTTGATGCTCTTTTTAGGCGGTGTCGGGTGTCGTACAGGCACTTGCTGTTGGTGGTGTTGACCGTAGGCGACCATCGTGGACGAGTTTCCTTGTCTGACTGACGTTTCGTAGCCGAGTTGCGTAGAATTCATGTCGTAGTACATCGATATGGAGGTGGAGGTGGACGCAGTGGTGGGCGGTGTCGACAGGTACATGTGTCGAGAAGCAGCCGGCGCACCGAGTGTAACTTCGTGATCCTGGGTAAAGTTGTTATGCCGTTGCGAGTGAAAGCCTAGATCGTCGTGACCGACCCCGAATAGTTGTTCGTCCGACATAGTGAAATATTGACGCGGTTTTATTGCGAACTCAGACAGTAGTGCTACCGTGCTCGGAGTATGTGTGATACTGATCAATTTTTGCGTTAAGCGTCGTACCGACTTTTGCTACGAGTACTGCCATTAATCGTTGAGAGCTGTGGCGTCAAGCGCTCTTATCAGCGATGGAATCGAACGAGATGGAGATATATTTCTCATATGCTCTGTGCGCACGCGTCGCACTCTGTCCATTAACCGTTCCAGTCCGGCTTGGGTTCGTAAGGCACTACTTAAAAGTGCGTCAACTCTACACCCGAACTCGTCCACTTTGTCCGAGTAATAAGTTAAAAGTTCACCATATTCAATATTACTGCAATTAGGTTTAGCCATTTACTTAGACCGTTTTCTACGAATTAATTCCATACACGCGCGCACAGACACCAAAGCGGTTAATGCCGTTACCATCGTAGGTACGATCGCATGCATTCTTACTACAGACGTTGGGGGATCAACAACGAGCGCACGTCTATCGGGCGGTATTACTACGTCGAAGCCACAATTTAAATCGTCTATAAGCATACTCTTTTGGACGAACCATTCGCGTAGCCACCGGTCGTAGGACTTTTTATCGACACCGTTGAACGCAATATCGAGGCGGCGCATGTACACACGCACCGCCTTTGGAACGATCGTAGGCGAAGGCTCGACGTCGCGTTGGTACGAATACATTAACGTTACATCGACTACGGCATCGCATTGTTCGCCGAGTGTGTTCATTATTAACTCGAAACCGCGCGTGCGAGGTGGTAACACAGATGTATATTTTAAAGCTTCATCGGTCGTTGAACTATCTCTCATAACGCTGTCTGTACTACCACCCAATGTGGGTTTTGCTTGTCGATGCTGTTTCAGCAAGATTTTACCTTGCGTACCAGTTAGTAGCTTTCCCTCTGGGAATAACACAACGCAATATTCACTCAAGTCTCGTATGCGCAATGCCTCGTGAACCAACGTTACGTTATCCGTGTTAATGTCTTGCTCGATCACAATGAAGCCCGCGGCGCGCATACACGCGTTGAGGAAGTGACCCACTCCCGCTTTACCGCTTCGGTGTCGTTTCGCACAAAATATCACGTTACGTCGCCGGAGCTTCATGAGACACACCCATACAATCAACCAATCAAAGTAGTTCACATGATTCGAAATTATCACCACTCGTTTGCGATTCAATATCGCAGGATCGTACATCAGTCTGATTCCGCCCGTCATACCTAACGAACGCAGACAACAACACATCGCGTTCAGCCACAGCGTAATCGCACTGTTCACACCGGGCACTTTGAATAAACGTGCAGTGAGCGTGGCAGGTGCCAAGACCGCACTAGTCACCATAGTGAATACTGTATTGTATAAGCGAAGTAAACGCATATCGTTTTACATGGCGGATTCCGACAGATACTACAGTAAGCTTCCTTGCTTCGCCAAATACGTATTCGAAGAGTCGTGCCTTCTATCGATCATCGAAAATCCCGAGGTAGTTGATGGTGCCCTACAATGTCGCCGGTGTAAATCTAGAAAAATTTACGCCTTTGCTCGTCAGGTGCGCGGCGGAGACGAACCGATGACCGTGTTCGCCGTATGTAGTGGATGCGGTAAAAAATGGAAAGAGTGAACTGAATAAAACAACTAATAATTACAATATAATGGTGTTTTACTTTATTTCCTATCAATTCATATGCTTAAATTTTCGAAAATCGGAGTTATGAAAGTCATACCGCTGTCGTGGTTAACGATTGTGCTTCTAACGTGCTCCCAGTCGGTGTTTTGAGCTCTGTACTCGTCAATTGACAACGAGCCGCCGAATTCCTTAAGAGTTTCTCTCGGGGCTGCGGGCTTCAGTCCCACCGTGACGTGTGGTTTAGTTGCGGCATAAAACGAGTTAATCATTGACACGCTGTTCGAGAATATCGGATCATCTTTAGCTTTTTCCATTGCCCACGATAGAACGCATGGTAGTCCACAGAACGCGCCCACATATTCGACACTCGCCTTTGAATCCGCTTCCCTATCTCTGAGAGTGGCGCACTCGTTGAATCTGTAACCGTTCTTAATGTGATACCTCTGTGGTGATTTGAAACGCACCGGACATGTGTACACGCAGGTCTCTGTCAGCGGGCGTGTATCCCACCAGCACATCTTTGATGCGGTACTATCTATGATTATGGATAAACCGTTGGCGGAGCCGTGGCTGGGTGTAGTAATGCTGGCACACATAGACGACATTACTTCACAGTGTCTAACTTACATCTGGCAAATATAAACTTAATATTTTGTTACCATGACTTACGTAACTTTAAGCAGAATCGGTTTTATTTCGCAAATACTACCGCGCGTCGTTGTCGCACCCGAAAAAGTCTACGAGTTTATCTCTAGAGACAGTCGCCTGACTTCCGATAAGAAGAGTGTTGAAGACGATATAATCGAATTACGTGTTAAACGTACGGCCACCGACACTAATCCTTACGAGACGAAAATTATGTATGCACCCCTGTCAAAAATATTCGAGCAAGCTGGATGTAGACTCGGTAATGTTTCAGGTGTAATCACTAGAACAAGTAATAAACCTCTAATATTCGAGTGTATTTTGGACCAGCCCGAAAAAGGGTGGGTGCCTGTTAACGGCTCTGATTTATTCGAATTTACATGTAAGTTTCTAACGAATGAAATAAAAGCTGACGGTGCTGCCATTCGTACGTACAAGCATTTGAACCCGCAATGGGCCGCGGATGTGCCCATTTTGAAAATGCCAGGTTTGCCTCTTCATGCAAAGTTAACTTTCAACGGTACATCTAAAACTATTGCATTTACGAAAGTGGCACAATTACCATCGTCATCGTCTTCAGATGGTAGCTGGACTACGACGATTCTCTTCTTGGGAGCTATAGTAATGTTAGGCGTTTGGATGTACAAGCAGCAAAGCCCTTAGTCCTGAAATGTAAAACGTAACATACGCTATGGATGATATGATATACAACACCGACATAAGCCTCCCGCCCGGTAGCGATATAGTGACGACGGCATCGTCGCCTAATCAACAACAATTGCCCGTGATGTGGGACTGGTCAAGTATTATATCGAATAGCGAAACCCAAATTATTCGTCGCAAGAAGGCACTCATCGTTAAACCAATGAACCAATTCAGATGCGGTTCGTGCTGGGCATTTTCCGCGTCGACTATGCTGAGTGACACTTTAGTCATCAGCGGACTAGTTGAAGACGCGAAAGACGTTCATGTTTCGGTGACGACTCTCATGAAGCAGGCTGTGAGCAGCTCCGGTTGCGGTGGTGGTAGTACTTACAGATTGTTGGAACGCATCAAACCACACCCAGTCAGTTTCACTTCGGGTGGCAAATGCACCGAATACGACTGGTGCGAGAAAAACGACCAGTGTCGCACTAACACGTCGCAACTACACTTTGACACGCACGAGAGCAAAGCACAATATTTGGACTCGCTGATACCGATACCTCAATGTGTTGAAGCTGTACCCTTTAAAATATTAACGGTCGATGCGGTGTCCGTACCGATAGATCGGAGTTCTGTAATACCCACGAATGCAACGACGAACGCTTACAACGCGGTAAAGACCCATATTCTTAACAGGGGCACGGTCTGTGCCAGCATGGTGATTTACGATAATTTTACAGACGGTTTATTCACCACGGTTAACGGTGGCGTGTATCAAGAGCGCATCGACTACAAGGAAACCATAAGAAATAGAAAGCTGACTTTTTTCAAGAAAAGCATATCGGACGACTTGATACGTGGCACGCACAGCGTTGTGATCGTCGGATGGGGTACGCATACCGTTTTTGACATGAACGGAAATCTTAAACCTATACCATACTGGAAGTGTAGGAACTCGTGGGGTGAGCACTGGGGTGATGGTGGCTACTTTAAAATTGCCCAGTACCCTATAAACACCAAAGTTGCGCTCATCATGTCGATCGATGCCGTAATTCGTAATGTACCTAGTAAAGTCGGCGGTGCATATTTCGTCACTGTACGCAAGGTGGACATGCCTCCGTTATCATACACGATAGAAGAAGGTACTATGAAAAGCGAAGCACTCGACCAACCATCAAGTGGAGCTAACGCAAAGGTGGCTGTAGGTCTTCTATTGGGATTGGTATTGGTTTACATTTTGCTTTCGGGGCTGTCGGACGACGATAAACAACAAAAGGCATAGTGCCTCGGTACATTTCACCCCTGGCAACTTCTATGAGCATTTCCGTGCTACCGACTTTTAGTTGTGGTAAATATTTAACATCGAGTACACCGTTTAGTCTGGTAAACTGCTGCAAATGTTCCGCACGCAATGCGATAGCTCTGGCCCTTTCAAATTTGGTCAAGCGTGATTGTAAGTGTAAAACGGTTTCGCCCGTGTGTAATTCATTCTGACGCTCGTACATGTGTATGGGTGGCGCTACGGCTTCATCGTCTTCCGTATCGCAAGCTTCATCAAGAGACATATCGTCCGCGTCGACGTTTTCCGATTCGTCTTCGTAATAACTATTCACGTCTGACTCATTGTCGTATTCATCTTCGTCGTCATCCTCGTCGTCCTCGAAGCGATCATCGTCTTCATCTTGATCATCGTCTTCATCGTATTCTTCCATATCCACGTCATCGTCGATAAAATCCGAAGCATGTGCATTGTCACCATCATCATTATCACTTTTTACAGAAAAATCGACGTTCAATTTGCGTGATTTGCGTCTAGACTCCGCCATGGTCGCGTGGCGTTTGAGACTGACCACCGTTACAGTAAATGATGGACCACGTATTTACGCTAACACCCTCCGACGTTACAGTTCGAAGAGGGATACTGTCAATCCGTAGAATAGACCATGTACCATCGGCCGTAGTAAAATTTTACTCACCATCGTGCGGCGCTTGCGAACATGTAAAGTCCCCGTACGCGAATGCGGCCCGACGATACGCTTCCGACTCGCTGATGTATTTTGAATGCGATCTGTCGATTCGCGGCTCCGAAGAACTAGTGCGTGCATCGCTTAAAACTAATACGCCTCTGGAAGGCGTGCCCGAGTTTGTGCTATTTCATTATGGAAATGCTGTCAAGACACTCGACAGAAACTATGTTCTCAACGAACCCCCCGCTCGATTTTTCCCAGCCGAAACTCACGTAGAAGTTAAGCTACAGCTGTCCGATTGGAATGATAACGTAACAACCGTCAAAAAATCTAAAACAATGCCGTACGCAAAGTCTTACAGTGCGTACCGAACACTTGGAGATATGTAAACAGAGCCGTTCAATGAGCACGTAACAGTCTCGGGCCCGGCACACCGGGCCCGAATCTTCAGTCTGCGCATACCAATTGTTCAAAATGGGTGTTTCAGTTCGTGTAATTTTACAGTCATTAGTGGTATTGTTTCGATATGATTCGTTGTTAAACTGTATATTGATGGTGCTACCGTGTGAGGAACTAAAACCTCTGGGACCGCTCAATCTACTGCAACATCTACCCAAATTAGGCGAAGTGCCCGTGCTCGAAGACGCCTATTTTCTGGATGCCCGCGGTCACGTCGTCCGCTATGAGAGAGTGTTGCGAGAATTCCGACCCGCATTGGAGTGGATTCGTTTACCACCAATCGACGGAATCGAGTGTGCTCTAACGGACGATGTGGACTTTGTAACTAAACAGTGCGTGGCCGCCTGCGAAATAAGCGAAGACTCGGACGCAGCGCGTGTTCTTAGTTTCTACGATGTGCAGATTAAAAGTTTTATCGATTCGAATCCGGTTACGAACGCAGTGTCCGTGATTGTTCAGTTCGGTAACGCCTGTCGCATTTTGATGATGGACCTAAGGTACATGGTCGGTGGCGAAACCGAAACAACGCACGACGGGCATACAATCATCGAAGCATCTCCAGATTGGTACACACATCACCTGCGGGCACTGACAACGGACACCATAAAAGTAGATGATAACAACATTACATGTTCGATAGACCCAATCAACCCTGAAAGCATATTCGGCGTTGCTAAAATAGTTTCTTCTACTTTGACGTTTGAATAGGAATAAATTTGTATTTTGTGCAACATCTCGAGTTTCATTTGTTTAAATTTCCCATATTTTATCGAACACGTGACATGGCATTTTGGAGGTTGAATCATACGTAAAAACAAGTTTTGCAATGAGCCTGTCACGTTCTCTAGTGAATGATGTTATTAAAATTTTCGACTGTAGAGTAGCGCGACATTCGCGGCTACCGGCGTTAACTTTTGCGATGGACGCGTTAAGATTCACGATATTCTGCAGAAGCATCAGCTGTGTGTGTTCAATTGTCTCAAGTTGTTCGTCCGTAGCGTATGTAAATTATATTTTATTTACATAGCCGTTGTTACCTATCGAAAATACCTAGCATTATATCGCGCATTGTGGTACTCGATATCACATTCGATAAAACACTATCAAAGAACCACGTGTGAAAGCCGTCGGCTCTATTTGCGTCTTCCGAGTGAACGATGAGTGCGTACACGCCGACTACGGACACGAAACGGGTATCGAAACGCCAATGCGAAGGTATCGATAGAGCATCGTAAGACTCCTTCAAGGTTTTGTCACTCGAATTTTTTAACGTACTCATTAAATGGCCCCAGAGCCGCACCCATCGAATATTAACGTGTTTGTCGATCGCCAACGTCGTATCTTCGTAACCGAGTATGTTAGCAACTTCTTCGGCGGGAATGTAGTAGTCGTAATTGAACACTGGAACGCTGTCTGTCGTACGTGTGTTACGTTGAATCTGTAAAATTTGCACTTCCGAGTCTTCGTCATACCACACGTAGCGATCTGTGATTAACGAGACCATTATTATTTACAAATGAAACACTAGTACCATTCTTACAAAAACGTTTATAATGCTTGTCACAAAATAGTTGTAGCTAGTTGCGTAATTACTTCATAAGCGCGACATCTGTGTTGAAATTTGGACACTACGTCCGCAACGAGTACGCGTTTTGACGGTGAAATGTCACGATATAGCTCGTGGTATTTCCGTTTGATTCGCACCAGTTCGATGTCACAAGTGTTTCGTTTTTTTCAACGATATTTGCGCATTGTTATTAACTTTCTACGAAATTTATGACATGATCGATTAAAATAATCAAGCGGTGACACAGTAATTGTGGTTAATTTTCCCGTTATTACATCATCGCGCGATCATATAAGCGACGTAAAAAACAATAAATACCGAAGTTTGCTACGATGACAGTTCATTTGTAATTCGATTACTATACGTTGTGCACGAAAAACGCAATGAAACTCCTTGCCGTAATTGTTGCGATCGCATCTGTGGTTGGTTGTTGGATGGCAGTCGAAGCCGCACCGCCGGTGGAGCCGATCTGTCAGCTTACATACCCACCCAGGCGCATCAGGACCACAACTACACCAACCGCACCAGTAACATTTGGAACTCGTATGGGTTTCAATAAGGGCGATCGAGACCCGAACCACTATTGGTCGTCGTAAGTTAACATCCGTCGTACGTGTGCAGACCCGACCGCTACAAAAGAAGGAGAATGAGGTTTCGTGTACTTTGAATGTTTGTGATTTTGGTGGTACGCCAAAGTGTCAGCGAACGGGAGCTAAACAAAATCTTGAATATGTAATGGTGTTTTTCGTTGAAATAAATAAATACATTATTCTTAAAAATCAGTTTTATTTGCCTATTAAAGTTGTGTCGTAATCATATACATATTCATAATTGCGTTTGGAATTTGGTTTTGTGACGAATTCGTCGCCACATTCCCTGCAGAAAAGCGATGCCATAACAAATTTTTTTTCACTTGCATGACCACGGGGGCACTCACTTTCTATATTAATCGGCATCGGAAATGCACCAGTGTACAGGGTACATTTAAAGAACGCGGGAGCGCACAACTTCCACGGTACACCGATGTCTCGTAGATAGTCGCGAAATTTTCGCGCCACTTCCAAGTCAAAAGTTTTCAAATCATCATAGCGGTCGCGAAACTGCCTGGCGACCACGTTCATACACCTTTCTTCAAGACTGTCTGCTTTCTCGTTGAACCATTCTTCGCGAGGTAGCACGTCATCCTCTCTGACGATGTTAACGCCACTCAATTTTAGATAATGTTTAACGGAAAATGACAGTTTGTTGTATGTTTCGTTATCGGTCAGTGTATAACGGCCTCGTATGACGCCTTCTAATTTGGCCTCATCTTCACGTTCCCGTTGATACCAGCTAAATCTCGGCATTTTTTAATTAATAAATTTCCACAAACGACCACTGGTCCGTACGTAGCAATGGGTCGGATGTGAATACCACCCAAGCTCATTTTCACATACAAATAGGCAAAGAAAGGTATTACGTGTTTATTTTTACAAAATATCATACATTTGATATAATTATATCCAAACAGTCAGAGTGTACACTGCCGTCGTTATTATACAAAATGAGTTTTACGGCAAACTCTTTAACCGTGGTACCGATGTAGTCGACTACAACCGTAAAATCGGCATACCCTAGCCCGGAATTAATCCAGTTGTTAATGAATGTTTCGATCACTTTGTACGGCCCACGGTTCGTGGCTCGCGTCTGCGATACAAAGTTGAAGAGGTCCCGCGTACCGCCGTTGATGAATGCCACCAAATGTCCCGTGTCTCGGCCAGACGCGTCGCCGTCGTACATGTTGGCCGTGTTCACGGTCGCCTCGTAGGGTACATCGTCCGAAGTTCTCGGCGGTAGCGCTGCGGGTCTGCGAAGAGTCGCCTCCACCACTAGCGGGAGATAGACCATGTCACCGTTCGAGTTTGTCTCGTTTCGAGTAGCGACAAAAGTGTAGGGCGAGCCCGGTGGAAATTGAGCTCTTCTCTCGACGGGATAGGCGACGGAGTTGGTCTGAGTGAGTGCATTCTGCCTGCGGGTTGCTGTTTCACCTGGACGACCGTCCCGTACGCGACTTCTACACAACGCCGTACTGCACGTGGCCGAAAATATACTGTCGTACGGTGAACGTGACCGTCTGCTGGGGCCAGTTGTGTTGGTGAATATGTTCATGCACGATCGGACATCGACCCTGGCGGGGCGGGCGCATTGTACTACATCTCGGTAGTTGATCGGACAAGTAGACGTACTGCCGTCGTAAAAACGGCACTCTCTAAGACACGGAACGCCGTATATGCCACGTCCCCATTGTTCGCTGGGCGAGTACACGTGCGGATTGCAATAGTCCCAGTCGTACCTCTCTGTGGTGTAGCACCAGTTCCAATGTTCACCACCGAACTTGCCGCAGTTGCTGAGACATGTGTACGGTACCTTGGGGATTGCTCTGTCGACCACGAAATAAGTCGGTACACCGGCACTATGATCCACATAACAATCTTTTTCGTTGAGATGCTGGTCGACGTAGCATTTCCCGGACGAATTGCACGAGCTCAGACATGGCGATTGATCGTCTTTTCTCACGGACACTGTTGTGTAGGCTATGGACGAGAGTGCCGGCGTTGAAAACAACGATAATAACGCGAATACGTAGACCGAAAGTGACATGTTAGTTAGTTGACTTGTCTCCGTCGATAATCGATATGTACTGAGTGCCGACGAACAAGCATACGAGATGCTCTATTGACCTCTTTGGCGTGATGTCGATAGTGTTCAAAGTTTCCTATACGATCGAGGCCAGTCAGCGCGGGTTATCAGCGAGGGGCTATATAAGTGCGCAGACTGTTGACACAATTAATATTCGTGCATACACAATGGAACGACGCTCCAACATAATTGCGCTGCTGTTTGTCGTCGGGTTGGTGATGATGTTAACCGTGGCCTCGGCTATCCGATACCGCTATGTGACCGTATACGCGGGAACGAAGACCTGTAACGAGGCCTGCTACTCTGCTGCGTCTTCGGCGTTCGAAAAGTGCTTCCCCAAGTCGGGGCATGGTGGACTGCCCGTCAATACATCATTCTGCGACTGCCGCTGCGAAGCCATCGAGACATAACATAATTTGAGGATAAAAATAAAATACAAATTTTCCTGAACAGAGGTTTATTGTTTACTCTTTACACGCCTTCGGCACGAAGCACACTGTATCACATCGTGACACACGTCACAAACAACTTTTTTACATGACGTTTGCGTGTCGGTGGGAATGCCGCATGATATACACTCGTCCACAGCTTCGCGTCGCACAAGTGTGCAAGGTTGATCCATGTAGTAGTGGAACATTTCGTACTCGGCACCGTCTGTCATTTTATAGTTGTACTTGCAACACAGGCCCAAAACTGTGCGACTGATTGCAGTCTTGTCCTGCAGCTTATCTCCGATTTGCATCGCCGACTCGAGTACGTCGAACCATTCTTCGTTTGATCGTGGCCACGAAACCGATGGGTGGTGAGTTTGAATGTACTCCGTGACGTTCTTGAAGCTAAACTCGTGGTACTCTCGATAAACTCTCCGTAATTCAGGCTTTATCTTCGTAAAGAAATGCGCAAAATCTAGGACCGGCTCCTCCGATGTGAATTCGTTGTCGTCGTTCATGGTTGCTTTGTTATACTATACTAAATTAATGTTCCCATACCATTCTTACGATCAATTTTGATACTATTATTTTTGACGACTTTAGCAGTTCAAACACTGCCCTTGCAAGTTAATGCATTTACAGAAATTCGTCTCCCAGTCACACACTCCACCGGCGACGTGAACACCCATAGCCCACCATGCGTAATTGGCTTGTTCGACGCACATGGAGGCACAGTGCGCTTCGATACACGTTTTCGCAGCAGCTACAGACATGCCTGCGATAAACACAAACATTGCTAATATGTTCACGATTTGAAAAACCATGTTTTCACTACTAAACTGTTAGTTAAACTGCCGTTGCTAACGAAATAATAATGTGGCACGGCATTCGCTAATTGGTCGATACAGAAACCAATCAATCATTACCGCGCCAATTATAACAGCTGTAATTGGTCGAGGTTCAAAGGTCATATCTTATCGCTAGGTACCGAGGCTACGTGCAACATCCCGTTCGATTGAGACATTTGATTAATCAGATCTTGCGGCAACAAGATCTACTTACTAACTAAGTAACTTTATCTAATTTTAAAACTTTTTAAAATGTCTATCATTAAGAAGTCGTACAAGGTATCCGATAACAACAGTTTTGATGTGCACATTTATTTTTGTGACAATGGTATACTTCTCTTCAAAGCCAAAGACGCGGCCCTGGCGTTAAAATTCACCGACACCGATAAAGCCATACGTAACCACGTCGACGACTGTGATAAAATTGAATGGAGCAAGGTCCCGCCTTCCAGGCGGGACCTTGCTATACCACCAAATTGGCAGCCGCGCACGCTGTTCATTAATGAATCCGGATTGTTTTCCCTCATACTGTCGTCTAGAACAAAAGAATCCAAAGTATTCAGGCATTGGGTGACTAGCGAAGTACTTCCTTCGATACGCAACACGGGCAGATACGAGTTAGGTGCTACATCATCATCATCGTCATCGTCAACTATCGCCGAGTACGACAAGAAGCTTTCTGATGCGCAAATGCAGTTAATGCAGTCTCGACTTGAAGTGGCTAATCTACAAACGAAAATGTCAAAATACGACGCGGAGCTCACACAAACCGTGGCAAAGTACGATGCGGAATTGGCGAGAGTGCGCACCGAGCTAGCGTTGCGCAACCGCGACTTGGCGGCGGAACGTTCGAGCGCAGCGCAGAAGTTGGTGATCGTGCAAAGCGAGTGCGACTTGCGCGTGGCCGAGATACGTGAAAGGTTTGCGATAAAGGAGATTGAGAACGCCCGTTTGATGGCGACAGGGAACACGGCCCTGAATCAACTGGGCGGAACGGCGCTGTTGGTGCGCGACACCGCCGCTTACGGAGAGCGTTTGCGCAACCGACTGAACATGGTCAACGGTCGCGTGGTCCCCGACATACGCACCACGAATCCGGACAAGTTTCACTGTTTGGTTATCTACTACATGGTCGCGGCGGACGTGTTGCGCATGATCGCACGTCGCATCCAAATCGCACAACACACGCGAGACTTAAAGTTGACGGCATCATCGTCGACCACGCCGCGCCGACGACAACGAAGAACGAGCACTTCGGACGAGTATCTGTTGCACGGCACGCTGCTGGTGAAACGCGACTGTCCCAATCCGCTGATACTGTGGAACAAGATTCGCGACGCCAACCCGTTGCAGTTCTACGGAGTGCGATACATCAACGGTACGGCGCGCACCGAGTGCGAGTTTATGAACGAGGCTGAGCTGCGTGCGCAATACGAGTCCGAGGACGAAACGACGCTGGCATGGTTGAAGACGTTGGGCGTTAGCGACGCGGACGAGTGTGTGGCCGAGTGTCACTTGTCGCACGAACAGGCGCTGGCTCGCATCAAAAGCGCCGTCGACGAGTGCGACGATCAGAGCGTGATTGTTAACGAAGACAACCGTCCACCTAGCGCGGATAACGTGTCGTACACTCCGGAAGAAGTGTACGACGCTGTGAGTTTGATCCGAGATCGCGGTCGCATGGTAAACATCACGAACAATTACAACTTTTTCGGTTCACCACCCAGACCTTCGTTGGTACCGCCGCCGCCACCGCCATACGAACAATAAAAATTATGTGGACTTTCCACGCAGCTAGCTCCATCTATCCCAGTAGATACGAACGTACACTTTTTTTTTCCGATTCTCTTATTGGCGAATAATCGAAGGTCATTTCTTATCAATACGTACCGAGGTTACATGTAAAATCGCGGTGGAATAAGACATTTGAATAATCAGATCTCGTGGCAGCGAGATCTACTTACAAGCTACAATACTTAATACTAGTTCTAATTTATACTAAACTACATCGTCATGTCGGTCGTCAAAGTTCAGTTTGCCAACACCGATCTGGAAGTGGTCAGCATCAGGGACGAAAACGGCCAGTTGTGGTTGCTTGCGAATCCCTTTGCGCGAATTTTGGAGTATAACAATGCCAACAAAGCCGTAAGAGTTCATGTTTTAGTTAAAAACCAGTGTTGTTTCGAAACAATACGACCGGCCCGTAGTGGGCTGGATGACGTCACGCTTCATCCGCTGTCAAAGTTTATCAATCGCGCCGGCCTCTTCGAACTAATTCAGGCATCGCGCATGCCAAAGGCGCTGGAGTTCAAGAATTGGATCAACTCTGTGCTGCTGCCGAAGCTGTGCGACGATGGAAACTACGACATGGCGAGGGACGCCCCTGTGGAGATGGGCAACGCAATGAACGCCGTGCATGCGGTCGCTAACGACGGTAGAGACGCACCGTGGATGAATCGCACAACCAACTCGTCCAACGAAGTGGCCGAACTGAAAATTGAGTTGTTGACGACGAAACTTGAAGCACAGAGTCGAGTGGCCGAACGAGATAAGACAATAGCCGTGTACGAGGAGCGCATGTTGGCGATGCGAAACGTCGCGGCCGACTACGAAGCGCGCATCGCCGAAAGCCGTCAAACCATAGCTGCGTACGAGAAGCGGATGCTGGCGATGCGAGACGTCGCGGCGGCGTGTGAGGCGCGCATGGTATCCGATTACGAGGCACAGCTCGAACGCATGCGCATGGCCATCAAAGAGTTGACGCGCACCGCCAACGGAGCGGGCGTGCAGTTTTGTGCGAACGCGTTGTACGCCGACGGAGCCGTACGACAGAACGAAGCGCTACGCAATCAAATGGACACGCTCAAGCATCGAATCGTGCCCGTACTCGACGACAGGCCCGATAAGGATGAAATGATAGTTGCTTACTATTATCATGAAAACGGCCGCATGTATGTGCGAGTGCGAAGAACGCAACGCGGTGAGGTAGAGTTTTGCGATAGAATCGTACACCGATACACCACACAGGGCAGACCTCCGCCCGCGGGATACGAATGGTTGATTCCGTGCACGAAATTTTACGAAGTAGTGTGTCCCAACGCAGTGACCGTTTGGAACAAGGTGCGCATGACGTACACGAATCTGTTCTACGGTCTATCGGAGGAGAATACATCAAAGACGCTGTTCAAGGTGCTGACCGCCGACGAGATTCGTGTAAAGTACGCAGCCGACGTGGTGGCTTGTCGTCAGAACCTGAAGAAGGACGCTATGCGAATCGAAGACTTCGAGTCGCTACAATTGACGGACGCGGAGCACGCCGTGCGACTGTGTCTGGTGCCACACTCAATAGTGGCGGAGACTATTCGAAAAGTTATCGACGATGAGATCGCCGAGACTCATAACGAAGCCACGTTCTCTGAGCGTCCGATGGATCGCGAGACGGTTTCGTTCACCGACGAGCAGATAACCGAAGCGGCGAACAATTATCATCGCTACTTGATACGAAAGCGTTTCGGTCTCATGGACTTTGATTCCGCTGTTATTGCAAAATTCAACGATATTGTTTAATAAATCTATGAGTATATAACCGTTTGTGTTATTTCGTTCTAATTACAGTCGCCGTTGCGACGACTGTTTTTTTACACTGAAACATGTTTAGATGAGTTTGTCCAACCAGAACCACCTGTACACTAACTTAACGGTGTCTACTACGTAGCGTTTGAAAGAAGACCTCAACAGACCGGTAGAATTCTTAACGGCTAAAACTTTAACATTAGACACTTCCATTTATTTGTGACAGATGAGCGACAGTGTTCAATGACAAATTTAATGGGCCACTAATTGTTCACGACGAGCAATGATCATTTGTGCGAATTGAACGTATTCAGTAACGATTACGTGCTGAATAGGTTGCATACTCACACAAATATTTTTATTGGTTCCTTGCAATAATTGGTCAATACTGTAACCAATCAATCATCAGCGCGCCAATTATCGACGCGCTTATTGGTCGAAGTTCAAAGGTCATTAATTATCTACAGCGACCGAGGCTACGTGCAGCATCTCGGTCGATTTGGACAGTCGAGTTATCAGATCTTGCGCCAACAAGATCTACCTAGCAACTAATTTTCCTAATAATTATATCTAACTAAATTACGTTACTTAACCTCCTAAGACCCAATGTCCCATATATAGTACATATCATGCAAGCAAAATTAGTTCTTACGTCACGTCATCTCTTATCGGTGGAGTATAAAAACGAGCGTTGCGATCGCTAATTCGTCATATTGTCACTATGCAGTTGTCGTGCAAGTCGTGCGGCGGCGAAGGTCACTCTCGTCGTAGCTCGAAATCGTGTGCTAACTATCTACCACCGATTCGGCAACGAAGAAACAGCGGCGATGTAGACCACTGCACACAGGACTTTGACGTGGGCGTTGTGAAGCAGGGTCTCGATGGTACAATCTGCCCACTACTACGAGAAGATGTACGCCAACGTCTGACTGCAGAGATAAGATCCGATGTTGTGGAGCTGTCTAAGCTGTACATATTGCTGGGTGTGTTTGTAAATCACTGTTGGAACGCATACCCCGACGACGAATCGAACAGCGTTCGCACGTTTCAGGACATGATGAACTACGTATACGCACTCAAAGGTAAAGGGCCGCACGCGCAGAAATTCGACGATATGGTGCGATATCACGGCAATATACGTCGCTACGACGGACGACTTCGTACATTCATCGTTCAAGAAGTGGCTAAAACCTATTGGACTGTGCTGAAGACGAACATCTCCAGACACGCCTACTCGCGCCTCGCCCGTTACTTCGGTGTGAAGAGAAACGATCCGACCCTTTTCGCAGCCTACTATCACAAAGAATTTGGTGATGACGATTCGATATCGAGAGTGTGTAGATTCATCAACGTATCGAGCGATTGGCATTCGACCATACCGATGTGGATAGAAATACAGCGAGACATGTATGCGCGCGGCGAACAATCATTCGTCATCTTCCCGCAGCCGGGCCACGGTTTGAAGCATGTGAGCTACACCAGCAGAGGATGGCACGAACTGTTGAGACGCGTCGATCCATCGAACGTCACATCGAATTGGACTTCCATAACGGATCACAAGAAAGAGTTGTGGGTGCCATACCTCGACACGTGTGTAGTTGACATGAAGAAGTTTGGCTGCTGCATTCAAACGGACGGCGTGGCCGTGTCGATATCGATGAATCGACCGAAGATAATGCCCATCCGTAGAAAGGCAGCTCTACCCAAATCGTATACAATCGACGCTTTCTTCGAAGACCGCATCGTAGCGGTGGATCCCGGCAGTCGAGTACCGGTGGCGGCGTGCGACTCTCGCGCCGGGTTCAAACGCATCACCAAGAGATGGGTGCGCTCGCACACTTTGGAATGGAAGCGCGATCGATACAGATCGCGCAAATTGAGACGCGTCGAACTTGACGAAGCCGCCGATAGACAACGCGTCGAGTTAGACAGAGGAGTGCAAATCACGTGTCGCAACGGCGAGCAAGTTAAGCTGTACACAGATTTCCGGCTAAAGTGGTTCGATGCGCGCCAACGTCCGTTCGAACGAACGCGCAAACTGACTAGATTGTCGTTCAACAAGTACATGATGACGGCTCGCACGAACGAGCGTATAGTTAGAGAAACGTTTCTCAGTGATGCACCATCGGATCGAGTGTTGGTGCTGTACGGAGCGGGCGTCAACTTTGTCAACGTGGCCTGCTACAGTGGCCGCAAGTTCAAACATACCGATCTGTTGCGTCGATTGAGAGCGAAACGCAACATCAGAGTGCGACTCATCGACGAATCGTACACCAGCAAAGCGTGTTCCGACTGCAACGAGCTGCGAAACGGAACGTACACCCGACTGCGGATGAACCATCGACTTCGTCGCGGCGTCTGTCCAGACTGCAACGCTGACGTCGAGAGGGACTACAACGCCGCCAAAAATATTTTAGTTAATTACCAAAGGTCCGCCATCTGCAGGCCGAGCCCGAGCTGTGACTCGGGCGTAGCCACCGACACAGACCCGCACTCCGTACGGTCCATTTTCCAATGCGCCGCAATAGAGCCCGGGTCTTAGGAGGTTAATTAATACATCATGTCTCTCATCAAAGTTCAGTTTGCGGGTGCCGACTTGAACGTTACCAGTGTAAGGGACGTAAATGGGGAGCTTTGGTTACTGGCCAACCCCTTTGCACGGATTTTAGAATATGTTAGCGCACCTAACGCAATCGCAAAATTTGTTAGCGACCGAAATCAGAATAGTTACGAAAACATCAAGCCTCATCACATCGATGAGACCCATCTGACGTCATCATCGGTACAAGCCAAGTCAAAGTTTATCAACCGCGCCGGATTGTTCGAACTGATTCAGTCGTCGCGGATGCCCAAGGCGCAGGAGTTTCGCAACTGGATCAACTCGGACCTGCTGCCGAAGCTTTGCGATGAAGGAAACTACGACATGGCGGCGGATGCTCCGTGCGAGATCGCACACGGTATGAACGCTGTGCACGCGATCTCGCACGACGGTCGAGGCGCGAACTGGTCGAATCCTGGCCCGTCGACGTCCAGCGCCGCGGCCGAATACGACAAACGAGTCGCCGAGGCTCAGATGGATGCGATGCGAGCGCGGTTGGAGCTGACGGAGAACAAATTGGAGTTGTCGGAGCTTCGGTTGGTGCACGAGCGCGAAGCGGCCGCTTGGAAGGAGCGCGAGTACGAAATGCGCCTACAGATGAAAGACATGGCCATGCAGGCAAACATGTCGCTCGAACAGTTTGCGCTCAACTATCAGTTGGCGGACAGAAACGTGGAGCAGAACGCACGCTATCGCAGCGCACTACGATCGATCGAGAACAGAGTCGTGCCCGACATGGCGGACAAACCGCACAAGAAAGAGTGGTTGGCGGGCTATCTGTTCACGGATCGCGAGTCTGGCGAACGGCGTTTGATGGTGATGCGCGGACAAGAGTCACGTCGCAAACTCATCGACGCTTCGATACTAGGTTACGAAAAATTGCGAAAGGAAGTTGGCGGACGGCGCAAGCGACACAGATGCTCGGGTAATAGTTCGTTAGCGTGGACCGACGGCGCGGTGAAAACGTTCGAGTTCCAGTGCCCGAATCCCGTACTGGCGTGGTTACGCGTGCGCACCGAGAATCCGGAAGTTTTCTACGGCACCGAGTTTACGAATAATTTGAAAACGGAACTACGTATTTTGACAATCGAACAGTTATCGCAAAAGTACGACACGGACAACGCCAACATGATAGGCGACTGCGAAGAGTTCAAAGCGTTGGCGTTTGTCAACTTTGCGGATTGCGAGCGTAGATGCCTGCACACGGACACCGACAAGGCGGCGGGTCTAATCAAAAGCAAACTGGAAGAGTGGTTGGCGCGCCAGCGAGCCTCCCTGTGCACCAACGAGAGGGAGCACACGCGAGACAACTTTGGCGACTGGTTGACGGCCGAGCAAGTTGTACACACCATGCACAATTGTACAAATTATTTCGTTCGTAACGTGTTCAACATTCAAATGTACGATACGACACCTCCGAGGCGTCCTGAAATATGCGACGTCCCGGCTGCTACCAATAAAAACGCTTGAATTTATGCCCTAATTTGTGTTTCATTTCGTTTTTTCATCAATCATCCACCATGTCGCAAGACGAGCAGACGTGTGAAATCGCGCAGCTCTTCGAGAATCTATCTCATGAAGATATGGTCAAACGTGCAAAAGAAGAATTTTGGCGGAGAATCCAAGTATGTGGAAATTACTATGGTTACGATAGTGACGACAGTAATCGTAGCTACGGAGCACCCGACACTTGTTGTGTTAAACACAATAGTTTATGTCAAGACGCTCTGGATAAGTACGACATGACGGAGCTGCTTCAAACTGCCGAAACTTGGTACAAAGAACTGCACAGTCTCGGTTTAAACGATGAAACGTTTGTGGAATTATTTTTACAATCCCTACCCGAAGACGTGTACGTGTTGCTCGATGACGTGAACATGGGTAGATATACGTATTGCATTAATTGCGACGAAAAGGTGAATGATGACGATGGAAGCTATAACTTTTACAATACTGTGGGTTTAATATCCCTCTCTGAATGCTTCTGCAGCAAATGCGGCGAAGAGCTACTGTACGGGACTGAGATCATGAATAGTACGTGGGTCCCACCCGATTGTCCGTGTAACGGAGACATAGTATTCCTAAAAGCGTTGAATCAGGTATATTGCAAGGAGTGTCGTCGCGAATTTGTCGACATTCAGTCCAGCGATACGGAAAATGAGGAACAATCTACGGACCATTCCGAGTCGGAATTGTTACATTTGTCACCCAAATCTACAGAGGAACCGGGATGGTGTTGCATGTTGTAATAAAACCAAATCTAAATTTATTAAATGTTTTTTATTTTCACAAATTTTAAAGACCGCTCAAAAGGTTTACCAAAGTTGAAACATTCACAGATGTCTGTGGTGCGATTGCAATTTGCCGACACGGCTAGTCGAAACACACTGTCGCGACGACACGAATTAAGACAATAATCGTGTCTACACATTCCCATGATTGTGGATGGACAGTACACGGCTAACACACAACACATCACTAACACAAAATACTGCGGTTGTAACATTTTCTGAACAAAACAAAAGTGACAACCGACAACTCGATTATATACGTTTCGGTCGTCACGGTCGGTCGAGCCGCATAGATCGAAACGTATATTTTGGAGTTTATTGCCGTGTGCGCGATAATAATTAGATGGTATAAACGTCCCACACTTTGTCGGTATGAATTTGCTTGAAAGAAGCGGCGGCGTCGCCACTGATACATCCACCATCGCAGTTATGTCCGAACATATTGCACGGACCTCGACCGCAGTAATAGCCATCGTGCTTCCTACCGTCGCCGCACACCTTGATCTTGCACATGCCCTCGTACGTGTTCCGGCCGTAAGACTGGTCGAGGGGATTGTAGTCGGCACCAAAGTCGCTGCAGTGTTTACCCGCGTTGCTCCATCTTTCATGCTCTGGATTCGCGATGGCGTAGGTGTACTTGGTTCTGAACGCGACAGTCGTATATAGGCAGCGTTCACTTGTTGCCATGGTGGCGGCGCAAACGAGCAGCAGGAGCGAATACATTTTAACTACAGTTACTCACACGACGGCTGGATATGAACTGTGAACTGGATGTAACGACATAACTAACAATTGCCTTCACTTATCTTTCTTATCTTCGAGTCACATGACGAATCGAACTAGATTGATTCGTCGGGGCACATATTTATTTGCAAAAAGTAGTCCTTGACTAATTTGAATTGCATGCGCGGCCATTGCGAAAGGTCCACGCCGTCGGGAAGTAGGCTTGAATACTTTTCGTGCAAATACGTAGTGCCACGGAGTACGTCAGTCGAGAGGGGTGATGCGTTGCCATAGTGCATATCTTGATCGGGATATACTTCGTTGAGGTCGCAGTGTTTGAAAACATTCACAATTATTCGATAATTTAGTATGACGGATCGCAGTACTCTAAACCATTCTTCGTTGGTCAAGTCAACATCCGAGTCTATGTAGCCGTGTAACGTTTGACCGATGATTTTGTTTGGGATGCGGTGGTATTGTTCCATGTCAACGTCTTCCATTATATTTCTGTAACGACTGGTGGCTCCAGATTCCATGTATTCGATGGCGTCCGAAAGCACTTCCACGTACTCTTTGACAAACTGTTCATATTCTTTGGTTTCATCGTAGGTCATGAGTGATTCGACCGCCTCGGTGTAATTCTCGAAATCAAAAGTTTCTGTCAACATGTTTTACGTGTACTCTAATTCACGTCTGATTTGAGAATAAATGTGAAATTCATATAAATAAATATGCCGTTAGTTGAAAATTCACTCACACAAGACAGTAACAGAGACGTCGATTCGTGTCTGGAATGTTACAGACGTTGTCGGTAACAAACCAATCATAATTCCAATCACAACGAACGCAATAATTCACGTTCCAATAACAACAACAACAACAACAACAACAACAATAATAACAACTACTACAATAATCACAACAACAACACTAATATAGTGAAGAAAGTAGGCATGAACGTTGTTCGCAGGATCGAGGGGTGTGCGTGGGGTGCTGTCGAGGGTGCGGCGAGCGGAGCGCTGACCGGAGTGAGCGTGACCGGCGCGGGTTGGTGGATCGCCGGTACCGTGGGTCAAATCGGTGGCGCCATCTGCGGAGTGGTGTTGGGCACATTCCTGGGTGCCGGTGTAGGATTGATGTCCGATCGACACGAAGTTAAGGAGCTCATGCAGGATTACCGTCGTCGTTTCGGTAAAACGGATAGCAAAGATGTGCTTCGTTAAGTGGCATCACGGTAAGTCAGTACAGTGTCGACGACAAAGTCGACACTGTGTTATGACGGTTTTAGGGTATGAACGCGTTCAGGTACGTACGGTACACGTGTCCGACGAGACGTAAACCGCCGTATATTAGACTATTTTCTACCAGTTGCTGCGTGGTGGATACGAACTTCATGTTACATATTCGCGCCTCCAGTGAGCTCGCAGCTTTCGTGTGACAATTCCTCAATATGTCGTTGAATCGCTCGGCACGATGGTATGCATCGGCGCGTCCGTTGAGCCACATACTCATTTCGCTACGCTCGACGGTGGTCATGAAAGTGACGGGTGTGATTCGCTCGGTCAGCCAGTCGGCGTATACGACGTGTGATATTTGCCTAACGTCCGGTAGCATGTCCCACAGAGCGTGCAGCGTTACGTTTCTACCGTCGATCCACGGTACCGTGTCGAAGCTGGCACGCACACGAGACTTTGGCAAGACGTGTAGTGGTTGGTGAAGATCGCAAATGAAATGTACAGCGAACAGAGCGTAATCGCGATCGATTTGCGCGTCGTTCACGTACGCCAGAAGCCCATCCGCCGAATCCATCGGTTCGGAATCGTATTCGAGTGTGTGATAGTACGACATGTCGAAGCCGACCTTGCGACCACGAAATTCATCCAACTCGTTGGCGATCTCGTCCATCGAAGCGTTTAGAACGTTTCGCTCAAAGTGATGCAATAACGGCGTGGGTATGATGTTTCGCGCGATTCTCGCGCAAATGCGATGACCGCCACCGTCCCATGCGTGAGTGGTGCACATGACGAGACATAAGATAATGGGAAATGAAAAGAACTTCATAATTCATTCAGAGGTAGTTTTTTATTAGAAACTTATGGAGTCGCATGGATACTTCGTCAAGTCGTAACCATCGCACATGTGGTAGCCGTCGTTCCACACCAACATGGCCGTGTTGTACGCGTCGTAACCGTCGACATCGAGATAACCCCTCGATTGACCTGGGCGTAGTGTCGATCGAAACATCGACACTACGTAAAAGAGTATTTATTTTTTGAAATGAATGCATTTTGGGAGAGTTTAATTGGGTTTCCCTGCGACGGTAAGCGTCCCACGATCAAGCGCTGGGGCGAGATCGAGTCTCGGCTGTCTCCCCGCACAGGAATCAACTACGGTGTGTTGACCGGCCGCCGACCTAACAACCTAACCGTACTCGATCTGGACGTCGTAAAACGAACACAAAGTTTTTGTGTCGAGGCGCCTTCGAAAAAGACAAGGATTCGCACGACGCCGGCATGGAGCCGCTCAAAGGTAAGCGCCTGCTCATCGCCGACGAACTTAAGAAGAACATGCGCCTGGACGAGGGGCTCATCAAGAACCTGGCGGGTGGACCGTACACGGTGGAGGGCAGGCGCATCGGTCGCGTGGACGTATTCACATTCAAGTGGCAAGCTAACATCGTAATGGTGTTCAACGAAGGCGATTGTCCCAAATTCGATAGTACGGACACGGCGTTCATGAACCGCTTACTTGTGTGTCCGATGCGCAGCAAGTTCGTAACCGACATCGCTCGCGACGATCCCGCCACACACACCTACGTACTCGACGCCGACATCACTAACAAATTCAAGCTGTGGAATTCTGCAATCTTGGACATGTTGCGCCAATACCTGCAAAACACTCGCGGTCTGTTGGGCGTTACCATACCTCAATCCATGTTGGAATGGAAGGAAGACATAGTGGAGAAGAACAACGAACTCAGCGATTGGATCATGTCGCAGATCGAGATCACCGGCGACCGTAAAGATTTCGTGTCGCTTAACGACTTGAAAGAGATGTATCGAAACGTACATGGAACTAGATCGTTGGCAGACAGATCGTTCGTCGAGATCGCCAGAGCTTTACTCGATAGCAAAGACCTAGAATTTCATGATCAGTACAAGTACTACGTCAAAGACGTACGAAAGAAGAAACGACAAGTGTACTGTGGTGTTAGATTTGCTACGGAATAATTGTTTACTCTGTATCAGTCTCAGTGGATCATTGAGACTGAATAATAAATCTTAGTTAGGCTCAAAGTGGTAATATAGTTCATATAAAATATGATATGCAGTCAACAGGCAAGTGGACCAGGTGGACCACCAAAAAGTTGGAAATCGTGTCTAAGATTTGGTAAAAAACTTTTCTCTATTCTTCGACACACTTTTCGACTTTTTGGTGGTCCACCCGGTCCACCCGGTCCACTTGGCTGCTTATTCCACTATAAATTATATCGTAAGTATTCTTAAATGTACTTGATTCGTAATGATAACATAACATATGACAAATATAGTTATGTACTTTACAGCCGAGTGGGGCAGCTGGGGCAGCAAAAAGTCGCAAATCATCAAATAATAAAATCAGTGGACTGACGAAACTTTTTGACGGTTTTCGACTTTTTGCTGCCCCAGCTGCCCCAGCTGCCCCACTTGGCTGCTTATTCCACTATAAATCATATCGTGAGTATTCTAAAATGTACTTGATTCGGAATAATAACATAACATATGAAAAATATCATACGCAGTCAACAGCCACTTTATTTCAAATTTACATTCAAAGTAAGAGCGTCTTAGATTATCTGGATCACTAAAAAGTCGAAGAGCGTCAAATAACAAAATCAGTGGACTGGAGAATGGACTAGTAGTCAATTGAAAGCAAGGCGATATCAGTAATTACAAAGAAAATAATAAAAATTGCATCATTTTGTTCTAGACAAAATTTCAGCACTATCTGTTATTTTCGAAAACTTTTGATAACCCAGACTCGATCCCGGACTCGGATCGAGGTTGACTCGCCGCTATATATAGTGGTGGCTGCGTCGAAACCGATAATTCAATTAGCAACCATGAAGATCTTCAATACATTGCTAGTGTCGCTCGCCGTGCTGTTCTGCTGCTGCCACGCCGAGACCTGCGGCGGGACGGCGCCTCCCGCTTCGTCATGTCCCGCACCATCGGCGCAAAAACCGAAAGACTGGGAGAACCGCCTGTGTAACTTCGTGGTGTGCATCGCGAAACTTGCTGCCGACGGTGGCGACTTCGACATGGGTTCCATCATGAAATGTGTCAACGCCGTGGCTCCCAGGTACCTCTACAATTCGGTGCAGTTCAAGGTGCTCAACGGTGGTAGCGCCACAAACGACGGATTCATCGCAAACGCCGTGCTCACATGGGGCAAGTGGCAAGTGAACGGCGCGGACACGGTCAGCGTGAACGGTATGAAATTTTCAAACTCCAAGAGTGCCATTTTCAAGGCGAGCGGTCGTGAGAACAGCCCGAGCGGTACCGAGGGAAGCTTCGACATTATTCAGAACGAGTCGGAGCTGGCGGCAACCGTGTCGTTCTCCGTGCCCTATTGGGGACAGGACAAGGTGAACGTGAAGAACGCCGACGGTTCCAATTACGTGTGTACACCAACCGAAACGACCATGTTATACGGTGGTCCGTTGTCGTACGACATAATCTGTCACAAAATAAACAATTCTTAATAAATTACTTCCAAATTATACTTTGATTCTGTGTTTTTATTCGTTGTTACATCCCTGTAGGGAATGGCTGATTTGGTGTCGTAAATGTGATCCTCCGTGGCGTAAGGGTTTGATGTGTAGATCGGCGTGCAACCGGTCTCGAGTTCGAATCTCACGGAGGTGATCCGCGGTTCGGAGTCCGCGTTAATTTCGTAGGTCCACGACCCGTCGATTGTTGCGATCGGACAATCGACCGTAGGTTCGTTGCATGACAAAAATCAGTATTATAAAATGTGATAGGTTTCGGTAGCATTCGGCCAGTGTATACACCGTAGGATGAGGAGATTGTATATAAAAAAACAAAATAACAACTCCCTCGAATGGCCTTTTGAAATTTTTTGGATCATGTTTTCGTAAACAAGGCACTAGTAATGGCGAGGCGTATTAGACCCCAAACTCTTAAGATGTATTTATTACGCACTATTTGTGCTGATTTACGAACTTTGATGTGTAAAATGGTGACACTTCTCAAACGTACCGTCACATCTGCAGAGTAAATGATGATGAGCGGCGGAGAACAATACGAACGTGTCGTTGCGAAGCCGCAGTACGACGATCGAGAACTGCTGCAGTACATACGTAACATGGTTATCAACGAACCGCAATACCAAGATTTCCTGCGTTCGATCGACACTAACGAAGGTAATGATGATGACGCAACGGCCATCGCATTGAGGGCATCGATTCAAAGCGGTTACAACAAGACCATGGAGTTCGTGCGTGACAGAGCGCTCGGTGTCACAATAGGCACGGTGGACGCTATGAGCACCGGTGCTATGGCAGCGCTGGTCAACTCGGGTGATGGGTTTTGGATTGTGGGTGCTATCAGTCAGCTCTGTGGATTCTTCGTGGGTGGTATAACTGGAGCTCTATTCGGAGTGTTTGCCGGTGTGTTGATTGGAGGCAAGGAGATGCGTAAAATTGTCAGACAGTATCGAGTGTGTTTCGGTACAAATAAATTTGCACACACTCGATCGCCGCATCTCGACTTGGCGTTCAGGCTTCTTTCACCGCCGGCGGATCCTCATGTGTTCATAGACACCACTGCCGCGTCCGTTGATAAAACGGGCATAGAACCAAAACCTGAGGATTCGGGTGATAGTAAAAATTCAGAAGAGAATTCGTCGCCTGCGTCTTCTACGCAGGCGGATGAACCGGAATCAGATGGTAGTTCACCACCCACCAAAGATAAAGCCGTTTAAAAATCATGTACCAGGAGAATATGATGACGACAGACACACCCGTAGCTGATGATGGTGAACGGAACACAACATTGGAGCGTACCGACTATACCGCTGAACCGCCACCGGTGCCGATGTACATTGATGACGAGCGGCGCATGTCACCGGAACTTCAGGAGGCGTGGCGTAAGGCCGTGACCGTCACCAGGGGCATAGCCAGGGGAACGGGTGATAGAGTGATGGGATTATTGGTATGCGCAGGCGACGGTCTATGTACCGGTATGGGTGTAGTGGCCACCAACGCTGGAGCCGGTTTTTGGATAGCGGGCGGCATAAGTCAGTTGGTCGCTCTGCCTGCGGGTGCGATATGCGGTCTGTTGGTCGGCGGTTGGTTCGGTGTTATTTTGGGTCGTAAGCCGGCGCAAGAATTAATTCACGAGTATCGGGAAAGTTTTGGCACGTACATGGGACAACGATGTCGAGTGTAAACGAATGAACTACTGTTATAACGCTCTCGTATGCTTCAATCAGGCTCAGTAAGACTGAGCCCGACGAATAAGCTACGCAACTACGTGGGACACAGAGTGATCGGTAGCGGAGCGGCCGATACCATGGCACCGCTGACGCGAAATTTAACAATTCTTCCGTCGCACAGCACGCCGCGACAATTGATGTTTCTGGAACTGTCGTCGGTGTTTGCGAGTTCTTCGTTACTACCAACGGCGCTTACCGTTCGACGCATGTAGTGAGTTCCCTCACCGCCGGCCTCGGTGACGCTGAGTTCGTTCGCACACGCAATGCCGTCGTCCATTTCGAGCGATACGGCGGCATCGAAAATTCTAGTTAACGCTTCTCCGTCGTGACGAACGTCTCGTAGACAAGCAACGGTGTGGCAGCGCAGAACGTCCGCGGCCGTGGCATCCCAGACGGACGGTGCGCACACCTCGCCGCCATCCGCTACCGTGTACTCGAACGTCAGCACGACCACGGCTGCGGTGTCGTCCAACGACAGCTGCGTGGCGGTCATGTTCAATTTATCGTCCGCCGCGAGCGTTCTTACAACGGACTCGTAAGTAGATTCATAACCCGCCGCCATGTAGCCGAGTTTTTTGTTCAGGTACTTTTGCAATTTTCTGGCATCGGCGGCGTAAGCGGCGTCGCGTCTCACCACCGCCGACGTGTGAACCTCACCAACCGAACCGTGACCGCCGCGACAATCGTCGTTGTGAATGGTTAACTCGCACCCACACTTGGGGCACTCTTCGTACACGATTTGAGTGGATTCGAACGGGTCGTGCATTCCGTCGAACATGTCGCGTAAAACCGCCACCTTGGGCGTGTCGATAACGTTATCGCAGTGTACACCGCGCACGATGGCCAGTACGCGCAACGAAGCTTCCTCCGTGTTGGACGTCCATGCGTCTCTGGGTTTAATTTGAAAGGCGGCACACACTCTGCGCGTGCGATTACCGACCTCCGTGATGGTGGCGCGATCCTGTATGAAGGCATCGCCCACGATCGCATGAGAGTACGATTGAATGATCAAAGTCATGATTGATAATCGTAAATTTTACTAGGGATGCGTGTTGTCTCAACGCCTAGGTGTGCGTAAATGAATGAAACAAACAAAATGTCATGTAAAAATTTGTATATTCTTAAACCTAAAAAGCTGCCGTACAGTGGCACCCCCGCACTTTAACACTTATCCATAACGGTCACGTTGCATCGCAGGCCGTCTACGGCGAGATGGCGAAGCGTACACTTGTAATTGTTCGGGTTGAAGTTGGCGTGCACAACCTCACCCCGCAATTTATCGTTCTCGTCGTATCCAAACTCCACCGAATCCGTGTCGCGGTATATGCACACCGACGGTAGATCCATGTGTGTCGTAACCGTACCGGCCACGCTCTCCAGTTCTTTGCCGAACTCGGCCATGGTCCTGTTCGTGGACGTGGAGAACAGCTTCATGTCCGCCATGAGATTGTTGGTAATTATACGATTCAAACTACCGAACACAATCTGAAGGAAGGCCTCGCTACATCGTGCGGCGGCGAGCAGTCCATCGCCCGGTGCGTGTTTGGCCGTGCGAGATAACAAATTGAGGGTGCCTACGATGTTATCGGTGATCACTCTGTAAGCGTACACCGGGGCGAACATGGTGACCCGTCGTCGAAACAAGGCGGTGTTGTACATGGTCAACCTGACGGTGGCACGCATCACTCGCGCCGTGTACTTGTTCGAGCACACCGACGTGGAGCTCACCACGACGTCGCAGAAGGTGTCGAGCAGAGAGCCATCGGACACCTGCGTCGTATCGAGATCGTCCAGCACTTTTTGGAGATAACTAAAAAGCCAGGAAGCATGTTTGTTGCTCTCGCACTTTGTACACTTATCACAGTAGATCTTATCATCTCGACCCGAGTGAGACATGTCCAAGTTTTTTGTTTAATACAGCGGTCCGCTGACAGCCGATTGTAGGAATAGCCGCGGTCACACTGACGCTCCTGTGAGTTATTCCCTCAGTCTAATATATATTCACCCAAGGAATATCTAATTGTTATCCCAGCAGAGACGGATGGTCCGTGTGTGTGTGTGTGTGCCCGCGAATGGAACATTCAAAACAAGTCGTCTTGATTAATGCAAACGGATTAACTATAGCACGCAAATATACAGAAATATGCCAAGAGTACGTGTCTGTTTTACAAAAGACCGTCATCAATCGAGGCGGTCGGGTCTTGCCGGTTATCCTTCAATTTCGTGACTTTATGCTCCACCCAGGCGTTGTCGCGATCCGCCCCGAAGAACGAGTCGAGGTCTACGCCCAGTGTGCTGTAGTTAGATCCCACGTTGGGCGCCACGCCACAGATGATGCTGCTCGAAACCGTGTTGAATCGCTCAACTTCCTGGAACAATCCGGCGTTGCGACAGCCCTCCAGACACTCTTCGAAGCCTATCTTTGCCAGAGGGCTGCTGTTCGAGCGCATCGTAAACCTCGTACAAGGCTCGACCGTGCCGTTACGTGTTAATATCATTGACAACAGTTGTATGGTAGCCCTCGGTACGCTGTCCGATAGGCAATCACCGCTGATCTCGACTATGGCGCACTTGGTGGCCTCCACACCTAGCGACGCTTCCACGTCGCGCAATCTGGTGGTGCGCGTTCTGAACACGTCGTACACGTTGTGTGTGAATGCGAGCGACCGCGACGAACGACAACACAATTCTATACACCACTCGTCTCGCCGTTCACCGCATCTGATGAAACGGTGAGGCCCACACACGTCACTCAGCCCCACCAGTCGCGCCACCATCACCGCCTTCCGTATCGAATACCAAGTACTAACGGTGCCGACGGGATTCATCATGGTAACTTCTAGACACTCTGCGCTCTCGTCTAACGATTCATAGCGAGGAACGTTCACCTCGATTCCGTCGTATCGAACGGACAGAGCCGATGTGATTGCCGCCGCGACCGTATCCTCGTTGATGCGATACCGATACAAACCGTAGAGCGACAGGCGTAACGTGTAACGGTTTTGCGATGCAGGGTTCATTTCAAAGTCCAAGGCTACGTCTGAGATGCGTACGCATTCGACGTAATGTCGTGTATTTTCATAAAATTGGCGAAAAGTCCACTTGGGATCGGCGGGGTATAACGTAACGTACGTGGTGCCGCCCTTAGGTAGGTTTATGATATCTTCGATCTTCCTCATGGTCGTCATGATGCCCGTGTCCATACCGGCGGCGTGAAAGGTGTTCAGAGTCGATTGCGTGATACACTCGCCAATGAACTGAGCGCAGGCTACACCGACGCAATCTCCGGGTGTTGCGAGTTCGCGCAGGTATCTCTCGTAGAGCAGCCTCTTAAGACGAAGCAGACGTTCGGGCGGTACACGAGCGCCGTGCAACATCGACGCGTACCTAATTTTCAGCGCCGCGACTCGTTGCTCTTCAACGATGGAAGGAACATTCTGTCGCGGTCTGATGAAATCTAGCAATTTATCCACACGATCGTCGTCACGCCGGAGCGTAATCAGTGCCGTCTGCATCACGTAAAGAACTGAACCGTAATGGCGTACTATAAAACAAATCCCGAACTTAACGAGATCGAGCGGAGCACGTACGAAAAGTTTCCCTTCTGGTTCGAGCGCTCGCCTAATTGCGCTCTGGTGTTCACGCGCCGAAACGAACCCGTGTCGTATTTGGCGGTGGGTAATGCGCAATTCATCGACAGAGAGATGCGCCGCATGGGTGCAGTTCGCGAATTATCCGAGCGAGTCCCGGTGTCCAACACCGTCGAATTTGTTATAGTAATTTTAAAGTACTCGAAAGACTTCGTGAGAGACCGCGTAGCTCATGACCGTTCCGGTTTAAACTACATCATCACGTTCGATTCGTCCGCGACTGAAAAGATGCTACAACTGTTCGACTTGGTGGTATACGCATGATCGAGCATACCGGTCGCAAGTAACAAAGAGAAACACATCATGGGTATTAAAGGCTTGAGTACTTTCATCGCGAAACATTATTCCGAGTGCGTGGAAGTTAAGCCGCTCTCCGAGCTTCAGGGTAAGACGGTCGCTTTCGATCTACCATGTCTAGCATACAGATTTTGGTACGGATTTTTATCCAATAAACGCTACAACGACTCGGGCGGAGGCGGTGAGAAACACCATCAGCGCAACGACGTCCGAATGCAGCACGTCGGAAACGGTCTAGCGTCCTTCGTGAAGACCATGCATCGTAACGGAATACGAGCGGTATACGTGGCCGAAGGAATGGCGCCTGAACGAAAACGCGACACCATATTACGACGAAACGCTAGCAGTAATCGCACCAATGTGCGATCGAACGACGTAATTGTTGTCCAACTGGATACACCGTCCGATTACGAGTCGATCAATGACTGGCAAACTATACAACGACGCGGTACGGCTTGCGACGAGGGTAAGCAACAGGATGTTCCGGCGGTCCACACCACTGTAAACAATCGCGTAAATTTTAACCATGTTCACGCATGTCTTCATCGACTGGGCGAGTCGGTTATAAATGGACCGTCCGAGGCCGAGACCACTTGTGCCGCTCTCATGTACACTAGAATGGTGGATGCGGTGTACAGTCGCGACTATGACATGCTCGCCTATACCGGTGTCGACCGTGTGTTGTACAGTATATCGCTACCACGCTGCACCTACACGTGCGTCGATGTCGAGAAACTGTTGAGATTGATGAAACTGAGTCGCGAGCAGTTTATTGACTTTTGCATTCTGTGCGGTACGGATTACAATAAGAGCGTTCCCGGTATGCATCCTAAAAGAGCGCTGCAATTGATAAAGGAATGTCTAAATCTCGAGGGTGTCATCAGTACGCACAAGTTGGAGCAGTATATCGACAAAAAGACATACGACTGGATAAGAAACTTGTTCAGCAATCGAAACGCACACGCTCTAGTCAAGGGTATACCGTGGTCGGTGTTATAAAACTATACAGGAATATCGGGTCGAGTGCTCTCGACCCGATTGTGGTGTTATTCACTCAGTCGTCAGAACTATTTTGTTTAGTTGTTTTCTCTCCATCGTCGGACTTTGTTGCAGGTTTGTCGTTTTCGACGCATTTCAACTCGTCGGTTGCCCATTGTTTGAGTGCTGCCACACGACGTTCCGCACACTCGAGTATGCCATCAATGTGGAACAAGTGCACGAACGCCATCTTTATGTCGTGGCATCGCCTCCACCACCAACCGTGTACTTTTTGCACTCTTTGTTGTACTTTTTCTTTTATTGCCATTTTGAGCTGGTATTAATTAAGTTTATATCTCTACTATTTATATTTAAACAACCATCAATTGCCAATCCATTCGTTACCAAAACGACTGCGATGACGGCGCCTCGTTCTTAGTAGGGCGTTTAGATCAGATTTCGGGTAACTCTTGCACACAATTCGCATCACGATGCCTTCGAGATCTCTGGCGGGATTTACGAGTGGAAACTCTCGCAGATCTCTTTCCACAAATCGTACTAGTTTCTTGTTCAAGTCAATCTCGACGCTACCCGATATATGCTTAACGAGATCCCTCACGATGTCGCGTAAAGTCGCGTCGTATTCGTCGAAACGCTTCACGTGCTCCGGGTAAAGTTCTCGCAATCTAAGCTGGTTTTCTGCACTACCGTAGTTCAAAACGTATGCGTTGTACGGCGATTGTGATCCGAGCACCAGTTTGGAGAGTGCACTATATTCGGAATTCACAAAATGTATCTGCATTTGAGGAATGCCCTTTTCTACAACGTACGCTCCGTATCCGTGTGTGAATGGATACCTTAAATTAGATACAAATTCATGTAAACACACGTCGTCGTCCACGATAGGTGGCTGGAGATGCTGCAGCCTCTGTAGCTCTTGTGTGGCACCACCGATGATGGGCACGTCGTCCAAGTTGCAGTTGTTGTTAAGATCCACGTTATTTTTCGAATTTTCTACGGACATCAAGTACACGCGCGATACGTCGCCGTGCATAGCTATTCTTCGACAGGCGTTCGGCGTTACGACACCGAAACGGTAGATGAATCGTGGTGACAACTGTTTCAGCAATGTATCACCACCTGTCACCTCTCGAAATACAACTCCTATGCGTGGTAATGTTTCGTCAGTGGACCACAAAGAGCGGTCGGCGTCCAATTTGGTGTGTGATGAAATGCACCATCGCGATTCGATCGTTGAGTAGTACACGTTGACCGGGGCGTATTCGAATAGGATTCGAGCAGTACCTTTATAACACGTAACACCGCCATCGTTCATAGTGCAGCATTTGGAACCCTCCACGTTTACGACGATCGGTGGTGTGGCACTTGGAACTACAACTTCGCCCGTGTCCACAACCAAGATTTCTCCTAGTTTGCAGTGTTCCCTGTCGTGCGTATGTATTTTCACACAACATTTCAATTGTAATCTACCATCGCAGCCGGTGTCTACAATTGAACCACTAAATTGTCGATACGTACGATTGAGTACACCGTACGCGGATATTGGTGGTAAATTTTCTACGTTATGCTCTTGCATTTTCAAGTAAAATAGTTTATTTATCCCGCGAGTGGTCCCCAGGTGCCAGAGCGTGTTGTCACGCCGAGAGCTCGTGTCTGATTAAAGGTGCAGCATGTCGTGGCGTAGCCTATAACACCGAAACGTTGAGCGTTCTTAAATTTGGCACGTGCGCATCGATGGTGTTCGTAACGGATATCCGGCTCTTATTATCTCGGTATTGCAGGGTACTGTAGGCACCGCTCGAAAGGCACATTGCGCACTTCACGTCTGGTTTCGCGTTAATAAGATCAATTAGATTGTACCTAGTGACACCGGGTAAACCGTCGGATGGACCGTGTATGTACACGATACTGGTGTTGATACCGTCATCCGTTATGATGGCGTGCGATGTGAGCATATTGTTTGGAACGATACCCGCGTCGGTGGCGAAAGGTTGCAATGTATCGGAAGCATTTGCCTTAACTCCCGCCCAGTTCCAGTCGGACTTTAACGATATTATTTTCTTCCGAGTTTGACGACTAACCAATACGGGCGCACACGGAAACGCAACTTCTGCACTTTTCACCGAGTTCGATATAGTCGCAGCGCCAAGCTCACCGAACTTCAATACGTGCCCGTTGATCTGAGGTATTATCAACGCCCCCACGAAAGGATAGCTCCACGCAGGGTACTTGACGCGCTTGACGTTGGCGTCTTCTTCGTATAGAGAAGTGATTGCATCTCCAACGCACGCAATGTCCTGTCCGACTTGACTGCCAGACTTTGTATAATTACCGACGCTAACTCGTACCATCGTGTTTTCCGATATCGACTTGTTGAGTGTGCTCAACGAAAAAGTACACCTAGAGCGATTGGGAAAACGAATTTCGGTCACTTTAACCATTGGTATTAAATCGCCATGTAACGACTCTGGTACTGGAGTGCCGTCGCTATATACCGTTCCTTTCTGATACTTGACTCTACCGAAACGGTTGGCATACACAATCACTTTAATATCCACATCGGGATTGTACGATATTTTTCCGTACAGCGGTGTGGGTGTTAAACGAGTGCTTTCGTGCGATATTCTTTCGGCCTGGGTGCTAGTAGTCGAACCCAATTCGTGTTCGACACTCATACCAAGAAGTCGATCGGTACGGTCTTCGGTCGACGTAACGTCTTCGGAGCAAAGTATGCAATTTTCATCGCTCAAAGTCTCATCGACAACGCTACCATAGAACGGAGGTACGAAGTATACGGCGGCTCGTTTAGTCGTAGACATTGTGGAGCTACGAGGAAACGAAACCGGCATAATTTTGGACTGATCGTTCCCGTACTGACATAGTGCGTATATCGCGTTCAAAATGTATGCAGGTGAATCGTAACCCGACTCCATGCCGACGTTGCGCCTCATGACGCTGTTCGTTGCCTTAACATCGTCCTGAGTAAACTCACTTTGTATTTGTCGGTCGAATATTATTTTGTAGTATGTCTGCAAAATTTCACTCAGTTTCGCAGATACTTTAGGATTTCGCAACGTGCGCACCATCAGATACGTATCCATCAGTATGAACTTTACGTCACAAGTGTTCGCGTAGCTCGCGCTCTCCAAGCAGCCTCTGAACGCCGCCGGTCCCCCTTTCAGCAAATTGAATACGCGCATATTCGTAGAAATTACAGAGTCAGTACTGGTAGAATGTGCCGAAGCACCCCTCCCCGCCACTATTACGCCCGCTCCAAAGTCGGCTATCCTAGCTACGAGTCCGTGATTACCAATTGGTACGGCCAACAGCCTCGGTACCCTTACACCATATTCGTCAAAGGAATCGTTGTAAGTGTCATAGAGAACGTATTTACGGCCGGCGATCGGTACTCCGTTGTAATATTGAGATTTACCATACCCGTTGACTTTCTCGAGTAGTACATTGGCGCTGTGCATATCTAAATGTGCGAATCCGTATGAAACCTTCAGCAAGTACATGGCGTGCAAGAGCTGAACTACACAACCGCGTAACACGTGTTCGTCGCTTGCAACACTGTTCCAATTGGTGTCGATAGCGTTGAACAGAGTCGTGTCAGATTTTTGCATCACGGTCGTGACGGTGTCGCCGACTTCACACATGAACGCTCCCATGAGTCGCGACATCGACATGCAACCGCCGACATCGTAGAGATGCGTGGCGAGAGAATTCATGATTACTTCCATTAGGGGATCTGGCAGGAACAGCACTCTGTAAATGGATCCTAAGGATGTGGTTACGTTCTTAACTTGCATGTCCCTGTCGGCACGCGTAGGTTGCTTGTTAATCTTGAACACACAAGATATTTTTTCGTACTTGCCACGAGACCCGGCAGCCGACACGACAAGAGTTTTGTTTATGTAACGCGTTTCGACTACACCGAAAGATCCCTGACTTATTTTATCCGTCCTGTCCAATTCGCTCCTGGGAAATTCGCACATATCTGAGCTGTTCTTTAAAGTGAACACCAGACCTTCAGTGATAGCGCCAAAGTCTCTGAGACCTGCTAGAGCTATGGAAATAATGCGTGTTACATCGAATTTTTTTTCGACATCTGTGAATGCCATCGTACAAGTTTTGTTGTTGTGTTTTATTGTACATCGTCGGCGGTATCAATTAATCAAGCGACCACTTATCACCCGAATCCCGGCTATTACGGTGTTATTGACGCATCGGAACGTTACGGTTGACGCTTTATTGTCGCAAGTTATGTTATTGATAGATTCCCGTTTGCCTACGACGAAAACGCAGAGGTTCTCATCGTCATCACACCACCGTTTTGCAACCGATTCGTTTTTATCTACTTCGTGCGACGAAACGGCACATTTAGTCCAAATACCAGTGGTTACGACCGTATCGCCACCGTTCACGTTAGGAACCACCGACACCCTCACTCGTACGGGCGTGTCCCATGATGGTGAAGCGAATCCGTTGATACGATGTGCGAGCACTTTCCTTACCGTGAATGTCGTGTGAGTGTCGAAACGGAATGTTTTTAGCGATTCGACGATCAACTGATTTAAGCTGCAAGTCGAGTCGTGGGAGAGTCGTTTAGGTATATCTAATCGCACAGCTGCGGCAAGGTCCATTATCTCGCTTTTGTTTAAATCTACAATTTTATGTTCCTCATCCGGCATCGTGTAGTTGTAAATCGAAATATGACAAACGTGTATTATGACTTTATATTTAATTTGTTGCTGCAACTATCAGTACGTGTGGCTAGTGCACTCGTTCTAGATCGTCTGATCGGAACTACGTCGTCTTTGGCGATACACCTTGCAGTTTTGCTGTTAATGTGTTTAGTAATACCATTTCTTATAGGTATGTTATTTCCATCGAAAATGGAGAACTAAGCTCGCCTCGACGTAGAAGAGATCATCTTGAAGTACTCGAATTCACGGAGTATACTAGAAGTAGTGATACGCTTGTCGTGTATCATACCAGAATGACTGCTAACAATGCTTGTCAACAACGACGACAGTCGTACATTCGGCCTACGTCTCGCCGTTAAGAACAAACAATACCCGAGCACCATTGAACCGGCGTTCCGAAACTGCTTGTAGTGAATATTGGACACGAACGCTTCGGGCTTTACTGACTCTTCGAAATAAGTTAAATATGGCGGTTGTAACTCCCTGAGACAAGCTTCATACTTTTCGCGCCAATCACCGGTAGTTTCGACTACGGCACCGGCCATGGGTTGATCCCTAAAGTTGTAATCGTCATCTTCGTATTCTTGTCTGCCGATGTACGCCTCTTCTTCGTCGGCGTCTTGTTCGTCGATACCATCTACGTATTCGCTATGTACTTGGTCCATTTACTTCTCAGGATTTCTACAAAGAAGCGGCGTGTTGAACGATGTCGAATAGATCGGCGCAGTATTTGCGCATAGCTCGTAAACGGCCATTAGTACGAATATTCGTGAATAGGTTTCGTTTAGCCTCGATCACTGCGACGCTCTCGGATAAATTTACATCGACCATCATTCGATAACTGTCCAAAACTATATCTATGAAAGTAAGACATGCGTCAAGCGAGTCGCTACGCGATCCAAAGTCCTCACAACAGGCCGTGATGACAACGGAACAGTGGCTCCACCAGGTCGCAAACGAGTAATCCCTACGAACTGGAGCGATCACAACAATTGGCTTTCCAAGTCTCCGGTTGACGGCATTGTGCATGTCTCGCCAGTATATTACGGTCAATTCGGGATTATGAACGACATGAGGGAATTGAACACGGTGGCTCGACGAATACGTGTATGCCTCGTGAGCGCACGACGCACAGGGTAGTACCGAATGAACGTTTCGCAACAACCACGCCACTTCATTTCTCGATCTGGCATCTCCGTGTGACACGTTAAGGTCGGCGTGCCAGTGCAAGAAGTACCAGTAATGCGGCCCCCACCACTCGGGACCGTTGTAGTTTTTCTTAAAAGTGTTGTTGGCTTTCAAAAACATTACGACTTTACTTTACAGCTCTACGTGTTTTCACTTCACGACGGCGCTTCTCGTATGGGCTTAATAAAGAAATGGCACCCTACAAAGTGTTGAGCGAGATGGCGGTGTGTACTAAACGCCAAAAGGCAGTGGCGCCAGCTGTGCGTGACAAACGATCCACCGACGGTGACTCTGTGACTCGCTACAGCGGCGCCGGTAAACCGGTGTCTCCCAACGATTTCTTGATGAGATGCGAGTACGTTACCAAATCAACCGTTTGTAACGAAAGTAACGATATGTTAACGCTCACCGAGTCCAATCCGATCGACAGACACTGCACATGTTAGTTTCGTAATATATAAATATAATCGTCGAGCACACTCGACGATTAGTTTGCCATGTCGCGATTGTTATTTAATTCACTTATCCTAATATCACGCGTCATGTTACGTTGTCCGGTGGTGGCCCGAATCTCAAGACGTCTTGAAATTAGCTAACCATTACTTTGTTCAATATCAAACAAGTAGCTAGTAATATACTAGCCTTCGTGTATAGCATGTAGTGTGACTCGTCCTTAGTGGTGTCGTAGTCCTTGTACACAAGTTTTACGCCCTTCGAGATGTACTCGGTCACGGTGGCGGTACTGAGTAACATAAAAATGCCGACATTTATCAATTCAGTTTTGAACGTCTTCAGAAAATCCATATCTAGTATACGTTTTATCATGATCAGATCAAACTCCTGCGAGTGCGGTCGTGTCACTCACCTCCGAACGTTTTGCTAAACGCAACAGCAACTGACGCGTTTGATCCAAATCAGTCGAACATCCACAGTATATATCAGGAGCTGCGTGTTTAACGCACGTACACTTCGTAGTTACCATATGTTCGAGTAACTCGTACGCCTCTACGTCGGACGAGTTTAAAGACTCAAAAAGTGGAAGCAAGTGAGGTTTCTTTATTTTAAAACAATTAGAGTTCAGGCTCTTGTCCATATCGAGGAGTAGTGGTGTTTTTTCGACTTTTTAAAAATGGAAGACAGTTGCTCAACTAGAGGACGACGCACCATCGATCGGCTGTTGTTCGTGGGAGATCCTCATTTTAAAAGAGACAACTTCGAGCAGACGCAGTGTTACGCCGCCGAATGTGTCCTGACGTATTCGAACATGACCGATGATGACGGTCGCTGCTGCGTTCTCGCAGGTGACATATTGGACGGTCATGGCGTGATAGACATGCAATGTCTCAACAGAGCCGTGCGTTTCATCAACGATCTAGCGATGCACGGACCGGTTTTTGTGTTAATCGGGAATCACGACTACTACAACAACTCACAATACTTGAGCGAAAATCATTGGATGAACTGTCTCAAGAATCACAACGGACGAGTGTTCGTGATAGATAAGCCGACAATGGTGGACGGTGTCGTCTTTGCGCCGTATGTTCCGAACGGTAGATTCGTCGAAGCACTGAACGTTCACACACCGCAATGGAAACATGCAAGATTGATTGTGGCACATCAAGAATTACGTGGTGTATCGCTCAGGCGAGATATCGTCAGCGTGGCCGGTGACGTATGGAATGACGACTATCCACAACTCGTGTCGGGTCACATACATACCCGACAAAAGATAAACAATAACATCTGGTATCCGGGGAGTGTAATTCAACAGAACTTCGGCGATCACGGCGAGAGTGTAGTAGTTGTTTTGAACATAGACCGAACTCCCGGTAACGGGTACACTTATAAAGATGTTAAAATAAGCGTCCCGACCAAACGCTACTACGAAGTGCAATGTCACGACCTCATCAAAGACCACACCGAACGTCTATCGGAACTTAAAAGTATACTTCAAGCGGGTGGTCCATTACTTCGAGTCAAAGTTCGCATTACGATAAGCGATTTAAATCTGCGTAGACATCCGTACGTTCTTAAGTTTCTGAAGTCTCTTCCGACAGGGGTAGGATTTGCGTTCAAATATGTCAACGTGGGACCTACGGGTGCCGATAAATTCGATCAACTATGTGCAGAACGTCTTAACACCGTAACAGTTGATGATAACTGTACATTCAAAGATGTGCTAGAACGCGCACTGGACCGCGAAGGTAACGAAAACGCGTTGAGAATTTTCGAAGAATTGTTCAAGAAAAAGGTAGTAAGCGTAACGACACCCCCGTCATGCGTTACGAGCGGTGATGTCCCAATTGAATGCGTACGTCGCGTATTGTAAATGAGTGAACGCACAACTAAAGTAACACGTTCGAACAAATCATCCGCTGCCGATGGTGGTACAGCAACATCACGTAAATCTATATTTTCGAGCCCCATACCAAACCTGGGATTCGTGGCTGCCGAGAACGGACACGTGAGGCGTCAAGCCATTGTTCAAAACGGAAGAATATCGACCATTCCTGAATTTCATACTAAACCTAAAAAGGGGTCTCAAGTCTCCAGACAGGCGATTTCTTCTTCTTCAAACACCAAACGACATCAAACTAACGACGCTGGTTTGGGTAAGCGTTTCGAAAAACAACAGTCGCGAAGATCGCTCGCGCTCGAGCATGAAGAAGAAGAAGTATTCAATGATAACGAAAAGTACGACGATGAACGATCACCTGCTAGCGATCAAAGTTACTACGGAGAATCGAATGATGGCTCGTACAAACGTTATTCGGATAGTGCAGAAGAAGATGAGGAGGAAGGCGACTCACCCTCGTCGAGCTGCACCCGCGATACCTTTGCGGTTTCACCCGCGAGGGTTTCGAGAATGGTGCAACATAATAACGATGTCGTGGCTCTAAACGAATTCTGTCTGGAGTTTGATGTGGCATACGGTGCACTGAACAGGTACACCTCGAACAACGACAAAACGGTCATCTCCGGCGACACGTACATAAAAACTCGAGTGATTCGGGACATAATAATGGGACACATAAGTCCCAATCGTGAACGGTGTATAGCTGACTTGCGATCGGCTCTGGTGAATTGTTACGCCCAATACACGGACATCGAATACAAAGTCACCGTTCACGAAGTTAACGCCGATCTCTACCTGTGTAAACCACGCGTGGCAATTAGGTTCGCTTTAGAGAAAATGTCATCGTCACCCGCGCAGAAAACGGCGGACGGTGACTATGATGACGACGAAAGAAAAGTGCAAGTCGATTATTCTCCGAACTACGACTTAACCGTTGTGACTGTGAACGATCATGTGTCCACAACGAAACTCATGGGGAAATTAGTCAAAATCATTAATGATAAATTGAAAATATTTATTGCTACCAACACGAATTCCCATGTACGTAGCACGACATCTAAAACGAGGAGAACCGCTGCCCGTTAATTAGATCGATTCTGGCTGTACTTTCAAACGCTCGAGTTTAACTCGAGCGTTCAGTTGCCAACAGCACCTTCGCCAAGATGGACCGTTGCATCGAGGAATGGGAAGACGATGTCATGGATATTGTTAAAATAGAACCGGATATTGTTGAAGACGAAAATGAAACGCGGCCCATTTTAGCGAAGAAACAATACAGACCGAAGACTGCGTTGTACCAGAAACTACTAATGGCGTACGAAGCCTCGCACGAAGTAAAGCTGTTTGCTATGGATCTTTTTATGCGACTGGTGGTGAAGAAAACTGTCGGCGATAGAAAGATTCCCAGACATGTGCTTATGGCGGCTTGTGTTTGTTGTGCACAGTGTCATTATTCGGCGCCCAATAACAAGGCGCGTGTTGCGGAACATTTCGGTAATATAACCATCAAACACCTACGAAGAGCTATACTGGCGGTGAAACGTGAGGATCCCGTTGTGAGAACCCAGCATAAAACCGACACTGATAGATTGACGGAGCTGTGCGATTCCTTGCGTATAAACGAGCACATCGAATCGGTTATTGAATTTTACAGACAGCACCAATATTTAAACAAGGATAATCTATCGTGTATCGTTTCGCCTCGCACAAAATGCGCAGCATACATCTATGCATGGTTGAAACTATCAAGCGGAGCTGTGGCTTTCAATAATCCAAAAATCGCCAACTTCAGTAAGGCCTGCCATGTGTCACCAAACGGATTCAATAGTACCGTTCGTGCGTTGTTGGCCGATGATGGTAGTGAAACTAACAAGGCTCCCGAAAAAACTGTAACTAACTCAGCGTGTTGCTCGTGTCGGTTGTAAATCGTCATCGTATCCGTCATCGTAGAAGTCGTTATCGTCGTCTTCTTCTCTACCGATGGCGCCGGGTGGGTTCGTTTTGTTGGTATTTCCGATGTCTGCTAACATGCTAAATATACCACTTAGTCCTAAAAATTTACCGAACACAAACACGACCGTGTTACCCATTATGGACATTAATAAACGATTCAGCGGCGATATACTTGTATTATTTCCCGATTCCTTACTTTTCCTCATATCCTCGACGCTCGGCACGCTCTCCTCGCAGACCTCTTTCAGTAATGCGTAGTACTCGACCAACATTACTTTTTGTTCGTTCACATAGCATGCCATATCCAAACCCATCCAACCCAAAGTAACTTGCACACCCATCATACCCATCAACAAATATGGCTGATACTGACGATACATCTGGTTAACGCGCTCTTTACGCAGTCGCACCAAAGCGTCATCTCTGTGGCGACGATGATCGTGGCCACGTGAACGATAAGAGCAACGATTCGATGTAGACTTTGCACTGTTGCGTTGTTTATGCGATCGAGAAGTTTCGTTGTGAACCAACGCAGCTACGTCGCTCATGACAGAGCGCACTGATCGATCATTCATTATGCTCGGTGTCGCTATCTGAGGACTCGGTCTGAGGTCGTGCATTCGATCGTGCTCACCGCTCAATATTATATTGCGCTTGCGGCTAGTATCTTTTACGGCGGCGGGTGAGCTAATTTTTTTTCGTTTCGATTGCGGTTTGCTGGGACTCGGAATGCCAAGAAGACTTTCAATAGACCTACCATCGTCTTCGTCCACTATTTGACGTTTACGCTGTGTTGAATATCTGGCAAAATTATCAACCTCTCGCCCACTATAATCGTCAACCCACTGACTTCGCTGAGGGGATGGTGAACGTATCACTATAGGGTTCTCCGGTGTACCTTTAACCGAAGAGGAATTACCTTTCGGTGATGCGTTATTTTTGGTTTGTCGCACCGACGGAGTCATCTCACGACTGTGTACTGTATTTACGGTATTATTCACGCTACCGCTACTGCCAAGTACAGCCTTTTGATATTTTTTGTAGTTTGGTTTTGCGGCGATAACATCACCTCTTATTCTGGTCCTATTCTCTAACTTCTCCAGGCACAAGGAGTCACCGTATACTTGTTTCGATGCAATTACATCATTAACACCACCAACGTCCGGCAATTTATGAGGTATCATTATTACGTTTTCAATGTGGGAGCTATTACCACCACCTCGCATCTTTACTAGTGGAGTCGTACGCAGTTAAACTACGCAATTAATTGAAAGGCAACATAGTTTGTAAAAATATTTATTACTTATTAAATAGTACAGTTAATACTAAAAAATTACAATTAAAAATCTAAAACTTTTGCAGACTTTGCTTCCACACCACCGTCGTCCTCGGCGTTAACGCGTTTCCGGCTACCGGGTGAGACGTTATCGTCCTCATCGTCCGAATAGTTAAATACGTCGAGCACGTTGTCCGATAGAGAATCTCCGGCGATCATCGCTTTGCGCCACTTCCTACCCTCATCACGCTGCATTTTAGCCACGTTCATCGTTTCGGGTATAATGCCGGTGTAGTGTTTTTCGTAAGTTTTCGTCGGATCTTTCTCAAATTCGTAACCGACAAAACAGCATGCGGCCGCCGACGCATTTGATTTCCCCATCATTTTCTGCTCGAGGAGTGGAGCAAACGTCCACAAATATTTGTTGTCTCGCTCGGCCCTGTGATTGTTGCGATAGCAGAAGCTGTCCACGCTCGCGTTCCACAGTTTCAACTGTTGTAACAGTGTCATGGCACACGTACCCTTACACGTGAACTGCACGGCAATTTCGTGTAGTGGCTTATTGGCCTCGTCTAGAAACAGGAACTTGTACTTATTTACAATCGAGAACGCAGTCTTGTCGTGTTTGTACAGTTTAAACTCCAGATCGGACACGGATCCCTTGTTCACGCCGTCGACGACTTTCAGCGGACCGGACGCGGAGAGTATAAGAAACTTTGGTTTCATTATTATATAGCCGTCGATTTCATCGCCGGACTTTGTCGCCAACTGGTAACTTTTCAGATCCTTGTAGTGATCGCATGACGCCGATTCGCACAGAATCGCACAGTTGCGTCTCCATTTGCACCACGATATGCACTTTTTCGGGATGAACAGACCCACGTTCTTCCGTATACCGAACACGTATTCGCGCACCGCCATGATGTACGGCGTAGACAGTACATTTTCGTCGTACGATTCGATCATTGCGACGGTTTTGTTATTTGGCACTGTACGTAGTATACAAAATGATAATCAGCAATAACACTCCAAGTGCCACGTTGAAATATTCAATGTAGTCGTGTAAACCGGAAGCCCAATCGCTGGATGAGTCCCGTAGTGGATGAGCTTTGTTGAAGCACTGAACGCTATCGGTTATGGAACCCGTATTTATCTTGTCACCGGCGGTCATGGCGTTAACATTGATGCATACTTTTGCACCACATTTGTTGGCTTTCTGTGTCGATAGCGTCATGGCACCGTCTGATGTGCACGGTTTATACCAACATTCGTCACGAGCGAACAGATTCTCGTGCGTTACTACGAAATCTTTCAGATCAACGTACGCTTTGGATCGGTCTCGATTCAAACAGTCGCACTCGGTGGAGTCGGTGTTGTCTAGGCACCATTTCAACTTTAAACCATCTACAAAATTGTTGTCAAGCTTTTCGGCAATCTCCTCACAACGGCCATCGTTACCGCCTAAGCTACGTAGTGCCATACATTTCGATGCGCCGTTGTGACATTGACTCGTTCGAGTCGCCGTACACAATCGTACAAACACCTGTTCTAGCGTAGCTCTTAGTTTACCACTATCATCACCGGCGTGACGTTCGCTTATTTGTAACAGTTGGTATGGATCGGTTATCAGTCGAGTATCATATTTTGCATATGTGCCGTCTTTTTTCGTGTCGTCTATACCGATGTAAGGTTGCGGTAAGTCGACACCGGGTACGAATAGACGTCTATCGGTTTCATTCGGAACTGTGGACGTGGTGTACTTCAAACTGACTATGTCTGCTAGTATATTGACCGGAATTTGAGTTTTTTTAGGAACTTGCGGAATGACTGGTGCCGGACTTGAATGACTGGAACCCATCAGAAATCGTTTTATTAACGCGGATCGCGACGTCAATGTAATGATGATCAGTGATCGTGTCTTTTTACGACGTATCTACATCCAACTCCGATAGCTTGCAGATTTTGATGAAGTAGTTTTGCAGAGTATGGTAGCACCAGTTCGGTAACGGTCAGAGTCTTACAGCGAGCACAAACGTAACCGTGGTCGTTTCGCTTAACTACTTGCGATTCGCTCCCACAAACGGTACACAAACGCATCGTGTATGCGTCGCTCAAGTTCAACATGCGTTCCATCAAGAAAGATACCGTTCCGTGACACAACAAATCGTCTTTCTCCATCTCTCCAACTCGTAGACCGCCTTCGTGAGCTCGACCGTTAAGCGGTTGGCGCGTGAGTCTATTGCGCGCCGCTGCAGTCGTTGTGCTGCTAAACTTTTTATGCTTCACCAGCTGCACCGGTCTCAGATAGTACACGACTCCGATGAATACTGGTTGTGGAAATTCAATACCGGTGGTGCCGCTACACATTATTTCGGCACCGCTTCCGTCAAAGTTTACTTTTCGCAATTGATCGCAAAGATGCGCCAGCAAGTCGTCATGTTCGTCGTTTTGAAACGACGAACCGTCCACTCGCCTGGCAGCTACGCATGACAATTTACCCGCCACACTGGCCATCATTTGATTTACCGTCATGCGGCTCGGCATACTATGAGAGTTGACAATGATATCCGGCGTAATGCCGCTGTCAGCCACGAAGGGCATATCTTCCTGATTTAGCACCATACCACATATGCCTTTCTGAGCCATGGCGCTGCAAAACTTGTCACCAATAGTGTGATTGGTGACGTGGTGAATTGTCTCTTCCACTCGGATCTTGATCAAACTGCCTATGAATCGTATGGCTTTAACGACACACTCGTCTTGGTTTTTCAGTATAACGCTAGTATCTTCCGCACGACCGCTGCTCTTGTCGAGGGATACTTTGGCCACGATTATATCGCCTTTTCGTAAAGTTCTACCAACTATAGGTAGTCCATCATCGCCGACATTGGAGTAGTTGGCGTCCATTCGCATTTCAATCGGTGGCTTCCTGAGCTCGTCGACAATGGTTCCGATTTGTAACGACACCGTGATGTCTTTCCGCTGGGTAGCCTGGAACATACCGCGGTCTAGCGACGCCCTGTTAATTATCACACTATCCTCCTGGTTAAATCCCGTATAACACATAACCGCCACGATGGCGTTCACCCCATTGGGTAGATCGTCGACGCCACATATCTCGGCACTACGTGTTGTTACGATCGGTCTCTGTGCGTAGTTCAATGATATGAGATTACCCGTTCCGTTACAATCGTTCAACATGGGTAACACCCCCATACTCTGACGTGCCATGTTGGTCTTGTAACAGGCTCGCGGCGAGGGCGAATAGTTTGCAAATGGAATCTGAGCAGCAAGCAAGCCAAACATACAATTAGGATTCAATTCCACGTATTTAACGTTGTCTTCGATGGCTCGGTGCATGGTGATAGCTATGTGCTCTCTACCGATTTCGATGGCGTCTCTGTGCACCATGTGGCCGGAATTGAAAATTTCATCGGCGTGTTCCGCGTACATGATGGAGCGCTTCAGAGATTCGATATCATCATCTCGATTATATAACAACGGTCTTACGAATCTCCCAGCATCACACCAAATTTCCAGAGCACCCGTGATACCATCCACGCTTATTGACACGTCGTGGTGTAAACATCTTAGCAGTCTCAACTTCCTCACAACGCACAACGCTCGCTGTACATCACTAACATAACCAATCGGTGTACCATTCAGGAGTACACCCTGCGATTTTTCGGGGCCGTCTCGTACAACCGAGAGGGTCATCATATCACCTAGTGCGTTTTCCACGAACTCTCTCACTAGTACAGTGGGTTGGCGAACGCTCGCGAACGCCAATAACGCTAACGCTAACCTTATACCAACGTCGGTGCCCTCAGTAGTCTCGACGCAGCACGCAAAAAAGGTATGACTGGTGAACATCTGACGTATACTTTTGTCTTTGTTCTCTTTATGAACCTGTAACTTCATCCGTCTCACTGAATCTATGGCTGTTGCGATACTGGTGCGCATCGAAATACTCTCCACGACTCCGATAGTTTTGTGTTCGGCACTCTTAGCACCCCAACGACCGTGTACGAAACACATCTTGAAATGATTCGTTATGTTACGTTTCACTGCGTGTATGGCGTTGATGGGGTTACATTTGTCGTTACTTTTGTTCATAACGTCGATTAGAAATTGCTTCCATGTCATTTTGAACAGGTCCAAGCACATGGAACCGGCAAAGTCTACGCGCTTCTTAGAGTACTGTTCACGCGATTCCGCTTGGAACACACCCGATTCCACTGTCACGTACTTGGTGAACATACATCCGAGATAGTACGCTCTAGCATCGTTGTCGGCACTAATACCGATGTGCATGAACATGGTATCGTAACATTCCGGCACGCGATACCTTACTGCTCCGTTAACAGCCACGACGATGTCCGATGCATCGACGCCTTCTTCAACGAGTCGCTTAACGATCGGTTCTAGCTTGGCGTACAGTTGAGTGGTTGCACACTTGGCCGTTCTACCGCCGGTTCTTTTGGGTGCGACCATGGCTCGCTTCACAACCGCCATTATAGCTGCACCTTTATGACCCTCTTTTACGCTATTTCGCACGGCATCTGTAAGTTCAGCGAAACATTGCAGGTTTTCAGGAGCGTACTTCAACTCGTCTATTGCCCGAAGTACGCATTGGTGATCTCCCACATACTTATGAGCGTGATCGAGAGAGCCGCCGAGTAATCCTTTGAACACGTCACTAACCAAATACAGTCGAGATTTCGGAGCGGTTTGTTCCACAGAAACGGCACTGTTGCTGCTTGAACCGTCAAACTCTATCACATACGCGCCATTACTCGCGCGATGTAGAGCGATCGATTTGCTCTTGGCCGTTTCATCGTTCATACTACGGAGCTGGCATATGAGTTTATCGTTGCGAGTCTTGTAGACAGTGATGGTGTTATAAGCTGGTCGTATGTGTCCTATCAACACTCTTTCCACTCCGTTGTGTATGAAGTAACCACCTGGATCCCCCATTATTTCACCTTTAGCGAGTCGTATCGAATCCGGAGCGTTGTGCAGATTACAGAGCACCCCGAACACCATTGCGGGTAGTCGACATAGTTCTATGTTCTCCTTAGTGCCCAAGGTTGCATTCACCACGTCGGCACGCACACTAAACTCGTAGTCTAGGTTCTTCAAACGTGCCGTAGATGGATATAGCACCATCGTCTTACCGTTCACGATATACGAAGGTTTCACAAATGTTATGTTTTCGAAGCGTAATTCATTACCGCACATGGACAGGTTGGGCTCATCGTGCAAAACGTTTGGTATATTCTCTATGAACGAAGCAAAAGAATCTAATTGCGCTTTGACCAGACCGTATTTACGAATCCATAGATCCACGGCACGGTAGCTGTCGTAATCCATGGTTATTATAAACGCGACCGTCGTCCGATAAGGACCCCTTGCAAGTGTCTAGACTTTGACGCTACCGGAATCCGACTGCTGAAAATTAGAGACCATATAATTGTTGAACGTGTCACAAATGGAGGGTTACATGCCAACACCACACCATCGAAATCATCATTACAACAACAACGTCAACCGTTACCACACCGGACACTTCTCAGCCGCAGACTTTGCTCGACGTCGACTAAACTTCGACATGCCACCACCTACAAGAAGTCGAAGTCGTCAAACCGCCGATACATCCTCTGTAATGTACCAGTACGCGACAGACTCGGAGCCGAGACCAAAGGAACCTGTGAAATTCGGTATTTATTGCTCTAGAGCCATGTATGCAGACGAATTGGAACACCTTAACGCGCAACAATCTTCATATACTCTCAACGACGACAGTGATGATGATGAAAGTGATAGATCTGTGAGTGTTAGACGCCTGAGTAGCGATTTCATGTTGGATTTATTTAAATTCGACCTAAATACTTTACATCCATATCTATACCTCATACGTGAACAGTTGAAAGTTCTCGTTAGAAGACCCGAAATTGTCGTGTCCAACCGTACGTGTGTAGTGTGCTTCGAACCGTACCACACGTCTTATGGTCGCGTGTCGCTACCTTGTCGTCACTCGGTTCTGTGTGATAATTGTTCAATTGATAGCCGCATAACGAACAAATGTCCTTTCTGTAGAACCACGGTTAAAGCTATAATGTTTGTACATCCAAATATAAGTCACCTCAGCAGTATTGAACAGAAAATAACGTGTGTCACAAAATTGTAATTTTATTGTATTATCTAATATATATTTTTAGTTACAAATAAGTCTTTTATTGAATCCTTCATTCCACCCATAACATTGTGTAGTAAACGATAATATGTGTGATGACGATGAGTACAATCCAAAATTCGCATGCGCCGTTATGAGAACGGCTGCTCAACATATAGCATCGTATCGCAATGCTAATCAACGTCTACAGTCTGAACTAACCATGGTCAAAGACCAGCTTGCTCGCCATGTCTCGGCCGAAATCGAACTGAAAACTGAATTGGATCATATAAAATCAAACTTGAACGCTGAAAAACTACGTAGATACGTGAAGGTGACATCGGCAACGGCGAAAAAAGACAATGAAATATCTCAACTACACGAAGAACTCGACTACGCGACCGAAACCATAAACGACCTGAACGATCAATTGCGTTTGTGTAAGCAACGACTCGAGCGGGCTCTCGACGAGTTGATGGATTTCAAAAAGAAGTCTTCAAATACGACAAGGTCTGGACACACGGACAACGATGACTGGGACTATTATGATATTGTAGATGAGACCGTTGATGTCATCCAAGAACCAATGCTGAGGCGTACACGTAGGCGCGCACTGTCTCCAAAATAATCTCAACCGTTACTAGTAAAGCATTGATAATAATGGCGTCTAGACGAAAACCTTCACGACTTACCGCAGCGCAATGCGAGACTTTTATTCGTAACAACAAAGCTGTTAGCCCGTTAACTAACAAACCTATCGACGTTCACGGTAGAGCGGCCGCTAGATTCCGTAGGGATTGTAATCTAAGTCCACCCCCTACCAAATACACATCGACTGTGTGTAAAAAATTTCTAGCCAACAAATCCGTCAGTCCGTTCAGCGGTCGACCGATTAAAAGGGGCAAGAAGATGTACAATGACTTGACTAAACATTGCTCAGGAACACGTTCGTCGTCACCTGCACGGTCGCCGGCGAGACGGAGACGCGTAATCCGTTCACCCAGTCCAAATCGGCGTTCTTCATCGCCGCGTAGAAGTGCATCCCCGCAAAGAAGACGCGCATCACCACAACGACGACGTGCGTCGCCACAAAGACGACGAGCATCACCAGACCGTAGCAAGCCTGCTAAGAGAACCGCTGCAAATGCCGATTCACGCCCAGATCTGTGTGCTACTTTCTCAAGGAACGAATCCATCAACCCTATAACGGGTAAGAAACTCATAGGTACCAGTCCAATTCGAAAGGCGTGGCATCGCATGTGCGCCGGAACCTCAAACACACGTGCGACAAAATGCATGGCATTCGACAAAAACGACAAGATAAATCCGTTTACCAGACGCTCAATTAAGCCCGAACAGCCCGCTTATAGAATGGTCTACTCGATGTGCCACGGGGTACCGTATCGGTCTCCAAAACGTACTCGTAGATCTCCCGTACGACGATCTCCATCCCCAAGACCGTACACAGCTACATCTGTGACTAGAAAATATCGTCGAATCAGGACACCGGCCCGTTCCCGCAGTCGCAGCCGATCGAATAGTGTCGGGCGTAGAAGAACCACCGCTGTCAGATCGCGTACAAAGTCACCGGCTCGTCGTCGGTCCGTGGCTAGAAGTAGATCTCGTTCGAAGTCACCTGTTCGTAAAGCGACCAGGTCGCGTTCAAAGTCACCAGCTCGCCGTCAATCTGTAGCTAGAAGCAGATCCCGCTCAAAGTCACCTGCTCGTCGTCAGTCTGTAGCAAGGAGCAGGTCACGTTCAAAGTCACCGGCTCGCCGTCAATCTGTAGCTAGGAGCAGATCCCGCTCAAAGTCACCTGCTCGTCGTCAGTCTGTAGCTAGAAGTAGATCGCGTTCAAAGTCACCGGCTCGCCGTCAATCTGTAGCTAGGAGCAGACCCCGCTCAAAGTCACCTGCTCGTCGTCAGTCTGTAGCTAGGAGTAGGTCCCGCTCAAAGTCACCTGCTCGCCGTCAATCTGTAGCTAGGAGTAGATCCCGCTCAAAGTCACGTAGTCGTCAACCCATGACAGCGATGCGTAGGTCTACAAGTAGAGCTCGATCCCGTTCCAAATCTCGAAGCCGTAAAGCGATGACAGCCTCGAGGTCTAGGTCAAGGAGCGTATCGAGATACATGATAAATCCGAATTTTGTACCAACAACAACGAAAAAAAAACGCGTTTCGCCCGTAAGCCGAGGCAGAATTAATAATTCTCGTTCTCGCAGCGCATCTCGCGCACGATCGGGTGGCTTGAGTCCGTACAGAGGTCGCGTGTTACTCTCACCGATTCCCGACGGTGCGACGCCTATGTCGCGTAGCCAACTCATAAATATCGCAAACAACATGAATATTGCAGAACTGCGTCATATAGTGGTCAGTAACGGATTTCAACCCGTCCGTGTCGCACAGAATACGACGCAATCTCAATTATTAAACTTAGTTAAGTTTCAAATACGAGAGGGAAACTTAAAGTGGCTACCGCGAAACGATCAGAACGTACCCACCTATTACACATCATCTAGGCCGTTCGCAGACCGCATGAAAAAAAACTAGATTTGATAGTGACGGGCTTCTCAAACGCCATCGCAATTGGTTCGCCTTGGGTACCACCACAGCGTTTGAACACTGTCGTACAAGCACTAGCTGTCGTTCGTTGAGCGTTCGTCACTTTTGTTGCAGACTCGACCGACGGTCGAGTCTGATATAGCTGATTTTAAAAATTTCACCGTCGTAATGGTGTAAATGGTAAGCACTGATGATTTAACATCGTACTCCAGAGGCGAACTTAACGCGATGACGCGTGATCAACTGTTGAAGTTGTGGCGAGCCCGATCGGAATCTAAATACGATAATTATAACCGCAACGAACACGAGCTTCGAGTTTTATTGTCGCGTACACCACGACGCGGTGATGCAAATCGTTCGAAAAGCAAAAACGGGAGTAGTCGTCGCAGGCGAAACACACCCGAACGTCTAATAGATTCTGTGGTGAAAATCACGAGGAACGACGGCAAGTTTCAAATGCACATAACCAACGATTTTCTAGACCTCGTTCGGCCTGAGGGTATGGCTACTTTGGCTTCGTATTTGAGTGTGTCTGAATCGCAAATAAGCGATCGTCTCGACAGATCCGATGTGACATTGATGGTGGACGACGAAAATCTTAAGCTATTATCACTGGACGGGGTTCGTAGGGTGGCCAGAGTAATAACGGGAGATGAGACCGTTATGACTTACAATCGTAGTCAAGCACTGTACGCCATTAAACGTGCCATACGCATCGTAGAAAACATGTATAAGCGTAATCGTAACAGAGGAGTGAGAACGACGACGACGCCAAGAAATAAACGGATCGATAACGACCGACGTCTACTGGTGAGCGAAGACAAAAATGGATATTACGTGACTCTCAACGAATATGTGATCGATAATCTCTGCGAAAGTGGAATCGCATGGTTGGCTAGGGAGTTTGATGTACCTTCCGATACGAACGATGTACTTAATCATTTGCGACAGTTGGTGGAAAATGAACGACTCTTGAGGATAGCCAATGAGTTCTTTGATCATGCGACTCTACCTCTTCTCAGACACATCGCCGGTGTTATAACAAAGAACATCGACGGCGCCGAAGGTTTCACGCGCGACGAAGCGATATGGGCTATAAAACAACATCCGTCGTTTGCAAACAAACCCAACAACACCGATATACAGCAATCGGATCTAACGATTGCCGAGGATGCCGATTCCGGAACGCCAGTGACAAAGCTTTTAATCAGCTCTGAAACATTGGGCCGTTTCAATCGTCAGCAACTCGAGTGGATTTTAGTTCATTCCAATCCTGCAATCGCCTTACAAGACGCTTCAGTTAGAAACATTGACGAATTACGCATGCTAGTGCGACCCTATCTGCCCATCACGATCGGGTTCGATAGCGAATTCATAACAAATTTATTGACCATTTCGCAGCTTCGCGAGTTGGCGTGTAACGTAATACCAGAGAAATGTGGAGACATTACCCAAATGAATCGAACTCAATTACTAACCGGCTTACGATTGTACAGACAGATGACACATGAAAATTTATATCTGGCGTCTACCACACCAAGTCGTAACGACGAGATGACAAAACGTTCGGAGAGCACTTACCGACGCGTGGGAAATGCAGAAAGTGATGGTATGTACACGGAGAACGTCGCTCTCAGGAATGAAATCGGTCAATTACGCCAGAGTTTGTTAGAGACCAGCGCGCAGCTAAACGACGTCAGAGCGCAACTGGACGTGGCCGACCTCGAAAGGAGGAACACGAACGATCGCTTGCAGGAGAAACTGAACGATATTGCTGAACTGCAATCACAATTGACGGAATGTAAGAGCTATATTTATGAACTGGACTCGAGGCTGCGCGACGTCGATAAAGAACGAGCCCGTATGACTGCGGCGCATTTGGCCGACGACAGACTGAGTAATGCTTCGGTAGGTGTGCAGCTCGACAGATCGCGAAGAGATGTGAATTTAGCTAAATCTGAAACTAACGCATTAGTCGTGGAGGTTGCCGATCTGAAATCTCAACTTAACCGAGCCGAAATGCAGATTAACACTCAACGCGCCACAATAGACGCTCTCACAGCGAACCTCAATAGTTCAAACTCGAAAGCCCTAGAGATGAAGGAAATGTGGGAGAGATCCGAATACGAACTGAGTGCCAGTAGACGTGACGCGGAAACCTGTCGGAAAACAAACGATAATTTAGAAATTAAGATGATGGAGTTGCAAAACCTCATGAAAGTGGAACGTGCTCGAGCGCAAACAGATCTAGAGAAATGTCAAGCTGAACTTCAACAACGTATCGAATCGGAAGCGGCACTCGTCGAATCACTGCAACGTGCCAAGCTCGATTTGGTCACTATTAATTCGGTGGCAAATAAAGTCAATCGAAACTCTGGCGTCGGTAACGCCATCAATGACAGATTGAACAAAGAACTTAATACAGTGCGGCGAGAAAAGGCCCAGGTTCAGTCAGATCTTGATGTACTTCGCGCGCAACACGATCGACTGACCAACGAATGTCAAGCCGTGTCGAGTCGTTACGAATCTCTCATGACGAAATACAATTTGACCAAAACTAATGTTCAGCAGCAACGTATCGAGTTTGAAGCCGTTAACGATGCCCTCTCAAAGAGTCGGTCTGATGTAGTCGTATTACGGGGCCGGATTTCTGAACTTGTAACTCAACTACAAGAGACCAACAACCAGAGGGATGCGGCGACGGCTCATAAGAATAGACTTCTGAAGGAGCATGACGTTCTCGAACGACACGCTAATGATGTGAGACGACTTAACAACGAATTGGAAACTTCACTCACCGAAGAGCGTCAACTTAACGCGCTCAATTTGCGACGACTTCAGGACGAGATCAAAACCTACCAACAGGAAATGGCCCAATTGAGGCGCAGACTCGACGAGAGTAACCAACGAATCCAAGCATTCGTCAACTCTGAACAGAACATTCTCGCTGCTGGTACGCGTGATTCCAGTTTTCCGATTGTCGATGCTGATAACACCGAACAGTTGGTGGTGCGTCTTAAGAACAAGCTAAAGTCTACAATGCTTGAGCGTAACGAACTAGCTGCAACCGTTAACTCTCTACAGATGCAAGCCACCAGATACGAAGCGCTGATGAGTGAACAGTCCTCTAATATCAACGATGCAAGGGCGTACAGGGATCAAAGAGAGAAACAACACGCAGAATTCCTTCGTCAAATCGATTCCTTGAGGCGTAAGAATGTGCAATTACAAACGGCACTACAAAGACTAAACGAAGTGCGAATTTCAAATTCAGTCAAGAACGATGTCGAATCGAAGAAGCAGATGGGAAATGTAACACAAGAAATTGCTCAGCGAAACGCAGAAATCACCAATTTGCAAAATCGTTACGCACGTTGTGAACGATCACTCGCCGAACTTCGAAACGTAAACGATACTACACTTAATGAACTCGCACAATCCCGTAGTGATCTACAGCGGACAAACGAGATGTATGCCGTTATGGAAGCCGAGCTCGAAGCCAGCAGAGTCGCTTACTCTAATCTGGAGGGTGACATGCAAAAGTTACAACTCGACTACATGACTCTTCAACAGAGAACAATGGGTGCATGTACTGCAGTGGGTGATGTGAACGAATGTGCTCGAGCCTTACTCGAGGTCACGGATAACGTCGTAGCCGATCGTGTACCGGTAAGACGCCTGCCCGTTAAACGCGGTAATCGTTCGAACGCCAGCCTCAGCCCGCAATCAAAACGTAATACTGACCAGCAACGTTGGTCACCGAAGCGAGCTCGATTGTCCCCTGCAAGGAATAGCGTTAATCGAAGAAGTGTTGCCGGTCCGATTCGCAGGGTGTCGGCACGTAGGTCTGTTTCGATCAACGACGATCTACTTACCGACGATGAGGATGAAAATTTGGGAAACATACAGATCAATTACTCTTTAACGGACGACGAAGACGATGCTGCACAAACACGACGATCACTTAGCTATTCAGTAACCGACGATGAAGACGATGCTGCTCAAATACGACGACCATCTGTGACGGATGATGAAGATGATAGAGTTGTCGGAACGAGATCAAGTGTGCGTAGGTCCAGTGTGCGAGGGTCCAGTGCGCGTAGATCCAGTGTGCGCCCGCCTAGTGTGCGTAGGTCCAGTGCGCGTAGGTCCAGTGCGCGAAGGTCAAGATCGGCACTGCGATCAAAGTCACCGACGCGAAATACATCGGCAATACGACCGAGGACACCCCGGGCACGTAGACCGATTCGACCAATGGCTGATAATTTCGCAGAGGGATATGTCTACGAAAGACCAATGGGCGGGGGTGCGCCTCGTCGTTATCAAGCCGTTGGAACACCCGGCAATGGAAGACAGTCCGATAGAGGAGGTATGGGTGTTCTGGACGATATATACAATAGGTAAAAAAATTGCATGACGTTATTGTAAATAGAAAAGAATGACTAGACGTTTGACCAACGATGAGATGAACCGGATCCTCCAAATTGTCAAGGCGCACATGTTCAAGCCAAAGCAGACGCTGGCGCGAGACATGAATGGAATAGCCGTAAGCGTTAATGCGAAAGTAGGTGAAAATCCAGATTTGTCAGCTTCGTTTTCTCAAGAAGAGATATCGAAGCTGATCGAAGAGGATGGTTGGGATGTGGCAACCACTCAAGAGGTGTATCGCATCATAAGCGAGACTGTTAAGATTATGAACGGTGCCGGAGGCGCAGGTGGTGCTGTGGTACCTAAATTGTATCCGGCTCTCATGTCACCGAATACAATCACAAATGCGATACCGGACGTCAGGGCTGGCGTACCTTCCACCGACCGTACCATTATAGGTGATCTCGGATCGCTACAGGGTCCCGAGGGTGGTGAGTGGTTGGCGTTCTTCTATCCGGCACACACCGTGTTCGAGAAAATGCGAATGACTTCAGTGGTATTGAATTTCTCAAGCCCACTCACCGGAGAATACGGATTACAAATGTTGAACGCATTGAATCCTACGAAGTCGGTGCGAGATATACACAAATTTAACGGCAGCAAATCGAGCGTCATGGTGATCGGACTTTCAGAGGTGTTCATGCAACAGACTTCTGTCACGTTCAGATTACAACCCGCGCCGCTTGACGTCAAGGGAGGTAGGCCAATGGTGAGAATGGAGCTACACTTCGAGTTTATGTGAATACGTGTTTGCGCGTATTTTACGCGTCTGAGCGAAGTAAATGTCGCTCACTGAAAGAATTGGTCAAACACCTAAGGCTTACGAATTGGCTAACGAACGTGGACCTTTCTCCGTAGAAGTTTATCTCAATCCAGGTACATCTAACACATACCAGTATGTAGCAACGACTCGTAATAAGTTCAACAATACCGACTACGATGACTTACCGTGGAACTACACGAGTGGTAAAAAAGTCGTTACTGCTACGGGTGTTGTAAGTGGTGGGGAGCGGTATGTATTCCTGCTGCGATCTGAAATTGCCCAGGACATTCAGGTGACCATGTACAATACCAACGGCGGTTCGAATCCGTTGAATAATTCCAACGTAACGCGCTCCAATGTCGATTCATCGTCGTACTACCAACAACCACCTCAAGTTGTGTACAACAACGGCGATTTGTACGGAACGCGAACGGGCTACAGTGGTGCCGAATTAGGAGCTTCCATCGACAAAGGTATAGCTAGTCTATGGGGGTACCTGAAGCAGCCACTGGTGATGTTCGGTATCGCAGCTGTGGTAGGATACTTAATATATCGCTACTATTACATGTCGCGTCCAATCGGTTTCGGATCTTCAGGAGCGTACGACGTGCCTCTGCTGGACACTCCGCTTCTCCGCGATAGCTACAGACTACCCCAATCGTTTACTCGCGACCCCTTATTCAGGAATTCCGTATAGAAATAAAATCGCAATGCAACAACCAAACTCCGCCTGCGTAAATCGTGACAACCACGACGAAGACGACCTGGACATAATAGAACTGTACGTCAAGAACGAAGATAAATTACACGAGTATGAAGAAGACGATGGATCTGATTGTGAAGTAACACCCGAACATAATGCAGCAACTAGTATCGCTAAAATTCGACAGTTGCATCGATTTTGTTCACCACAAGACGATAAGTTCAACAACTTTATAACGTTGGGAACCACTCGAAAGTACACTAGGCCGTGTGATCGTCGGGATACATGTGTCGCGCTTTGCAGACATAAATTTGGGATTCGCGATACGTGCAGCAACAAGGCTTCCAAGTGTTCGAGACGAGGTCTAGCGCATTCGTTTGAAAATTTGCGAATGTGTGATGGCATAAGGAGTGGCTGTGGTACAAACTTCATCGTGGGCGTGTACACCGGATCGACTTGTAAACTACGACACAGCGGTGAAAGTTTAACCAACTATCTATTGAGACTTAAAATGCTGAACGGACGTCACGGCAACACGTTACGAGTAAGCGCCAGACCGCCCTTCCGACTCATAAAGTACCTGTGCACTTCGATGAAAGACTGTACGTCACTCCAAGACATTCGTATCGAGCTGCAAGAGTCAGAGACTATGGCGGAGTTTTTTGCAAATCGCTACGAGCCGGACTATTATCCCGATATCAGTCTGGACGATTACAATTGTGAACTGTAATTAAGGTTTTTGTCGCCAATACCGTGTGTTACAGTCGTGTTTACACGACTGTATGAATCAAGTCAAACGATTAATTGAAATCGCCTCCGTTGTCGATCTTCTTTAGACTACCGTTATCGATGTACAAAATGTAGCTCGTGAGTGCTATAGCTGTAAACTCGAAGGTCTCCGCTGAACTCCTCAACGCCTCGCTAGGTTCGATTACAACTGATATGCTGCTGTTAAAGTTCGATGGATTTATGGAGCCTTTCGGGTCAACCGTTTTGAGATCCAGCGCGAAAGAGTACATGTACTGCCCACGGTTCCGTGTGGGTACTCGACACGCCGCGTGATAGGGCTCCGTAAAGACAAAGTGCTCCGCCGGAAGCATCGGGACCCTGTACCGGTCGCCACACTTGATACCGATCTTCGATAGTGCTGAAACACCGATTGATCTGACACCGTTGTTGCTTTTCGGTAGGCCCACTTCGTAGTAGTCGAGATACTCCGAGTGCGTGATGTTCCTAACGCCGAAAAACAAAGCCTTCAAAATACCGCTCGAGTGCTCAATGTCGTACGAAAGTGTGCTTCCCGCTTCGGTGGGTTTCAGTATTTCAGTAGCCGCTATGTCCGTCGGCTTCTCCATGAGAATGTAGTGTGGTGAGCAAGAGGTTCTGTCGATTTCAAAGTCGGTAACCACTGCAAAGTCCGCAACCACCTCGAACTTTGTGATCTCGGGAGGTGTTGCGAAATCTCCATCCGTCAGCATGTTTATGAAACCTGTTCCAGCGCCCGTATCCGGTACATTCTCTTTGATCAACAAATCGCTTAATTTTCTAAAGACAAACTCCACCGTTACGCGATTGTTGACCATCATACCTATGGGTAGGGCCACTCCACTGTCGCGACTGAAGTATAAGGGAATCGGTAGAACAAGTGTTTTCGCACCAATGTTAGCGGAACGGCTGTATTGGAAATCGCCTCCTACCATGTTCGTATAAGCATCGTAATTGCCGCCGTCGATCATGAACTCGGACCACGTGTCCATGAAATTCGAGCTCAGCTCAACCAATGGTTTAGCATCAACCTTCAGGCGTATGGATTTGATTAACTTGTGAGCAAGTTTCGGGAAATATGATGATTCAGTGCCAGCAGCGTAGGTATTAAGCGTTCCGGCGCTGATTGATATGTAAGCAGTGAGAGCTAGTAGATAATCTCCACTTGCGTTTATGGGCATCGTATACGTACCGCCAAACTTATTACTGCCATTACCGGTGTTCAAAAGGACCGGCATTTTGCTGAACGCGGCACAAGGTCTTATCTCTCGAACGAAATAAGTCGTCACCTGCTCGTCCGGTCCGTAGATATAACTATCTATAGTACCGCGCTTGTTCACGTCAGAACGTAGCTCGCTTAGAGTCACATTAGATACCACTGGCGTTTCTGGTTTTGAAGTCATTGTAACGCTTTAATTATTTACTACGTGAAGATCAAATAGTGGTGATGTCGTCGACGACCGAAACCGAGTCCGTCGTGTACGTGTCGGTCGAGGGTAACATAGGTAGCGGTAAGAGCAGCGTCATGCGATCGGTCGCCAAACACTTTGACGACTGTATCTTGTTTTGCGAAGAACCTGTGAATGACTGGGGTCTGTTGGAGTACATGTACAGGGATCCTACAAAGTACGCGTTTGCTTTCGAAGTGCAAGTGCTCACGAGTAAATATCACAAGTGGATAAACGCATTGGACGAGTGTCGACGTACACAAAAACGCATCGTTGTCATGGAAAGGTCCCCTATGTCCGCGTACAAAGTGTTCACTCGTATGATGCGCGAACGTGGAACCATATCGTCGCAACAGTATCACATATACACGCAAATGTTTGCCGAATTTCAACCGCAACTCAAGACCATCGACCACATCGTGCATATAGATACGAGAGCGTCTACTTGTCAAGTACGTGCCGGCGAGCGCAATCGAAAAGCCGAAGAAGCCCTTAGTCTCGAGTACCTGCTCGATGTGGAGTCTTACACAAATAATTACGTTCGAGATCACTCATCCGTGTATACCATCGACGGTGATAGGTCTAGGGAACACGTCGCCGGTGAATTGACGGCTTTCTTGAGTTCTCTTCGCATCGGTAATGTGACTCTGTAGCTTCGTCAAACGACACGACACGATACACAACAGCAGCAGACCGATCAGACCCAAAATCACGAGCGTTACAAGTGTCGCCAGAGCAACGTAAGTGGGTATCGGCCATCGCTTGTGCACCGTCTGTGCAACGTTTTGTACGAGATCCATTATGAAGTTGGTGACAAAGATCTCTAGATCGGCAATGTCCTCCTTGGATACTGCATGTTTAATTTTATTAATAAATATTGTAATGTTAACGAGTTGTTTCATTTCGCTTGCCAACGATTTTGCAGAGGTAGCTAATTCCGAGACCTTTGCAACGGTATCGGTCTTTATGGACTTTACGTCCGATACTATGGTGGAAACTTTATCCTTAACGTCCTCCAACATCTCTTTCACCTTGCGAACGACACCCATGACCGGTTCGAGCGCAGACACCAAAGATGCTGTAACATCGAAGCTTTCGACCTGTACTAAAGCGGTGCATAGAAGCAAAGCTAGTGTGCTGTAAAAAATTAAAGACTGTGATTGAACCATTTTCATCTCACAATGGTAAATGAGTGGAAGCACAGCAGCAATCAGTTACCCCAGACTACCATCAGACAGCGGTGTAGCGGTGACTACATCACCAACCGTTATCGACGACCTGGATTTGCGCATTAGAAACGCTCTAGTCGCATTAAGTAATTCATCAGTCAACAGCAACAACGAACCTAACTACACTAACCGGTACAACAACTTATCGTGGTTGTTCGCTAGAAACGAAAACAGGGATCCCGCTAGGGCGACCCATTACGATCCATATCGCGATGGTTACTACATGTACGCTTTACCCAATGGCCGTGTAGACAGGTCGCTGTGGAGGTTCCTGAAACCCAACTTTTGGTTCTCGCGTTTAATGCCAAGTCGCGAATCTTACTGCAAGAGATGTTGCAGCTACCGCGACTACTTCATGTCCAGTAAGTACAAGGACGACCCTAGGTTCGACAACTTCCAATGTAACAAAGCTAGTTGTGGTACTATACCCGGGGCTCGTGCTTGTGGCGCACCGAGTGCGCCTTGGGACGTTCTTCCTTCCGTGAATTTTAATGCAAACAACCGCCAGTTAATGGGTCCATCAATGTACCCAAATCAACCTTTGGCGTAATTATTGTAAGTGTACTCGCTCGAGACGACTCGAGCGAGTATTTTCATGCATCCTCTGCATCTAAAAGGTAATGGCACAGTCCGATTACAGACTGTACATGATAAGAATGAAAAATGGAAACTTGTACACGGGCATTTCTAACGATGTCGACAAACGTTTCAAAACACACTGCTCGGGTAAAGGTGCAAAATGTCTGAGGGGTGCGTCGGAACTCGAACTAGTATGGCGTAGCGACGAATCATTCACGAAGAGCGAAGCGCTCAGCCTGGAGTACAGAATCAAACATCGTTGCGATAAACATGCAAAACTTCTCATTGTCTACTGCCAACCGAAGAACTTGCGATGTTTCCTGGAGATGACGCCGACGCAGCGGAGCGACTTGTTAAAAGCGAAGGTAGCATGAAAAGAGCCACACCCACTGCGCACAAAGCGTAACCCGCATACAGTTTAGTGTTATTTTCAACGTTCGATCTATGATAATATCTGGATAGTGTGTTGTCGGTGGGCTTTTCACTAAGCAGGTTATCGGGTATCACGTAAGGTACGTTCGTGCCGTATTTCACAGCTTCGTGGTCGGCGATCCAAGATTGCAACCTCGGTGACCAGTTTTTCAGTCTTAAGTATGTACCTTCGATGTACAACAAGTGAATTGCCTTATTCCTATCAACGGGCGGATAATAATTCACGGGATCGTAAAATGTAACACCGATGTCGTCCGATTGGAAAGCTTCTCCACCCACCAGCGATACGGCGGCCACGGGTTTTGTGGGATTATGTATCGTGTACACGTTAATGGAGTACTTGTCATCGCTCAATTTTGCAATGAGTGGTGGAGATACCAGCTCGGATAGTAGTAACGCGCGATCGGGGCTTTTGTCCGCCATATATCCGTACAACTTACCCATTCGATACTGATAATCCGTGTAAGAGCCACCTAGGACAGTTTTATCGATATCCGAAGGATCTACGACTTCGCTGCCAATTTGTACGCCGGTGGTGGCATCAAGTGTGCTACTAGGTGCATCGAAGAAAGTAACCGAAGGTTTTGAAGCTGTGGAGTAATGGTATACGATGAGGCCAGCGCCCACTCCAATACAAGCGATTGCGGGTAGAAATTTAATCACGTCAGGTCGTGTAAGAACGACTTCCGGACCGACCACTATAACTGCCACACCAGCTATAGCTAAGACGACCCAGGATGCGTTAACGCCCGATACGATGGTCGATTCCTTTTGTGAGAGCGCTTCCGTGGAAGACGAAGCGACGGCCGCATCCACGGCTGCAGTGCTAGAACATTTCATGTACACTTCTTGATCGACCTTGGAAGAGATGTTTTTAGTAGTGATATCTTTCTTGGCTATGATCTCGTTGCGCACATTCGTGACGACTTGGCCTAAACATTTATTGGCCGTTTTGGTAAAAGCCTGTAAAGTTACGTTACTTATGCAGGCAGTGTCTGCAGCACTGAGACCGACTTGTAACAGATTTATATCTTTGATTTGAGTCATAAGATTTTGCATTATTGTTTGTGCAGTTTTTGCCTGCATACTGTCGGACGTGGCGTTGGCAAGTTGACTTGCGAAACTTGTTGTAGTGTGAATTACATTCGTTATATCTCCGATTGTAATACTACCCTCCTTCGAATCTAAGAAGTTAAAAATGTGCGTCTTTATAGTTTCACTGTCTTGGTTTATGTTCACGGTTCGAAGCGTTTGCACAGTATTTTGCGTCGCTTTCGACACGGCCGTGGATATGCTCGATCCCATGTTATAATATTTACTATAACGTCAGGCGAATACGGGAATGGGTGTTGAAATAACTAAACAATTCGCTGTAATTATACGAATATTTATTATAATTATTACTATTGACAACGATTGACGGTCACAATAATGTTACTCCGACACGTCGGACACTCATTCAGCCTACCCAGACACCGCTTACACATGTTGCGGTGTGTACAAGGTAGTATAGTACACGAAGCTTCGGCGGTGTAACACACACAGCACAACTTATTGGAGTAAAATTCCGTTCTAAACTGTCGCAGACAGGTAGCAATCTCTCCGGTTGATCGGTCTGCGTGACGTAGAGCAGCTCTCCTCACCTGGTGTGTTACTGTACGCTTCGCTATGCCACTTGGTTCCGGGGATCTTGTTTCACGTCGCCTTCTCACCAACACTGTGTACGGCTGTAGTCTGCGATTTCTGAGCGGCGCCTGCGGGAGACGTCTCGTTAGTGAACGAGACGCTTCGAAGGAATCGTCGCTGTCGTAGTCTTCGGACTGCACTCCCAGCCAGTTTATTCTAGAAGTCTGCGCCGCACTACTTTGTTGCATTAAGTCTGTGAGGAAACTATTCGTTAGAATTGACTGGCTGTTGTGATCTACGTCTTCTTCGTCGTTCGGTACAATTATAACCGGCGGCGGTGTCGGTGGTGATTGAGTCCGAGCTAGGCCTTCGGCTTGTCTCGTTAGCAGTTGGTCGATTACCGAAATGCTATTGACGAGAACGCTCTTCAGATGCTCCAAGTCTACCCGTGTTAAGGGCTGGACGGAGGTCGATGCGACAGTACTGGTGTTTGGCGTTTCAGAGAACGAAGAATCGGCGATGAGATTCATGAAGGAAGATATCATCTGCGATGCCACGCCGGCAACCGACGAAGTATTACCGTTACCGCTCATCGTAAAACACTACTGGTATTTTGAACGTTCGAAGCTTACGATAAATATTAAATTTCATTTGAGGCGTTACGTAAATCAATTTTCATAGGACACGTCCATTTCGTCGATGCGACCTTCGAGATGGTACAATACACTGCTGTTTCTATCGAATATATTCACATAGGAACGTTTGTTTGTGATGTCGTGTACGCTGGTCACCGTTCGTGCCGTCTTGTATTCGTACCACCAAAGCATGAATATCGATTCGCTGATTGCTTTATACGAAAATTGTACAGTTTCTGTATATGCCTTGCCGTTACAGAAGCCGTTTATGGCAATGTGATTGAAGTTAACACGTTTCAGGTTGAAAAAAGTGTCAGTGCTATACTGAATGGTCGCAGACTTCAACGGATACTTAATGGAGGACGTCATTTCTCAAGACTTTTATTAACACAAAACACAAAAACCAACACGCCCTTGAACACATGATACGCTCTCATAAAACACACGATCTCTTTAAGATGTCCGTCTCTCATACCGAAATGTTACTAACATCAGTGGTACATTTGTACCGCGAATCCGCGAAAATATCAAAACAGTTAACACAGCTGCGCGAAAAATTGAAAGATGTCAACGCTCGCCTGAACGAACAAAAAGAATCCGTAGCTCGGTACATGGAGGTGAGTAGCAACGACACATTGTTGTACGACAACGTGCGATTCAAACTCGCCAGGCGCTCCGTGTCGCGGAAGCTCGATCACGAAGTTTTGATACAAGAAATGAGAAAAATAATCGAGTCATCGAAGCACAACGACGATATCGATACCACAGTCGATGCACTCGTGAAGATACTCAAAAAGAAGACATCTGACGCCAAACAATGTCTGTCGTTGATCGACGAAGATGTCGAATAGTTTCGCAACTACAACGCGTCGATTTGTATCGACGCGTCACTGTTTCGTAACGTTAACCCTGCTTGTGGTTGTACTTAACTCTTGATTTGACCAAATCACTAGATTTTTTAACTAAGCGATTGGTGTTCTCTTCACCGGCAAAAACCCGTGTCTCTTCGTCGCACGGCTCGCACGCTACGACATCTCGGCCGCGTCTACAGTCACATCTCGACATGCCGTCTAGTATCTCGACCATTTGCCACATGGCAGCCTCCATTGTCGCAATGCGTTGTGATATCAATTCTAAGCTATCCATGAATCCGCCCTTTGTTTAGGCCAGAATCGCAACTACGCAGTCGGTGTTGACGACACGAACGTTCCTATCAATGCATCAACAGCACCGGAGGCGTCGAGCGCGCTAGAAAGAGCGGTCATTGAGAAACCTATGACAATACTACCGGTTGCGTACGCAAAGACACCACCCAAAACCGTATCGGTCACAGAGACGACGATCTGCTTCTTGAGAACGTTGCGTAGCGCCTGTACGCGTCTATCCCATACTGTGGCGTTTTGCGATGATGCTTCGGAATTGTCTTTGCCGCTCGTGGCAGCAGCCGAGGTGTTGGTACTGGTGTTCGCACTCTTATTATGCATCTTATTTACTATGCACGAATCATAGAACTTAACTTTTGTAAAAGAGGGTCAGACTGGTAGCTCGCGACGTTGAAGTCTTTTCGTGCAACACATTCGCCCTTGCGACCATCGTTGCAAATATCGTAAAACATGCAACAGCCCACGTCGTCGTTTTCAAACGAAGGTACGTAAAGTTGGCGTAAGATTTGTAAGTTGTACAGATCTCGGACGTTACCCGTATCGATCGTGAACGCCGGATCTAGGACTGCGTTCAGATGACACACTCTGGAGTCGCTAAATATAACGGCCTTGTAGGAATTTTCATCGTTAACCGACGCAAGTCCGAATCGCTTCCACCACTCCATGCCACCGGTCTGCGGAGAGCTTTTCTCCCAATCGACCACTGTGTCGTAGCTAAGCCTGTGCGTGTGAGACAAGAGCTCGAGGCTCTGGTCACGGTACTCGTCCATCGACGAGTTGTAACGCTCATCGATAGTCATCTTATAAAACTGCACGACCGTTTGGTAGCCGAGACTCAATCTTTTACCTAGTTCGCTGAGACCACCCCAGCCGGCAGGTCGTACTAAAGTACCAAACTCGACGAATCTAGCTATGTATGTATCCATGCAATCACCACTACTCTGAGCTACGACGGTGTGTATATCATCGGTGAAAGCCGACGTCCCAATTCTGTTTTCGAAAAACTCGATCGCCTGATCTGCGTTAAACATTTACTCATGACGGGTGGTTGTAGGATTGGGAAGAAAATAATACGACACGATGCGTTTTATAAAAATTTATTAAAAGTAACTAAATAACTATTCTACGAAGCACGTCATACTTCGAGCCGGATCTTGATATTTACAAAAAAACCTTGCTCGATTAATTTTTATCGCTTTTCTGATAACCTAACCTATTACCCGTTTTACTCCGAACTGTGGAATTTTTTGTACATGTTCTTAAAATCTAAACGAACGAGTGTTATCGTTCAAACCGTCAACTGTACACAGCAATCCCCACAAATTGTTTGTCTTGTCCCAAAAGTCATTACTACCTAAGTCCCGGCAAGCGTTCGCCGACCATCCAGTGCAGTTTTCGCCGGTATAGAAGCGTGCCGGTTTCTTGGAACCGTATGATGATACTCTCATCTGCCAATTTTCTGGCAAGTTGTTACACACTCCGACCTTGGTGGTTATTTCGATGTATTCGCCTTTATGTTTAGCGTGTTCGTACAATTTTATCTTACGAACGTCACTAGTGAAACCGTCGTACAACTCCCGAAATAGCGCTGGGATACCGCTGATGGAGCCGTACTTTATTTCGACACTTGTCACTCGCACACCGTAAATGTTCTTGAAGTTGGCCACGGCGTCACCTCCGATACACTCTCCGACACTTTGCCCGTTCACCGTGCAGAATAGGTGGTGTCGCCCGTCGCCACATACTCGAGTCGTACAGAACGGTAAAAAGTTATCGGTGAAATAGTTGATCTTGTATGGGTCCATAGTCATGTCGGTCGTGTGTGCAACATCACCCATCTCGTAGTCCATGCAGTTGCCTTCTCTCTTAGCAAACGATAGCTCGGTGTACGGACACCCATCGGCGGAAACCGTGCGTACCACCACCAGCACCAACCCCACCAACACCGTATTTGTGAAAAACATTACCACCAACTAAATACGACGACTGGCACAGACCGTACTCGTTTGTCAAATAACATAAATTTAGTTCTCGTCCCGCTTATCGCCATCACAGTGAGATCGCTTGTTTTGTTCTCGATACGAAGACGTGTCGTCTATGCTACGTTTCTGCGAACGGTTCGTCACGGTATCGCGACCACTGATCATCGAATGCATCACCAGCGAATGTAGGCACTCTTCCACTGATGGTTTCGCAACGATAGCCTGAGTTATGTCTGCGATGCGATTGGCCAACTTCACGGTGTCTCTGCGAGCGCTTGTTAGATCGTTACTGACCGAGACGAGAGATGCGTTGGACTGTATGAGATGTGCCGTCATACTTGTCAACTTTTCGTTAAGTTCAGCGATTTTCTTGTCCTTTTCGCAAACCGTTCGCTTTAGACGATCAATCTCAGCGATCCACGTACTCCGTTCGACTTGAAGCGTGGTCGTAGCATCGCTGGCTCCCACACAATTCGGATAGCAATGTGAATCCATAAATGACATAGTCACAAAACTAGACGCGTAGAAGCTGCGGCACGATAACTCACAGTGACTCTACACAATATACTAATGAATACAAGGAAATGAAATCGAAATTAAACCAGCTGAATAAATTATTAAACGAGTTTATTTACAGTTTTCGCAAAAGGTAGTGTGCTGCACTTCGCAAATTTATGAACGCCGTATCAAGACATTAGCAAAGTCCATAACGAAATACTGCGAAAACATTTGAATCAACAAGCGCCTACGCCTATTGCTTATTACCCACTACGGTGTTGCTGGTAGCCTTATTCACGATAATTGCGACTTGGCGCGACGACACCGTCGACTCTATCGCCTGCAACAAATCTTCGCGCGTCAAGTCTTCGTGCAGTGTGATGCGGTTGTGGCGCGCTTTGTATTTCTCTTTCGGCAGGCGCTCTTTCACCTTGTTCAGCACGTTCATCGAATTGGGTACGTAGTCACTTTTGAACACGATGTCCTTCTCGTCGACCGACAGACGATCGAGGCTACGTTTTAAGCTACGTTTCTGCGGTCGCAGGAAGGCGTACTGATCGCCGCCCATCGAGCACACGGCCAACGAGTGTAGAAGCTGCGGATCCGACGGCTTAGCTATCACGTCCTGGGCTATGTCGGCCATTCTATTCGCGAGCTCGGTAGTACGGTTATTAGCATTTATTAAAGCTTGTGTTAGTGTATCATTTCGGTCATTAGCCACCATTAGACCTTTGTTACATTCCACCAGTGCGCTAGCAAATGAAACGATTTTATCGTTGGAATCCTTGAGTGCCACTGTGAGGTCATCTATCTTGCGATCCCTATCGACTACAGCAGTCCTCAATTCGTGCAAATCCTTCATCCACGGCGCGTCTTTGCCATCGTTGGTAATGGCGTGCACGGCGTTCATGCCGTTAGCGATCTCTATCGGAGCGTCCGTTGCCATGTCGTACCTGCCTTCATCGCACAGCTTTGGTAGCAGGTCCGAATTAATCCAGTCTCGAAACTCTTTGGCCTTGGGCATTCGCGACGCCTGAATTAGCTCGAACAATCCGGCGCGGTTGATAAACTTTGACAGTGGATGAAGCGTGACGTCATCCACGTTGAATCGACGTGCTTTAAAATATTCGTAATTTCGAACGTTGATTTCAGTAACATGGTTTCTAATGGCATCGTTAGGTCTGCCATAGTTCAACACTGATGCAAAAGGATTAGCCAAGATCCAGAGCTGACCGGCTTCGTCTTTGACACTTATAACTTCCAGTTCTTGATCATTGAACTTTACTTTCACTACGGCCATTTTAAAATTGAATATTTAATTGTCAATATAGCAACTACACACGGGCGCTCTCAAGTGCCAAATGACCCATTGAATGTAATAAATAAAAAACAAGTATATAAACGATGCATTTTATTCGATACAAAACTTAATTAGTCGTTAAGGCTACTGATTACTGTTAGCAACTACACTATTGTTAGTAGCTTTGTTCACAATAATTGCGACTTGGCGCGACGACACCGTCGACTCTATCGCCTGCAACAGATCTTCGCGCGTCAAGTCTTCGTGCAGTGTGATGCGGTTGTGGCGTGCTTTGTACTTCTCTTTCGGCAGGCGCTCTTTCACCTTGTTGAGTACGTTCATCGAATTGGGAACGTAGTCACTTTTGAACACAATGTCCTTTTCGTCTACCGATAGACGATCGAGGCTACGTTTCAAGCTACGTTTCTGCGGTCGCAGGAAGGCGTACTGATCGCCGCCCATCGAGCACACCGCCAACGAGTGTAGAAGCTGTGGATCCGACGGCTTCGCAATCACGTCCTGCGCGATGTCGGCCATTCTATTCGCCAGTTCGGCCGTCTCTTTGCGCGCTTCATTTACGATGTCAAAAGCCTTTAAGAGACCCTGGTTAGCAATCGACAAGTTCTGATTGGCATTCTGCAGCGCGATAGTGAGCGTTTCGTTCTCCTTGTCTTTAGACGCTATCAACGCGTCCTTATGCACTATGACGGTTTTAAGCTCCAGTAAGTCCTTCATCCACGGCGCGTCTTTACCGTCGTTGGTAATGGCGTGCACGGCGTTCATGCCGTTCGCGATTTCTATCGGAGCGTCCGTTGCCATATCGTACCTTCCCTCGTCACACAGCTTCGGCAGCAGGTCAGTGTTGATCCAGTCGCGAAACTCTTTGGCCTTGGGCATTCGCGACGCCTGAATTAGCTCGAACAATCCGGCGCGGTTGATAAACTTTGACCTTGGGTGAAGCGATGACGTAATCTCCTCACTGTTCTCCGCGCAGCGAGGAGATTGAATTTTGTCAATACATATTTGATTTTTCTCACTCACAAACTTGGCAATTGCGTTGGGAGCATTGGAATACTCCAAAATTCTAGCAAAAGGGTTTGCGAGAAGCCAAAGTTGACCATAGTTGTCCTTTACGCTGATTACCTCTAAATCAGTATTACCAAACTGAACTTTCACTACGGCCATTTTATAATTGAATATTTAATTATCAATCAAACTACTACACACGGGCGCTCTCAAGTGCCAAATGACCCATTGAATGTAAGAAATAAAAAACAGGAATATAAACGATGCATTTTATTCGATACAATTAGTCACAAAATCGCTACAAAACTTAATCAATGCTATGAAATGATCATCGTTGAGAGTGAAGAACTCACGACGAACTCGCTGTTCCTCGTACTTGGAATGCAGTATGGTTTCGAGTTGACGACACTTTTTCGTGGGGACGACAAACACTGGTCTAAAATCAAAGGCCGATGCCACAATTAACTCGGCCAATCGATCGTTCAAGCTACACGTGTAGCCAATCTTGTACACGTTTAGCGGTTCATACAAATCGTTCGTTATCACATACACACCCGGATTCGATTGGGTCATCATCTCTGGGCAACTGCTCCTCCAGTGTCTGACGGTTTGTTGGATCGGTGCGCCACACGGCAAAGTCGTCCAGCGCGTCGATTTTTAACGTTGGGAACAGTTCGTTGACCAACCAATAACGAAACTCGGCGGCGAATCTCATTTTCGACTTGATCACGAGCTCGAGCAGACCTGCCTTGTTAATGAATTTTGTCGACGGATGGTACGGCAAATTTATGACTTGATATTGGATTCTATCCAATCGTTCTTGATTAGTCTTGCTTACAAACTTAGCAATTGCGTTTGGTGCGCTGACGTACTCCAGAACTCTGGCGAAGGGATTTGCCATGAGCCAAACTTGACCATCATCTTCGTCGCGTATACTGAACACTTCCAAATCCTTTTCACCAAATTGTACTTTAACGAATGACATTGTAAGTAAATTAAATTAACAAGTTTACGAACGGAACGAGATTACACTGGCGCTTTCGAGTGCCGAATAACCTTTCGTAACTGGCCTCGGATCTGAGGAAGATAATGATTGAAACAAGTGCGCAATTAATACATTTTTATTCGACTAGATTATACACAAATACGTTGCGGGTTACATTTAATTATCGTTCTCCAAATGGTCACACGAGGTGCGTACAGTTTCAATGTCGTCTGCGTTGAATAGAAAAAAGTCACCACGCACGTGTTTTTCCCTCAAGTACTCGTGCATGGTCATGCAAAGAACACGACAATCCTTCGATTCGCAGGCGTAAACAACGCAATAGTCGAAAGGCGAGTCGGCGTTCAGGTCCTTGAGATCGTCTTCAATCGTTCCTTTAGTGAACCGCATTCGGTAGAGGGTCAGCTTCGAGTACAAGTCGTTGCTGACCACGTAAAAGTGTCCACGTGTCGACGTAACTGCTTCCGGTAAATCTTCCATGACTCTTGCGCGATTTTCAGAGTCGTCACGCCACTGTTGAAACAGCTCAACCACGTCCACGTTCAACGACTCGAAGAGCACGTTAACGAGCCAGTATCGAAACTCGTACGCGTAGAGACGTGCCGACTGTAGAGCCAGCTCGATGAGGCCGCGCCGATTGACGAACGTGTATCCGCGCTTGATGTACTTGTGGAATGTGGGTACGTTCTCGATGTGTGCCAGCAGATCGGACGGTGTCATGACGTTGCTCCGCGACACGTATCGCTCTACGGCTCTAGTTGGGTGTCGGTGCTGCCATACTTCCGCGATAGTGGCACCCATTAGCCACTCGGCACCATTGGAATCCATAAATCTGCGCAGTTTGATAATGTTGCGATTATTCGTATCGAACATCGAGCCGCTCTTATCGAGGAGCAAGAAGCTATTCTTGAAGTTAGTGAACATGTTTACAGTGTCATACAATAAACTTTCCGCGACTATATTCCAAAACTGCCCATCAATTTCGATCGTGCATCACCAACGTTCACCGCTTACGCATAAAACGCGTACGTTGTCTATGTCGATTTCGCTGAGTTTGTAGAAATCGTTACGAACGTGTCTGTGGGCGAGTTTGGCTTTCAACACACGCAACAGCAGAGCGTAGTTACTCGTGGCGTACGACATGGCAAATTCGTAGCTGTACGGTGATCCCGAGTCGATGGTGCTGATGCGACGACGCATATCTACGGTGGCACCAACGCGATACAACGATAATCGTTGGTGGGCCTCGTTCGTAACGATGTACACGATCCCACGAATCCGATCGGATTTCGGTTGGTGGATGGTCGCCTTGCCAGCGGCAAGTTGCCGCCACTTGTCAAAGTCTCTGAATAATCCCCCGCCCTGAATCGACAAATGAACGTTACACAGCCAATAATTGAATTCCCGTGTGAACCCGGCGCGGGACTGTAGTAACAGTTCGCAGATTCCCATGGCGTTGATGAACAAAATGTTCTTTTGTAAAAACATTGTCACGGTACACATACATATGGCCTGAGGGGGTAATTCATCAACGATCAACTGATTTTTACGAGAAACGAACTTTGAAACGGCGTCAGCTATGTCGACTCGTGGCCACGCACGTGACAGGCTTCTAGCCATGTACCATTTGCAACCGTCGTCGTGTACCAACGTGAACATTCGGAAACGTCTGTTACCCACTTTGAGAGTTGTGAACAAAACTTTACGACCCATGTTCCGATAAAATCCCGCAGCGTACTACTACGAGAGCGTAGCTCGCACCGAGACGATCGATCGTTTCGCTCCTCCGTTTCACACAGGCACACCAGTGGGTGACGTCACAAAGTTCTACATCGCGCAAGTGACATTTTCGCGCGCGCTGGACGGTTATCGTACCACCACGACTAGTTCGTGTCCACATTGTGCGCTCATTCGTTCAGATTTTCTCACTGAATACTTGATAAGCGACTATGTAGGTCGATTGATTCTCCTTCTTCAGCAAACATGAACGTAATTACGTAAGCGTCGACGCGTCGACAATTTCATTACGAACGTTCAAATTCTTCTTCCTAATTCCAATTTCCAACAACCTTTTTCGTACCGTAGTACGTGGGTCTCGGTGGCGCAGTCGGTAGCGCACGGTGCTTATATCGCCGTGGTCGTGAGTTCGATCCTCACCCGAGACAAGTTTTTTCACGTGCGCGATGACGGCATTCAGTCTCCAAATATGGATTGCGCTGTCATGTTGTTTTTGTTCTCGTTAGTTATTTTATTAATTAGCGTGTTTGCTTCGGAAATTTCTAGTCGACCTCCGGAAACTTTATTGTGGAACGCCTACGTTCGTTATGACGAAGAAAGTTATTGCCCCATAGAGACCGACCTCGCTCACAAATGTAACTTGGCCACGAGCGAGTGTTCGGATGCCGTGAAAGTGTTTTTCGAGGGTTGTAGTTTCACCGATTACGTGAAGACTTCAAACTTTCTACGTTACGACGGTGGCGTTTGCGATACGCCTTGCGAATACGACTTCCAGCTGGAATTGTTCACGTGTTCTGGAATCATGTGCCTACCTCCGCAAGATTACGTGAAAACGTTAAAGCGCATCAATGCAAAGTGGCGCAATAACTCAGAGGTGCTACTGTACTTGTATAAGAAGAACTTTCCCGTTTCGTATGGTATTGCGGAATCTCATCTGAAGCCGGCCGTAGAGTACGTCATGTACCCATACCTCGATAGCGATGAGATGTCAATAAAGTTCCTACCGCTTTCTATAACAGCAAATATTACTCACGTCGCAGTGTGGGCGAACGACCTGGACGAGGATGCAGAACTTACACATTTTGGTTTGAAGCAACTCATACCCATATCGCTGTATGGCCACCGGCGTGAAGAGAACGTATACAACATGATACGGCCGCTGTCTGGTGATCACGAATGTGATTGGCTACTCCGACTTGCCAAAAAGTACGTGGCGACCGGTCGTGAGCGTCGACGCCACGTGGTTTTGACTGCAACGTTGCTGTACAACTTTCTCGAACCTTCACCCGTGACTCGACCAGATATGGTGCTGTTCACGGTTCATTTCTACGGACGTGGAATTGAATCTAGGGAGAGTATTAAATGTGTTATAAAGTAATAAAACTCAACTCCTCTACAGTAACGTGTTTTTTATTTACAACACCTCCTTCACACATACACATACTACAGACCGTGTCGCGTTTCACGGACACGGCGACGATGTCTTACTAACTAAACACAAGTCATTACAAGCTATCCACATATCAATCGATGTAAAATTACACGGTAGTATCTCAAAATCCTTTTCATCGGCGAATCGTAGAGTGTTGAGTAGATGTCTCGCGCAGTACACGTAGTCGCGCGATATACAGCCCACGAGTCCCACGATTGCACGCAACGCCAATTTGACACGCAAATCGTACTGGTGTGACGTGTTAACGATTAATTTCAAATCCAACAGATCGTCGTACCAATCGTACATGTTCTTGAATAGAAGTACCAGCGTCACTTTCATGTTATCACATATCGTATAGTCGTTTGCGATACGGTATGTGCGAATATCGTTATCTATCAGATGCGCCTCCAGTTGCAGAAGGTTCTCCAGTAGCTGAGTGGCAGACTTCATGTTTTCGAAACTAGATAGAGACTGAGCTAAATCGGCCGTGTCATTTTTATTTTATGTTCGACACGGTACGGTAATCAATTATACTCACACCTCGGTCTCATCGCAAAGAGCCGTATCTTTACGGCAAATGGTACAGTAAAGTTGATCGCACGCGCACAATATCACGTCCGTGTCGTAGTTTGTACCACATTTACACTGATCTCCTTCCGTTGGTACGCCTTCGACTCGCCACGACGTACTGTAGTACAGTCCTCGAGCGCAGGTGCTGCAAAAGCACCGACGTAGTGGAATGAACCTCGCTATGGGTTCGTCGACACGCGTCTTGCACACCACGCATGCGTTGTCCAATTTCATACCGGCTGACGTAAGATCGACTAATAAATCGTCTGGCATCGAAGCTAGGAACGCACCCACGAACAAGTTTGGCAATATATCGGTTCTATGCAAATCTTTGAACCATATTTCGGCGATCTGCAGTAACTTCATCGTGTCGTATTTCCGCGATCCATCCGGGTATATTTGTAGAGCGGCGGCAATACACCTCTTTTTAAATGTATTTTTGGCAACGTCAATCAATTTATCGTCGCCAGCAACACTAATGAGCGTGCCCAGTCCATCGCTCTCGGTACGCGTCCGTTCCATTTGTCACCACGTTAGATAATGATACGGTGTAGCGGGTATATAAGCTAAAAGCTCACAAAGTCTAGACTTATAACGAACCAAACCATGAACGGACACGTCGAGTCATTATTCGCTGTAATTTCATTCACGCTCCTTTCGAGGTGCATGTTCGAATGCCGTTCGGTGATGGATTCCGAAGAATATGTACAACCCACCCTGCTATGGAACGCTTATAGACGTATCGATCGTGGAATAGAAGAAGACGGACTATCTACAAAATATTGCGGAATAGAGACGGACATGGCGCACTCGTGTAATCTACTGGACGACGCCTGTTGGGAGCACATCGCCAGACACATGAAGATCTCAAGCTGCAGCATGCGTCAAAAAGTGAAAACTGCCAACTTTGCGATTGTAGACGTTAAGGGTAGTAGCTGCGACGTACCATGCGAATACGATGTCGTAGCTGATGATTTTAAATGCAACAAAGCAGTCTGCACACCACCGAATAGTGATGCCAACGTGGGCATAATCAATAAAGTAACAAGAGTGTACGAGTTCAGTGAAAACATAGAACAACTTCAGAGCTATTACCGAGAATACTTTCCTAGCTCCTACGCAATGTCATCAGATTATTTAAAACCTCTGTCGGAATATACGATGCTACCGTACGTCGATAGGGCTGATAATATCATAAAGTTTCTACCGCTAATTATGACGCACAACGTGTCCCATGTATCACGGTCGAAGCGAGAATCGTACAACGCAACTCGCAATGATCGTGTGGTTGACCTTAGAAGGCAGCTTATACCCGCCTACTTGTTTGCTTCAGGGGGTGAAGAGAACACGTACAACGCGATCGATGAAATTTACGGAGATCATCAGTGCGACGATTACATAGCTAATATTGCAAATTTAGTGGACGCTACCGACGAAGTGGATGTGTATGTAATATTATCGGCAACATTAGTGTACAGATTCGAATACCCAACGCCTGCTGCGAAACCAACGCGAATCGTGTATTATGCTCAAATTTATGATAATTCTAATGTTAGTTATGTGAGTACTTGTGTAATCGAATAAAGAGTTAAGTATGAAAATAGAAATTGTTGTTTATTTCGATAATGTTTAGTGTGACGTACAACGCCACACTAAGTGTGACTTTCAAACTCCTTCAAATGTCTTCATATTTCCAACCCAGAGACATGAATAACTCCTTGTATAATTCATCGCGCCGAGCTCTCTGTTCCAAGGATTTGATACTAGCAAAATCTTCGAGTTTGCATTTGTGACCGTAACGTCTCAATAGCTGGTATAGAACAATTTGCATGTTTATGAAGCTGCGTCTTTCGCGTTTACCGGCGTGTTGTTCATCGTATTTCTTGGACAGAAGAGTGAAATCGTGCATCAGCCGTTCCTCCAAATGCTGAACGTTATCCGCACTGCGACCGGTCAGTACGCGATGTATGTAAACTGCGTCGTCATAATGACGAGTGTAATTCAACTGCTTCAAATAGTAAAGTACGTCTCCCTTGGTTACGGAGGCTCCGTCGCGTTGCAAATCACCAGTGTCACCCATCACGTTACACTCTCTCATGGCTTTCGTCAGTGACTCGAACACTTCTGCACTGAGTATTGGAGTGTGCACTCCTTGATACTGATACAAACAGTCTCTGAAGTGCATGGTTCTGTTGTAAACGTTGTTACTTCCGTTAGTACTGTGACGGTAGCTGCCGTTCACCGCCGGTCTCGATCCATCGACACATTGTACAATTTCTCCACCACACCGGCCGCAGTTTACCGATTCCGTGTCGCGATTGAATTTAGATTCGTTACCGCAAATATCACATTTGTAATCGGTCAGCATGTTGGCCGTTCTGCCTGACTTGTGACCGGCGTTCGTTTGATTCGTACCCGCCGCTTCGGAGGCAGTGTTACTGCAACGAAGCAAATCACCGTACACATTAGACACGTTCAGCGTGACGTTTAATAAATCGCAGTATTTCTGTGAGAGTTCAGTTTTTTGTCGAACAATCGTCTGTTCCTTGTCTTTATCGACCGGTTTCGAAAGCAGTTTCATGTAATCCGTTATTATTGGCTCGGCACCAGTAACGTATATAACCTGGCTACTCAGTAGAGAAGCCATTCTGTCGAGGGTTGAAATGTCGCTCAATACAGCACGCATCATGCGACCTTTCAAATGTGACTTATTCACACTATTGAGCATAGTACGCCTAACGTTTGGAGCAATGTGTTTGTTTGCCAGTCTACAACGTTTGGCCGTTTTACCGCACATATTTCTAATTGTATCATCGAGTTCCAACAAATCGCGATCAGTAACATCGTTCATGTTGATGGTCGTAGAATATCGATCCTTTTTACTATTGTTTCCGATCTCTCAACACGTGCGGTCGTAAAACTACGACCGCACTTTATGATACTGATTACGCGTTCAATGCCGCACGTAGGCCTTTAACCACGTTTATATCATTGAATACTTTGTGATCATCGCCGACTATGCTGACGGACGTGCCGTGATTCTTCGATATCGCCGCAGCGACGAGACCGCTACTCAGGTCGTGTAAAATCGCAACCGAGCCATCGAATATTGGTGAAATCTTGACACCGCCCGAACCCGACCGTTTCACCATTACGACGGATGAGTTACACACACCCCCCGATCCCGAAATTCGGTCTTTGATTCGTTTCAAACGGTCTAACATGGGATCCGCCGTGGTCATATTATGTTCGTTTATTGATGGTGAATGTTCAGCTTACCGATATTAGGCGCTATCAAAACTGAACTGTGCCATCTGCATCATAGACTGTATATCTAAACCACAACCTCCGGAAGATTGTGCCAACTGTAACACAGACCGCAGCAACGATAATTTCTCCTTATCACCATCAATGTATGCAATAACGTCTGCCTGATCGTATGCTGTTCTGATGAAAGCGGCAACTGGCGGTACGTGTTCGTCGAGTTTACAGCGCTCTAACAGGACTAGCATGAATATTCGTACCATTAAATTGCGATCTAAACGCTCGTCCGATAGGTGTTGTTTCACGTTGTGGTATAATGCGGTAATTTTAGAAAAGTCCATAGTTTGTTGAATATTCACCAGGCACGTGTTACAGGGTTTGAGATCTTTAACTTGAGCCATGCTCAACGCACCGGTGCCCATAGAAGACGACTGGCCCGATAAGCTATTGCGAAATTTCACGTGACACTTCGGTCTGTTAGTACAACTAGCTGATTTCGAGCGAAGCGCTGTGTACAATTGGTCATAGTTGAGGTTATTCTTTATGAAAACGTTTAACACAGCTAGAAATTCATTAGAAATTCTTTTGAGTGTCAAATACTCCGAACAGTATTGTGGGCTCAGTGTTATGTTGCGTATTCGGCTCTGATACTCTGCCACACTTTTGGTTATCGTATAAATCGCATCGGCATCATCGATGCCTTTTAGTTCCGTACGCAAATCAAAGAAGAGTTTACCACTTTTGTAGGCTAATCTACACTCTTTTTGGATGACGCACGGTATTAGCCATTCACACATCGATTGTAGTGCCTTGCGATCGCTGTACTTGTAAGACTTGGCTGATGTATACATATCTCGCAAACCTCTATTGTTCGGAAACCATTTCGTTAACTTACTTATGAAATGCATCAATCCGTTGTATTTGACCAGTATGTGTATCGCCTCCGAAGTTTCGTCGTCTATGAAATCCTCGATAGATGTAAGTTCGGTTAAAGAAACACCATCAGCGCCTGTATCGTTTTTGTTTGTGATGGTTGTATTTAACTTGTCATCAGACTGTTGTAGCGTTTCACTGGGTGTAGACATTTTAATAGGTACCTTAGTAACTTTGTTATTTATAATAAGGACACGCTTCGCTCAATCGGAAAAGTGCGACTCGCGAGTGGGATTATTAAAAGTTAAAGCATGTCGAGCAATACAATTGGCGTTAGAGGTGGAGCAGTAACCCTATCCGGCGTTCGTTGTGGACCATTGGGTGTAGTGTTCGACGATTGGCCATCGCCGGTTGCGCACGCCGGGTACACTTGGACGAATGTTGCAGCATTACTGGACTACGTCAATGCGGACTGGGAGAACAATGCAGCCTACGTTGAGTCGTTGAGACATATAACGTATGTTGTAGTCGGACACGCCTTGGTTTTCCACCGATTGATGAGAGACGCATTGGCGACGACCGGTTACGCTAATTTGAAATATACAGATTTCGACAACCTATGGTCTAAACACAGCAACGTTTACTCCGACGCCCTGGAATCGTTTCGAAGAGATCCCGCTTTATACGAGGTTCAGTTGCATACGTGTCGTCGCTTACGTAACGCCTTCACCTCGATTATATGGAACGTTGACATCTTTAAAGTGCTGGCAGCCGCACTGATGCATACCGACGGTGGTACAGTCAAGCCTACGACACCATCGGTGGGGTATAAAAGTGACACGGTACCGAGGAAAGCAGACAACGTTTGGGTGTACACGGAAGATTTGCAAGCTATTAAGTACAAACATTTTGATATTCGAAAAGTCGACGAATTCATTAGTTTCGGTGGTACCGTCGACATGTCCCAATACAGATCTACAGAAGACGACAGACCGATACAAATGCAACGCATGTACTCTACAGCGAATGAACTTTTAGCCGATGTTCTATATGGTGACGGTGTCGACTTAGGTAATACCGTATCCGAAACGACTAACAGACGTCGTCATCGAGCGATGATAGAATCTCTCCTAAAGGTGGATCGGGCGCAGAGAGATTCAGCAAACTCCTTGCTAAAATACGTTCCGATAAACAGCCACATACATTCCGTAGGTGATCCATCGTACAACGACGAGGTCACACGGTTTACCGATGAAATTATTAAAAAGTATTCTGGCATTCCGCCGAGTCTTCACAGGTACACTTTTGGTTGTTGGCCACGTACCGACAAAGAATTGAGACACCTAACCGAATACTGCCGCTTTGCAAAGGCTATATCCAGATCGCCGCCTACGCTAACGATAGATGACGATTCGATACTGTATCCATTACAGTACATACCACGATTTAACATCGACAATGTAAACTACGCTTCGGTGGCTCATGCGATTGCATTAATATCGGTAGTCTATCATATGAAAGTGTCGGATCCGCAAACAACTATACGACGTTACGCGATTGACGTAAATATTTTACCTGCAATATCGGACACGATACAGAAGAGTCGAGGCGTGGTATGGTCGGAACAATCGCAACAGCTGGTTGCTGCGGCCGCAACGACTAAATTCAAAGTCAACCCCTGGATGTTCGCCGAATTGGCGATGCTCATGAGACGGTACGACCTGGATTACTATAACGGAAATATGTACTCTGATCTGTATGCCACCGGAAATTTGTTCACACTGAAAAGGTCACTTGTGTTACACTTTGGTGCAAATCCAGCATACACCATTATGAATACGTTCGCATCACCCGCCGAGTCGCCACGGTTCAGCGTTCCAAACTCACCGCTGTCTAGACACGTAATTTTGTGCGTCATGTCGTATATATTCGTGGTGGCCCGCACGCTTTTCGGCGATGTAGTTCAGAAGCGCCCAGATGCTGAAGAATGTTTCAAAATTGTAACGTCGCAACTTCTGTACAAGGATTTTACACTTTTGGAACAATCGAGTGTAATGGATGTGACGGCTAGCGAAGATTTGGTGGCACATCGTGAATCTTTCAAAGCTCTTCACGGCGATCCTAGATTATCAGACGATGTTCTCGACGCTGTATACGCGTGTGCGGCTTCAGTGATCGCCAGTCACAACTCTAATGAAGCCACTTTCGTTGAATGTTGTTACGCGTACGCATTAAAACGAGCCCGTGATGATAATTCACTTAGCAGTGATTCGGTCGCTATGGAAAAATGTTTGCTGTCCATCACGCGCAATTTGTGCAAAATAGGTGTTGTGCCGAACGTTACTGATGTGGATTTATTACGAGCGGCGACTGTAGTTTTAACGCTTGATGAATGTGCATGTATGTCTCCTTACAATTCGAAAAGACGTGATAGAAGCCTGGTTGTTCTGACTCTACAACATGAACTACGAAAATCATGCGGTATCTCGGATGATATCAACATGCAACATCTACACGATCAGGTGAAAGCGCTCATTAACGAAGATGGCCATTCTGTTGTGACTCAGCGCAACATAAACTCATGGATATGATGGAGGTTAAATAGGATGGGATATCAAATAAAAGTATATAACTGTGATATGACTAATTTTATTCCACAAAAAGTGTACAAAACAAGCGGTACAAAACTACAAAAATATACAGACATGGTGTTGGTCTTACACAATCTCAACTATGTACCCGACTACATTGCAGAATTTTGCAGACAAATAGTTGATCCAAACGCAACCATGAAAACGTTCACGAGAAGTGGCGCGACGTACGCAGTCAACAATTCTTACACAATGGATGCGCTTCGTCTATACGCACTAAAACACTGGTCGACTTCTAATTCAAAGCGACCACTACGTGAATTCTTAAATAGAGCAAATTCGATCATAGATAATATCGAAAGAACTTGCGAAATAGTCGACGTGGTTGACGCGACGCGTAAAATATCGTGTTTGGCCTAACATACTGTCGTGATACGGTCGCACACATGCGACCGTATGTTGGCAGCACTCCGACACTGTCGTCTTCAATCACAAACTACCGTAGACGTGATGTGGACGCGACACATTGGGCACGTTATTATGCGCGTACTACAACGTTCACAAACAACTTTATGACCACACGATAAAAATGCAATCGACGGCTTACCGTCGTAACACACTACACACTCTGTCTGTTCTGTCCACGATTCATTAGACACTGCTGCGCACTTGACGTACGTTCGATTCACTTTGGATGCATGTGCGTCCCAAAGGTAAGGAGGTGTTTTCTTCGTACACAGTATACGATCTATGATCATGCGTTTTGTTAACACAAAAACGTTCACGCGGCAGATTTGAACAAGAGTAGTTTTATTGCAGTCATGATACATGTCGGTAAGTTTAGTTATCGTGTAGCCACATTTGAAACACTGGTACCATGTGTCGTTCTTTAAAGTGGACACGCAAAAAAAACCACTACGAGCCAATTCGTCACCGACATGCCGGTCGACACCGCTCATGGTTGCCGTTAAAATTCGCGCCGACATGGAAGCCATTTCCGGCGTGTACGTTTGGCCGACGTTACACTCGTCATCGAAGACAGAATCTTCATGATCGAAACCGTCACCAGCAGTGACGTGGCACTTTTTACACATTAAACCCGACCAAACACTGTTACAACCGACCGAGGTTTGAACGTGTTCCCGTCGGCGTTTTAAAGCGGTAGAAGTGAGAGCGGACATGTGTCTGCCGGTCGTAGTTTCGTTACCAACACGATCTGCCATCATGGATCACCACCACCACACTGAACAGTCACTCGAAGAATAAGCACCTGGTACTGATAGAGACCATCCCCTGTTTGTTAGCACCTCGATGCATTCTTGAGCCAGTTTATTCTTCATGGTCTTTTCGTCTATGGCTCTGGTCCATCCATTGTAAATTTTTACACCATTTGAATTCGTAATTTCCAACACGCCCTCTCTGTAATTAACGGCATTCACCGAAGTCGTGTTTGCCGACTTTAGTATGTATTCGTGTCGTAGATGGTTAAGTTTAACCATTCGTAAGAGCTTCAATTGCGGTGAAACCAAATAGTCGTAATCGATACGCATATCGAGGCATTGGTTACATTTCGTGAAGAATCTTAGTAGCATTGCGTCACCATAGCCAGGTTTCCTGTTCTCGACAATCGTGTACATGACAGAGACGGCAGCATCGAACATATACGACATGGCATCATCCATTTTGATACGTTGCGAAGCGGTATCGTATGCCAAGTCGGCCATGTCGACAATACCAATCAACGAACAGAGAACGCTACGACTGGCTCGGAACTTTTCGTTAATCGTCTGCATTATTTGAATACCGTCGCTGTTTCTCAGTTTGGGATACTTTCTAATCAGATACATATTCATGATGTGCTTAGTTAATGCGTCGGCGTTAAAGTGCTCAATGTTGTAATTCACGTCGTTATTCAAACACGGATCGGTGAAAATGGATCTTATCATTAACGTTTCCTGTTCATCTAGATCTATGTTGTGGTTTATTTCGAAAGTCTTCAAGAGATGTCTAAAACGCTGATGATCCTTCTCTAAATCGCAAGGAGGAATGATGACGTTATCAACTTTCATGACGCTCGAACCGAGAACGAAACGCTCGAGCTCGGGTAACATCTTCATGGCTTTGCAACTGGCCCTGTATATGGCATCTTTGTTTCTGTTCGCTGTAGCGCACGCGATCACTCCCGATCCGTCCATATACACGGTACACGTGTACGTAGAGTCGACGTTCGTCCTCTTCAAAAGTGACAATCGGTCTCCGTATATCTCTTTGCTAGCAATCTGCAGCCTATCTCGTGCAGAATTCAGGTTCTCGTAGGTGGGATTAATAATTCCTGCATAATCACCAATTACACCGTAAACGAATTGCTTCACTATAGCGTTACGATGTGACGAATTTATGAGTGAGCACCACAGCGCTCCAACGAACGCTTCCATGACGTCTTCTAACATCGAAATTATGTCACGATGCACGTTTGCGGCCGTCTCGTCGGTGTACACTGAATCGGCATTCACTTTGGGTTGATTTGTTTTCGACATAGCGTTACGCTTGCTGCGATGAGCATAGGCTTGTAGCTTACGAGCATCGCAGTTGATGTTGTTTGACCTGATGTATCGATGGAGACCGAGTGAGACGCAACATTTCGAAAGATTCCACTTCCCGACGTAAATACTACGTAATTTAGTCATTATCCCGATATTTTGCGCCGTATTACATATTCCGTGGTAATTATCTCGAATGTAGTCAATTATGAATCTGTTAACAACCGAGTCGCCGATGTACTCAAAATATTCATAATTGAGTAGTTTATCAAAGTCCTTCGTGGTGACCGCTGCATGAAACATGTCCATGGAGCCGTCGTCTCGGAACGTGTCGAGCAATAGTTTGTAATATTGACTGTCGACGTTGCCGTATTTCACAACAATTTCCGCAATTTTTTCAGGTAGCATGACACTCGTTGTGTTACCGCCGGTGGTAGTTGTTTCGTTGACAACGTCCATACCAACGATATTTTGATAATTATGCGCCAGTAGCTTCAAGCGTGCACGCCAATGTTGACCGATGAAACTGGACGCGTGACGCAGACAAGGGTAATTAACTCTCAGAATTTTATTCGGTGTTTTGATGAACTTGACGCTTTGGCCACTTGTTCGTTTCGCAGATTGCGTTTTAAATGCAGGCCGGTCAACAGAATTCTTTCGATTCGCCTGCAAAACGTGATGAGCCCTCAGAGGCCTGTGGTTGACTATTCGTTGTCTGTCAATTTCGCGAGAAACATTAACGAGACTATCATTACTACCACCACTCCCTTCACACCCATGGGTTTTGTCTATCGACCAATAGTACGTAGGGCAATTACTGATACAACTCCCATTCGTGGCAGCACAGTCGCTATCGCACAATGAATATCCACTCATATCTAAAAGTAAGTATCATGCAAGTACTCAATGATATTGGGAATATATTGTATTTGTTTTCTTGTTTTTGCCACAAAATGAATTGACGCGTGTAAATCTGCAAGACTGAGCGTGTAAATTTGGTTAATAGAAAAAATGAGTGTGTAAACAATAATTTATTATTTTACTATTATTACAAATTATATCACTACATATACATGCACACGTACATACATACACTACAATAGTTTAATACTGCTGTCAGTATTGAAGTTCTAGGCACGTATTGTTACTTTACTTTACACATCAATAACAGTGTCGAAAAAATTGCTAAGAAACCACTATGCGACGCTTTTTCTTCGGTAGCGGGCAGTCAGAATTTAATGTTGCATCAGCATCGTTACCATCGTTATCAACGGTTTTGGACTTCTGTTTGTTGTTTTTACCGCTTGTGTGACTCTTCACTGAACACGTTAATTTGTACACTCTACGTTCAGCAGGATTACCTTTACGCTGATGATCACGCACTAAATGCAGCAGCTTTTTCAATTCGTCATCCTTACAACGATTGGATATGATAGCGACGTTTGACTCAATTAGTTCTTTCATATGCGGTATACTATTAGATATCTTGCATTTAGCGCTCACCATCGCGAGCCTAAGCTCCCTGATTATACTCGATATGCTCTTTTTCGACGAAACATTGGAGTCAATGCGATTGTTGATTAGATGTATTACTATGAATATCAAAGGATGTAGTGATGTCATGCATTTTTCACTGTGTATTCTTGCGGCGGTCGTCGACCACGGTAGCACCCTTTCGGAGGCGTTCAAACGTTTCAATTTAATGATGAAGTTTGACATCTCGTCACAGCAGAATACATCGTTAGGCATAGTATACCGAACCAGGGTTTTATCACAGTACCGTATTATAGCACTGCTAGTCACGGTTTCATCCGACATGTTACCACCACACGCCTTAACGAATATCATGTGCTCTCTGTATGATGTACCGTCACATTCGTCGTCGACCATTGATGCGCACGACGTTAGCAAATATTTATATACGACAACACCGAAACAAGTACGAGACATGATGTAGTTGTGTACGTAGCTGATGGGTACTTTACACCATATAGGCGAAGAGTCATTGTCGCTAACACCACGCAGTTTAACATTCAAATACTCGCTCATGAAATCGTACTTAGCGTCACACGCCAAGTATTGCTTGAGACTCTCAACCAATAACGAAGAACATTTGACGGTGTAACGAGAACACCACTCTTCCGGATTGGTAGCTTCTTCATCGTTGGACATTGTGACATCATTGGGATAGCTATCAATAACCGTCGGCCTACCCATAACAATACCCATTAGTATGGCCGTCACATCTATAGCACCGTCATCGTTCAAAGCAACTTCAGCGTAATCAGAATCGGGTAGCTTAAAGATATCCTCAATAACGCGATTCTGTGCGTCGATAACATTCGAAGATCTAGCTCCTATCATGCACGATAAACTAGTCTGACGTAACGAGGTCAATACGGTCACGATGCGCTCGACATTCTCATGGGAATAGTTCAATGGTGATTTTATATCACACAATAATCGATGCAATATACGTGCCGAATCCACAGCAAACGTTCCGTATTTAGCGAGCGCTTCTAGAGTGGCTTCGGGAAGATTCTCCATTCCTCGTATAGATTTCACTGAATCGACGTTGAACACGTAGCGTCTGTCGCGCAGCGGTTTACACCTGGATCCGATAATGGCGAAACGTTCATCGATATCCTTAACAACGAACGGTACGTGTGTGACGTTGGGTGGTGACTGCGAATCGCATGTGATGACGGCTTGTTTATCTTGTACATGCTTCAACACGGCGCTCTCTATAGGGCAGTCGCTATGTGGTTGTACTGCGTCCTGCACGCAGTCACTGTCGTCGGAGACGTCGCTATAGGCGAGATTATCACGTGCGTGGTATACTGTTTCATCGGAGTTTACGACGACTTTATATGGTGGACGATGCGAGAGATCATCATCAGAAGGCACGCCATTTTTATGGCGCTTGATCGAATGCTCGTATTCGTGTACCGTAGACTCGTTGACGTCGGTCTCGACCAAGCGCTTGCTAGGCGAGCAGTGATATACGCGCTTGTTAGAATTTATATGAGAATTTTCGCATGATCCCGAACGAGTATCGCTGGTGCGACAGAGTGAACACGTTAATCCCACACCCAGCACGTCCACGGCCAGACCCACGTTGCGAAGTCGCTCTCGATCCATGGGTATAGTGACGACATGCCCAACTGCTTTACACTGCACGTCGCAGACTCCCGTCTTGACGATGTCGGCGTGTGATGAAATAGGATAGAGATTACATTTTTGAAGGCACCTTTTCATGTTGTCGTAGCAGTCTCGTGAAATTTCTAAAGTTTCCTCGCAATCTCCGCAAATGTAGCTGGTACACATGTCGGCTATTCCAACGGTCTTCACTTTCGAACACAGGTCGCAAACAATCGCCACTATCATATTTGTATCGTCACGGTGTGCGTTATTATTTACGGTGGCTGCATAATTTATACGGCGCACGGATGTAATGCTCATCGTACACATCATTCCACTCAATTGACACTCTTCATCGGCTGTCTTCGTGCTGTCCATGTTAGCGCTTAGTGTATACTGAATTCAATTAATGAGAAATCCTCCTCATGTACCAATGTAATCAATTTCAAACTGAATAACAAAAACACCGCTTAACCGTAAGCGCCGACGGCCACGTTGTATCGTTCGAATAACCGGCGATGGAATAACTCTGAACGGAGCACTCTACATTTATTAAGCTGTGCGTGCTCCGAACGACGGCCGTGTGTACACGGCCGTCGACTTTGTTCAATATACCATCATACGCGAACCGTCATACGCACCTGGTGTTGGCTTGTTCGTACATTTAAGGGCTACCTGATCCAGTATTTCGTTTGTGCGTGTACAACGTAACAGACCGGATATTCGGTATACGATAGCATTTAGCGCGTCATTGCTGGCATGACGCATCGCCACCTTCTGTAGTCCTGCAGAATCTACTACAAGATATTTAACGGACGTATCGTATAAAGTGTCATCATAGTGGTTCCTATAATCACTACCAACGTCACGTAGTTGACTCTTCAACCAACTCTTTTGCGATTTAAACGATCGTTTTGCAATCTTATCTTCGAAAAGTACGAAGTAATCCGTATTTACTGTCACTTTGCGATCGTACTGTTCGCAGTACGACTTCCATGCATTTATATATATTTCGTAAGAATCACGCGTTTGTTCACGCTCTGGTGTAAGTATATTTGCGCCGGGGGAGAGACAAACTTCACGACGCACGGCCGAAGATGCTCTAGAGGCTTCCGCCGACGACGCGCTTTTCCATTTTTTCCGAAACATGTTTACAATGGGCAGATCAGTCGGTTGGTAATCTACACTCGTACCCATTTACACTGACCCCGGTCTCGGCCGCATCCAAGCTCGGCTCGATGTGTGCGTCGGAACACAATTCTTTGTATTTTTCTATTATTTCTGAACAGAGAGACGTTTTCGTCATGTGCGGATGATCGGACAGAAATTTCAGAGCAACATCGTCGCGGGTTTCCGCCATTTCACGAATTCTGAGTACCAAGTCCTCGACTTCTTTGAAACGAGAACCGATCGAAGCGCAAAGATTCGCGAGTTCACAAAGAGGATCGTTGGCTCTTTTACTCATAAGTTCTTGGCGCCGTGCCATAATTGCGCGCTTCAAAGCTTTAGCCTCACCCTCTTTCTTACGCGTCTCTTCGATAACTTTAGTGGCATCATCCGAATGAGTTTCGGTGTGACGTACGAAGGTCTCGACGTTTCGCGGCGGCGGGTTTAACTCGATTGGTGCAATTGCGCCTATTTTAACAATGATTTGACGGTCCAATTCGTTCTCAGTTACCCGTTTCTTACAAGCTTGTACGGCATCGTCGAGCGATGAGTGTATGTCGTGTACTAAAAGCGAAGCGATACGAATACTGTCGTTGTTGTATCGTGCGTTTGGTGGCAAAAGGGACTCGTTGGGCCAGTACGACATCGCACAATACATTGAACTGGATACACTGGATATTGACATTTTAACAATTAATTTACTGTACCGTTCAAGACCTTCAACCACTCACAACAAGTCAACATAAAATGAAACAAGAAACGTGTACATAAATTATTTATTTCGATTTACAACTACTTAACTTTACGGCCACTCTTGAGCGGCACATTGGACATGGGGTATTAACTAACAACTTAGAACAGGATTTACAACACACCAAGTGTCGACAAGGTAGAAAAACCACTTCGCTCTTTGCAGACATACAGCCAACGCATCGGGTCTCGGGGTGTAATTTGTCCAAATTTGTAACATCATAATCGACCGTTCTTTCGATCGTACCCAAATGGCCGCACGTATCGATGTACGATTCCAGTGAATCTCCGTCTAAGGTATTGTAGAATCGAGTTTCGCCACAGGTCAGATCCATGCTGCCTGTACTGTTAAGCGTGTACGGCTGAGTAAAGTGTAAGGTCGACTGCAAGAAGTATCGGGATGGAGCTTAGGTGGAAATCAATTTTTTGAATAAAACAATACAAGTCTTAAGTACATCACGTTATATTTTGTAAATTTTAGTAAAAGTTTAAGTATATTTGGTCAAATATGGCGCGTGTATAGCTTGAGCAAGTGTATATCAATCACAACGACAGCAGCATTATAACACATCACAGCATAAAAGTTCTGTACGAATACGTAGAGGTAACGACCTCCTGACACGCTAGGCAACGTTTTACAACATCACTAGGTAATGCGGCAACGGTAGCTCTGTCACATTGCCCACAAATTACACTGTGTCCACAATTACCATAAGTAACATTCTTCCACGCTCCATGTTTGTTGCACAACCTACATGCCACTTCTGGCTTCTTGACAATAGATGCGACTTCTTCCAATTCGGGTTTAAATTTTGCAATGGCACGTAGCGGCTGTTGACGAGTTCTCGAGCAGTCTACAAGTTTACCCATAACGTTAATCACATAATAATTATTAGATTCATCCACACACCGTATATTTTGAGGTAGAGCTCTGGGTGGTGCGCTTAAGGCCTCTGTAGCATCGCTTTTCTTCTTCTTTCTGGCAACATCAACTACGGCGCGGCGTGTTGCATTCACTAACTGCTCTCTGTTATACCGTGTAACACCAAAGAGATTGGTGTTCTTTTTCAAATAGGCTTTCATGCGCACCATGGTGAGCTTAGATACATCTTTTAAATCATCAACAGTTATCGTTGGCTGCGCATTGTCGACATCGGCAGTAGTTGGTCGCATTTGTTTAGAGGGTGCCAAATCTTTATTATCGTCGACATGAGATCGTATCCGTTTCAAATACGCAGGTTCTCGTTCGATGTCTTCCGTGATGTTAGTGGTGGATTCTCTATTCTTGAGTATTTTATCAAACGATGAAGAGCTTCGCGGCTGCTCATTGCGCTTGGATTTTATTACCAAACCTAGAGTCGGTCGTGTCGATGGACCTGCGCATGCATTCGATGACTGACCAACGCCACACATGTACACGGGCGGTAAATCATCAATGTCGCCGATGGATTGAGTTGCACTGGATCGCCGCGCCGAAGTGTTAACTTCTACAGCTGTCGGAGAGGGTGTGCGCGAAACTTCTTCTAGTGGTTGAATTAGTTGCAAGTCGTCCAATTCTATGTTGCTATCGTCGTGTGGCACATAGTTTGACATGTACCTATCGCCGAGTTCGTCTGCGTAGGATCGTGCTCTGTTCTCGATATAAATATCACGAGACACCTTAAGTATTTCCTCGATTTTGTTTTGACTTCCATTCGATGGATGATTCGACACTATAATAGAGAGAGACGGCGGTGCCGCATATGATTCGTGGCGAGTAACGTCGAAGGGTCCATAAAAAATTTCTGCGTGAATAACTGGCGGAACATCGAACACCTTCGTGTCGAGAACGCACTCCACGTTATGTTCAAAGTGATTATCGTCGACAATTTCAATGGTGACCGTACTCTTATATTTACCCAACTCTCGTATAGTGTCACGAGCAAACTTGAACATGTAGTGATCGGCATCCACGGGTATGGGTCCGTTGAAAGTCCCTAGGTCGGATACGATAACGTCCATTATTCGTCCACCGAATCTGTTGTAGATTTGCAACACGTGTTGATGGTCACTCGAATCGATAGTGAGATGGATTTCATTGTCCAACATGCTAAATATTCTGTCGTTAGCCAGCGTCGTCGCCCGTCTAATCTCGTCGTCATCTCTGCTGTGAAACGAGTACACCGGTGAGATTATAGCGTCGTTACCATCAACGGTCAACAGGTCGAATCTATTGTCTTCTAGCCAATACAGGAGTCGTCGTTGCTGCACACCGCTGTAGTCGTACGTAGTTATAAGTATTCTCATAGATACGTCGCGTGCCAATAAGCCGGTTATAGCAAAAGCACCACCGTCCGTTAGGCTGTTGTAACTCCATCGATGTCCGCAGTTGATTTCAACACTCGCGTCCGCATCTACTCCGTTGCCAATCTGCCGCGTGTACGATAATACGAAGGTGCTAAGTTCAGGTCGCACATCATCACCTCGAAAATTACCAGGTACTCCGATAAGACTCATTATACAGGTAAAATAGTCAAGAAAGCGTTTACTTGTCAGCACTGAGTCTTAGCGGGGACTTTGGATTTCTGACAATCAATTTTTCGATCCACGCTGGTTAGCCACAGTACCGAGACGACCGATAAATATAATAACTGGGCTGCGGTCAACAGGCGCCCGGCACCATCGACACCCTGGAAATAACAGAGCTTTTGCATACCGTTGACACCATTCAAAGATCCTAAATTGTTTCCTCATTAAGCATTCATCTAGGACCACCACGACCTAAGTAATCCGGAGAATAAACGATTAATTTATTCCAGATGTCTACGTCCAATTCCTTCCTGTCACCCTTACTGCTTGGCAACGGATACAATCGAAAAGTTTGCGCGGAGCCGTGAAAAACGACGCATAATTCAAAATGTTTACGACCACAAAGCCGATCATAATATTTCATCTTCGAAAGCGTTCGTGTGATTGTAATATATGATAATTTATTTTGCGGTAATAACCTGCAGTTTGAAGCTACGTCGATCATACTATAAAATGCTACTTAATATTTCGCATACGATTCAGTGTGTCTTCTCCAGAATGTCGTGGTACACGTTAGCGGTGATTTTAAGTACTCTAGTAACGATACATTCATCACAAGTCCCAGAGAAATTTACGTTGGCGACAGCTATCGTGCTTAAACGCGGTGAGGACATCACTTGGTCAGTGTCCAGAGAAAATCTGAAGTACAACTATAGAACGGTGGTGGATACAACATCGAAAGCGTTCGCAGTATGGCATACGGCCGGACTGAACTTCAGGTTCGTCCACAATTATAGCGCAGCCATGATAAGGATATCGTTTAAAAGACGTTTTCATGGTGAAATAGGTTACGATTTTGACGGACTGGGTTCACTTCTGGCACATGCATACCTCCCGAATCAAGGAGACCTATCCAGTGAGGTACATTTGGACAATGATGAAATATTCAGTTTTAGTATGAACGACTCGGACTATAAAGGTGACAAAGCACCAACAAGCTACTTCTGGACAGTTTTACACGAAATTGGACACTCGCTTGGGGTACAACATTCGGCTTCGCCAAGTTCGTTCATGTACGGCTATTACCAATCGCGCAGTTTTGGAAACGGTTCTATTGTTCTACCGAAAGACGACGCCAACGCGATACACCAATTGTACTTTTCAAACACGAAGCAGTACGCCGCCATCCCGAATTTCGAAAACAACAAAGCTGTCACGACTACTCCCGTACCACCCGCCGATAAATCGGAGAGTACAACGAATACCACCATCACCACGTGCTTCAGTTTCGATAGTTTAAGTGAAATCAAACACGACGCCATTAAAGATTCCATATCTGCTTACTGCGCCGGAGTGTACGATGCAATATCGTACGTTCGTGGAGAATTATACGTATTCGTGGGCGATCTGCACTGGCGATTCGACACTTCCGGTATGTTACATAACGGATACCCACAACCGACCGGTGCTACTTGGAGATTGCCGTCCGGCTCACAAGTTAACTCAGTGTTCGAGTGGATGCAATATATCGTTATACAAACTGGAAAGAGGTACAATCTTTTCGTGGGAACAGACTTTATGCGATCGGTTAATTTCGTAGTAGCGCCATCTATTACATTCGCATCGAACAACCGTGTGTACGCCGCGTTCCTTGGTAAAATTAAAGACATTACTGGTCATTTAGTACGTAGGAAAAACGTGAGATGGCGCTATTTACCACCTATACAACTACTACAAAATGAGCTCAGAGCTGCCACTGATATTCTCGTAGCGAGCAACGGAATGTACATCTTCAAATCTGGCGTTCACGGTAGAGTGGTGAACGGTGTCGTGGAACATTATAAACTTAACAAGGGTGTGTGGAGTAACTGTCGCTAAAGTCTTAAAACTGTTAAATGAAACCGGTAATAACACAGTGTCGCATTATTACGCCACTGTAGACCCCGACATCGGACCATGGATCGCCAATACGTAACTTAGCCGAACACACATGTCCATGCAATAATGAGGTACTATGTAACTGGACTCGACATACTTATAATTAGTTAACTAACATGACAACAAACAAGTGTACGCTGCGCGTGTACGATAACGCAACGAACCCCGCTCGGATACAGTTTACAGCGAATACCACGAACACACCGTACTCATGATCGGTACGCTTTGAAAATGTCTCGTGTGTGCGCGTCTGCGTATTCAAACTTTCAGATGTCGTACTCCTGTCCGTGTCTGTACAGTTATAAGGCAGAGTGTAACGTGGAGGGATGGTCATAGTTAATACACCCTCGTACCGGAACAATTACTAAAATGTGCAAGTCGCGCTTACCAACTGTGCTGTCGCTTACCGTAATCTATATAAGTATATCAATCGGATTCAGTGTCTACTTCTATGTGTTAATGGAGGCAGCATACGACCAGTTCAGTAGTATGTTGGAAAGTTACACACAGACGGCGGTGCATCTACAAACTAACAGCAGAACGCTGAAACCCGACCTGGCGGACTACATGCAACTGTTGAATTATTCACGCAAGTTCGAAGAGTCCGGTGAAGAATCGGGACTCAGGCGTCAGAACATCACCGCACCTCGTGTATTCTACATAGATCTCAACTATACCACGGCTCTCGGTGCTGAGAATCGTAACCTAAACATGATAAATTTCTACGCCATACCTTACCGACACGTCGACTTACTTGACCCATTCGGTAACTCGATACCGGTAACCGGTCGGGCACCGGCGACAGAGTACATAGATTGTAGTCGCGACAAAAAGGAAAAGTGCATTGATTCGATCCCGCCTTTTGATGGTGTGCTGGACTGTCTATCGTTAGATATACACATGCAACCGTGGAGTAGAAACAACAAAAGTTTCAATCGACCAATAATCATATGGTTGGGAGAAGTGCCCGGAGAATTATGGAGACTCGTTGCTGGTGGTTTGATCGTGATTCGAGCGAATTACAGACGAGGCTGCTACGGTTTTCTATGTCATCGCGATCAATCGTTGCCGTATCGCAATCAAGGTGTCAACGACGTGCTCCACGCAGTAGACTGGACCATCGAGAATGCTCAACATTTCGCCGGGGATCTTTCTAAAATCACACTCGCGGGGCACGGCGCCTCGGGTAGCCTAGTAGAATATATTAGACTGAATCATGGACATCATTTGCCATTGGACAAATACATCGTTATGAGTGCTAATAACGTCGGGGGTCGAGATCTATACTGCTCTTCGAACTCGAATGTGATGGTTACCACGGCACGACTACTAGGTATGCCTCCTTCACCAGCCACAGAGAGCGGTAAAGAGCGCAGCGTTTACGAATCGGTTCGTTACCTATCGTTCGTTGAGCCGAAACTTGTAATGAGTAAATTGTACGGTTTGAAAGCCGCGTTTCACCCTTGCCCACCATCAGTTAACAATCGAAGAGCGTCCACATTTGGGATTGGTTTTAAATCAAAAAATCATACAAGCTCTAATTGTAATCGTACTGCGAACGATCGGCCCGTATTGTTTACGAACACACTGAACGAGTACCATAATTTTGTATACGGCAGTACCGTGTTCACCCATGCAAGATCTGAAACTATTTTACGAGCCATTGGCGACATGTTGAGTCGTCACTTCATCGAATCTCGACTGGCATACGTTAACTCTTCATCGGAAAAGCTCATACAGCAAGTGAACGGTCAATATAGTGTAGTTGACGGAGAATTCGTGGACTACGATGCGTTTGTAAGGCTACTCACGGACTTTGCGTTCATAATGCCGACGGTAAAAATGAACGAATTTACAACGGAATGTGGTGGTAATTCCTATCACTACGTGTTCGATCTCGGTAATTCAACGCACGGCGACGACTTAAAGATGCTCACCAGCTCTGCAAACGACATCTCGTTAACGCATTTTCAGAGACAACTTGCCGACGGGCTTGGATTTATTATATCCAAGTTCGTTCGACGCGGATATCCAGTGAAAAAGCAAGACGGATGGTGCCCAAGTACCGGTTTAGTTGCACAAATTATGGAGATGAACACTAAAGACGATAATGTGGCCGTGAAAAAATCTACGGAAGGTGTTTTGATTCCGCTCCTCAATCACTCGTACGTTTTACATTTCCACAGAGTATCGGTTGCTAAACTAAAATGTTACGATCGTCTGGGTAACGTACTATTTTGGAATGATCTACTGAAATACCATCAAACAGCCAGAAGAGGGTGGCGCGACGGAGATACAGAATGTGCTCGATCTAAGTATCTCAGTGAAATTGTCTGAATTTTGTGTTTATGTAATCATGTCGAGAATGTGTGCCGCGACCCTTGTAAATATGTTTCTCCAATAAAACTGTATTGTCTTTGATGGAATTCTAATTTATTTTCCAACCAATTATTTACGAAATCAGCAGCAGTAGGACTACCGATGCGACACATATCAATAAGATAGGTGATGCGAATAGAGATCTAGAATCCGACGACTTTTCAGATAGTGTAGTTTCTATAATTTTCCCTACAACTACCGGTTGAGGATCGGGTTGGCGTATTTCCTTAGAAAGACTCTTAATTTCGGTTTTCACCACAACAGGTTGTTCACTAATCGGAACTGGTATTACCGTCTTTCGTGCGTCTCTATGAGGTGGATCCTTAAGACGCTCGTCAGTCTCTATAGTTTTAACACCTCCCGATGACGGTGGATTAACGGGCTTGATATCTACGTTACTTCGTACTGTATTAGAGGGATTAGTTGGTAGGATAATCGTCTTGGGTTCGGCACGTAGATATTTTTCATAAGGCTTCACTAGCGTAGGGTATTTACTCTTCCATGTATTATCTAAAATTATTCTTTTCATAAGCGTCTCATTTTTGACTAAATTTTCTATGTCGTACTTACACCTCACACCTAAAGGATCCAAATCTGAAGTGTAGTATCCCACTTTTCCTTCGGCGTCTACATTCCCTCTTATGATAGCAAACTTTCTCGGTACGTTGTTCACTAAAGTTCTACCACCCAGAAAGTAACCACTCGGAGAGCACACGTCTGCAATCGAACTCGGTAAACTGATGAGCACCTCGATTGTCTTTCTCTCCTGTGGGTTGTTCACTATTAGTTTGAAATACAGTTTGTGAAAATCCTCCTTAAAATTATAAAATTTGCAAATTCCATACGGTTCCTTACGTTTGTTATCCTCTGAGAGTACCACCATTCCATCTTTCCATTTCAACTGCGGTAGCAAATTGCCCCATACCGGCCTTGTGTCTATGACGATATCGGTCATCGTTATTTACATGTCCGTAATAAATATTCGCGTCGACATAAGACATACAATTTTTATTGAGCTAATAATACTTATTCTGAAAAAACATTACTCGACAACCACACCTAACCGCACATCATTAATCAAGATAGATAAGTACGTATTTATACGGAAGCTGTCCACCAAAATACTTCATAAGACCACCAACATTCGTCATGGTTGCCACTAGTCGAATTATTATAACATTACTCGCAGCAGCGTTTGACAAAATAATACTTGCTTCAAAAATAACGCAAGAGGCTTACGACAGCGACTTCAGTAGTCCTAGATACGGTTTGACCGGCTCGTTAGCGGAGTCCGTGTACGGTAAACAGTGCTACGGGGATTGTGTTAACTACACATGTGTCGTCAGTCGAACAGGATCGCTAGATCCATGTTTGTATACCACGAAGTCAATTCGTATCGTACACCCCGCCGCCAAAGTGCTCCAGAAGCGAGAAACTTTCTGTCGGAGTGCATGTATAACGGACGACACGGTACCTTGGTGCATAGTAGATCGGTATGGTACAGTGGACCTGTGTGAACCCATCAAGCTCAATCGTAAACAGCCATCGTTAGCAGTCGAACTCTCGGTGGATGGAAAACATCCAACTGGTCGTACAACAACATGTTCAACGCGTTGCAAGTACCGTCCATTTAACGAAGGCAGCATTGGACACAGCTGTGTCGTGAGGAATGGTATGAACTACGCGGAATGGGCTTGCTCTCCGAATCCCGTAATAATGCCACCGGCAATACCGACATACAATAACGCCGGCTCGTTAGATGGTCTTACCGAATGTAATCTCAAGACGGGCTTACGTATAGGAGTGACAAGTGGTGATAATGAGTATTCGGATTCAACCAACGCCAGCAGCGGAATTGCTGTACTCGATTATGACGGAGCGGTCATTAGTATAATGACCGCTTACAAACAGTACATCACATACGTGGATGCCAAAGAAAAGCCGTTGACTACTCTCGGAATACTGGACACAGCCGACGATGTGGAAAACAAGATGGTAGTTTATGCGATGGCTCTTGTCACTGCAGAGTCCGTGGAATCGTTACATAAAAGTCTATTAAACGTTCTAGGCGATTACAGCTTACCTAATGGATTTGGACGCTTTCAAAGGAGATTAAGCGGATGGTTGATTGGAGGATACAAATATCGTAACATTGAAATAAAAATGTTGATCCACCGTCGTGAAAATACCACTGAAGTCGAAGCAATTAGTGTTGATTTGAAATTTCGTCACGGACGATATCGTCTAATGAATTCGTGCAAAGGTTTAATTATTTTATAATATCGTCGAAACAATGATACCTTTTGTAATTGTATTAAAGTAAGTTTTAACGACTATACAAAATGTCTACCACAAAGACAGTTTTATTATTGTAACCAGTCATGTGGCATCTTTTAATTGTATTAAGTATTAAATGCCGTAACACAATGAGAAAGGTGTTTCCTTTGTTGTTATTTTAGTCTGGTAGGCAAATACTCAAAAATATCACATAATTATGTTATGATACGCGTTTACTTTCGCTTGGCTTGTACACCGCATGTCACGTCTGTTATTACTGCGCCGAGTTCTTCCAATTTGCTTCTGATATTATAGCATATTGCTTTTCTATTTTGCACGCTCGAAGGATCACCGGTATCGATGCCGATGTCTCGGGCTAGCTCTTTCAGTTTTCCACCCGACCACGTTACACATTTACGGCCGGTCATAACACAACGTCTATTGGTAGGAGTGTTCTGCGAAACGGTTTTGATGCAAAAGTCATCCGTAGAAGGGTGTGTAACACCGTAGTATTTGAGATTTTTCGCTAACATGTCGTTGTTCAATTGTACCTCTTTGGATGACTTCATTGCTTGTACAAACGGAACCATTGTACTAGGGCATGATACCCAAGAGCCGGAGTGCTTAGTTAAAATCCTGTAACCACTATCATCGCCCGTAGTTGTTGCGAGCCATACTGCAGCCCTGATATCGTTGTCGTCATCAGTACTCGTACCGTAATATTGTATCATTTTGTTCAATGTGTCATATGGATCTTTAGTGCCTTGTGAGGATATTGCCAATTCTAAAAGACCCTGAATCACAATTACGGGCAAACGAGTCATGGGGTATAAACCTCCCGTGTGTCGCTCCGCATCCAACAGTATCAGCGGGGATATAATGTCTTTTGCGAGTGTATCTCGATACGCGTCCAGCCCATACAATGATACGTTATCAAGTACGAAGGGATACACAAAAGTTGGCCGTTGACGGAACTCATCGACGCACCTACTTATGGAAATATACTGCCCGTTGCAGTCAATATATTTATCGACATCGAGTTGCCCGTGTTTCTGAATGGTATTCATTATAACGAATAGTAATTCCAGCGAATACGTAGAGTTCGGATCAATGTCGAACATCTTCAGAAGACTGTCGACTTTTACCACAACATTTTGATTACGGTAGTCGAACAGCCGATCGAGCTGTGCTATGAAAGATTTCGTAACACGCGGCGCATCTAGCGGAATGGTGTTGTCATTAGTTATGTTTCGCCCGGTGTAACGTCCTCTATATACAGACTTAACAAAGGTATTATTTGAATCTCGGCATGTGAGCGCAACCGAAGACAAAGCCCTGAGGGCACCGTCGATATTCTTACGCTTTGCCTCGCTTGTCGCATACATAAGAATGTCGACAGTTTTAATGTTCTTCTTGCGAGAATCGGTGGTAGCGTGTCTGTAGACGAAAACGTTTGGTTTCGCGTCCGATCCCCAATCGGCTATCGTGTACGCATGTGATTGGTATCTGATACCACGCCCTATGATTTGTTCTGTTTCGGCGTCATTCCAGTGAGCGACAACGTGTTCGTGTATGACATCCTTCAATGTTATACCCTCAGCTATGACTCTGGATCCCAAAATTATAGCCACGTTAGCGCCCTTCACATTCTTACGATCGTTGAAAATTTTTAGTGCCGACACGATCGAAGGCACCGTCATGACTTCGCGCGTTAAACACAGAAAAGATCGAGCGCCTCTACCGTAACCGCGTTCTAAACCTAACGCTTCTAATACGGCGGCAAATACAAGGAGACCCGAACCGGTAACCAAGTCATCGTACACCATGCTCTTTTCACCTCTCTCCGCTGCATCTATCACAGACTTAGCCATCCATGCGTAGCGTGGTGAGCATTTTGCAACATTTTTCAGTATATTTTCGCGTGACGTACCGGTCCCACCACGTAACCTATCTAAAAATTTTCTTTTAGGTCGACCAGTTTTATTATCCATCCAAGTAGCGTAACCCTCCGCACCGTAAGTGCCGTCTGGAAATACGAATCTACATATTTGCCTCTGTCGAAGGAGGGCGACGTCGCGATCGCTACGCTCGCCCGCGCCAGCGTAATGGTATGTCGCCGACATGACATCGCTCATATCGTGTACGACGATCACAGTGTTCCGTAGGCCGTACAAGCCACGCTCACCCACGTTTACGATGTCGACTTCGTTCACGTCTACAATGGATGGTAGATAAGAGACGAGGCCTGCGAACTTCCTTAGAAAATATTCTGTAGGCGATTCGCGCGCACAAACATACTCGGCGCAATTTTCGCGAGTTACAAGATCTCTGTTAAACTGTTCGATAGTTATGTCATGTGTCGAAAGCTTCATCAAAAGGTTGTGTAATGGAACCAAATCCGATAAGTTGTTTCGCATGGGTGTCGCGGTTAGTAGTAGAACTTTGCGGCTTGTTAGTAACTTTAAAAATCCGTTGATTTTCGGGTAATCAACACCCTGTACTGATAAATCGTGCGCTTCGTCGATGACTACGAACGTTGCATTCCATTCTTTGTGTAACACCACATCGGATGTTCGGGAAACGGTGTTGGCAAACGCCGTGATTGTGTTGAAGAAAAAAGTCTTACTTAGGTATCGTTCTATTTCAAAATCGTTTAGGTGTCGATCGGAAAAACGAGACCTATAGTAACAATTGAGTTCATTCCTGAACGAATTCATGACTGCTCGATTGGGAGTCAGCACCAGTCCACGCTTCATACCTTGGTCGTGCCCCGCCGTAATGTTATTAATCATGGCCAATATCGCCGTTAATGTCTTACCTGTACCCACGCCATGAATTACAATTATGCCGTCGATAGGACTACGCGGAGTTGTGTAGTTCGCAACCAAAATCTGATGAGGCATGGGCTTTCTCGTTTCATTATTACGATCCCTGTCGTCGTCTTCGGAATACAACAGTTGAGTTTCGTTGAATTCTGCGTAAGTCGTTAGCTTGTCTAAATGTTCGTAACTCCACGATTCGTCCGTAGATTCTGCGATCGGATATAGTGGCAATGCGTACTTTAACATTTTACACTAGGTGATCGTGCAACTACAATAAAAATTCAAATGAAACAGCTCTTAAAATAGTGTTTTATTCACATACAATACATTCATCGGGTGTATAATGATCGTACAAAGCTAGCTTACACTTTTTACAGAAAAAATAGTTACATTTTGATACCAACACTTGAATAACTGTTCGATCATTCATATCCAATTTGATGTGTCGTGGTGCGCGTTCGCTAGCGTTCAGTTTGCACAAAGGACACTTCTTCATGAGCACGAAATGAGTTTCCGTTTCGCTCCACGGCCATCTCAAACTGCCAACGGCACACTGCCGATAGTCACTTAAATACAAATAGTCGTCGACCATCAAAAAGTCCGGCATAATTATAAAACTGAGGACGCGGCGCAAAAAAAGTTCTCAAGAAGCAGAAAATCCACCTTTGATATTACGAAAAAGTTTGATCGAACTCTGAGCAGCGACTGGGGCTTAAATAGTTGTCGCAAAACACTGCGCACCACGTCTGTTTTTCTAACCCCCACCACTCTAATTAGAAACAGTAAATCGTTCGCCCGGCCGCAATTTAATTTTTCTATCAACATATCAGGATCCTTCGTTATACCAATGCGGTATAAGTCACGTTTCTGATAGCATCGAGAAGTCGCTAAATACATGTATCTTGAACACGAAAATTGTGTTTCGAATAGGACCTTTGTCGACATCTGTACCGTAGCGTTTTCGTAAATGTACGATTTGATTCGACGGTCGCTACTATTGCTGTACACGAACAGCAACGCTTTTTCGCTCAACAGAATGTCGTTATCGCATAGGTCTCGATTTAACTTGGTCGCGATTGTATCAAATCGTACGCTTCGCTTCGTTGTTATCTGTAGGTTTATTAAGTTTTTCGTTTTACTCCAACTCGTGTACCAATCTGATAATATCTCGACTCTATTCAACAGGTCTTTCTGTCCATTAGGTGTCTCGAGTTTATCGTCAAATACTGTGAGATCCCTCAATAGTATCAGACGTAAGTAACCACGAGATGGACACGTAGTTGATTTGACTTCGACACCATCGTGACTGTGTCTTATGTGAAGGCATCTTGCTGTGAACCTAATATCACCACCGCAATAGTAGTTCATTCGAGACACTTCTACATCATGTCTAACGTTACGACAGAGGACTTTTAACGCCGTACCACGATCAGAATAGCCCTTTGTTTCAGATGTATCGAGACGTTTCGATGTCACGGCACCCATGTCTGGCGTCTCGTCGCGGTCAACTGGACGCGTGAATGTTAGCCGCAACAGTTCGGCTAGATGTTTGGTTATTTATGAATTTATATGATCGACATTTGTGTGTTTAGTTATCATATAAAACAAACACAAGAGACACATGTCACCATTAACGGCCGCAAATTTGTATAAATATTTAAATTAAAATTAACACCGACAGCGGAACTCGCTCACATTATCTAAACATTGACTACATCACGCCTCGTTTCATGTAATATTTCATTCCAAGGGAGCGGTGCAGGCAGCTCCGGTCCGTATTTTTCGCGTATGTATGCCATCAATTGTGCAAGTTGAGAACCGTTCATGAAGTACAGGTCTTTGTATGTGACACCGGATACGTTGCGTAACGTTTCCGGCAGATGTGTTGGTTCCGGTCGAAATTTTAACCAAAAGTACCAAACGTACTCTTTCACTTTAGCACTCATGAAATCGTTACACATGTCCGTTTCCAACTCGGAATTCATGTCGATCATTGACAGTAGTCGCAAACGCTCATAAAACGGCAAGAACCTCCACATTGTACCATCGAAAGAAATTCTGACGCAAAGAACTACTACATCATAGTCGATGGTCTTGGTATTATTTAAAATATCAATACCCTCGATAGCATTCGTTAGTTCTTTGAAAGTTTTCACCAAGCTCTCGAGCTCTTCCTTGGTATTCATATTCAACAACTCCACATATGTAGTATACTCGAAATGATCATCACCGAATCTTAAGCCGATTCTCTGCGCTTCTCGCATTATGTATTCAGAAGATTTTTCTAAAATTTCCCGTTGTACTACTTTGTAGTTAGGTGTCATCGTTGAAGCAATGTGAAGGCGTATTTTTGCCAAAGCCATAACTATACTTCCGATAAAGTAGCAACCTCAAAAACCAATAACGAATGATAAAACAGACGTTAATTACAAAAGTTTGCCTTATTCAATCCATCACATCACAAAAGTTATTAACAAAATTCACGTAACGGTACAGACGCGTGTTGTCGTGAACTTGACGACAAACGAAACACCGATCAGTACGACCAGCGATCGTCACAGATGCTTCGGTAATGAATACTAGACTCGTTGGGCTCGGGTATGTATATTTATATAAATCAACAAACACGCATAAACAATACAACGTCAGATTACTTTGTTTCTGTGGCGCCGTAAGTTACAAAAATCCAATAATTAATGCGTTTAAAATGTAATTAACAAACGGCGACCCATACTTTTTCTTTTGTTCTATTTTTAATGTAATCGACTACAGACCGAGTGATTCCCTAACATTACGACTCGTAACGTAGGAGCGATCGGACATGTCGTCAACACTGAGAAAAATCGAATACTTTTTGATGTCGCCCGAGGAGATGGACGACCTCGCAGCATACAGTGTAACAAAACACCGCCCGGTGGGTACGGATACCGTAGGTACCGTATTCGACACTCGTAGCGGAGCTAATAGAGCCACGTGTTGCGGTACTTGCGGTCAAAATCACGAAGACTGTCCAGGGCATTTTGGAGTTATTACACTGTGTCAACCAATAATTCATCCACTCTTCACGCAACACGTTCGCGATATTATGCGTCTTATCTGTTCCAAGTGTCACAGAACCATTATATCAGCGGAGAAAGTTGAGAACTTCAAGATAAGATCCAGAGGTTCCAAAAGAATATCCGACTTACTGACTCTACTAGAAAAGCGTGTGACCTGCTGCTCACACTGCGGAACTCCGCCGTGTCAATATCGTTTGAGTTGCGCTCCTACGTCTAAAACATCGAAAGCCAAGCGTAAGATTCATCGAACTCTGTGTAAAATAACGACGGGGAACTGCAAAACGTGGTTAACGGACGACGATGTGGCACAAGTGTTGTACGACGTACCGGACGAAGATGCAAAGCGAGTGTTGGGTTGTGCACATCCGTCGAGGCTGGTGCTACGCAAGTGGCCGGCCATACCACCCGTTTGTCGACACCAGGAGAGCGGTAGAATGTCCGGAGCCGGTGGGGACAATTCGTACAGCGATGATGATATTACGGTTTTATTGTGTGACATAGTACGTCTTAACAACATAGCCGGTTCCGACGATCGCAGTTCCGAAGAGAGGGCTAAAGCGTTCGCAGATTTGAAAACCAAGATATCTGTTATTTGCACAAATACCGCAAAAATGAAGAGAAACGACAACGGAGATCCAGTGTGTGGCCTGTTGGATCGGATCAAAGGCAAAAATGGGCTCATTCGCAACAACTTGCTAGGTAAACGATCCGAAATGGCGGCACGCTCTGTTATTGGACCGGACCCCACTTTAAAACTGAACGAAGTAGGTTTTCCTCGTGTTATGGCGAATCACTTGTACATTCCTGAACGAGTGACTGAACACAATTACGAGTGGGCTTCTTCGATCCGAATTCCTCATCAACTGAATAGTAACGTATTTATTAGGCCAAAATACATACGGAACGGTCGTATACACAAAATTTGTGCAAGCGGTTGTACAGCCGACTGTGAAAACAAATGCCAACCGAGAATCGGTGACTTTGTTTGTAGGCCTCTCACCGACGGAGATGTGGTACTGATGAATCGACAACCCACGTTGCACAAAGGCTCGATGATGGCTTTTCGAATACGTTTGCACGATCCCTTGATATTCACGCTGAATCTTGCAGTCACCAAAGCATTCAACGCTGATTTCGACGGTGACGAAATGAACGCATTCATCCCACAGAGTCCGGCCGCCTGCTCAGAACTGCTGGAACTGTCTACACCGACGGCGTGCTTGAACAGCGGTGACAAAGCAAGCATTTGCATCGTCCAAGATTGTCTAACGGCGGCATATTTAATGAGCACCGAGTCAGTGAACGCGCCATCTCTCGATCGGGATCAAACTTACGACGTACTGATGTCTTTCGACGGAAATAGAATACCCGAGTTTCTCGAAAAGCTCGATAGATGTCGCCGAGAACTTGGTTGCGTATTACCTCGGCACCTTTACAACGGACGACTGTTGATATCCTTAGCGCTACCGGATCGTCTCTTCTATAAGTCTCAAGAGATTTGTATAGAGGGCGGTGTACTAAAATTTGGTAAATTCACGAAACGAACTCTCGGTCCTTCCCGAGATTCGCTCATTCGCTATATTGGTAACGAAATGGGTCAACAGATGGCGGGACAGTTCGTTGACGACATTCAATTTTTAACAACGGCTTGGATGATGACCAGAGCGTTTAGCGTAACGGCTACAGATTTTTTGCATGTTGGTCCAGCTATAAATCGTTTGGCCGACGATAAGATAAAGGAAGCCAACGCCGTATCTGCAACCATAATAGACGAGCGTTTTAGAGAGCTGCGCTTGAATACTATTTTAGCCACCGCCAAAGACGTCGGTATGGGGATCGTTAAGAAATCGAACGGCAACGATAATCTCGTAGTCATGATCGAGAGCGGCAGTAAAGGGGACTACTTTAACGTAGGCCAAACGAAAGGTATGCTCGGACAACAGATGGTCAACGGATCTAGAATTCCTATGAACCTAAGCGATGGTGCGCGTTCTACCGTTCATTCGCGGCCTAGAGAAAGTGATCCAGATCGTGTCATTCGTGACAGGGGATTTATTTCCCGAGGCTTCTCGAACGGATTAGATCCAATGGAGTGGCTATTTCATTGTATGAGTGGGCGCGAAAGTGTATGCTCGAGCGCCACCGAAACGGCCGATACAGGATACACAACACGACGAGTGAACAAGTTCAGCGAAGATATCATAGTACACAACGACGGTTTAGTCGCCGATCAAAACGGAACCATTTTCCAGTTGACGTACGGTGATTTGGGACTAGACCCCGAGATGTTGTGCGGAAATGTTGACGATATTGTGCGATCTGTTGGTGGAATTCCCGTGTAGTAGGCAAAAAGTTTGTAAATAAATAACGTTAAATTTGCAAGTTGTTGAGTTGTTTATTCTGACGCTTTTGTGATTCCTTTTTGGTGGACGAATACAAAAGTAATATCGTCGACTGAACCTTTGTTCTGTAACCTCCTAACTCCCAAGCTCAATTCAATTCAATGATTAATTTGAACGTTATTGACATTTGGTAGGTCGAAGGAGGTTACGATACTCTTTGGACATATAGAGCATCTTGGCCTGCTGAAGACAGACCGGTATATTCGTCGTTGTCCCTACGGCATTGACGATATTTTGGTAAATTCGTCAACGCATATTATACCCTATCGAAGATACCGATCACCGGCAACGTTTGACTCTCATCGACGCATCGGGAAGAGCCAGAGGCGTACTTGATCCGGCCGTGTATCTCCGGACCTACTGTTTTATACGGATTCCGAACCGTAAACCATTTTTGTAATTGCCTTGGGTTCGAACCACCCACTCGCTGTACGCAGATGTACGAACGAGGTAGCGACTCGAACCATTCGGCCACGAGAACGGTTATGTGTAGTGTCGAAACTTGTCTATACAAAATTATTATGTGACGTATTACAAAAAGTTAGAGTTTATTTTTGTTTATTGTTTACGTACTTTAGGTAGGACATTGGGCGTTAGGAAGCTAAAGGTTTTGTGCTCATAAACGTGTACGATTTCTCGCCAATTACTGCAAAATGAAATCAAACAAAGAGTAGGCAAACAGATATTTAATAAGGATTCGTTCACATATACATTTGAATAGATAACATATTAATTGACATCATCAAACACATTTATCTGTTACTTTGTTGGAAAAATACATGTTTCTCAGATCGCGACGCGACCACTTACTATCACTATTATTGTTCTTGCTCGAGGATCCGAAATACAAATTTAACGAGACCGATATGCCAGTGGGTACTTTTTCCGTAAAAGCTTCATCAGTTGCTGAACTCGGATGTGGAGCGTAATAAACAGCGGCGATTCCTTGTACGTAACCATCCTTGACGGATTTTAGAAATTCATCCACAACGATGTACATGTTCTGCAATTGCTTGCGTAGATTATCGGTTGCAAGTAGCATATTGTGCGGGAAACTGGGCCCGTTGTAACACGGTGGTACAATGTGCACCCAGCGATAAATGCTGTTTTCGTAAAATTGTAAACTGGCGTCGTAATTGTCACAAGCATCATCACCAACGGTTCTGTTCGTTATGGTAAATACTAGACTCATTGGGAGATACTCAATTACTTTTAAATTATTATTACCAACAATCGATTTCGCATAGGGATACATGGTGTATCTCAATATAGGGTTTGAAGTACCCAACACAGCAACATCTTGGGCGTTAAGTTTTTGCTCCAAACGCATCGGAAATGCAGACTCGTACACCGACAACGTACGATTAATGTCGGCCTGTTCCCTTTGGAAGAGGAAACGGTCGTCATCATCACAAATTTCATATGTCGCCGTTGTAGGTATAACTCTTCCGTAGATTTTAGGCGTTCGTCCCAAGTTGAAAACGGTGTTGTCGTAGTATTGCGGCGGTGTGCATATACCCGGGTCTCCTTTAGATGTACAGTCGAAACGATTAAAATATGTCTTGTACACACAAGGCGTATCACAGTCTCGGCCGTCTAGCGTTTTGAAGTCGGCCATATACGTAGGAAGATCTGTGTCGATCGAGGAGTTGTAGACCGGCACGATCGTACTGACAGAATACGTTGAGCATCCACCCACGAGCGTACCCTGTAGTATGGTACAACTGCCATGTTCGTCGCAAGCTCCATCACACGTCTCCAATTGTGCAGTCCTATTACGGTCTGGATGTATGTCAGACAACCGAATTATCGGTGGCATTGGTATGAAGACTTTAGCGGGACACGGTGCAGATATTACTACAGCGCCGACGTCATACGTCGTCGAACGAGCTGCCAAATAAACTATAGTGGTAGAAATTAACACCAACACCACAAGACCGGCAATCCAGTACGAACGTCTGGTAGATTTGACTAATGCCAATCGTTGGCGCATAGATTCCGTATCGAATTCATCCATTGCATGAACTCTCTGAAACTCTGTGTTCATAGTTACACACCACCACTATTGAGTTCACCAGCCACACGAAGTGTATACACTAAGTTTCTAATAAGTTTAGATTTAAAATCAACACTGCCATCAAATTCGGTAAAACTATAATGTTTACTGTACAAGTCTGCCGTTACCAGCGTATGACTAACTTCCGCACCGCCAATAAATTCGACACTTGTTGATTCGGTGTTACTATGCGTACTACTGTGCAGCGACGAGCGGCGCCTCCATAACCTCTTCGCTAGAGCGATTAAGCAACAGCTATTCGCTATCGTATCGTCGCATGACGCGTCGATAAAGTTCTTGTGTTCGACGTTGTCACTTTTATTCGTTAAATTTAACGTATCCGCTCCGAGGAGAATAATGCTTCTATTCAATTTTTCTTGGTCTTCCACTGCTAATTCCGAAGCGAGCTCGTAAAGTGCTCTGTAAACCGCTGCCGTGATGGTATGCAATGAACCAAACGGATATTCGATGAAGGCACCAGCCGGGTCTGAACGTAACACGGCTATTATGAAGTTTGCACGAATATTTGACTCTCCGTATAACACAAATTGCAAGTCTACGTGCATTTTAATCTCACCACGACAGCTCCTGTATCGGGAAGAGTTGGCAATCATCGCGAATAATGCGTCCCGAGCTCTATTACAAATTTTTTTGAAAGCTTTGTTCTCGAACATGTTAAATACAACCAAGTCGTCCAGTGACACAAAGTAAAACTCGTGTCTTTCATATAGTTCACAGAGCGCGGACTTCTTTAAAACTTCCGAGTTTATAAAGTACAATGCGCTTCCAGGTTCACAATCGTATAATTTATCGACACTATTCATACCCCTATAAGCGGCGTAAGTGTCAGCGAAGAACTTCAACAGGTCAGACTCGTCGTCGATATCCCGAAAAAGTTGCATTACTTGTGTTTGAAATTTGAACAATTCCACCGTGTCGCGCAGAGACATCATAATATTAGGGTGGTTTTCCAGAAATGCTCTACAAACTCTCACGAGATCTTCCAGGAGCGCGTTGATATTATTACAGACGATAAGTCGGGTTCTAATGTCATCCACACCACTGAGTCGCATCCAGCGCATGCAAACGTCGAAAATTGCCCAGTCGCACTCGCACCGCAGCAAGACGGTCACCAAATATTCACATGCTTCAGAATAAGTTTTTGGCGCGTCACTCACATCACCATTCGCGCTCAACAGTTCGTAAATATTAACTTCGTTACCATACATATTTACAGGAAAGTAGGACCTTCCGCTTAAGAGGTATGCTCGTCTATAAAGCGCCTCAGAGTTTGACGCGGTCCTATATATATTTATCGAGAGTCGAGGGTGTGTGCGTCGATTCAGTGCGCGGGTGGATAATGTTCGCGTGTAGTCGTAATTTTTGCAAATAACAGGTAAGATAATTTTCGACATCACATTAACGCAATACAAACGAATTGTGATCTGATTAGTGGGTGTCGGTTCGCGAAATAAATGAAACACAAGGAGTATATAACAAACGCTTTTATTAGGATTTGTTTTTAGAACAAGTTGCTTCGACGCTTTGAATACCTACCTTGTCAAATAAATCTAAGTAATATACACATCTGCAAATATTACCTAATATGTTGTCGTAAGCGATGTTGATCGACGAAAAATCAGATGGGTCTTCCACGCAAACTGGGATGTCTCTTCGTATAGTTTTCATGATTGACCAACGAATGGAACGCACTGTTTCGTAATAGTCACCGACCACCTTCAGAATCACATCGACATCTTGGTCGGCGTTCGTGTTATACGATACGAAACGGTTAATCCATGCAACGTTACAGTGGCGGACCACGGTACACTCACAAACCAACCACAGCATGTAGTCGTATGCGAAGCGGCGACTCGATTCACTTAAATTGTCCATAATCTTGTAGGCACTGATACAAAATATTTGAGTGGCAGTAGATAATATTCGCAATCTTCTCACTCTATCACAGTTGATCTCACGAACGTGTTCGAAGCTATTGTAGTGGTATTGTAGTATACGACTGGCAAAATTTTCAGATATCTTTCGAGTTTCGAGTGTGCTATCTAAATACATTTTTAGAAAAAAATATCGTCTAAGTAATTGAACTGAGATGATAACAACACACTACTCGCCGGTTCCATGTAACGACTTGTAATGCTTATTTGAAAGATTAACTCGAACACTTAAGGCATCTCGCACCAACTCCGGTAGACTGGCCAATGATGGCGAGCATACGTTCATACTGCCGCGCTTATACACGGACAGCTTACCCTTTTTCATGACTCGATGCTTCACATTCGATGATACGTACGGGTATACGCCGATAGTTACGTATTCACCACCACCCAGTAGCCGTATCAATGCACATGGCCGATGTACCGTCCTGTTGAGCTGCGCCGTTAATTCGTGTGGTTTTGCAAATACACATACGTTAGTTTCGCTCACATCATCGTTGTTCATACGTACACACGCTTGATACAGGTCACCTATACAATACGTTCTATCACTCATTGCACCGTTTACGCAGTACTTCGCCATGACTGAAGCTATCTCCAGTTCCATACCGACGATATCGACTCCGTCAGGTAGCAGCTTGGAGTATATTCTTTCCAAAGATTCTATAATGTCGCGAGGTCTGTAGGCTCTGCCGGTAAGTTGTACGGATCCGTTGTTATAAACTTTGGGATGAAAACGCTCAGTGTGTAAAGATACACTATTGTTGAACGTTCTCCTTGCGTCAGGGAACGCACGTTCGATTCTATCCCTGTTCAAACCGTACTTTAAACCACCGCCATATGGTCGTACGACCCATGTCACCGTCGATGGTATTATTTCACTTTTAAAAATGTCATGGTAATGTGATCCCACAACATTTGACGTGTCCGCACCGTCCAACATCTCGAATGCTTATAACAAAAGATTCAGAACAAAATGGCTTCCGGAGTGAGCACTAAAGAGGACACATTAGTAATGGTGGACGTCATCACGCCCGTTTTTGCATTTATTCCTAACATGAAATACGAGGAAAAGAGTAGTACTGTTGTTCCTACCGTCTCTGTGGACTGGGTAGCAGTTTATATGAATATCAGCGGTATACCGCAGGCGCAAAAGAACCAACCGAATAATTACGTTATGGTACGATGTAAAGTGGACGTCGGCAACTCTAGCAAACCGAAGAACGTAACATTCTATGTCACAATTAAGACGGAAACCATGAAAACAATGATGATGACTGGCGTCGATAATGCTATACCTGATTATTTTAGACCCGCCAGTTGTGGTGTTAATGTTGGGACTGGTAGTAATACAATCGCTATTTGTGCCGATATTACATACGATTATTCGTCAAAAACGTCAAAATTGAGCCACGAATACGCGTATTCCTTGCGTGAGAAGGCGTTAATTATGAGAATGGGGTTTAAGCTTCGGGTGGTAAAATCAAACCTACGCTTGAATAATATAATAAAAAACAGTGATGCCACGTGGAAGATAAAGTACCCCGAACTGGATGATGCGCCCAAGGACTTTAAAGAATTCATTGTCTGGGTACCTAACAAATTACAGCAAGTTTACGAGTCGAGCCCGATACTTGTTTTAATTGTTTCTGGATGCCTTCTCTTGATATTTCTAATAAGTTGATTGATTATCGATTTTTGTTTAGTCCGCAAGTTATAAAAGTCAATTATGGAACCGGATTATGTTACAGTCGTTGTGCAAGTGCCAATCATAACACTCGTCAACAGTTTGAATTTAAAGTTAAAACACAACACTATAGACCAACCTAGTTGTCCCGGTGACGTGTTTCCGGAGGAGTGTTCTAAAACTCATACCGTTTACAAAGCAGTACCATGCTCAAAAGGAATGTGCATCAAGGTGAGATACAGCAATATTGAAAGAATTATTAAAGTTACTGCTGTTGATTTGAAAAGATACGCAAATGTTAGCGGATTTGAAGGCGAATTCAACGCTCAATTTTCAATAGACAGTTACAATAGAACACTACCAAAGCCCATCGTAAGTTTAAATCTCGGCGCCGATAACAAGCTGATGGCGGTAAATGTTACTGGCCCCACTGTCGTCAATCTATTGATAGTGTTCAGTTTGGAAAATATTATACAAAACGCGAGTATCAAGGCTATTTTTAAGAACGACTACTTTGGTTGGGATAAATTAGAAGCTGCCTACAACTCTAAGAAGATACAGGGAGTAGAAGAGGTCAAGAGTCCTCCGATACTACAGATTGGATTTTTAGTTGGATTTGTGCTTTTGTTGCTGCTAATTTTACAATGAACGAAATATTTAAGAATTACATCGTGAAAAGCAGAGAAACATTCAAACATGGCACCGTCGACTGGAACCCTTACTCATTTCCACACGTACCTCGGCCTGAAGCTGCGGTATGGTTTGAACGGAACGATTACAAGCTGAAATGCCTGAACATTTCGGATGATTTGCTAGAAGTACTAAGTTACGTCAAGAGCAAGGGTGAAACTACAATGCACCACACCGCAACGGCGATCATTTACGCTGCGCTGGCAGAGGCCTGCGCAGTTTGCACATCGAAACACGTATCATCGTGGATCTATAGTGAACTCGTGATTGATAATGTACCCGGCGTTTACGCTCTTCTGAAAGTTTCTGCAATTAACACGACTGCAATTCATTACAGCACCGCCTTACTGGAACCACGCTACAACCGTCATTTGATGGCAACCATAGACCCCGTTGAAGGAGCGACGCTATGGAATAAGTACAAAATAGAAAACACAAATGCACGTATTATATACGGTACAAAAATAAACTGCAGTGTGTCCAACCTGCGTTACGAAGTTGACGAATCGGTGCAAGTTGTCAAGTTACCATTCTCGTCGAACGAACGATACGCTCTTCAAGCCGTGCTCCGGCAGTATGTCGATGACTTACGAAAGAACCACGCTGCTGTTTTACAGTTTCTGATGCGCACTGAAACTAAACGAATGAAAAAAGACGTGTTGCACTGTATGACAAGGTTTTTTGAAATCATAGAGCGTAACATCTGCAGATTGTTTCCTGGACATGTAATGTAAGTGTGTTGTGTATGTAATCAATCGAAACCATTTATGATTTTCTTGTGGGTTTTAACATGTATTCGTGTTGTGTGTCTACAGGTTCGTGGACCAGGCGCACGGATTTTACGAGCCGTCCGAACCAATCTCAAGATTGCCTTGGTGGAAGATTTTGAAATAAAAGAACCGTTAAAATTTATGTCTTGATTTATTCATTAATTAAACATGGCGTCCAGCTGACGTACGACCTTATCATAATTTAATATAGGCGTCACAGCCCCGATTACCGTGTCGCTACGTTTCCACACAGCTTCCGACACCTTTGTAAGTGGATTAATTATCTGCTTGATGTAGTAGAGCCTGTCGACAATTCCACCGTGTTCTTTGAAGTAGGAAATCTCTTCGATGGGTAGAACGTCGGGATTCGATATTCGTATATTTAGAAATTCAATGCGACCTCCTTCGATGGCGGGTCTACCCCTATCGACCAGAGATACACTAAGTCGGGCGGGTGCCGGAAGTTTGCTGACATAATAGGTTTTGAGAGCGTCCCTTTTCGTATTATACAATATGTCGTGATGGCTGTGTTGTGGAACTTTGTAATCGCCTAACATCCAACTCATCGTTTTTTTACACAACGTGATGGTGCAGCAGTCACCCACGTTACGCACCTCGCTGGTTTTAGTGAGTCGTTCGTAGGATACTCTTCTCTGCATCAAAGTGAGCGCCTGTTCAAATATCGTATGCTTGAATTGTTCCATAGTACAATCCGCAAAGACTCGATGTACCGCCTTACGGTATACATCTTTAACATACTGACTGTGGTCTCTGCGAACTGTTATCACTCCATGCCAATCTAGTTCGCGAGAAACGCTACCGTCACGAAACAATTTACGACCAATGTAGCACTTCTTGCCAAGAAACAACACCTTAGCGTGAATATCATCCTCCGCCTCGATTACCATAGGCTTGCGAAGCTTCGATGTGATGTGTGCGGCTAGCTCGCGCACAAACTTCCAAGGATCGTCGCCAGCCTCATCACCGAGCTGAACGTACATTGAATCGGTGTCACTGTATATAGTTGACACCGATCGATCTCTGTGAGCTATGTCGATAGATTGTAGAATTGTCTTACGACCGAGAGCGGTAGTTGCCTTGGCCACGTTCTGGCATGGCAGCTTACCGTTCACGGCACCCGTCGAACCATACACGGAATTGGCAGTTACCTTGTATGCCAACTGTGACTTATCGAGTATATCTCGAGCTAGAGGATCGCTAACGTTCTTCATTTCAGCTCGTACCTTCCTGCGAGCGTCTAAGAAGTATTCAACCAAATCTGGTAGTAGTCCTCTGCGAGTTTTCAGTATACGAACTCGTTGTTTTGCGCACAGTCTAGAACCACCAGACATTCTTGACTTTAGCACTTTCAATCGGATGGCGGCCCGCTGTAAATCAACCGACGACAGCTTGGTTGATGGTATCGGAGAACCGTTGTAATTATCATCGGTAAAACCATTACATTCCGAGTAATCTTCAACGTCGTCAACTGGCTTACGCGTTGTACTGGTCGGCTTGAAGTACTTTGTAATTGGCTGAACCCCGATGCATTTTCGCTTCTCGACTTTTGCTAGATCTTCGAATATTGACTTTAGTTTTTCGCGCTCTTTTATGTTTGGATCGTGCTCGCAACCAACGTGATCCTCCCATTCTACAATTTCAAAGTTTTCGTCGGTGTAGTCACTGTGTGCATCGTCGTCGATGACCGTACTGTAGCAGAGATTATAAGCTATCATCAGCGTAGGATACATACTGTTAACGTCCAGAGAACCGACCATGTTGTACAGTCCCGGTTCTGGATCCTTCACATAGGCTCCGCTGTAATTGAGCTGTCGCTTATTGTCAACGTTTGACGACCCGTCGGTATTATCCTCATCAATCATAGCCAAACGCCTATCCCTTCCGAAATCATCTTGCATCGCAACACCTTTTCTCGCACATTCAGAAAACATCAAATGGAACATACGACGCTGTTGTTTCTGATAATGTACCATCGTTATCGGTGTATTGGTGATCCTGGCCATTTCAGTTAAACTAGTCATATGTGCACACTTTTGACATAATTGCAGTGTTAATCTACTATCGACCACACAGTACTTCGAAACGACTGCTCTAAGTGTATTCGTATGGTCGTCGTCAAGCATAAGACGAGAATGTAATTCGTTGAGATCTTTCAGGGTGACGGGATCTTTTGTCGTTCCCAGAAACTTTTGCGATACATACTGTAGAGAGTATTTTGGAAGTTTAGTATAGGTACTTTTGAACATTTCCATGACGTCCAGACATAGCACACCATGTGTATCGAAATAAATTGCGTCATTAGGAGAAAACCGACCAAATGTACGACCGGCCGTCGTGGATACACATCCAGGTACGTCCAGAGCCAATCCAAGATCGAGTAATGTGGTTGAGCAGTTCAATCTGTTAGCTCTGGCCATTAGAACGACACAATCGAATCGGTTAACATTCCAACCCATGCGGGCAACGGCACCGATAGACCTACACACTTTATTGAATTCTAGCAGCAAACTCACTTCGTTGGGACAGACGTGAACAGTCAACTCGTCACCGGCGCCCATTGACCGTTTCATTGCTTCGCCACAACCGTCGGGTGCTATGAGAATCAAATGATCAGTGTTATCGGAAACAGATATGGATATCATGTAAACTTCGTCGTCTTCATGAGTACCGGGCGATGACATATCGTTAATTTTTGCTTCTATGTCCCAGGCAAATGTTTTAAGTGGTGGTGTAACGCATGCCATTGATGTACTGATTCGCACTTGTTTAATATCGACGCTATACTCTCGATCACACCGAGTTTTCCTATCTTTAGGAGAGTACAGTCTCCCAGTTTCAATCCATCCCGCAAACGGTAGTTTTGCATTCACTAACACTTGGAGTTCGGTAGGTACATTCATCCAGTGAAAACGAAGCTGGTCTCCGGTAACGTTGTCCGGAAATTTGGCGCTAGTCCTCTTAGTGCGCTGATCACATTTTCCGCTGATTTTATTGATAAACGCTCGCTTACCAACTTCGCTAGTGAACTCGATAGCAACGTACGTTCTCACTTGCTTCGCTCCGTACAGAGGCTGCAAGCTGACGCGTTGAATGTTACTGTCGCATTTATCGTTCTTGCAATATATTGCATCCTTAAGTATGGTGCGAATTGCCGACCAACGGCGCGGATTCAGGTCGTAGTTCTCAGGAAATTCAACGTAGAGTTTCGTCTTCACTTGCCCCATACGCAAACAAACGGTGGCTCCGTTAGCGTCGACGCAATAGGCGCGTAACATTAGGGTGATTTCCGTCCATTTCTTACGGTTTCCCGAACGATCGAAATAGTTCGTATCTTTTTCCGTAGACACGACACGCCAATCGTACACGTAGAAAGATTCTCCGTTAGTTATGCTGTCCAT